ATCTCCCTCTTTCTTCTTATCAGCATCACCCGACTCTTCAGCATCACCCGACTCTTCAGCATCACCCGACTCTTCAGCATCACCCGACTCTTCAACGATGTCTAATTTATCATCATCATTTATTTCATCATTCAACTCATCATCGAATTCTTCATCTTTCTTTTTAATCATAGATTTTTTTCATTTTTATTGATCGATAAATTGATCATTTTCAAGAGTCAAATATGTCGAATTCAAATTCAACCTTATCTGTGATTTTAAGAAATCACCATCTCTTTGTTTTAATAACTTAAACCTATAAAGGTTTTGTCTTTTCATTTCTTCCGTTCTGATAATAGCGAAGAATGTATCAGCAGTTTCGGCTATCGCCTTAGACTCAGGAACACTCTCTAATGTTATATCAGATGATCCCCAAGCATCTTTAGCTACTTGAACACCGGTGATAACAGGACACATATATTTAGCTCCCAGTGCTCTCAGACCCTCGGCTAATTGTTTACCTTTAGAGTATAAGTTATCAGATCCGATTCCTTTAATAGGAGCAATTAATGTTATATAATCAACAACTATCATGTCTATCTTAATACCTTTCTTTTCTTTCAATCTTTGAATATAGTTATCAAAGTCTGAAATGTTCGCGGTACCAGCAGCCCAAAATTTAGTATAAATTTTACCGACACTCTTTTCAAAAATATCACCAACCCCCTCAGTTTGACTCAAAGCCGCTATTTTCTTTTTAATTAAATCAGTATCCTTTGATACATTATCATAATCATTGATAGGAATCTTCAATCTCATAGCACCAAGTCTCTTCATAACTTTTCGCTCACTCATTTCCATAGTTATATATAGGACGTTAGAACCCATATTAGCGGAATGAACAGCAAAATTTTGCATCCATAGTGATTTACCACCATTAGTTTCAGCCATTATCACATTTAGTGTTTGAATGTCCCATCCACCACCAAGCATATGATCAATTGTCTCAAATCCACATTTAACTTTAAATTTGGAAGAATCTTGTATGTGATTTTCAGCATCATCAAAATCGGATCCTAAATCATCATCTTGAATAAAATTTAAACTTGACATATCATCAACTATACATTTTATTCTATTTGCTGCTTCAATCGCTTTATCAAAATCAGATATATTATCAAGACCTCTTGTCTCATCTATTATATCAACAGTACCAGTTTTCAACCTATTAGAAAGTACCCAACCATTAAAATTAGGTTCGATGAAATTCTTCTCATCATATTCTTTAAGATCTACTTTTAGTATTGATTTTAAAATATCTTTCGTGATATTACCTTCTTTATCTTCTAAAGAAACCATATCTAATATTTGTCTTGGGCTTGGAATGTCAGGGTCTTTACCACTTAACATATAATTTCTAATTACCCCATAAACAAATTGGATTTCTGAATTCCTAAAGAAGAACGGTTTTACGATCTCGAAAAACTTCTTGTTGCTTACAACGTAATTAAAATATACTTTCTCTAATTGAGGTGTAGTCATTAAATATCTTTTATTTTAATATTATATTAAATGAACTAACTAAGTTTATAATAATCCAGTATCTTAAATTAAGTTCTCATCGTTTATAGGTTCAATATCATCAAACATATCATCGATATCGGATCCATAAAGATTAAATTTTTGGATTTTTGGTGTGTCGAGTTCATCAAGGACATCACCTTTTTCTATTTTGAATTTTCCTTTAATCTTATTAATTATATAATTTATGCCATGTTTAGCAACTAATGTACCTATACCAGCAGCAAGGCCTATAAGATTTTGAATAACTGTTTCAGGAGTAAGTTCATACTTACCAATTAAATACAATATACCATTCATAACAGGAATCATTAAAGCTGTATAAGTAAACATATCAATAACACCTCCAACAAGAGCTCCTAAATGTTTTCCAATAACCGAAAATATATTAGTCACAGATTCAAAAGATTTGATAACCAATTTAACAAGGCCGTTTCCAATACCTCTCATCTTCAATTCTTCTAACATAGATTTAGAATCTTTTGTTAATAAAGCTTCTTCCTCATAATTTTTAAATTTCTTTTCTTCTAAATAAATTATAGTCAATGAACATATAGTGAGTAATACAGAAATTTCAAGAGTGACCTCGGTTGATATATTCATATTACCCATCATTGATTGAACAACGGGTATGAAAGCACCGATACCAGCACCAAATGTACCGATAAGACCACCGTGTAATTTTAAATCGTTTTTAAATTTTTTCCAATGTGTTTTCCAATCACCATCATCATCCAACTCATCATTCTCTTTTATCATCGTTTGGAATGAGTCAACAAACTCAAAGGCCATGTCATCGAAACTCACATATTCACCATATCTCTTTATACTATTCATATTAATATATATTAAAAACCACCTAGAAAAAAGGTGAAATAAAATGTTTTTTTTTAAAAACATTAACAAAAGAAGATAAATCAAGAAATTACATTATATAATTTAATATATAAGTTATAAAAAATATTAACATATATGAAATACCTAAAGAAATTTGAAAACTACGATCCTAGAGATCTTGGTAGATTTAATAATGAAGATGATATCAATCCGGAAGAAGAAAATACAGATTTAATCGATGATGTTGAAGGTATTGAAGATTTTGAAGGACAGTTAGGTTCCGTATCAGATGAAGAAGAAGAAGATTTAGAAGAAAAAGAAAACCAAAGAAAAATAAGACTCTGGGGTGACGAAGAATCACAAGTAGTTGAGAAAAAAGGCATGAACGCTGGGTTAAAAGCTTACTTAGATAAACAAAAAGGTAAGAAAAAAGAAGGTAAAGATGTTGATAAGGATGATAAGAAAGATGTTAAAGGTAAGAAAGATACTAAAGATAAGAAGGAAGATAAGAAGGAAGATAAAGTAGATACCAAAGGATTAACTGCGGGTCAAAAGAAACTTCCAGCTGGATTACAAAAAGCAATCTTAGCTAAAAAGAAAAAGAAATAATGATTAAGAATTGGTTAAAATTTAACGAAAGTGTAGAATCTAAAGAAATTGACATGGCTAAATCCTTCTTACAAAACAATGATTTAGAAGTTAAAGATATCAACTCAGGTAATGAGGGTCATGATTTAGGTAAAAAGTTCAAGGGTGTAAGTGATCCTGGGTCAGATAAAACAGCATTCATTTGGAATGGAGATGGATGGAAAAATGATGGTAAAGAAGCTTTTTATGTATATATGCCTTTTGATGAGGAAATTCTCAAAGAAATGAAAGAGAAATTTCCAGTACTTAGTGTAGGTGGTAGAAATGGTACTTATTATGAAGTAACAATAGAAAAGAAATAATTAACAGATATATAAAACAAAAAAGAGACTCAATCGAGTCTCTTTTTTTAGGCTTCTATTTTTATATTAATACGTTTGACCGCACTTTGTACCCATTGTGGTAAGAAGTGTGAACTATGTTTAATAACATCACCAAAAGAACCATCGATTATAATCGTATCACAGTAGTCAGTATTTGACCTAACTGCTCTACCACTCATCTGTATTATACCAGAAACCGTCTTCCAAGCATACCAATCCGGGTTATTACTTTGTCTCAATTTATTCTTCTGAGAAGCTAAACTAGGATAAGGAACCTTAGCGATTATTTGAAATCTAGCTCTTTCATCATCAAACGAAACACCAGTACCCATACTTGGACTAACAATAACTGTTGGTTCATCACTCTCAAAATGCATCTTTAGAACTTCATCTTTATTGGATGAATCATGGTAAACCAATCTTGGATCCTTTATTGATTTCTGTATCCAATTAGCTAATTCAAATGAATTGGTGTGTATAATACCTTTCTTACCCTCATACTTACTCAATAACTTCTTAATATATGGAATATATCTTTTGAATGTTTCCTCTTTACTCTTATATGACATCTTACCAAGAGGCATATAATATAGTGGTCTATTCTTTAATGGAAATGGAGACTCAATTGAGTAATAAGCTGCTTTCTTAATATCTAAACCATTCAACTGACAGAATAAATTCTTATCCAAAATAGTACCAGACATAAGAAAAACCATATCATAATTACTAAATACATACTTATCTAAGTAGTCATAAGCCCAAATAGGCTCTAATGATAACTCTTTTTGCCTTAACTTTTCATTATATCTAGATTCAAGCACCCAGTTATTTGGATTCTCCTTGAACTCTTTTAAGAAAAGTTCTATCTTGACTTGATACTGTCTCAAATCATTAACTAATTGCATTACCTTAACATCCGAATTTTTAGATTTAAATAACTTACTTAATTTAAGATCTCTCTTATCTTCTCGAACATTTCTACTCTTAGAACCAATTCCCTTTTCCATACTCTCAACAGTTGATAGTATCTCACTATTTAATATTCTAAGATATGAAACATACTGTTCTATGTTACGAACAGCTTTTAATTTCTTAATAAGATTCTTTTCGTCACTAAACATAAATTTCTTAATTATACCCTCTGTCATTCTAATAGAAACAAAATCAGACATAACATCATCAAAATCATGAGCTTCATCGACCACCAATACCCTAGCCCCTCTATTCTCCATCATCTTAGGATTATACATAGCGTATAATATATAAAGATAGAAATTTGTCAATGAAATACCCCCAGCCATATAAGATTCTCTAGAATTTGAATATGGACAAGAATCACAAGTAGTCTTATTAAGTTTATTAAACTCAGCACCTTGAGCACAAGAACAAGAGTATTGCTCACACTCATAATTATCTTTACCCTTTAAATCGGATATTGATTTATAAGTATCAGCATATTGATCTTGTAATATTTTACTGTTAGTTATAATATCAACTCTAGCTGTTCGGTTAACATTTTTTCGATACCATTCTGATATCATCAAAGCTAAGTGACTTTTACCGGTCCCAACTGGTAAATTAAGTAGAAAGAATTTCTTTAGAGGATCAGCATTGAATTGACCATCAATAAATTCTAAAGCTTCTTGTTGTTCTTTTCTAGGTTTGTATTTGGATAAATCTTTTTTTAGAGACATAGAATAATTTATTTTATAAAAATTATATCTTTTTTTAGACTTTAGTTGTAAAATGTACTTTTTTAAGAAGTAATATAAATATATAAGAAAACACCTAAATATTTTATGATACCGCACTTTTATGACGAATTCGGAACTTACACAACAAAAGAAGACATTGAAATATATATCGAAAATTTGATTGGTCTAGGAGAGACTGATGATAAAATCGTTTATAATAAATGTATATTTATGTTTGGTGATATGCTTTCGGATATAATTAACGAAGTTCTTTATGAGGATTAACAGATTTGAAGAATATGATACCTTATATGTATTTGATTTTGATGATACATTAGTAGAGACTCCTAGTTTTGAGGAACTAGCTCTAAAATACTTAAAGGAGAGTTATTCAGTCAAAGACCTATTAGATATTTCTATTAGAAGATCAGGTTGTAAAATCGAAGATTTAAAATGGGAAAATGGTCGCATATATCTTGACGACCCAACATATAGATATAAAGAATTTGGAAACTGGGTTAGAAAAAAATCTAGATTATATCTAGTAACTCCAAATATATTTTCACAAACAGATGAGAGTTTACCAACAGAATTAAAACCACTAATTGACCTATATAATAAGGTGGATAATAAATGTATAGTAACAGCTAGACCAGAAGTAATAAAAGAAAAGTTAATATCCGTTTTATCAAAGTTAGGAATTGAATATCCAAAATATGGATTACATATGTTACCAACCAGAATAAAAAATGCGGGTGAGTGGAAAGGTCACAAAATAGTTGAACTTGTTAAAGAAACTGGTGTTAATAAAGTTATATTCTATGATGATAATTCAAAATTTTTAAGAAAAGCAACTAAGGTTATAAAAGAAAGACTTCCAAATTTAAATTGGGAACCTATTAAGGTCAAGTAATTAATTATATCTCTCCTTCTAATTCAGCTATTTGATCAAGAATATCTTTACGTTCTTCTTTCTTAACCATCATTATTTTCTTATTCTTCTTTCTATCACCATAAACATCCTCCAACATCCTAAGTGTAGGTGATAATCTTTTTTCAAAAACACTACCGTTTACACAGACGACCATATTATCTTCAATCGGTCTACCATTAGCACACTTAGCCTTATCCTCTTTATCTTGGATACCCACAAAGTTCTCTGGTGATATATAAAATTGCCTTTGTGTAGTTGGATACAAGGAAGCAAAATCGTAACACACAACCCACTCATTCATACCCACGACAGGATCCTTAACCCATCCGCCGGCGATTGTGGATTCAGCATCACCCTTTTCTTCTTTGAATAATACTATGTTATCCATTTCACGAAATCTGTTTCTCAAAACGCCTTCTGTAATAGCTAATGAACCAAGAGCATTATTCATTTGAGAAACAACATCAACTATTCTGATTTTAGACAATGAAGAAATCGCATAAATAATAGAGATATAATTTCTTGAATCATGTATTTTTTGTACCAATACAGAATCGACAGCATTATAATACATAAATGTTTCAAAGTCATCCTCATATAGCTTCTGTAACGACCCAGTGTATTTAATCTTTTCAACACCAACTAATTTACTCGAAACGAAATCTAAAGATGATGATTCCTTTACTTTAATAGATGTATCACATATCTCATACAACTGCATATAATCAAAAATCATCCTATGAGCAGGAACTTCATATTCAGTACCCCATTTCTTATTTAATCTTTTTGTTAAAGATGAAACATTTGGATTTATGGTATATTCTTTACCATTTACCCATTTTGATATCTTTTTACAACGGTTAACTAAATACAACCAATCATATTTAAGGAAATTCCAACCAGTTAGTAGTGGCATCTTAGGAACCATCTTATGAAAGAAAGCATATAACATATCAAACTCATCTTCATATTTGACATACTTAAATTTATACTCTACACCACCAACATCTTTGAAATATTCATTGGTATTTGTTATTATTCTTTCCTGCATATCTTCCGGCATATCCTTTAATCCCAATAGAATGATTTTATCATCATAAACTATCGATATAGATAATACTCTAGTACAAGCTCCCTCCTTTATAAGGATATTATTACCATCAGCATCCTCCTTATAAATATCAGCAGCTTCTGGAAAGCCATCAACAATTTCTGTCTCAATATCAATAAAGTATATTTTAGGTAAATTAAATTCGAATATTTCTTCTCTCTCACTCTCTGGTAAACCATCTAAGAATTCATAAACAGCATATCTATCTGGGTGATTAACCTCTATTTGCTTAACATTCTTACCATCCCAAGATTTAAACTTTGGATGCTTTTGCTTATCAGTATCTTCACAAGAAACATATTTCATTGGATTATCCCAATTATAATATTTTAATTTTATATCGCCCGTCTTATCAACGTAACTTACTACTAATTTTTTACTATGTGTTAAATATTGAGTTTCGACTAACATATTCTTATTTTAATTTATTATAGATAATTTATAGAGAAAAGTTATGAAATGTTTTGTTTATCGAAATAATATGTGTATATTTATTAGACAATATATAAAGTAATTATATTAAAAATAACTTACTAAAAATTAGGTTAATTGATATATTATTCGTATATTGTAGTATATCAATTAAGATATTCATTAAAACCACTATTATGAAAGCTAACAAAATTTACTTACTAAAATTCACGAAACTTGTCGATATTGAGGATGTAAAACACCCAATATATAATGACTTTACTAATTGTTTAAATCCTGAGGATGTAAAATATGTAGGATTCACAGAAAATGATGATGTCTTTATTAGACTAAATGATTATAAAGTTGATACATTTGCTAATATTTTCACAAAATACGGATTTGAATTTGATGTTCTTGATGTAACTGATTCGGTTATTAAGGGTAAGACACAAAAAAAATATCCAGAAGTAGAGAAATTAACACCTTACCTATTTGAAGATTTTCGAGTAGAAACGACTTCGATTGATGATATACTTGATAAGATTAATGAAACTGGTATGGACTCACTAGATAAAATTGATAAAAATATTTTATCATCAACAGCATCATAAAAAAGGCATAAAAAAAGGGACTCAAAAGTCCCTTTTTTTATTTATTTAACTCCTTATGAATTATGGTCTATTAAATCCACTATCTTTTCTATTAGCAGCTGCTGGTTTTACAAACACATCTACAAATCCAGTAACACCATCGTCATAAACAACGTACATTCTACTCGAATTAGCGGATGCTTGACCGGGTGATCTGTCTTTTCTACCACCTCTTTGGATTCTTAATCCACCTTTATAGTTATTTTCACTAGCTTCTTTTTCTAAACGTTCTCTGTTAAACGAATAACCCTTTGGATTTTTATTTGCAGCTTCTTCAGCATCATCTAAAGCTTTATTGAAAGCTACCATAGCCTTATCTCTATCATCACTACTGTCATGACCAGTAAAGAACTTTCTTATTCCTTCTTCCTCTTCATTTACTGGAGAGTAATTTTCAAACGTCTTTAAATATTTCATATTAAAATATAATTTTTTATACTGTATATATTATATCCAAAAACTCGTTTCCTTGATATTTCGGGATATAATTAATTAAAGTATATATAAAGTATGAAATACACTTTTATTAAAAATCACAATCAAAATAATCCAACATAATACCACTTCTATCATTAGTAAATGTTAAATCATTTCTTTTCACTAATTGATACTCATAATGATAACCAGTCTTAAATAATGTTCTTATAAAAGGTAAATCATCATTGAAGTTAATCATTTTAGTATCTATCATCAAACAAAGTATTCTTTTATCATCTTCTGGGTTATAATTTGTCATTTCATCACCTTGGTCTTTATTAACACCTTCTTTACCATAAGCAGCAAATTTAGTTTTTAACTTCTCACCCGTATGTACCCATTCTATTGTGATATCATCACCAACTTTAACATTAGGATCTTCCTCACTTAAATAAAGTCTAATCCAAAAAAATATCTTTTGTTCTTCAATTACCTTAGTAGAAGATTCATTATCCACCTCATCTGATAATTCATCAGTATCCATATCTTTAACCTGTTCAACAAGTTTTTCTAAATATTCATATTGTTTTGCTAAATTACTCATTTATATTTTTAATTTTAATTTTTAAACCCATCTATTAATAATAAATTAGTTTGATAAAGGTGCTTTTATAACACCAGATGATTCATAATTAATAATCTTGATATTATCAAAATATAAATTATCTATCGAAATGTTATTTAATTCTATTTTACACAAACCAAATGTTTCTCTTGTTAATTGTTGTTTTACTTGATCAACATGGTTAGTATATATATGACAATCACCACCAGAAAACTTTAATTGATTTGGAACCATATTAACCTCTCTAGCTAAAAGGTGTAATAATATACCATATGATGCTATATTAAATGGTAATCCTAAAAATGAATCCACTGATCTTTGATTCCATTTAAGACTCAATTTTTTTCTAGGTACTTCTCTATCATCTAACATATCATCAGTCATATCCTGTGAATATATTAAAGACTTATTTATTGACGAACACCACCATTCCCTTCTTTCATCGTGTGTCATTTTATTAGTATAACACTGAAACCCATAATGACAAGGTGGTAAAACCATCTTATCAAGCTCTCCAGGATTCCAAGCACTGACCATAAGCCTTCTAGAATCTGGATTATTTTTAAGGTCTCTTATTAAATCGGCTATTTGGTCTACCTGAGGAACGTCCTTCCAACTAGAAGGAGAATTATGTTCCCAACCATTAACAACTTTCTTATAACCTTTCCAGTTTCTCCATTGTTTACCATAAACAGGGCCTAAATCTCCCCATTTCTTAGCAAATTCACCATCAGATTTAACCCTATCAATAAAATCAATCATAGTATCTGGCCAATCACCCTTAAATTCACTAGAATTCTTCATATAATTCTTAAAGGCATCACCATTCCAAATATTAACACCATTATCGACAAGATATTTTATATTTGTATCACCTCTCAAAAACCATATTAGCTCGTGTATTACAGCTTTTGTAAAAACTTTCTTAGAAGTTAATAACGGAAAACCCTCTGACATATCAAATGTCATTGAATAATCAAATATTGAAATGGTTCCGGTTCCGGTTCTATCTTCTTTTAATTCACCATTTTCAAGTATATATTTTAGAAAATCTATATACTGTTTATCCACACTATTTTTCATTTAATAAGTATTTTAGTTTTGTTTCTCTTATTGATTGTAATAAATATCCATTTCTATCTATAATAGAATTATTATACTCAATTGTTGTCTTAGTCAATTTAAATATTTCACTTTTTTCAACAAACTTATTCAGTTTGGATCCCCAGTCCTTGAAACAAATTGATATAATAACCTTTTTACTATCAGAAACCTCAGATATACACTCAGAAGATAAATATCCAATATCATCAATTAAAATAACATCAATATCATCAATATTATTTACCATCTTAAATAACCTAACATCATTCTTATTCACAAGGTTTATAACATCATTATCAATAGGGTTTGATATACCAGACCCATCACCATCAATAAGGCATACCGAATACCCACATTTATTTAATGTGTTTGCTATTTGATACAAATAAGTAGATTTTCCTACATTGGTATCACCAATAATTATATTTCTTAGATTATTAACCACATAGATTATAGTGGTATTATTATTTTAGTTTACAATCTCAAATATTGTTTAATATATTTAGAGTGTTCTAATTGTGTGTTAGTAGCTAATCCCATAGTAATGTGGAAACCGAAATAAGGATCACCCAATCCCATAACACTTCTTATATTTATAGCATCATCAGAATAAGCCTTTATCCACCAGTGACCTTTATCATTAGAACGTATATTTGTTGGATCGTATTGAATTGTTATTTCAGTACCATCAAACATTTTCTTAGCTTGTTTGTATATTACATCATCAACAATATCGTTAATAATAGTAAAGTGGGTTCCTCGAAGTGGTTTATTCAAGACTAGTCCAAATCTTTTTTTTAAAAACCAAGAATAGTAAGACCAAGTATCATCCTTGAACTCGATCATAACGACTTTCTTCCAGGAAGACTGCTTAGAGTGCTTCTTAGTTTTATCGATTGGATCGAATACTATTTTACCTTTTATTTCAAACATACAACAAATATAGTTATTATATTTAATATATACAAAAAAGCAGAAGTTTATAAGTATGGATTTTATAGCAATAACAATAACAAACTTAATCTGGATACTTTATTCTATGTCGGAAGGTTTACGGGAAGGTTTTTTTGAACATATCAAGAGTAAAAATAAAAGGAGTTCTGAATTTTGTGCTAAAAAAATATTCAATATTCAAAGATTTTTAGTGTTATTAACGACTGGGACATTATTAACATATACAATTGGATGGGTATCAATACCATTTATAATAGCACAAATTTTTATGTTCAAGTATTTTCATAGAATAATATTTGAACAAACAATTAAAAAATTGGATAAAAATTCAATAACAGAGACACATGTGCATTTACCACCTTCAGAACAAGATAAAAAGAAAACACCAATGGTTTTATTTGGTGTTTCTTTACAAGTGTTCATATATATATTTTTAATTTAATTATGAAAAAGAAAGCAAATAAAGGAAAATCGATACTAAGAGAGAGGTTTATAATAGGCTTTTGTAAAAAGAATGGTTGGAATTATAATGAGTTAACAACTGGACAGATGTTAATAATAGCAAATAAACCAGAATATAAAACCCCTAAATTATGATTAAAAAATGGTCAGAATATATAACTGAGTCTTTTGAAAAGGTTTCTCATACAGAGGATGATATTTATAAATATACATTAGATTTATTAGAAGATAAAATTAATGATTTATTTTTTGATATACACGGAGAATTTGATACAGTATCAGGAGATATAACACCAGGACAATCATTTGAATTGGGTGACCTTCAAGAGAAAATGGCTAAGTTAATATCTAAACAAGTTCATCAAAATCTAGGAAAAGATTTCAAAAAAATAAGATCAAGTGAAATTGATGTTAATGAATTAAAAGAACTTTCTGATGAAAGAGATTCTGTTAAGGACGGTGATGAAGTTATCGCTGTTTATTTTGATGGTGGTTATTCAATTTATAAGTTCAAAGTTTTTACTGATGATGTTGCTAATAGAGGATTAGGAGGTGATGATGTGGATGAAGGAAATTGGTATGAACTAGAAGATGCCTACCTCGTTGTAAAGGCAGACACCTATAATGATTTTGTAAGTCCAGATAAAAGAATCTGATTACATCACAATACTTCTATATTTTTTAACACTAGCACTTAATTGACTTTTAGGAACAGATCCTAATTCCGGCATCAAATCAATTAACTCAATTCTATCACCAACAACTTCTATATCATCATTAATTTTAACTCTTAATTTATGGCCATTCCATAAAATATCAGTAAATCCAGGATAAGAACCACTCACATATAACCAATTGCGTATTTCAGCTTTTTCGGATTCTATATGATTAATAGATATATACATTTTCTTCACATCTTCTTTACTCTTAAAGTATGAATAGAACTCTGTTGAGAATTTACCATCTTCTTCATACTCATGTAAATCATCATCATCATCATCAAAATCAGATATTGGATCTCTTTTAATTGGAAGTGTTTCCCAATCAATTTCACAAACAGCTTTACTTAATTTCTTCAAGAAATCCAAATCTTGGATTTCATCACCACCATGTTCATTATAATAACCAACAGATATATTAGTACACTCCGGTACAAAATCCATAAAGTTAATTGAGTCTGTTAGAACTCCAGTATCATCAGGTGAGAAATTAAATTTACCAACATTATTTAATCTAAGTGAAAGTTCAGTTGCGAATTCATCAGACGCACATCTACCATACAATTGTTCTGTAATAACAGAAGTAGTACCTCTTCTATCAAAAGATACACATTTTGTAATGTATTCAGAGAATTCAGTTTTTAACCAAGTTCCGGAAAGTGCGTTTGAACCAATACACCCAACTTCCTCTCCAATAAAGAAGTAATAAAGTCCAGGTACTTTTTTTTCGATAAGTGATAAGATAATAACCATTCCGGCTTTATCATCAGCTCCTAAAATTGTAGTCCCATCAGTACCAACAAACTTACCACGAAATACATGATTAACTCTTTCTTGTTCAGCACAAGCCGTATCAAGGTGACAAGTAAACATAGTAGATGGTTTATCACCAATCTTCAAATAGAAATTACCATGCTCATCTTCTGTATATCCCTTCGGTAAGAATTTTTTTAATTGATTTTCGGTTCCATATGGATATGTAAACTTTGTTAGTTTAATAAATTTTCGTCTAGTTCTCATATATATTTAGTTTATATTTAATAACAAATATAGGGCTAATTATCAGTTCCACCAAATATATCATTGATTTTCTTATCTCTTCTATAAGATTTTATTAAAGATTCTAAAGTTGATGTCCATTTATTTATATTATCAGTTATAAATAATTCATTTTTACCAACCGTTTTATACTCTCTTCTAAGATGATAGTCTGTAACATCATCAGTAGATTTATAGTGATATTCTTTAGCTATTATCAAATGGTCTAATCCCAATTTATCAATTTCTTTTTTCCAAATAGATATCTCAATAGGTGTTAAATGCCAAAAATCCAAAACCAACAAATCAACCCTAAATAAATTGCCTTCATTTTCTATAATATCAACAAACTCAACAAAGTTATTAAAGTGTAATTGATTATCCAAATAATATTTTATTGTATTTGTTTGTGTTGATTTATCAATGTCACTATTTTTAGGTGGAGTTAATAGCAAATAATTTCTGCCTGATAATTCTAAAAAATTAACAATATCTTTAATACCATCAGAGATGCTATTATCACCAGTAAAATAATTACATTTTTTTATTTCTATCATGTAAATTCTTTTTTCTCACATCTACCAAAAATCCGTGTTTATGTAGAAATTTTCTACCTATCAAACAAGGAAACTTCATTTTTTTTCTATCACTCAGTGATACGAAAACATCATAGGTAAGTTTACCCAGATGCATCTTCAATTTTATAGAATATCTTTTTTGATTTTTACCAAAAGAACTCTTAACACTAATAATATTAAAATCATCATATATGAATTTATTAGATTCATCACCAACCCAGAAGTATAATTTACCATCCACTTCGTTGATATCCTCAACGTGTAAAGAAACGCTATAAGCACCAGTGTCTATTTTAGAATCCACTTTTATATTTAGTTCAGGAAAAAATATTTTTTCAAATCTTCCTACTTTTTTATCCATAATATAAGATTTAAAGTATTATAGAATAATATTTATATAATGTTTAGTTAAGAACTATAAAACAAAAGCTATAAGTGTTTATATAAATAAAAAATAACTTTTTTAATGCAACAATCATACAAATTCACGTTTATAATAGGATATAGACACACAATAGATAGGTTAAACAACCTAAGAAGAACACTGGATTGGGCTAACTCCTTTTCAGGATCAGAAATTATTCTTGTAGAACAAGATAAACACTCAAAAATATCACACTTAAATTTAAGATGTAAGCATATTTTCATAAAATCAAAAATGCCTTATAATAGGTCTTGGGCATTTAATATAGGATTAAAACACTCCAACTCAAACATAATTGTTTGTGGTGATTCTGATTTAGTTATGAATCCAAAAGATTTCATAAAGGGTCTCCAGGCATTAACAGAATATGATATGGTTAGTCCATATCATTCCGTGGTTGATCTAAATCCACAGGAGTCCAATCTACCTTTGGAACAGGTTGTTAATATTAATAGACCTGGTAGAGGTGAGACAGATAACCAAAAAATAAATATTTCAGGAGGTATAGCAATTTTCAGACGAGATTCTTTATTAAGAATTGGTGGGTGGAACGAAGACTTTATAGGCTGGGGTGGTGAAGATGATTATCAAACAATGAAAGTTAAACACTTCTTGAAACACACCGAATTAAAAGCTAGATGTTATCACCTATACCATGAAAGAGTGGCTCCTGATAATAGATATTACCAAAGAACTTTACAATTATTAGAAAAAACTTCCAAGATGAGTAAAGAAGAAATACAAAAGATAACAAACGCATCTATACCAAAAATAGGAATGAAAAACAAATATGAGCACCTTGCTGTCTAATATAAAATTGATATGTAATTACACAGAAAATAATAAACCCTCTTTACCCAAGGGTGTTATTTATTATACGGATACTTTATCATCTGATGATGAGTGGATAATGAATGAACTCAAAAGAAGACATAGACAATCATCTATAAATTCTGTTCTTGCTGAAAAACAAGAAGAATATGATGATATGGATTGGTTACCGCAAGGTATTTATGATGGGTTGGATACAATTGGAACATTCTCAACAAGAATGATGTCGCAAAATGTAACTGCTAAAAAATTCATAAGTGAAGCATTATTATATAATGATATTATATCAACATTGGATACTTTAACAAGTAAACCAATGAAAAAATGTAAATTTTACACAGACGTAACTCTTAAATTAAAAAATGATAAATTTTTAACAACAAATGAACAATCAGATGCTGATTCCAGAAGAATAATCACAAAGATGACATTTATTAGTAATGTTTTATCTATGAAAAGTAACTTAGGTCCCGCTACCGCATTTATTATAGGAGATAATATAGTAGAATACTTATTATCAACATCATATAATTTTAATTTATCAAATAATTATGATGACATCATAGGTAATATAAATGGGGCTCAAGTAATACACTCAAGTAAAATAAATCCAAGTAAAGTAATCGGAGTAAGACCAAAAGGTGAGAGATGTACAGGATTAAATGTTGTTAACAATGTTAATAACGGAGATAATTATCAAACTTATTTTATAAAAGAAACACCAACATTCGAGAATCGAATTGTTTGGTTTGAGATTAGTTAGTAGTAGCTACTCTAATCTTATCATACTTTATCATAAGCTTATATAGCTTATGGTATTCTTCTGATGGATTAATAACTTCCTTTTCATACCACTTATTATTATTCATATATTCAACTAACATACCAACAGAAAAATCTTCTTTATTCTTAGGTTTCCAATATCTAACTTGTTCAACAAAAGAGAACGATATACCATCATATAAATATGAAATGTTATCTGAGTCTGTATTATACAATACGATACCTAAGGGCTTCTCTGAGCCGTCTTTGAACACTTTCTTAGCACCGGTCTCACCAAAGTATTTAACTATACCACAATCCTCTCTAAAATGGTTAAGTAAAAAAATCAAATCTTTTCTTAACTCATCATTATCAACACCAAAAGCCATCAATGAATCCTCATATTGACCTTGATAATAACCCTTTATCGGTATAATTTGATAATTTTTAGCATACAAAATTGACATAATATCATCAATCTTTTCAGATGATATCACAATATATGATATTTTGGGGTTAGTTAAATCAATCACAAAGGTATATATTAACTATTTTAGTTCACTATCATTGACTATGTATATTTTAAGAAGTTCTTCAGGGTTTAATCTCTTAACTTCAGAAAAATACTCAATAGCTATTGATAATGATTCAAAAACTGATTTACTTATAACCTCTTTTGATAATTTTGATTTTAAATAGTAAGTTTTCATATTGTATATATTATTTTGTTAAATTGAATTCATTTTCAAGTTCTTGTTCAAAGATATCATCAATAATGTCTTTATATTTTTTAGGAAAAACAATACTATCATGTACCGTTATCATTTTTATTTCTGGGTATAATACAATTATACGTCTTATTATTCGATTGAATATAAGATTCGACTCTGCTTTTTGTAAATCATAAGCCATCGTTTTATAATTACCATTATCCTTTTTATATAATTTTATAAAATTGTGTATAGTCGGGAAAGCCTTTCTAAATCCAATATCAGCCTTACTAGTAATGTTTCTACCAAAAAGAACTTTGTATGTTAATTCCTTAGCATCGTTTCTATTTTTAATACCCAATACATTCATCATGTATTGGTAGTAATTACCACTAAGTGTTAGTTCTCTAAATAATTCAAACTCTTCCTCCTTGACCCACTTAGTATCACTATCTTTTATTAATTTAGATAGGAATAATGGTTGGCTATTTTTAATATCTATCTCACAAGTTTCCTCACCATCTATCAATAAACAATTCTTTCTAATGAATGATCTAAGTATTGTGAAATTGGTGTGCATTCTACCATAGCTATCAAAGTGATAAAATATATGCTTATCATTAACACACTCAACAGAATAAACATTTCTATTATAGACATCATATTTTTCATCTTTTAATGCATCCAGGAAAAATATAGCTCTATCGAATTGAATCTCAACGGAAAAAAGGTCAGATATTAATTTCTCTCGGATATCTTTACCTATCAAATAATCATCATTATCAGAGAAGTCAATGCTATCCATTACTTTCTTTTTATATTTCTTCAATAAGACTTTATCTTTGTTTCTATATCTTCTTTGAATCTTTGATTTGATGATTTTAGCATTTAGTGAATATTTACGAGAAGATACACCTTTCCTATAATTAGAAACCATACTTATTATCTTGGTCTCAATTAGATAATTGATATAATAATTATAAAGATATCCATACTTATCTTTCAATATAGTTGCATTTATAACAAATTTATTCTCTTTCTTGAAATAATATTTTAATACCATATTATGTATGATATCGATCAAGTAAGCTGTTTTTAACTTTTCATTTTTATAATTTATGTATTTTTCTGATTCTAAGTATTCTAAAACGGATGGTAAGTATTGTAATAGGAAAGTTTTCTTGTTTAGCTTTTCAACTATATTTTTGGAAGAATCCGTACTGGATAATTTTTTTGATACCTTCATATTCTTTATAGGCGGATTATTTATCATGTTTTGTTATATTAAAAATATTATTAATCGAATCTTTTCTTGTTGTTCTTCTATTATCCATACTAAAAGGATCTAAACCACTATAATAGTGTATATCCTTAGCCATTTCACGAGTATATTTACATTTTAGTTCGCGTACTTCGGCCTTTACCTCGACAGAGGTCATTTTAATATCAATCATTATTTAAATGGAATTTTACCTGGATCAATTGGGAATTTACCACCCTTACCTTTTTTCTTCTTCTTGTTCTGACCACCAGTCTTAGAAAACTCTGAGTAAACATCTGGATAAACTTCACCCTCTCCATCAGTATCATATTGAATATCAAAGAAGTCACCGAAATCTAGTAGACCAGATCTACCTAATTCAATTTCATGTAGTTTTCCTAAATAAGTATCGATATAATCATCGATATCAACTACAAATTTATTAAATAACTTAACTGTATTCTCAGTGAATATACCAATTGGTTTCTTTCTTTTCTTGTTGAAAGATCCAAGAATAACCTTAAAAATATATTCTAATTTATCACTCTCTTTTATATAATCCTTTGTTAATTTATTACTAATCAATTCAATATTTATCTTAAATTTATCCTTATCAAAGAATTCAGGAACAACAAAGTCAAAGTCAAGTAAATCTTGTTTGACCTCCGATATATAAACATTGAATATTTTAGAAACTAAATATATGTAAACTTCATCTTTTCTATCACCTTTCAATTTAATATCTTCTAAATTAATAGATTGAGAAAAATTCAAGAAATTAATTAATATTAATGTATAAATCTCAACAAAGTCTGTATGATTATCATCACTCAACCTTTTATATAAAGGATTTAATAACTGAAATGAAATATCCTTTGTTTTACTCTTAATAATAAGTTTCTCAACATTATTTTGGAATTCATTATCCATTAAGAAAGAGTTATTAACTGATGGGTTTAATATTCCATAAAAGAAGAATGCAAATGACTTTTCACCAAAAATATACTCTAAATCATCCTCACTAGTATTAATAAAATACTTTATCGCTTCTTTCATACTTTCGGTCAAAGTACCTTGATATATAACCGGCACCACATCAACATTAAATAATCTAGAATACTCATCTAACTCTTCAATAGTAAATTCATATTTTCTAGACTTAGAAATAGCTGTAAGAACAAGATTATTCTTAGGAACTCTATTATACTCTATATTAGCAGGTTGCTCATCAGGAAAATACTCGAAACAAAACCACCATTTTTTATTTAAAAGGCTTTTTGTTCTATCATCTAATGAATTTAAATAATTGATAGCCGGATTATAATAATTTTGCATTGCTAAGTCAATTAGATTTATTGACTCATTTGATATAGATTTAGGTTTGATATTAAAATGCTTACCATCCCAATTAACCCATATTTTACTTCCCTGTATATCTTCAAGGACAATTATCTCATCGATGAATATATCATTTAATATTTCTTCATCATTTAACCCGTTTAATGTTACTAACTTGCTCATAAATTTTGATTTCTGTTTTTTATCAAAATGTATATATAAATTAAATTAATTAGTTTGTAAAAAATCCAATATTATATCTATATTTTCTTTTGTAAATCCATCTAACGGAGATCCACCAAATTTAAGGTACTCACCATAAATATCATTATATTCATCTATTGTATATATCTTAGAATCCATCTCTGAATAAATAACATTTGTGTCATGTGAATTTATGGTTTTATTCTGTAACCCCGTCTCACCATAAGCAGGACCAATAGGACCAACCAATTCAGTACCAGATATTTCTTCATTAAATTGTTTAAATTTCTTTATCATTTCGTAGCTTCTATTTTTTCATAATATTCGTCTTGTTCTTGTAATGAATACTCTTTTTTTATATTATTATAAATAATATTATATAAAAATCTATCATGTAATTGATGTGTCTCATTTCTCATAATAACATCACATGTAACAGAATCGACATTATTCTCAATACTAAGTATCTCAAGTCCAATTTTACCATCCCTATCATGTAAATCACAAATGACTTTCTTACCTCTTTCTAATATTTCTTTAACCTTTCTAGAAGTTGCATTTTTAGACAAGAACATCAAATCCTTAGCAACCTCTTCGGTAGTACGATTATATAAATCCAAAAATTTCTTTTCTTTAGTAGAAATTTTTATTTTCTTGTATATTTTTTCTAAAATTCTATTCATCTCGATTTCTTTTAAAGATTTGCGTAATACGTAGTAATTAACTAACTTTTTAAATCCCATAATAATGTATTATTTGTACATGTATATATTAAGAAGACGTATCCAGTTTTTATATATACTTTGGAAATAAAAGTTTTTTATGGATAAGCAATTATTAAAAGCATTAGACAATTTATCAGTTTCATTAGAAATGATAGCGGCAGCTCTCGATAGTAAGAAAGATGGTGCTTCTGCAACAGGCGCTGCATTAAAAGGAGGTGATTTTGGTAAGAAATTAGAAGCCATAAACGTAGGTATACAATCAATTAAAACTGATACTCAAGAAATTTTAACCAATCAGAAAACAATAATAGCTCTTTCCAAAGAGAAATCTAAGGATGTTATTGAGGAAAGTGGTACTGATAAGAAGAAAGAAAGTAGTATTAAAAAAGGTGTTGGTACTATATTACTAATAGCAGTAGCTGTTTTAGCAATAGGATTAGCGTTGAAATTAGTCGGACCGGTTGATGTTTTATCAGCTATTGGTTTAGGATTAGCTATGGTAGCAATAGGATTCGCGTTTGCTCAAGTGGCGGAAGCGACCAAAGGATCCTCATTAAAAGATATAGCTCTGGCTTCTTTAGCTATGGTATTTATGTCAATAGCAGTAGCTCTTTCATCTTACGCATTATCAATGATAAGGCCTATATCATTTATGCAAGCAATAACCGCTGTTTTTGTAGCTGGTGTATTTTCGGTAATTGCATTTGGTATTAGAAAATTATTAGGAGCATTTAAGGGTCTATCAATGGCCAGTATAGTGAAATCTGTTCTTTTCTTACCATTGATTTTACCAGCTATCGCATTAGGTATTGCTCTCGCATCATACGCATTAGGATTAGTACAACCAATAGGATTCTCACAAGTAATAGCATCTATATTCATAGCGGCAATATTCGCAGTAGTATCATATGGTATTAGAAATATGTTACAAGCATTTAAGGGAATGGGTACCAAAGATTTAATACAAGCATCTATTTTCTTACCATTAATTCTACCAGCTATCGCACTAGGTATAGCAGGAGCATCATACGCACTCTCTTTAGTACAACCAGTGGGTCTTATGCAATGGTTTACATCAGTACTTATAGCAATATTATTTGTTGTTTTATCATTTGGGATGGTAAAAATAGTTAAAGCAATGAATAAAATGGAATGGTCATCACTCCCTAAAATACCAATATTCTTTACATTGATATCAATAGCGATTATGGTATCATCACACATTTTAGCATTAACCGCTGATATAAGTTGGGGACTAATACTTAAAATAGCAGCAATTGGTGTATTAATGGCCGGTCTTACTATTGCATTAGTCGGACCAATGAAGGTATTAAGTAAGATGGGTGTTGTTGATCTATTAAAAGGTGGATTAGCAATTTTGATTATAGCGGTAGCAGTAATGGTAACATCACACATTTTAGCATTAGGTAATTATGATACATATCCAGGTTTAGATTGGATAATCGGAGTAGGTTTAAGTATGGTAGCGATGGGTGTCGCTGCTGTACTCTTAGGATCGTTTGTATTTGGTCCACAAGCACTAGTATTTTTAGCTGGTTTAGTTGCTATACTAGTTGTAGCACTTGCTATTGTAGCATTGGATTACATTCAAGCATTAGGTACTTATGAAACCTACCCAGGTATAGAGTGGTTAGCCGGAGTGGCCTTAGCTATGACAGTTATGGCTACCGCCGCTATACTCTTGGGTCTGATGGTATTTGGTCCACAAGCACTAATATTTTTAGCTGGTTTAGGTGCTATACTAGTTGTAGCTGCTACTATAGCAAAAGTATCAGATATTCTATCCAAGGGTAAATATGATAATGCAGGTATGTTAGAATGGGCAACAGCTACAGCATTATTATATTTAACATTTACACCAATTATAATGGCATTGGGTGTCATGAGTGTAGCGGGTGCTATTATTTCATTCTTCGGAGGAGATGATCCATTTTTAGTAGCACAGGGTATGATGTTGACGATAGCAGATACAATAGTAGCCGTATCACATACTCTTTATAAGGGAAATTATAAAGGTGGTCCAACAAAAGAGTGGGCAGAAGGAATATCGATAGCATTAGGAGCATTTATGCCTATTTATAAAATGATGCAGATGAATTCTATAATGTCAATACTTGGTGGTAGTGGTGTAGGTCCTGATGATTTTACGAATGCTATCACAACGGTTTCTGATGGTATTATATCAGCCGCTGATAAATTTTCCGGAGCGAGTGACCAATTCAAGGATGGACCATCAAAACGTTGGGCCGAAGGGGTTGGAACAGCAATTGGCGCATTCGCACCAGTATATGAGGTTTTGAACAATCAAGGAGGGTGGTCCAATGGACCATCAGTAGCTGATATGGAAAGAGCTATCCGATCTATATCTTATGCTATTATAGATGCAGCGGGTATATTCGCAGAAAATAAAGCAGCATTTAAGAAAAACTATCCAAAAAAACGTTGGGGAGAAGGTGTTGGAGCAGCAATTAACTCATTTGCACCAGTATTTGAAGCTATGAACAATACGAGCTGGTATTCTTCGTCTGTTACGACAATAAAGGCAATGAGTTACGGAATTCGATCGGTTTCAAGGGCGATAGTTGATGCGGGTTGGATATTTTATGACACTATCCCAGAAATATGGAAAAAGGACAATGTTCCTGGTAAAGGTTGGGGTAAAGGTGTTGCAGAAGCAATTGGATCGTTCTCGGAAGTCTTTAATCTGATGATGACAAATGGTGGTGGATGGACTGGACCAAGCCAAGAGGAAGTAGCACAATCACTAGGATCTGGGATAAGAATCATAGCTAGATCTATAAGGAGTGCTGGAGAAACACTAGGGAGTGTTGGGAAAGAATATTGGCAAAATCATCCTGATGAAGCATGGGGTATCGGTATTCGAAAGGCGATAAATTCCTTTTTAGATATATTTTATGATTTAACTATGGCTGGATACAGCGAATACAGTTTTTCTGTGAACTCCTCAATGTTGGAGGGTGGTGTTCAATCAATGGCAAACACAGCCCGTATTCTTTTTGATAATAAAAGATATTTTGCAGTTAAACTAGATCCAAAATTTATACCAAATATAGCTACGAATGTAATGGGATTCGCAAAGTTGGGAAAATGGCTTGATGATATGTTAGTAACTACTTCAACAAAAACTACAAGTAGTAAATCAGGAGGATTTGCTGGTTTCGGTGCTAAGACGAGTACGAAAACGGAAGTGGTTAGAACTGAAAAAGATATGGGTATTATTGATAGAGTAGCACAAGCTATGGCAAACACAGCTTATATTTTTTATAAAAATAAAAAATATTTTGATGTTAAAATAGACCCTCTCTTTATAAAGAAATTAAGCAGAAATATAATAGACTATACTAGATTAGCTGAGTATTTAACAAGAGTCGAAGAAAAAGAAGGATCCTTCTTGGGTAGTGTTGCTGGCGCATTTGGATTTGGAGAGGATCCAATAATGAGAATTGCAGGTGGTATGGTTGTATTAGCGGATTCATATGATATATTAACCACCTCTTTTGAGAAATTTGGAATTGCTTTAGAAGCAATCAACATGGAAAAGCTAAAGGAAGTTAAATCTCTTCAAACTGATCAATTAGCAAATGATTTAAGTCAAATAAAAAGTGAGAATGATGGTGGATGGCACCCAATGGATGACCTCGGTAAATTTACCGGATTATGGGGTGGAGAAGATAAACCAGAATCAGTTGGTAAAAAGAATGTTAAGTTACCTAATCTTACAGATAAAACTAAGTATGGTTTAGAAGGTAGATCAATACCACAACAACTGGATTTATTAATAGGATTATTGACAAATATTGACAAATCAACAAACACAATAGATGAATTTATACAAGATGCGAGTGATGGAAAGATTCAGAATGTAGAGGAATTAAACTAATTTTTAAAATTAATGATTCACATAAACAAAAACATTATTAATGATATAACATTTATGAATAAGAATATATCACTCTTTAAAAAGATCAAACTCTTTAGATCTTATAAAAAGATTTTAAAGGAAATACAATTTGAACTAGAGCCAAAATTCAATGTTAGAATTGATAGTGCTAAGAGAATTTACACAGTACTTAACGTACCAGAAGATTTAATAGGGGAAAATTTTTCACTTAAAAAGGCAGATATAGATAAAATATCAGAAACCTACATAAAAGAATATACATCAGAATTATCAAAGTATTTATCTTCAAAAGGACTACTAGAACTTTATGATGTTTATAAGATTGATAAAGTTGATAAATACTCATACTTAATTGTTGTTGGATTTTCAATTTTTAAGTCAGATAAGTATTACAATAACTTATATTATAAAGTAATACCAACTGCTGTCGTTTTATCAACGATATTACTATTTTTATTTATATAAATAGTAAACTTTTCATATATACACCTTATAATATAAAAACAAAAACATTAAACAATGGATAGATTTTACGAACTGTCGGAAGACACAATAAGCGACTTTTATGAGATTTTCAATAAAAAGTCATTCCCTGTATCAATGAAATTTCAATTTCAAGGAGACCAGAAACAAAAAGCAATCATCAACGTGAGTAAAATACCAGATAAGTATGTAGCAATCATGGATAAGGAATTATTGATTTCAATCAATGAAGATTTATTAACTGCTTATGATGATGAATCAATAACAATTTTATTCGAACAAGAAATTGATAAAATTAATATTAACATCGATTCTGGTAAAATTAAATTAGTTAGAACAGACCTTAATACATTCTCTGGATTAGTAAACAAATATGGTGTGGAAAAAGTAGCAAGAGCTAATAAAGTTGAGGAATTGTATCAAGAGCAACAAAAGGATGCTAAAAGTGACGAAGAATTTATAGTTTAATATGGAAAACAAGATAAAACAAGGTGAAAACCTAGGATATAACTACATCAAAGCTTTAAGAAAAAAGTATGAAGCAGAAATGGAAGAAGCAAGAGCTAACCTTTCACTATATGTAAACAACTTAGTAGCTATAGGTGAACATTCTGATTTAATGGATGAACATGATAAATGGATTGAAAAATATACAAACTCAAAAGATAAATTAGAATCATTAAATTCAATATTTGACGAAACAATTTACACAGAAAGAGTATAATAAATATAGATAAAAAATAAATTAATTAATATGACACAAATCGAAACAAATGTTATCAAACCAGATGTTACTTTCATGGAAAATGAAATAGAACAACTGTTATTAACACCTGAAAATGAATCAGCTCTTGATTCTAAAATAGAAGAAATCAATGATTATATGATAAATAATCATGGTGAAGGTAAATCCGCTGAAGAAAAAGATGAACTTTATAAAAATTCACAAATGCTTTGGAAAGAATTGTCGGTTGTTATGACAAATGCGAAATATAATTTTCACCTAAACAGAAAACAATATAAATTCTTAACTGATTTAATTCTTAAGCATTTAGAATATGATACAAATACTGTATTCTTTGCTATCGAACTAACAGAATTATTAGGTGGTATGAAAGAAGCTAAATACACAAATGATACAGACCTAGTATCTTTTCCTGTAAACGCAACTGAGATAACATATATCTATCACTTAATATCAGAGCATAAAGTAAAAGGACTTACAAACGCAGCTTATTACTTCGCACAAGTTCTACGTAGAATTGGAGCAATCAGTAAAGTATTTAATTACTATGATGCTACAGCTAAGAATCTTTCAACTCAAATACAAGACTGGGTACTTTCTTTTGAAGAGGGTGTTAATATCGCACCACCAGTAGCTAAAGAGGTTGAATCGGAAGTTGTTGAAGCAAACGTTGTTGAACCAAACAACTAAATAATAGAATAAACAATAAATAAAAACCCCATCATTTTTATGATGGGGTTTTTTTATGATGTTTAGTTTTACTAAAAACCGTATATGTCTGGAAACGTGTACCATTAAATTAATCGAGCGTTAGGTAAAATATTCAACTTTTGATGAGCTATTATTTTGGATTCGAAACACTACGGCGAAATATTTGGAATTCCTCCACGGCCGGGTGGTGGTAGTACTGGTGGCTCACCATGTGGGTTTCCATGCCCACCATGGAAAGGAATTGCTGGTTGTTCTCCATAAACTGGTGGTATTGGCTCAAAAGGACCAATTGGATCAATAGGATTATATGGTTCTGTTAAATCTTTCAATCCTCTAATTTCATAATTTTTTTTATCACTATAAACACTACCATATCCATTATCTGATGTAACTTCAATGACTATAAACGGGTCAATATTTGAATCAATAATGAAATTAAATGGTAACAAATCATCACCAGATCTAAATTCATTTATAGTCTGTACAGGATCATAATCAAGTTGCCTCCACTCAGTAACATCTAACCAATTTCCTGGATCTAAATTAGGACTGATGATTGATTGTGTATTACCTAAACCACTATAAACATAAAAATCTCTTCTATATTGAACTATATTAGTTAATTGGTAACCATCAGTAGCATTCCACTCAGTAGCATTTTCATATTTTCTAGGATTTTTAACCTTATTGTTATCAATAACAGACTCATATAATTTATCATAATAAGTAACCTTATCACCGGTAATATAAGTTTTAAAAGGAGCCCATTCTTTATAAGTTTTATAAGTTCTTATTTTAATATTAAAATAATCAGGAAGAACCAAATTAGAACCATTAAAAGTTTTAGGCTTTTCTAATAATGTCTCCGATGGTGTAATCTCAGCACCAACTCCAGGTATTATTGAATAAAAATCAAGAACACAATCATAAACAGTAGATCCACTATTAACAGGAGATAAATAAGACTCATTTAATTTAAATGTTATCGGTGTCATTTCTTGATTTATATTAAATATTCTAACATCATGTACCTTGTGTACTATATAAGTACCATTATTTATATAAGATTTACCTGTTATATCCATTATCTTATGTGTCAATGGGATAATATTATTCTTAAGCCAAAATTTCAATCCTTGTAATTTTATAATAATTTCATCAATACTATAACTGAGTACATTATTACCCTCTTTATCTGTTATAAAATATGTTAAATTAAATAAATTTGTACCATCAAATTTATTATTCGGCATTGTGTGTTTTATGAAGTCATTTTCTTCCCAACCATCAACACTATTATCAAATATATCAGGTATTTCAACCTTAAACAACTTAGAGAAATTCTCGGAAGCTGGATCAACATTTTTATAATATTCATTCAATTGTAAATCATTATAACCAAAGTAATTAATCGCATTTATAATAGACTTATAAGCTCCGATATAAGGATATATCAAATGTTTCATCATCAACATCTCCTTTCTCTTCTTATTGAGATAAGGCCAGTCTATACCACCCTCTAATATATCATACTCCTTGAATATAAAAACTTCATTTGGACCAATTAATTTACCAACATTACCCAATTCTACTTTAAATCGAATATCTTCCTCCTCTGTCTCAGCATAGGTTGTGAACCTACCTATTTCTCTATCAACAACCTTTATACTTAAATCTAAATAAGTATTAGTACCGACAAATGGATAATCCGATATAACAGTATTTTCATACTCTATGAAGTCATAAGATAGATTAAAGAAATCCACAACTAACGTCTTGGTATAAACCTCCCTAACCTTCAAAAGAATACCATTATTACCAGATATATACTGATTTTCATCATTCATAGTATCCTTTAAATAAACAACAATATGTTGACCAGGTTTTAATCCCTTTTTAGTAAATGTTTCAATTGATGATTCTAATATTGTTAATTGACCTCTTTTATTCTCATTATTAATATCCAAAGTTTCAAGTGTAATACTATTCACAGTATCCGATATAATATCGAAATAAATTTCTTCTTTCTTATACAATTGCAATACAGATCTTAAAGCACCTGGATTTTCAGATTTGAATCCCAAAAATAATTGCAAAGGTTCTACATCAGTTGAAATATCATCCTCATCATCAACATAACTTAATGTTTGTTCGACCTTATCGAATATAGTTTGTTGGTATTGTGACAAAGATACCTTACTAATATCACTATTTGGATATTTATTAAGAACTACTTCTGTTAAAGGTCTTTCACCAATATAAGAATATGATCCAGTTGTGGTTCTATCTAATTGAATACCACTAAAATCATATAAGAAGAATTGAGGAACATTATCAGAAAGCCACCTCCAATAATACTTAACAGAGACATCACCCTCAAAATTTTCTCTCGGTCTTCTCATATAATCTCTGGTTTTTAACCAAATACTTTCTCTTTGTTCATAATCTGGATCCAAAGTACCGTATTGATTATCCTCAATTGTATCATATGTTGGTGGTAATAAATTTATAACACCACCAAGCTCAACATCAAGCTCAACGACTGAGTTTATAGATGGCTGTATTGCCCATATAGATTTTCTTTCAGGATTATAAACTAATTTTGTCGTCTGTGCGCTCACAGGAGCGGTATATTTAACAGTACCATCAACACCATCCAAAACCAGTATATTATCATATGTTTGTGATGATAAATAAACATCACCATCAAATTGATTTATCATTAAATACCCATAATTAGAAACACCGGTTTGTAAATAAAAATCAGTATCTAAATTCATTCTAGTAAAATTTGTAGATGAATCGGATACGTTCATCTCACCAGTTATATTATTAAATATAACATCATTGAATGCTTGTGATGGTAAAGCAATCGATTGTGTAGCGCCATTATCTATTTTCCATAAACTAGCAGATCCATAAACATATATACCCTCATTAACCGGTTCATAAAAAATCGAATGTGTTAATCCAGTAACACCATAACTCGTCTGAAATGTTCTTGTTAAACCATCTATTCTAACTACCAAATCAGCATTAGTTGTAATATACATATCACCTTCAAAATCATTAAATACCATTTTTCCCGTCTTAGTATCTAATGGTGATGGTGTTGTCAGATTATGATTTGGTATATTAGTTAAATTATTATATTCCCAAATATCAATATATGGTATATTATCATATGTAACATAAACATCACCATTTATTGGATTCATCCCGATATCAAAAGCGTCATTAGATAAAGAAATTGTGTTAATCAAGGTATTAATAAGAGGATCAACAACATAAATACTGTTTTTAGATAAACAGTAAAGATAATTATTTATAGGGTTAAATTCAACCTCTATACTTTGTGTATTACCTGGTAAAGCAACTGTTGTTATATATTGTCCTATATAAGCATCTATAACAACTAATTCATCTCCATAAGCATACATAGAATTAGATAACTGAACATATTTAATATCAACTAATCCGGTAGTCCCAGAGAAAGAATTTAAATCATATTCATTAACCACATATTCATTCAGATTATATGATAAAGAGAACATATTCAAATCGAAGGAGCTCATTGGTAATCCTGGAGAAGCACCATCATCACCTCCGCCAAACGCACCACCCTCAGATTGAGTTGGTACAATTATTGGCTGGCAACCAGTTTGGCCAAAACCATAATCAAATGCTAATGTAACAAAAGCTGATGAATTACAAATACTATCGGTTAATCCCCAAAAAGGTCCTTGATAACTCAAATTCAGCACCTGTGGGTCTAAAAATTGTATATTAAAATCTTGATTAACATATGGATGGTATGTATTGTTTATAGCAAATACCATACCCGTAGCGAACCCAGAATCCTCAAATGATGTTAATGATGTATCAGGTAGTAAAACCTCATTAGAAGCTATTAACATACCATGATTACCTAATATCTTTTCTGTTATTATATAATCTTGTAAACCCGGTATATTTAATTTACCAGTAGTTATTGTATAATCTAGTCTTCTACCCAAATGCTTAATATCAAATTTCAATAAATTATTAATATTTGTTACGAAAATCTCGAAGCTGACTAATATCTCAGAATGTTTTTCCATCCAAGCTGATAAAGTAGATGGGATATCCGGAAGTAATCCACTATAAATTGTTTGTTGTGAATATGATTCATCATTTATTATGATATTTAAAAATGGTCCCATGTCATCGAACAAAACTCTAGAGTGTTCTATATGATAATTTGCTGTTATACCAACCTCAACATTATTTATATCAAGTGGAACATTAGGATATTCTGTTCTCAAAACAATTGAATTATAAAATACAGAAGTATAATTACCTACATATTTTAATTCAGCTATTATACCTAATGATAATAATCTTAAATACCACCGTGATAACCAAGATCTTAAAGTTCTATCTATTGTTCTTTCCATATCAATGATTGATCCGGTATAAATAAAGGCAACTTCTTCATCATATATCATTTTATTGACCTCGACCAGTATACCAAATTCATCAATATCAGTAAAAACAATATTATATTTGAAATTCTCAGATATATCATAATTTAATTCATAATTTAATTCTTCTTCAACCTCAACCAATCTCTCAGAAGTTTTTAATTCAGAGCCGATGGAATAGGTAGCACCTATTTCACTATGATAAAAGTTAACTTTAGCATAATCACTAGGATAAATTAAATCAGATTTTAATGTATTATTTTTATAAAATAAATCAATATTAAATATTTTAAGATCTTCTTTATATTTATCAGCAGCAGACGCTAATGTAACAGCAGCTGAACTAGTCCAACCAGTATAAAAATAATATCTATCTGTTGTTAAATATATCTGAGCAGATAATAAAGATTCTGCAACCGTGGACTGTTCAACTTTAACATAAGTTGGGTTAGACCAATAATTAGTATTTAAAGGTGTTACAAAGGATGTTGTTTGTGATGCAAAGCTTTGTGTATAACCTTTTACACATTCATATATTCTATTATTGAATAAAACTTGAGACTGTGTAGCATAATATGTTAATTGTGTGTTACCAGCAAATGTTGGTATATTAGAAACTCTTAAAAAATTTTGATTATCAACAGATCCTATAATTTTGAATTCCGTACCAGATTTTAGTATATGTGGGTAATTAAAAACGTTATTTATATAGATTCTACTATCAGTAGTTATACTTAACCCTCCTTCATACACCTTAGGTATATCAGTTTTTGTTATAACTTCTATTATAAAATTTGAATCATCGGGTAAATTAGAATTGTTTGTTGAGAATTCAAAATGAACTTGATCTGTAACATCTATATTCTCAACAGAGACTACCGAATCATTAAATTCAGTATTAACTAAATTTAATTTCTTACCAACATAATATTCATCATAAAAATCCGGCTCTGACCAATCAGATAAATTATTATCATAAGAAGAATCTATATAATTATAAACACCAACAGCATTAATTCCCGTTATCGTTTTATTATCATAACTATTCACATCAATATATGATGAATAGTAAGTACTTTCAAATGTAGCATTATCCATCTGCCCAATAATCATAATAGCATTTTTCTTACTACTAACAACAGCATATGTTTGGTTAATATTATTAAACTCAAATAAAGGACTATTAAACTTGATAAGTGTTCCTGTTGGGAATTTTGATTCAAAGTCAATACCATATATCCATTTAGAGTAGAAAGAGGGATCGTTATTAACCGGTTCGATATTTATTATATCTTGGTCATCATACTTAGCACCATATAGGTTTAAACCATATTCATTAAATAATTGAAACTTTTTAGTTGTTAATTCACCAGGTAATTCAAACTCAAAAGATGGTATATTTTCCATAGTATAAAGACCATAAGTCTTAAACGTATCTGTTGAATTTTCGTGAAAGAGCATATCTCCTTCGAATCTATCATTAGATTCACTATAATTAAAGTTTAAGTAGTCTCCTTCTTTATTGAAAAATACAAGATTCTTATGATTTGACATCTATTTACATTCCGGTTTTGTTTATATATTAATTTTACATTTCTTGATAGAGAAAATTAATATATATGTAATGATAAGAATCGATAGCTATATGGAATTTATAAACGAAGAATTCTTTAGAAAGATATTTAATAAGAAAAAAACAAATAAGTCATCTAAAAAATCAAGATTAGATACTTGTTTATTTAACATTTTAGAATTCTTAAAAGATAATGATATTAATGATTGGAATGATTTTATGGGAATGTCACAATTTGATAGAGAAATTGTTGATAAAATAATTGACCATGAAATAAAAAACTTCGATGAATTAAAGGAAATTAAATTTCTAATAAAATTAGAATTGGCAGATACTCAACAATTAAGAGAGTTTCTAACTGAATATGAAGATAAAGAAGAGTATGAAAAATGTGCTCAGATAATTAAAAAAATAAGTAGTAAATAATGAAACACTTAAAGAAATTTAACGAAAGTGAAGAGTTTAATTGGGATGATGTTCTAAAAAAACAAAGATCTGGAGATAAATGGGAAGAACTTGAAAAGGATATAATCTCAATTGCTGAAAAATATGAAGGTGACTTCGGAGTTGACTCTTATGGAGTTGTTGATGCTATGTACCAAGTACTGGAAGGAATGTACCAAAAGAAATAATTAAAACTATGAAAAAGATTAAAAGGTTTAATGAAGCCAAAAAAGAAGAAGAAACACAAGAAATTACATTTGATGCTAAAGAACTAGTTGATAAAGATGTTGAACCTGGATTCACAACATCTGTTGAGGACCAAGAAAAGGTTGATAAGGCATTTAAAAAAGAAATGGATAAGATTGTTAAGTTTGAAAACTTCATAACGATTAACATCGATAATATTGAGAATATTGAGAATATTGATATGGAGAATGAATTAGAAGAAGAAAGTGATGAAACTTTATCAGGAGATTGTGCTTGTTGTGATAATTGCACCGGAGAAGCTGGCTGTGAATGTGGATGCCCCGGATGCGAATGTGTTGAGAGTGATGGTGTTGGTGTTATTAACTTCTCTGAATTTACAAGTGATGGTGAAAATGAAGTAGAAGAATGATACACAAATTTAATCAATATAAAGAAATATCAGAGAATCTAAAATACCATTTAGATAGTTCTAAACCTATAACTGAAAATGTTTTTAGACCTGGTTCAGATGCTTTTTATGAAGTAATAAAAGAAGCTAGAAAGTTATTCGATTCTAATACTGTTGAATTGTGTGATATAGATAATGAATTATTCGAATCAACAGATATTGGTAGGTTCGGAGTGTTTAATAATGAATTAGTACCACTTGATTTACCAATAGAAAATATTCAAGAATTAAATGAAGCAGAGTATAAGGGTAAAGAAGTTAAATTAAATTATCCTAAAAGAGGCGGGACTAAGAAATATCACGTTTATGTTAAAAACCCAAAGACTGGTAATGTTAAAAAACTTGCCTTTGGAGATGTACATGGTGGACTAACAGCTAAAGTTAGTAACCCAGATGCTAGAAAGAGCTTCGCGGCTAGACATAAATGCTCAACCAAAAAGGATAGAACAACTGCTGGATATTGGGCTTGTCGTCTCACGAAATACGGACATCTTTGGAATGGGCGAACCTACCCTGGGTATTGGTAAAATATTAGTATTTATAATAAATGAAACACTTAGAAACATATAAAATATTCGAAATCGCTAAAATCAAAGAAATTACTTGTGATAACTGTGATTGGAATTGGGAAATTGAAATAAATGATGATAGAAAATATTTATGTCACCAATGTGGATATGATAATGAATTAAAAGAATTTGATATGAAAGCTTTGAAAGAATGGCAAAATGAAAACCCAGACGTTGTATTACCATTTATTGAAGAACAGTTATCAGAGAATACATTTATCAGAGAATTTAAACAAGAAACTGATTCAGGTGAATTTATTTGGCATCGTGATAGAGAAGATAGAATTATAGAGTCTATAAATGAAACTGATTGGATGATTCAAATCGATAATCAACTTCCAAAAGTAATTGAGGGTATTGTAGAAATACCTATGGGTGTTTATCATAGACTAATAAAAGGAAATGGTAACTTAAAGATTAAATTAATTAAGAAATAACCTTATTGATTCTATATTCTCTTTTTTCTGATTTACCATGTGGCTCAACTAATACCTCACCATCATAAATTGAAAAATCCCACTTAGTTCCATCTTTTTGATCAACAAGTATTAATTTATCAATAGTTGTGTATCCATCTGGATCAACCACAATAGCATTTTTATTAGAAGCCGAATTCACCTGGAATGTATTATTAATCTGTTGAGCCATCTAATAAAGAATTTATTTTTATATCACGCTGTAATTGTTTATATTGCTTATAAGAACTACTTGATTCATTACCATCTAAAACAAATATAACCTTAGAGTCTGCTATTTTAAAAGCCACATCATAACTTATCATCATCTTAGGTGCAAATGTGGCCGCTGATGTAACAGTTTGATTTATATTCTCTATATTAATCTCACAAGAATCAAATAAGCAAATTCTATTATCATCAAATTTCATAAAAGGATCTATATAAACATCATATTTAATCAAAGACCCAAATAAATATGGTAAACCTTGAGATTCTACAACCGATGCACTTGGTTTAAAGTTAAATAATGAACTATCACCTATTGAATTAGCCATAGAAGTATTCGTAACTAAATACTTATATTTTTTATCTATACAATCAATAGATAAAAAATCAATAATATCATTAACAGATTGGTGAGTATTAACAGTTTTAGAAATATCTATATAATCAAATTTTGAAGTATTGAATAATTCTTTCAAAATTGTTTTATAAATACTTTGATTCATCTCAATCCTAATAAGACTTATCATCTCAGCATCAGTATCAACACCAAACCCATCCAATTCCATCGGAATTGATAAACTAAATGTATTAGTAGTGAAATTTTTTAGATTATTATTAATAGATAAATATGGTTGAATTGAAAAAATATCATCCTTAACACTCTCGAAAATATCAACAATCTTAAAGTTCACATTCGACATCCTTATTAGTGATTTTTTCTCCCGTTTCTGGATTATAATTCATAATAAGCATCTCAACACCTTTAGCTTGTACCTTTTTATTATCCGAATTGTTACCACCATGAGCAGAACTTCTAAATACTTCTTTCTCAACCCAGTTATATTGGTCTCTTGGTAATAATTCTTCTAATAAAGGAAAGTAATAATAAGATAATGACCATCTACAATCAGTCTTTTTAAGCATTTCTAATAACCTTCTATGTGATTCGGGTCCAAAGACACCTTCATCATCACATCCATACCAGAATAGTCTCCTAGCATCATCCATTCCTTTAGCCTCGTCAAATCTAGCGTAAGGTGGGTCTAAGTAAAGAAATGTATCTACTGAATCATATTTGTTTATCAATTCCTCAAAATCAATATTATAGAACTCAGTAATTGATTCCAATTTCTCTGTGTACTTACCCTTCTTTAGTTTATTAACAAGTGCTTCTATTTTAAGTTTGCCATTATTCTTCTTATAACCATTAAACCCTGCTCCTCTTGGATAAACTGAATTATGAGCTGATGTAATTAAGAAAGCATACATAGCAGCTTTTTCATAATCCCCAATCTCAAAATCCATATCATCTAAGAAATCATTCTTTTGAAATGTCTTATAAATAGCTTTATAAAAATCCCAATTTTTTATTGGATCCGTTTCTGTTGTGTGTAATAAACCACTCTTTAGATTATCTATATGTATCAACATTTCTGTTGGATTTTGACAACACTTATATAAGTTCACCTGGTGGCGGTTCTTATCATTATAAACAACTGTATCGAATTTAAGATTTGGGTCATCCATATACGTTCCCATTGCACCTGAGAATGGTTCTACATAAGTTTTGATACCATCTTTTGGTATTCTTGTGTTGATGAACTGATGGAAGACCTTTGAGGACTTGCCACCAAAATAGCTAATAACAGACATTTTTATTGGTTTTATATTTTTTAGAAATTATTTTCTATATTTTTTCTTACTTTTAGTTATAGAAGCAATCTTATCAAAAGTTTCCCTTTTTTATTCAAATAAACAGACCAACTCTCTTCTCACCTCTCAACTCTCTTCTTACTTCCATAAGAATTTTACCAAGATGGTTTTTACCCTTTCCATTACAAACTCCCCAAAAAGTATCTTTATGAAAATTACCCTCGATTAGTTCATCGTCACCAGTTGATAATAATAATTCTCGAAGAGTTGAGTTGTTATTAAATTTTTCTCTAACACCCCAGTTCATAAATTCAATCTTCTTAACTTCCCAATCTTTACGAACCTTTATTTTCTGTCCTAACTTTTTAGCAATAGCAGCACTTGGTATTGTCGCTATCATTTCTCTGAAATCACCAGCGGTATAATATCTACCATTAATAAATTGTTCATCCGTCACTTTCATAGCAACATAATAATGTTCATTTGATGGATATGATATACCTTGGTGTTCTACCACACACGGATAGAAGTTTGATAGAAATCTCCAGCGACCTTCGAATTTATTAATCATAACTATTATATTTAAAATAATAGATTAGTTTATCAAAAACAATACGTCATAGTTCTATAGCATTAAAAAACCTCACTCCCATGTAGGAAGTGAGGTTAAAAAATCCAATTGAAAGTATTCAATCGGCTCTTGTGGAGATGACGATGTACTGCCCATCGTGTCTTCCTCAGTTAACAATAATTATTCATTTACAGGCTTAGAAAGTTTTTCTAAACTTTCAAACTAGATAATTTTTTTGAAAAGACTTCTAAAAATTATCAAATAACGGTCTTACCTTTTTAACTGTGTAAATCAGTTGTTAAATTTTCAAGAGTTTCCTCTATTAAGCTTCAACTAACTCCCCTACGTTAAGTAGGTTGTTTTGTAGAGCAAATACTAAATCTTCTTTGCTTGCTACTTCTGTTACGTTTCCGTTTACTGTTTTGTTATTTAATTTATTAATCGGGTATTTAACAATCCGATACCTGCATAACTACCTTTACTCTGCGAATCTATTCTATGACACCCCCAAGTGTTTGTAATTAATGTATATATAATATACTAAAATATTTAAAAGTTGTTAAAATGGATTGTTTATAGTTAAAATGGAACACGATCATCGTTCAAACCTTCATCATAAAAGAAGTTAAAGGTTAACATTGGTTTACCTTTTCTAGTTTCCCACATCTCAAACTCACAATCATATTGTGGTAATACATCCTTCTTCAATTTATTAGCCACATCTAAAACATTAATAACATCTTTTAATCTTTCCTTTCTATTCATAACACAATATATCATAATATCTAAGTTCTTATGTTCTATTTCAACCTCAATACCATTGTTCTTAAACATTGTTCTTAACAAGTAAAGTAAATGTTGAACATCATCTCTATCATCATTATCATCCTCACTAGATCTAGACTCACCACCATTAAGATACTGGTAACCCTCATCATCATAATCCGACCGATCAGACCATCTATCACTTGGATCACCCCAAGGATCGTTAATATCATCATTAAGATATGAGTTCTCATCCTCTCTTATATTTTCCTTTTCTAGGAACTTCTTATAATTCTTAATATTCTTCATATTATGTTAATTCTATTTTAAGATATGTTTCAGTAAAAATACACATACTATCTACTTTATGTTTATCAAGTAAGTTTTGTACAATATTCAAAGTATCATAAACAGTTACTAGATTAGTATCATCTAAATCTATTCTTATATATATTTTATCCTCAAACCCAACCATCTTCACCTCTAATTCAAATACTGCATTTTTTATAACATCAATTAAAGATTTGTGCTTCTGCACTAAATCAAGGTTCAAACCTACTTTTCTAGCAACTGGTAATCCAGCCCAATCAACATTAATAGAAGTTTTACACAACTGTATTAAAAATGTCATGTTTTGTTCTTCTCTACCTGTGTGTTCATTTAAATAACCAACAGATAAATTAGTACACTCAGGAATAATATCCATAAATGAAGCAGAATCAGTATAAACGCCACCATTATCCAATGAAAGGTTAAGTCCTTGTTTATTGTACTCTTTACAAAGTCCTGTACCAAAAGCATCAGAACAACAACGACCACCCATTTGATGTGTTATAACAGAAATTGTTCTTCTTCTATCAAAAGAAATACATTTCTTAACATTTTTTAGGAAATCAAATTTATCATAAACATCAGCTAATTGATTAGAACCAATACCACCTCTTTCTTCACCAATAAAGAAATAATAAATACCTGGGATATTATGAACCATCATATACATCATAACAGTAACTCCAGACTTATCATCAGCCCCTAATATTGTACTACCATCAGTATAGATTATCTCATCCCCATCTACCTCTTTAGTGAATAGGTTAGTAGGAACTGGACTTCTATCAGCCGTATCAAGGTGAGAACTAAACATTGTAGTATCATCACCAGGAATCACTTTATAATAATTACCAAATTCATCTTTATCTAAGTCTTTTGGTAAGTATTTCATAACTTTCTCCTCATGTGGGTGTGGGTATGTTTCTGTAACAAGTGATAAGAATGTAGACCTAGGGTCTTTTGGATTATAACTAAACTCAGGTATTTCAACTTTTTTACCAGATTGTTCAGCCTTACCACCATTCTTCACTCTATTGAAAGCATGAGCAAATTTTGTTATCTCATCACTACTAAATAGATTAGAAAAGTAATATCTAATGAATTTACCAATTTTCATTATATTTTTCTTACCACCAATAACAACAGTGAAATTAAAATCTGATGATTTATCTGTACCACAATCAACATTTGTTATATTAAGGCCATTATGATATTTTGCAGTTGGATCATTCATCCAAAGAAGTTCAAAAGCTAGATAACTATTATTATCCTCCATACTTTTAAGTATCTTTAGTAATTTATCCGAAAATTTTACTCTTTTAGTTTCTCCTGCCATTATAAAAATTTATTTTATTAATCTTATATATTAAATATCAAACTACGATTTCGTAGGCATTGATATAATCAACTCTTACTTGACCCTCATTCATACCACTTTCTTTCTTAACAAATTTTCTTTGGCAATAAACAACAGTTACATTATCTTCTTTACTAGCTTTACTATTCTTTTTAGCTAATTCAGCAACATATCTTAGTATTTCTTGAGTTGGTAAGTTTTCTCTAACTCTTATAATAACATGACTCCCAGGAACACCCTTAGCGTGCATCCAGATGTCTTTATCATCAGCAACGTTAAATGTTAAGTGGTCGTTAGATTTGGAGTCTCTACCTATATGAATAAAGAATCCTTCTACTTCAACTTTCTTAATATTAGGGAACTTAGTCTTCTTAGACTCAAAGAAATAATTATACTTTTTAATCATAGTGTATATATAAATTATTTAAAAAGAAAAAAGACCCACAAGGAGTCTTTTTTCGGTATTTTCAATTTAACTATTTAGTTAAGAAGTGTATTCACATCTGTAACTTCGATAGTCATAAATTGTTTTTGTGGGAACCAACCAACTTCTGTTACAGCGTATCTAGATCTTAGTAACATTCTAGGAGCGAAAGTCGCTTCAGAAATTACAGATATAGACTGAGCCATTAAGTAAGGTACAAAAATAATACCTGGTTGATCTGGATTGTTCTTTCTACCAAGAGCAATTCTATTGTCGTTATATCTCATATATGGATCAACATATATTGAAATATCTCCAATTGAACCTACTGGGTATAATTGACCTTGACCATTGATTTTTGATTTCACTGGGTTAATTGTATAACCAGAGATATCAGAAAGTGCTGCTGCTAATCCCCCATTTGTAATAAGGTATTGAGCTGGACCAACACGTCCCTCTGTAGCGATGTAGTTAGAAGCGTGAGCTATCTTAGTTACAAGCTTTCTTTGAACAGCGTGTGTAGTTTCACCACCAACGTTTCCATTACCAGCAGCAACAGTTGCATAAGCTGTGTTTAAGTCAAAGATTGTTTGTCCCGCTAATGGTGCCGGTGCTGTTCCAACATAAGCTGGTGCAGATAATCTGTTAAGTGAACCCATTTCAAATATCTTAGCAACAATTTGCTTAGAGATTGTTTGAGATAATTCATTAACAAGAATTGACTCCATTTTTTGAACGATATCCATACCAGTGTTAGCTTTGATATCTTCAATTTCAGTTCTTCTAAGAGCTGAAGATACTTCAATAGTACCTACGGCAACTGTTTTAGAACTAATTTTTGGTCCGATGATACCAGAGTATCTTTTATCGTCCATTTCTCTATCCATTGGATAGTTACCAGCAGGGCCAGTAGCATCCGACATCCAGTTTGCAGAGAAACCAGGAATGTGATCTTCAAGAGCTGATACTAATTCAATAGTAGGCTCATCAGTTAAAGTAACATCTCCTAAATCAGTAATTTGAGAAGCCATTGACATTGTAGGACTAAATGTGTTTCTAGTCGGGTCAAATCCCCAGTTTGCTTGAGCTGAACCAACATCTGTGTGAGATGTATTCATCTGTCTGTAAGCTCTGAACATTGGATAACCATCAATTCTAGAGAATCCTAAAAATTCAACTTTTCCTTCTTTTGAAGGTGTTGGTTCTACAACTACATCTGAACCATCTGTGATATCATTCCACATTCTACCAGTTAAACCACCAACTGTTTCAGTGATTGTATTCGTAGCTAATTGAGCTCTTAATCCAGCGATAACTGCTGTCATACCACCAGCACCAGTAGTTAAAAATGTAGCGTTTGGTGCAATCTTAAAGACTTGTGGTCTTTCGTCTGAATCTCCTAAATGAGCATCATCATATCTAAAGTCGATATATAATAAATCAATTTTTGGACCTGGAGAAGGTTTAACAGCTACTAAATCTAAACCGATTGTTTGAGCTGCTATTTTCATCGCTACCGGTAAAAGGTTTTGACCAACATCACCTGAACCAGTTGAGTCAGCGTAATTGCCAATTGTGTTACCAGCTAATGAATTAGGTTGTGCAGCTACTACAGCTCCCATACCCGATACGTTTGAAGCGTTTGCGTAAGCGTTTTCATTGATTGAGTGAAATTCAGCATATTCTGACATCCAATCCAATCTATCTTCACCAGCAACTCCCATGTTCTCTAATACTGGAGACCATTTCTTCATAGCTTTTTGTTTGTCTATTCTAATGTGTGACATAATTTTCTTTTTTTATTTTTTTTAATTAATGTATATATAAACCCACAAATTCTTGATTTTTACCAAGGTGGATTCTTTACAGACATTAAATATTTTTGAATCTTTCCATTATCGCTTGAACATCATTATCTGAAAGTTTATCTTCTTGGATAAGGCTTTCATGTGATACAAGTTTCTTTGTTACAGACTCATTTGTCTTTAGCTTTCTAGTTGACCAAAAATGTTCAACTTGTGCCTCAGTAGTTAAAACGTCTTCTGGATATAATCTAGCTTGTGACAAGATAGATTTCTTAGAAGTGTCGTTTAATTGTTCCCAGATTGGCTTTGTGTTTTCAGGCATCAATCTGATTATTCTCTCTTCAAGAGATTCGTTCTTAGTTGATAGTGCTTCAGATATCAATAACAAAACATCTTTTTGAGTAAAGTAGTCTCTTTCGTTTATATGGACTTTAACTGACTCTTGTTCGTCATTTGACAAAGCGTAAAAGCTGTCAACTTGTGATTTAGACATGAACTTCAAGAAATTCACATCTGTTGTTTCAGAAACTTTTCGTTTTTTAGCTTCTTCAATTAGTTTATCAATAGATTCAGATAATTCAGAATCACTATCACCGTTTACCATATCATGGCTTTCAGTTTTATCTTCTTTGTTTTCTTCATCTTTATTTTCTTCATCTTTGTTTTCTTCTGTTGCGTAATCATCTGTATTCTCAACAGATTCTTCAACACCATTTTCTTCATCATTATTATCTAATGATACTTCAAGATTACAATTTTCTTCATCTTTGTTTTCTTCATCATCAAAAGCTTCAAAACCAGCATCGTCTAGAGATGGGAAGCTTTCAGATCCTTCAACAGATTCAAATAATTTATCTCCGTTTAATCTCTCAACTATCAATCCTTGATAATTAATTGATTTGTCAAGATTCTCTGCTACATACTCAGAATAAGCGATGTTATCATCTAAATGTTCTGCGATATACTCAGAGTAAGCAATGTTACCTTCAACATGCTCAGATAAGTATTCAGAATAAGCGATATTATTATCAACGTTTTCTGCGATATACTCAGAGTAAGCAATGTTTTTGTCTAAATTCTCAGCGATATACTCAGAATAAGCGATGTTTTTGTCTAAATTCTCAGCGATATATTCAGAATAAGCAATGTTCTTATCTAAACTCTCAGCTAAATACTCAGAATATGAAATGTTTTTATCAACATTCTCAGCTAAATACTCAGCATAAGATATGTTCTTGTCTAAATTCTCAGCTAAATACTCAGAATAATCAATGTTCTTATCTAAGTTTTCACCTAAATACTCAGCGTAATTAATAGATTTCTCTAAGTTTTCTGCTAAATAATCATTATGTTTAACTAATTTCTCAGTTGTCTTCTTTAATGATTTATTCTCATTAACTACTATTTGTACCTTTTCTGATAAATAATCAAGATACTTAGCTACTTTTGAATTAGAGTTGTTTAACTCTTCATAATACTCTAATAATTGTTCCAATTTCTTTGGAGCTACATTACCTTTAGTAATGGCTGTATTAACTGTCTTCTTAGTTGATGCTAATTCGTTAACTAAGTAGTTAGAGTAGTCAGTCAATTGTTTTTTTGTTACAAACTCATTTTTGTTCATATTGAATAACTCATTTATTTTTGACTCATCGGACATTTCATATATCCTAAAGTTAGATTTTTCGTCATTATATCCCAATGACTCATTAAGTACCTTAACATCCATTTTAGCTGACGCAAATCCTGGGTCAGCAACAATGTCATAAGTAAATAATTTTTTAAGGGAAACTGAACCATCAGATTCAGTAATACCAGCAGCTCTTGAAGAAACGAATACAGGACACCCGTCATCGACAAGTGCTTTTGCTTCCTTACCCCAGTAAGTACTTAGTAATTTAATCTCTCCCGCTACGATATTTTTCTCTTGGATATAACTTGCCTTTGTGATAATATGCGAGGCTCTTGAGAGTGATGTGTCAAAAACGTCTGGATGATCGAATTCACCATAAACAGCACCTAAGCCACTTATACGTTCATTCATTTCATTCAATGCTGGTAAAAATTTATCAGCCGAATAAATACGTTCATTTCTGTTCTTGACACCGAATTCGGTGAATGTACCACCTAATGTGTACCCCTTATTAGCAGAGTTACTCTCTCTAATAAGTTGGTTTTGTGAATTTTCTACTATTAAAACCGGTTTCATGTAAAATAATTATTTTTTGCTTCTTAGTATATATTGACAATGTAAATTCTAAAAATAACAAAGGTGGATTCTTTACAGAGGCTCTATAATCTTTTATTAAAGAAGGTTTGGTGAGTACGGGAAGAGGACAACACATATTTAATAAATAATTAAAATTTTGAGGTTTTTTATGATAATAACTAGAGAGATAAAAGTTAAAATAAGCGAAGCAAACTATTCATACTATGAAAATCTAGGATATAGTGATGTTACAATTGGTGAATTATTAATAATACCAGTTGAATTACTATCCAAAGGATCCCACTATAAAATAAAGTGTAAGTGTGATAAATGTGGAATCGAAAAGGATGTAATATTCAAGAACTATATTAAATATGATAATAACTGGGGTGAATACTCTTGTAGAAAATGCTCAGAATCAAAAAGGAAAAAATCATTAAGAGAAAATTACGGTGTTGACTATCCAATACAAAACAATAAAATATTGAAAAAAATGAAAAAAACACTTATAGATAAGTACGGTGTTGACAACATATCCAAACGCGATAATAAACAAAACGATATTTCCTAATAAAAGGAATATGAATAATAATATAAAAGAAGGAGAACGTTACGAAGGTCAAATAGAGTTCTCAACAAACAGACACGCAACAATCACAATAAACGATAAATCAATTTTCATTTATAAGAAGAATACTAAAAATGCTTTACACTTAGATAAAGTAATTGTAGAAGTATTTAGGGGTGATAGGAAATTAGAAGCTAAAGTAATTAACACAATATCAAGGAATAAGAAAGAATTCGTTGGTAAGGTACATATTAATGGTAAATCAACATTTGTTATAGCAGATAATAAAAGAATACCAGTTGATTTCTATATCAAGGGTGGATTAAAATCGGAAGATAACCAAAAGGTTATAGTCGAACTCACAAAGTGGGTAGATAGTAAATCCCCACAAGCTAAGATAACTAAGATATTAGGAGATGTTGGTGATAATAACGCTGAGATGAATTCGATAATGTATGAATATGGATTACCAGTTGATTTTCCACAAGATGTTATAAACGAATCAGAACTCACACCAGAAGTAATAACCGAAAAGGAAATAAAATCTCGTAGAGATATGAGAGATACAACAACAATAACAATCGACCCAGTAGATGCTCGTGATTTTGATGACGCATTATCACTTAAAGTAATGAATGATAATAGATTTGAAGTAGGAGTACATATTGCTGATGTTGGACACTATGTTAAACCTGGTACTAAATTAGATGATGAAGCTTATGAAAGAGCAACATCTGTGTATCTAGTTGATAGATGTGTATCTATGTTACCAGAAAGACTTAGTAATGGAATATGTTCATTAAAACCTAATGAAGATAGGTTAGCATTTTCAGTTGTATTTACACTAGACTCGGATGGTAAAATTGTTAAAGAATGGCACGGTAAAACAGTCATACATTCTGATATGAGATTTGCTTATGAGGATGCTCAAGAGATAATCGAGGGTAATGATGAAAAATACACAGGTGATGGTAGTGTTTATCCATTGATGATTAATCATCTAAACACATTAGCTAAGAAAATAAGAAAGAAAAGAATTAAAGACGGTTCATTAGAGATGGGTGGTGTGGAAGTTCGATTCGAATTAGCAGAGGATAATAAGAAACCAATTGGTGTTTATTTCAAAGAACAGAAAGAAGCTAATAAATTAATTGAAGAATTTATGTTACTAGCTAATAAATCTGTTGCTAAACTATTATCAAGTAATTCGAGAACTAATGTATTTAGAGTACATGATACTCCTAATATGGAGAAGTTAACAGCATTATCAAATGTGTGTAAGACTTTTGGTCACGAATTCAAAATAGAAGGCGAATCTGAAGATCTTAAAAAATCTATAAACAAGTTATTACAAGATGTTAAAGGAACACCAGAAGAAAATATGTTAAGTACGGTTGTAACTAGATGTATGTCTAAAGCAACATACACAATACAAAACATAGGACATTATGGATTAGGATTCACACACTATTCACACTTCACAAGTCCAATACGTAGGTATCCGGATTTAATGACACATAGAATGTTACTTGATTTCTTACATAATAAGAAACAAGGAAACCCTACTAAAGTTGAAGATGAGGCTAAATGGTGTTCAAGTAGAGAATTGATAGCATCCAGAGCCCAAAGAGATTCTATAAAATACAAACAAGCCGAATATCTTTTAGATAAAATTGGGAAAGTATTCACTGGGATAGTTTCTGGTGTAACTGATTGGGGATTATATGTTGAATTAACAGAAAGTAAATGTGAGGGTATGATAAGATACCAATCTTTAGAAGGTAATTATAATATAGACACACAAAACTATCAAATCTTTAATGATGTTGGGGATAGAATCAGATTAGGTGATGAGATAACTATCATAGTTAATGGTGTTGATTTAGAAAAGAAACAAATAGATTTCATAAAAATGTAATGGATGATTTACTAGAATATAATGTTGTTTTAGGAAATGATGTTGAGTTAAATAACTATGATCGATTACTAACTAAATTTCCACAATGGATACAATATAAACGTGAGATAAAACTTAATGTTTTATTAAACGAAGGTAAAAGGATTGGATTTGACGTAACCGAAATATCAAAAATAAATAGTCCGGTATATGGTAGTTTAGGAAAACCAGAATATTCTGATATATTATTAAAAAGTATATCATTTTTTGTTAGGTCAATGTCTTTTATCATAACGAATAATAAAGTGGATGAGTTAAAAATAGTATTAAAAGTTCTAGATACACCAAAAGGTAAAGAATTAAAAAACATATTAGAATCGGGGTGTTTACTAGAAGTTAAACAAATGAAACTTCCAAGTTGTAATAGCGTAACACAATTTTACTTTGATATACCCGACCCAAAAACTGCGGCATAAAAAAACCTCTTAATTAATTTTAAGAGGTTTCCTTTTTTAAATATCTTTTAGAATTCAAATTCTCCACCGTCATCTCCACCAGCATCTCCACCAGCATCTCCACCATCATCTCCACCACCAGCATCATCTACACCACCAACATCACCAGATTCACCAAAGTCGCCTCCATCATCTCCGCCTTCAGCGCCTTCTTCACCAGAACCAACACCTTCACCAGCATCACGAGCCCAATACCTGTCATTCTCAGCTTTCTCCTCTGGAGTAAGCTTGAATATATTATCCATTATCCACTCAATGTGAAAATAAGGTTTTTCATCTGTTCTCATAACACCTAATAAAGTTCCAACTATTTCTGATTTCTTAGCTAAGTTATTTATCTTCTTCCAATCTTCAAATATTTGATTAGTATAGAAGTCAATATCAACTCTATTAGTAAATACCTCATCCTCTGTTAATTCAGGAAACTCAATTAACATTTGTAATTTAAGTGGCTTAACAATAAGTTCTTTAAAGTTAGCTCTTAATCTACTAATAAAATTGTGAAATTTAATCTCATCTCTAGTCATCTCAGAAGCGTCACCAAAAAGGTTACCACCACCATTTTCACCTTCGAATCTAGATATAGGTATCTTAGAAGCTCTTTTAAGAGACTTATAAAACCAAGATAACATAGTTTCATCATTCAAATCATGACCTTCTGGTGAAACCATCTCCATATTAGGAGTACCAGCATCTCCCTCAGGAAACCATATTTGTTTATTGTAAGGTAAGTGCTTAGCACCATTGATAGTAAGTGTTCCTAGACTATCATCCCACTCAACTTCTTCTGAATAATCATGTATTAACTGACCTATTTGTTCTTCTGCTCTTTGTCTAGACAATCCTTTAATAGGAATTGTAAATTTTTGATAAAGAGTAGCGTTTATAACATTGAACATTATTCTAGTTTGTTCTAATATTTTTAATTGATTATATGGTTTTATCAAACCTTCAACATAAGAAGTTTCTGAATAATCATTCTGTGTTGAATATGATATATAAACTATTTGTGAATCTAAAAATATTCTCCTTAATTGTGGATCCTCTGGAAATTGTATCCATAAGTGTCCAATAGCTGGTTCATAAGCAGGTACTAAAGTTTCTGGTCTCATTCTATTGAAACCAACAATATTCTTTTTCTTATCATCATATATAATCTCAATAGCTATATAACCATCAATAAGGAAATCTCTCATCATATCCCAAGCACTAATACCATCAGAAAATCCATACTTATTGTATATTTTTTCGAAATATTCTTGATACTTATCTCTTACTTCTTGTGGATATTCATTTGATAGTGATTTAGGTGAGCAAAAGGCAACATCATCATTAAAAACAATAGACTCATCCGATATAGTACTCACAAAATCTCTTATTTCATCCTTAATAGAATACTCTCTAAGTATTCTTCTCTTATCACCATATGCTTTATCTAGATAAGGTATTGACTTTCTATTCAAAACAGAAGCCACAGCTCTCTGACTAAAGAAATCATACATCGAATTACCTCTAGCTGAATATGGATCCTCATTTATACCGATACCAACTTGATTTCTGATGATCATATCATCATAGTTCATACCATAATTTGAAAGGTTTCTTAGAATACGACTAAATAGTCCTTTATTCTCAACTGCTGAATTACTAGCAGCGAAGTTAGAATCTGCTCCTGCTGCTCCGTTAAAGTTATTATATGATGGCATATATTAAAATAATTTAAAAATTTAAGTTATATATTAATTTTAACACCTACCTCCTGTAACAAAAAAACACGAGCTAAGACTCGTGTTTTATTATTTCATTTATTTTTTTCTGGTTTTTCTTGACATTCTCCACTATATCTGGATCAAAGAAATCATTACATGATTTTCCAGCTCTAGGTTTAAATAATTTATTCAATTTATTCAACGATTTAATATAATCATCAGAATCAGGACCATATAATCTATCCGAAATATCCTGTAAAATCATCTTATCAACCTTATTAGTAATTGGCTTTTTCATATTTTCTCTTTGCCTCTGTAAGTTAGCAATATCAGACTCACTTGGTCTTTCTATTGTATATTTAATACCCATAGGTTTTACATCACCACTAAGTTCTTTTTTACTTTTTCTGAAAATTCTCATTATTATTATTTTTTAAGTCCATGTGTTAGAACCTCCCGGTCCATACTTCTTCATATTATTTCGTATTCTAGAAACGTGGTTTCTAAGAACACCATACTTCTCCGATATATCATTATTTATATCAAAGAATTCATCTATACTAGCCATCATCATTTCTTTATGTCTCTCATCCCTATTAGCTATCTTAGCATCCCATATTTGTATTAACTTCTTAGGGTCATAAATATTTTTAGGATGTTGTGAATATAAAAATCTTGGTAATAGGTCTAATTCTATTTTATGTACTAATTTAACTCTTGAAGCATCATACTCCACCATAGCATATTCAAAACCCAAATCTCTTAATTTATCATAAACACCTTTATAATCAACTTTTAATAAAGCATCATTCTCAAAGTCTTGTTCACTAACATACTGATCAAATAACAATGTTCTAACCTCAATAGGTATAAAGTTAAAGTTGATAGCAAATATAATAATTTTATTTGAGAATTTCTTATAATCAGATACAAAAACTGGAGAAAATTGCATCCAACTAGAGGTATCTAAATAGTGTATAAAATAAAACCCTCCAGGTTGTATATCAGTAACAGAAACTCCTAGAACCTCCTTAGTAGATTCTTGATATTTATTATAAAAAAATAAAGAATTATTTTTGAAGTTATCCGGAATGCCATTACCATTAACCAATAAATTTATTTTAACTCTTTCTGCTAATTCACCCATCAAGACATTTTTCTTTTATATATAAAAAAAATTATAATCATAATGTTAAACTCGAAACCAAATAATTCTAAATATCATGGTGGTAATTATATACCAAAAAATAAAGATAAAGTGATAAAGTTAAATGCTGAACGTGGACTTTATTATAGGAGTTCTTGGGAAAAGAAAATAATGTTTTGGTTAGATAATAATGATCAAGTAACAATGTGGGGAGCCGAATGTTTAAATATACCTTACCAAATGACACATTTTGAAAATGGAGATGCTAAAGTTAAAAAACATACGTATTATGTAGATTTCTATTATGAAATGAGGGTAAATGGTGTACTAAAACAAGTAGTTGTTGAAGTAAAACCTAAAAAGGAATATAATATGGTAATCGCTCTTAATGCTGGTAAACTTAGTGTTCCTGAAAAAGGAACTAAAAAGTTGAAAAACTTCGAGTATGACTTAAAAATGGCATATAAGAACAAGAATAAATGGGAAACTATGATAAATTGGTGTAATAAAAAGGGTTATGAATTTATTATAATAACAGAAGATCATTTGAAAATGTTTAGTTAAAAAATTTACTCATATTATTTTTAATATATACTTAATAAGTAAAAATAATATTATTATGATAACAAGAGTAGCTCCGTCACCAACAGGACAATTCCACTTAGGAACTTTAAGAACAGCATTGCTAAACTATTTAATGGCTAAAGCTAACAATGGTACTTTCATACTACGTATTGATGACACCGATCAAGAAAGAAATAAACCAGAATGGATAGATTATATCTATGATCAAATGAATAAATTTGGTTTGGATAGTGATATAACATTTAGACAATCAGAAAGATTAGACAGATATAAAGAAGTTGCTGAGAAAATCGGAACGAAAACTGAAAAGGGTTATGTGTTAGATATGGGTGGTTATGAAATGGTTATACTTAGAAATAATGGATTCCCAACCTATAACTTCTCTTCTATATTAGATGATTATGATTATGACGTAACAAATATAGTAAGAGGTGTAGATCATATTTCTAATGAAATAAAACAAAGAATAATATGGAATAAAATTTGTGAGGTTGAGTCTGATAAACAATTTCCAGAAATAACACATGCTGGTCTTTTATTCGAAGGTAATAAAAAACTATCGAAAAGAACTGGTAATGGAACAACAGAGGATTACAAAGAATATAGTAAAGAAGTTTTATTAAATTGGTTAGTAAAATTTGGATGGTCGCATCCGGATCCAAATTTTGACAAAAAACATAAAACATTAAGTATGGATGAAATGATAAACCTTTTTAATGAGGGTAGTATTTCGAATAAAAATTGTAAAATTGATAAAAACAAACTATTATTTTTAAATAAAAAATGGAAAGGTAGATTACCAAGAATTAAGAATTTTAAAAACTTTGATGTATCAGAATCTATTAATATTGAAAAATGGTACGAATTTCAAAACAACCAATGAAAAAAAATTGTAATTAGTGTGGATATAGAAAAAATTGGGTATATATCATTATAGATCCTGAAAATATTTTTATTAAAATGGTAAGTGGGAAATTTCAAAAATCCCAAAACAAATAATACATAGAATAGTTCTGGTTGATTAGTAAAGAAACCAATTGGTACCCATATCCAATATGAAATTTTAGTAAAATAATATATAATATCCAATCTTGACATACCAATTATATCTCTTTCTCTAAATCTCTTATCTAATTGCTTATTCTTAAGCATATGATAAACATTCATAAAAATGAATAAAATAGGTAATATGTAAAATACATTAATCATGATTTATTATAATTTCTTCCATTTTTATTAGATTATTTAACTCATTTTCAAATAATCTAACATTTTTATCTTCATTGATAATATCAAATAAACCATCATCAATAAAAGCCTCTATTGGATCACCAACAATTCTTTCATAGGTATCAGGAACATCACCACTTCTATCTTCATAAGAATCCTTTACATATTTTTTTTGATTATTTAAATCAATGTGTAAAGAGCAACCATCAGGCCGTGATCCTTGACCCCTCTCTGATTCTTCCCATATTTGTAAAATAACTTTATTCATAATTATATTTTATATATGTTTTTTTATATTAAAAAGTAAACAAAGTTTAAAAAAAAAGTAAAAATAAAAATAAAAACAAAAACAAAAACTATTTTTATGCAAAATATTAAATTAGAGTATATATGGTTGGATGGGTCAAATCCACAACAACTAAGAAGTAAAACAAAAGTAATTAAAACAAAGGATTCCTTAAAAGTGGAAGACTACTCAATGTGGTCATTTGATGGAAGTTCAACAAAACAAGCAGAAGCGGGAAAGGGGAAGAATACAGATTGTTTACTAAATCCAGTTTTCATAACTAAGGACCCATTTAGAGGTGACCAAAACAAATTAGTTTTTTGTGAGGTATTAAACCCAGATGGTACACAACACGAAAGTAATCACAGAAACAAACTACAAGAAAAAATCGAAGAACTAGGTATAGACGAAACAATCGAAAAGGATGAATTACCTTGGTTTGGATGGGAACAAGAATACACTTTAACGAAGAAAGATAGAAATCCATTTGGAACGAATGGAGCACTACCATTAGGATTCGAAAAAGGTGAACCAAGACAACAAGGAGATTATTATTGTGGTATAGGATCTGATAGTGTTGTTGGTAGAGGTATAGTTGAAGATCATATGAATATGTGTATAGAAATTGATTTAGACATCTCAGGAGTAAATGCGGAAGTTATGTTAGGCCAATGGGAATATCAAATTGGACCAGTGAAACCACTAAATGGATGTGACCAAATGTGGGTATCTAGATACTTATTAGAAAGGGTAGCTGAAAAATACAATGTTATTGTATCATTACACCCAAAGCCAATGACTGGTGATTGGAATGGATCAGGGTGTCACGTTAACTTCTCAACAAAGGAAATGAGAGAAGAAGGTGGATTATCTTTAATAGATGAAGCTGTTATGAAATTAAAAGAAACTCACAAAGAGCACATGGCAGTATATGGATTAGAGAATGATAAGAGAATGACAGGAGAACATGAAACTTCAACTATACACGAATTTACACACGGTTACAGTACGAGAGACACAAGTATTAGAATACCAGCACAATCAATTGTTGATAAGAAAGGGTATTTTGAAGATAGAAGACCAGCTTCTAATTGTGACCCATACCAAGTTACTGAAAGAATGTTAGAGACGATATTTAGTGAAGTACCAGTTTCAGTATAAATATAATTTATATTAAATAAAAAAACCCACTCATTTATTTGAGTGGGTTTTTTAGTATCTTATTTATTTTCTGTTTTCTTATTTGGTTTCTCTCAAATTCGGAGATCCGACCAAACATGTGAATACCTTTGATGACTTATTACAAAGAGTGAATACCTTGACCATCATTAGAACCCTCTATTGAGATTAATTTTATTTTGTGTTCGTTATCACCTTTTTTCTTATAAAGTTCATTATAACCCTTGGCAATACCTCTCTTGAAGACTTCTGTAAAGTATGCGAAGGCATTAACCGATTTTTCCTCATTGAAGTTGAACCAGTTTTGGAACATATCCAACAACCCACTTTGATAACAATCCATTTTGTCGTCATTTGAGTAGTATCTCATTTTTTTGATTGTTTTTTTAGCTAGAAGTTCTAACATTTTTTCAGCCGATCTGGTTAATCTTCCTTGGGCTTTTGATACGATAATCTCTACATATAAATCTTTATTATTTAAGTACATTTAATTAGCATTTATTTTTTTATAGAACTCTATTTGTTCTTTCATGCTTTCATGTTATAGGACTAAATCATGAAAAGTTTATATAAACAAAAAATCCTCAAATTTCTTTGAGGATTTTTTAATATTTATTTTTTATAATTAAAGTTTAGTTACTTCTTTGAATTGTACTTCTTTAATACCCAATAATTCACCATCAAGATTTACTTTTCTTTTCTCTAGGTTATTAAGAGCTGTTGATAAAACTTCCGATTCACCAATCATTTGTATAGAACCTTTAACCTTTTCAATATTGAAATTGACATCCTCTAATTTAAGAGTGATTTCTCTTTCTTTATCTTCAAGCTTTCTCTTAATGATTAACTCACCATCTAATTTATTTTCATAAAAATATGTCAAATCATAATTAAGTTCATTTCTTACTTCATTAACAAGTTCGATAGCTGATTCATACTTAAAGAATGAATTACCATATCTCTCATCACATCTATATAAGAAAGTAGTGTTTTTATAATTGAATGCAAAACACTCTAAATAAGGGTTGATTAAGTTATTAATCTTTTTAACAACATCCAATTCAACAAATTTATCCATATTATGAGATACCTCAAGTAAAATAGGGTAAAAGTTTTTGTTAACAATAGGAACAATTGGAGATGAGAAAAGACTTTCTAATGTAGTTTCTTCATTTAATTCATCTTCATTAATAAAGATACCACCTTTTTTACTAACAGAAAGACCAATTGTTAGATATTCAGATATTCTGAAATTAACTCTATCTTCACTGATAGTAGCATATTTCATAGCTGATTCAATCATTCTAAGACTTTTTAAGTCTTCTTCATTTTTAACATGGTTTTCTAAAAGTGTTTTTTCAATAACATTTTCTGTAAGTAAGAACCAAGAATCTTTAATTAAAGCGATGTGACCATCTTCAACAGATTCAACAATAGTGAATACTGACTCACCAGAACCACCACTCAATAGGTTATTTCTTTTCTCCGGAGACTTTGTTAAGTTATGAACAAATACTTTAATTTCTGGAACCCAGTCATAAATAGCTAATTCATTCAAAACCTTAGACATTCTATCTTCATCAGATTCTAAATTGATTGTTTGTAAAAGAACATTAATTGGTTGTCTATAAAGCTCTCCTTGGTTTTGGGTATTAAGAACATTATATAAACTTTTTAATTCATATATTAGTTCGTGATTTGACATATCATCGTTTAAACTCTCCAATAGACCCTTCACAGCGCTATCATACGTGAAAGATCTTAATTTCTCATTAAGAGAATTAATTATTGCTTTCTCGGCATGCTCATTACAAGCATTCATATGCCCCTCTACAATAAGTGCAACGTCTTCTTGATCAAGTGAAAGATTTTTCTTGAAGTTAAACAACTCGAGTTTAAGATTCTTCATACTTTAAAATATTATTTTTTTTTCTACTTATTATTATATATTAATAGTAAAAAGTCATTTTTTACCATTTTTATATATTCCTTTAACAGATCGTAAAATATTTACGGAGTGTAAGGATTTCCTGATGATCCATTATTAGGATCTTGTGAATTTGGGTTATTTATTGGTATACTAGATTTTTGTCTAGCTCTTAGTATATTATTAAACCATCTAGTTCTTTTAGGTGTGATATAATAATCAGGATCACCGGAACCATTAGGATTTTGAATGTATGTATAATTACCAGTAGCACCATATGGTGTAGTACCAGTATTAATATTAGGATCTAGACCACCAATATAATCATAAGGAGAATTCGGTACGTTATTAGTACCACCTCCGGGCGCGAACGGTCCAGGAGAATTCGATGGGTTATCAGTACCAAATCCCTCCGAAAACCCATCTACTATTGTATGACCATTTAAATCAGTCATACCATCACCATAATTCCTAGGATAACCCACACCATTATATCTATCTTTTCTAAAAGCTGGATAATATGTTTGTACCTCAAATGAGACCTTCATCTTAATATTATTATCAGAAGACATATTTTTTTCACGTGCCATTTCTATTGAATTACCATCTGGCATTAATATAACAGCATCTATATTCATAAAGTTATGCTCAAAATACATAAATTTATATAACCATAAAGTATCCATTATTGCCTGACTACACTTGAACGTATCTACTTCACTAGAAAGTAATATTTCCAAATCATAACTAACAGTAATAGGAACTGCTCTAACTTTAGCTAAAATCTTTCTTATCTCAACCTCATTCTCGACAACCATTCTCAACCAAACATTAGGATTGGAGAATTCATCAGAATTAATATTAAATCCAGTCATTGTTATGTGACCCCTTGGTATAATATCGGTGTTTAATTCAACAAATCTATTTTCAGAAACCACATCATCCTGAAATGTATCCAATAAAAACCTCTCATCACCCGTCAATGAGTAATAAAAAGGTACTTTTACATAAACATCCCCAGAAGAAAATCTATTAACCCAATTAACTTGACCTTCTAAGGTATCAAGAACACAAACTGTTAAATCTCGGAAGAAAACATCCTCCATATTAAATCTTTCACCTATCATAGATGTATATATAAAAACTAAATCTTCTCCAAAACTTATCACAAAATATCAATATACATGTTATGAGCGTAAAAAAATTATTATTATGGGAAAGATGGCGTCCAAAGACTATGGATGATGTGATTCTATTACCTAGAATCAGAAAGCATTTTGAAAACGGAATTGATGGAAATTATATTTTTCATGGAAATTATGGAACTGGCAAAACCAGCTTAGCTAGAATACTCATTGGTAAATACACCAAGGATAAACCATTCCTAGAAATAAATAGTTCTATCGAGACATCAATTGATTTACTTAGAAATGAAATTGATGATTTTTGTAAGTTTTCACCTATGATGGAAACAGAATCAGATTATAAATATATATTTTTTGATGAGTTTGAAAGAACATCCGCTCAGTTTCAAGATGGGTTTAAAGCATTTATAGAAAAGTATAGTAAAAATGTTAGGTTTATAATAACAACCAATCACTTAAATAAGATAGATGGTGGTATTAAATCCAGAATACCTAGATTAAACTTCGATTGTGAGAATTTAGAAGAAGAAAAGTTTCTAAAACAAGCAATATACAAGAGAATTAATAATACTGTATTACCAACAGAAGAAGAAGAAATATCAAAGGAAAGTTTAGTTACTATTATCAATAAGAAGTTCCCAGATTTCAGAGAAATAATGGTTGATCTTGAAACACACATAAAAACTGGAGAATCGACATCATCATCTAATGTTTCTAATAAGGTTAGGTTAGATTTATACAAGACTATATATGACACATCAATGGATTACGAAAAAATCTATCATTTCTTAATGAATATGTTCGGTCCTGAGAAAATAGATGGTATGATTAAAGTATTAGGAACACCATTTATAAAATGGTCTATGGAACAAGGTAAAAATGTTGATAAGTTATTCGAGTGTAATTATATAATATCAGATTATTCGTCAAAATTAGAGACTAACACAGATCCTATTGTTTTAGGGATGACTATAATTGGTAAGTTAAGAGATATATTGAACTAATCTTCATCAGGATATCTTTCATAAAACTCAAATTTAATTCGGTCTTTACTACCAACATATTCCATATGTTTTAAGTTTACAAATTCTTTAACCCTATTTAATACTTCATCGAAATCGATATTTAACAAAACATCAACCTGTTTTAGTAAAACGACACATCGGTTGTCAGATTTATCACCAGTTTTATATATCATTGCTTTATTATCATCAACATATTCAGAGAATATATCTTTCAAGTTATCAATAACATCAACAGTACTATTATTTAAATGATATTCACATTCATTATAAATATCCTGTAACTTACTTGCGCTCCTCTCAGAATTACCTCTTGATATCTCATCAACTAAAAGTGTTATAGCCTCTAAACTTATACGATCACCATTATTCAATGAATCTTCTATCATATCAGCAATTACATCACTACTCTCAAATCCCAATTCCTCTAATTGTGTAACCAAACCATCATCATATATACTACTATAATCAGATAAAACCTTTATAAAAATATCTCTATTAACAGATACAGTTCCTCTATAAGATTCAAAAAATTTCAGATATTTCATATGAGTATATATAAAAATTAATATATAAACACATGGCAGATATTAATTTTATAGACTTCTACATAGGTTACCCTGGTCACCCAAGATTCACCGATAAAGAAATGATTGAGGATGATGTGATTAGGGTGATCGTACAAAAATACGAAATGGTCATTTTCACTAATAAAGGTGATTTATTAGGTGATCCAAACTTCGGAGCAGATTTACCAGCTCTATTATATGAAACAAGATTATCAGCAGAAGCTATCGAAGGAGATATTAGAGCACAAATATCAGATTATATAGAGGAAATAGATGGTATAGACTATGGGCTAACAGTTGAGTTTTTCGAAGATCCAGATAGACACCAAGAGTATATGGTTATAACATTCAATCTCAAAGACTATGAGGTTTATGCTTCAGTAATTTAGATAGGACAATGATTTGCTGAGTAGATATACTTATAATCTCTTTTAATATTAACACCAAGACTTTCAGCAGATGTAATAATATCCTCCAAACATTCAGAATCAGAACCACCAACAATAATAACACTCTTACCCCTTAATTCAACAAGATGTTTATATAATTTAATAGGAACTTGGAACCATTTATGATTATTACCAATATAAACTATAATAGTTCCCTCTTTTGTTCGGAAAAAGTCACCTTTTTTTAATTGTTTATTATCCTCTTTATCACTAATCTCTTTATAAACTTCCTTATCTAGAATTTTTTTATAAAAATCAGCATCTACATCATAATTATATCTCTTTTCGATTAACTCACTTTGGTTAGGAAAATGGTATAAATCATCATGTATTGGAATTTCAGGATTTTTATCATATAAGTAGTCTTTATCAACAATTTTACCATCTGTATGGTTATCCCAGATTTGATAAACATTGACAAATTCATTACAATACTTTTTTAATTTATTTATGTACATCTCAGAAAAGAATTTCTTAAATGATTTTTGAACATCAACAATTATAAGTGTTGTATCAGTATTATAATTCTCATATGCCTTTAGGTATCTCATTGTAAGTATATATTAAATAAAAAACCCATCAAAGTTTATTTGATGGGTTTCATTTTTTAATATTTTCTATAAATTAAAGTGGAAGTTCTTCTTCGTCCTCTTCTTCATCTTCGTCTTGTGCTTGACCTTGTACTTGACCTTGTGTTTGACCATCTTGAGCCTGTACTTGACCATCTTGAGCCTGTACTTGACCATCTTGTACTTGTGTTTGACCATCTGCTTGAACTTGTACTTGACCATCTTGAGCCTGTACTTGAGCATCTGCTTGTGGCTCTTCAAACTCACCTTGTGGTTGTGTTTGTTGTGCTTCTGGTTGAACCTGAGGTTGCATTTGAGCTTGTGGTTGTGCTTCTGGTTGAGCTTGCTGAACTTGTGTTTCTTCTTGACCACCCATCAAAGCTCCACCTGGAATCTTCTCTATATCAAGATTGTTCATATTAATATATTTAACAATTTCCTCAGCGATGTCAACATCACCAAAAAATTGTCTTAGGTTCTTACCAGTAGTTTCTTTAACTTTCTTAACATAAGAGTTAATCAAAGATTGAGGAATATCAATCATTGTCTTTACTTTATAAATATCATTAACTTGTAGAACAGCTTCTTTGATAATTTCAGATCTGTTCTTTACAATACGATATTTTTCATACGTTCTAATATGCTTCATATTTAATAGAATTTTTTTATAAGTTATATATTAAGTATTAAAAGCCGTTTTTTACAACTTAATTATGGTAATAATATAGATATTATTAAACCAACAATAGCGAGACCTCCGAGACCTCCTCCTATTATCATCTTAGTTTTCATCTCACGTATCTGTTTATCTTTCAAATCTATCTGATCCTTTAGATTTATCAATTGATCATTAAACATAACCTCCCTTAACTGATACTCAGTTACTTGTTTTTGTAAAGTTTCGATTGTGGTGTCCTTAGTATCAATACTAGTGTTTAATTGTTCTATTAAAACTTTTTGTTCTGATATCAAAATATTCTTATCATTAACCGCCTTAACACAAACCGAATCATAACTACCAATCTGGACATTTAACTGCTCAAATAGTTGTAATAAATCAGAATTATTATCAAGCTTTTGAGCTTGTTCTATTGTCATAACAACAACACTTTGACCCAAAGAATCTAATTCATATCTAGGATATTCTATTTCTTGTGAAAGTACATTAATAGAAATTAATAACCCAACCAACAATGTTAATAAACTTTTCATTATTTCGTTTTATTTTTTATAGAATTAAGTAAATCGTCTCCTGTTCTATTTGGTGGATTTTTCTTTAATTCTTCTATCTTCTTTCTAGTATCCGCTAATTCTCTTTTTATCCTACTAAGGTTATCAGCGCTTTCGGTAGCTTTATCCTCAGCTTCTCTAATATTAAATTCTAGTAATGCAATTTTTTCACCATTTAGACTATCAACTAACATCAAAGAATCTATAATAAAGGAATTATCTTCTAACCTTTTATTAGATTCTTGTTTCTTTAATTCAATCTCATCATACCTTTCCTGTAATTGGTCTAATTTTTCACCAATCTCACCATCAGTACTAAAGTACCACTTATACCCAAATATAAGTGTAAACCCTAGAAGTATTAATATGAGAATTGACTTAATATCTAACTTCATAAAACTTTTTTATTTTGGTGTATATATAAATTAACAAATTATCTCCTTGTATTATTTGAAAAATTCAAGGATTTTACTTATATTTGTATTAAATATATAACAACATGACAAAATAAATATATAACAACATGACAAAAACATTATACTGTTTCGATTTTGATGGTACATTAGTACACTCACCAATGCCGACTGAAGGTAAAGATATTTGGTTGAAAAAGACCGAGATGACATGGCCATATGTTGGATGGTGGGGTAAATCGGAATCTTTGGATAATGATGTTTTCGAAGTTGATAAAAATGAATGGGTATATCAAAGATATCTTGAAGCAGTATCAGATGAGGATAACTACATAATAATGGCAACTGGTAGATTAGAAAAATCACCAGGAATGAGAGGAAATGTTGAAAAAATTCTAAATAAACACAATTTATCATTTGATGAAATTCACTTAAATGATGGTGGAGATACATTCAAATTCAAAACCAAACTTTTCGAAAAATTAATTGAAAAAACAAACTGTGATAATTTCATCATGTATGATGATAGACACGAACACCTTGTAAAGTTCAGAGAATGGGCTAGTGAACAAGATTGTGAGGTAACAGTTGTTGATATAGTAAATAAGATAACAAATACATATTAATATATACAAAAAGGAAATAATAAAAATGGCAACTATTACAAAGAAAAAAAGTGAGACTAAGGTAGATGAAATACTTTCTAAACCATTTAGACTTGATTTACATAACGATGATCACAATTCATTTGATTGGGTAATCACTTGTTTAATGAAGGTTTGTGACCATGAACAAGAACAAGCTAATCAATGTGCTCATCTTGTACACTTCAAAGGAATCTGTGATGTAAAGTACGGAGACTTAGAAACTATTTCAACAATGAAAGATAAATTGGAAAGTGCTGGGTTATCAGTAACTATGGAAGTAAATTAGTATTTTTATTGACCAAACCAAGTACCAATGTTATTATCTAATCCAGTATTCTTATTACGATTTTGGAAATTTCTTCTAACCTTTAGTACTTGTCCATAATCCACACCCTCAACATAATCAAAGTTTTTCAAGCACCCATTTATATAAGACATAAGATCTCTATCTGTAAATTTACTCGACCATTCCTCAACCATTTCACGAAATTCACTCTTTTTAAATATAGATGTTGAGTTAACAATAGTCATAACGCAATCATCATGACCTACATCAGCAGCATATCTGGTATTACCAGCAGTTGTTGTGTGTTTAACAAAGGTTGTTATCTCTCTAATTGTTTCCTCATTATTAATTGAGAATCCCTTAGATATCATTAAGTCTTGATAATCCTTAACCAATAAATTTTTATTTTCTCCAACTTTTAACCCAACCTTCTCTTCGTTAGCATCAGCTCTATGTTTATATCTAACAAAAATAGAAGAACCATAATCATTATTACCCTCAAAAACATGTGGTAGCTCAGCTAATAATGTATTGCCATAATTATTTAATTCTAAAACAACTTTAACATTATCTGGATTAAAATACTCAAAGGCAATAAGATATAAAATCTCAGCCAATTGCTTAACAGATACTAAATTACTCCTATATATACCTATTTGTTCTAATTTAAAGAAATCAACAATTGATGTATATGCTGCCTTTTGGTTATCTATGACTTCCTTTGTCTTATTATTAACTCTGAATATATTTATTATTGAATAATCTTGTCCTAAACCCTCGGCGATATCCACAGATAATACAATTTTATAATCCTTTCTCATTAATGGTAGGTAAACATCATCATCAACCCATCTTAATTCATTATAACTAAATCTAAGTTTTTCAAATTCTGAAATTTCCTCATGAATATAATTTTTCTTAGACTTTAATAAATCATCTATAATAGACTCATTTAATAGAGATTTACTAGCATTGATAAATCTCAAACCGTACTCTTGGTTAAAAGCATCTTCTCCACCAATATCCTTAATAGCTTCTTCTTTCCAAGTTGTTAACTCAGCAACAGAAAATAAAGGAATCTCCTCGTCCTTTGAATTTACTATCATCAATGATCTAATATCATCATCAGAGCATTTATCATTATTAAGTACACTTATAATATTTTTTTGTAAATCAATATTATAAGACATATCAACTTTAGTAATATCACCAAGGTTTTCTTGAAGAAATTTTAAAATATATTCCTTATCAATACCCTGTTCATATAATTTATGATCATTCAATCTAACATAAGTAACAAACCTACCCGGTACTTGATACCAATAAACCCTATGAGCTTTAAAGTTATTCCTTCTAGGATCACCATCTGGTCTCTCACCATCAGTAAGTAATTTATGGAATAAGTTCATACCATTGGGTGTTGATGTTATTATAATCTTAGAATTCTTAATTGCTGATACAGTTGGAAATACAGCCGTGTAGTATGGTTCTATAATATTGGATGGTATATGAGCAAACTCATCAAGATATAAAACATCAATAGTAAAACCAATCGCAGGTGTCTTTGTTCTAGCAGATGTCTTTATCCTACACCCATTCTCAAATGTTAATGATTTCTGGTTCCAGGTTTTTATACCAGGCTTTAGAAAGAAAGGTAATAAAGTATAAATAGATTTCATCTTATCAACAATCTCAACCGCAGTATCACCTTTATTCGCAACTATCATCACATTCTTATCATTATTAAATAAAATTGTATGTAACATAAAAATAGAGGATGATATAGTCTTACCGACCTGCCTGGATGCCATTAATATATTAAATCTATTATTAACAAAATTATCCATCATATCTTTTTGATAATCTCGAAGTTTTATATTACCTACACTACCGTCCTCTGTTTTAACCTTACAATATTTTTCAGTGAAATAGTGAACATCCAAAGCACATCTAATATACTCTTGTTGTTCAGTAGTAGTCATCTTAAAAGTAACACCAGCTCTTCTTAAACCAACTTCACTTTTTAGCCAAGGGTTCTGGTATCTCTTAACAACAACACCATCATTTATTTTATCAGTAGCATCATCAACCAGAATGGTTGTGAATATCATTTGTCTCTGTACTTGTTCCTTAGCCATAAAGAAAGCATATTTTTTTTATATATATTGTAAAAAACCACCTCTATGTCTAAAAGTGAGAATGAAAGAAATAGATTACAAGATGAATTTGACCAAATTCAGTCAGAAAGTAATGATTTCAATTTTGATATATCTGACCACTTAGCTAAACCCGAGGACTTACCAGATCTAGGAGAAATAGAGATATATGATTACGATTCAGATTTAAGTGTTTCATCACAACAATCAATGGAAGTCTTAGAGTCACTTGTAGATTTATATCTAAGTGATGTACCACAATTAAAAGAACACTCATACATAAAAACAAAAATGAGGGAAGATGCTTTAGTTTATGCCGAGGCTATATTTCTTTCTAAAATGACTCGTAAAAACTTCTTAAATCAACTAAGGCAGGTAGATAACGGTGATAACTCAGCTAGAATGCACGAAGTTGTCAATCAAACAATTGGTCAGATAAGAGAAAATTCTAAATTTCTATCAACACAAAGAACAGATCTTGAAAAATTCTACAAAACACTAAGAAGCGATTTAGGCTTGAATGATATTGAAAGTCCAGATGTTCTTAAATCACAAGTCGCTCACGCTGCCGATGAAGGAGTAAAGGATGAAGGTGGTGAAGTAATGGATAATAGAAAATTGAATGATTTAATTAAAAGGGCGATGACCGGTAAAGAAGAAGATAAGAAAAAGAAATAATTAATCTCTTTTGTAGATAAAACTCTCGAAAGTTTTCTTTATATTACTCCATTCTATTAAAACCTCCTTGGTTATAAAAGGATTTACTTTATTATTTGTTACTTTATTAACAATAATTATTTTATCATCCTCTTTAACAACATCTTTTATGTTAGATTTTATTGAATCTTCTGTGTTTGAAACAATGAAATCGAATGTTTTGTTACAATCATTAGCCAATGAAATCACACTAGAGTCATCATCATAAAAATAAACTCTATCATATTGTGTTATTTCCTCATCGATAAATTTATCACTCTCGCTTCTATAACCAATCAAGTGTTGTAATAGTAACTTAACTTTAGTATGTGATATATTATCTTTATCTCTATTATAGAATGTTTCTGATAAATAATAGAAATCCTTAATAACCAAACCAAAATCAGCCATTTTTTCTATTAACGTATCAACTACTTTTTTATAATTCTTTTCTGTGTTCTTTGAACAAATAATATAAATATCATCCTTAGTATTTTTCAATTGTTGAAAGTGTTCAACCAGTACCTTAAATTCTAAGTGATCTATAACTAACGGGTTCATAAATTCTTGCATCGAAAATGATAAATCTGTTATATCACATTTTAAATTTTTACACCTAACCTTTAGGTTATTCATTAAATCTTCTGGTAACCAATATGATTTTCCTCCTATATTAAGGTTTTGTTTATATTTCTTATAAATGCCCCTTTTTATGAGTTTAAATTCATGTTTTGAAATTTTAATAACAGGAATATCTGGTTTTATCTTAGATATAACCCAAACCTTACTATTAACATCAACTAATACATCTATATCGAAAAAATGAGCACCCATATTATAATTTAAAATTTGTTACTTTATAGCTCATCTCATGAGGTTTTCCATCATCCCGAGGCCCTTCATATTCTTTATCCGTCCAAGTAACACCACCACTCAATTCACTATCAAAACTTTCACACTTTTTACACTGACTTGGTGATAATTTCTTACCATCAATATCTTGTATATCAATATCGTTATAGATAAAATGTGCTTTACACCAAGGGTTTCTACATACACTTTTATATTCCATATTGTATATATAAAAAAAGAAAACCCATCAAATTGATGGGTTTTTATATTATTTCACAAAATCTTTACCAATAGCAAAGTCATACAAGACAGGCAAATTCAAATATCTAATAAAACCATCTCTAATATCTCCCATCGTATTAGCCTTTTTAACAATATTTATAATCAAAAATCCAAATTCTTCCTGAAAGTCTAAATAACAATCACACCAAGGTCTATTATAATGTTCTAAACTTCTCCACTCCTTATAACCACCTGTTAACCAAAACAAACTTTTCTCAGGTGTTAGCTCCTCAATTTCAACATCAATAATATCGGTTTCCCAAACTGGGTGATTATAACCAAAATCTCTCATAAGAATAACCGCCGCTTCAGCGACATCAGTTGTTACTTCTTTACCAATTTCAAAAAACCACCCACCACTATCTTTATTAATCACAACTTTATCATTAACATAAGTCATTTCTGATAATTCTTTAAGTAAATCTTTTTTTCTTCTCATAATACTAAACATTATTTTTTGATAAATTTATTCCACTTTCCCAATTGCCCTTAAAATATCCATCCTCCCAGATACCATTTTTCCAATTGCCGTAGAAACCTCCATTTTTGAATATACCATATTCCCAATCACCAACCATATAAATACCTTCGTGCCATATAAGAGTGTTATTCTCTATTTCTAAAATAGCACCATCAGTCTCGGAGTCTATTAACCAATAGAATCCTTCTTCTTTAATAATTTTAATGATTTGATTGTATTCTGTATAAGTCTTACCGTTATACTTTAGTTCTTGAAAATTCATAATTTAATAATTATTTACATCTTTATATATTCGACATTTTTTATAGAAAATTATACCGCCCTCTTTTTTTTAATAAAATCGACTATGTAAATAAAAAAAATTATTTAAAATTAAAAAACCGGGAAATATCCCGGTTTTTTAATATATTAACTATTTCCTGTTTTTTTCCTTATTTTGAAAGGTTATCAAGGTAATATTTCTCTTTTTTACTCAAAGAATCAATTCCATACTTTGTGATTTTTTCTAAAACTGAATCTAATTCGAACTGAATTGGCTCATCAGTTAATTCGAAAGAATCCATAAATAATAATCCAAGTTTGAAAGATTCCATAAAGATTATGTTTCCTTTATCTTTCTTAGTTGTGAATGCTATAACTTCAATACCTTTTAAGTAAATTTTAGCGAATCCCTTTTTCTTATTGTTTAAAACAATATCATAAGATAAGTTTAATTCATTAGAAACTTCTTTAAGTTTCTCGTTGTTGAATTTAGTAAGGTCGATGCAAATTATGTTGTTTTTCATAGTGGTTTGTTTTATTTAATGATTATAATACAATATAAGGATAATATACCAAGTAACCTAATTTTTTATTACTTTTCTTTATTATTAATTCATTATTATTGTTTCTATACACAATATAGTAATTATATATTGATAAACCTAATTTTTATAGATAAATATCAATAAAAATAAAAATAGAGTATGTAGAAATAATATATAATAAAAAATAATACTCTTTTATGAAGTATCTATCAAGTAGAACTGAATACTTAAAGTCAGCAAAATATAAAGTCGTTAACGAAGCTGTTGTTTCAGGAGCAGGACCATTCGCCAATGATATAGCATGGGGAGACTCATTATTAGGAAGAATGTTACACTCATTTGCTAGAAAGGCTCAAATAGGAATAGATTTAGTTAGAATAGACTCTGTTATTAAAAGACTAAAAACACAATTTGATTATTTAGTAGATACTGCTAAATTAAACGGAGCTGAGATTGATGAAGCAACAAATAAAGAAATTGATATGTTGTCTATTTCTATTTTAATAGGGAAATTAATAAAAGCAATAAAAGAACCTGAAGCGGAAGGTAAAAATCATTTAGATGAAATAATAAGAGTTACAACTGAAACTATTTATGCAATAACAGAAGTGGTATTATACTCTGATGAAAGTGAAGGTGATAGACAAGAAGTTTTAGAAAAGTTAACTGAATTTTTAGCAGAACTTAAAGAAATGGAGGAAACTGATGATGAGGAAACTGATGATGAGGAAACTGATGATGAGGAAACTGATGGTGAGGAAACTGATGGTGAAAAAATACCTTATCAACTTTATATGGCAAATATAAAATCCATATCTAGTATATTAGAGTCTTTTAAGAAGATTAAATCAGTAAGGTCATTACCAGCTCCAAAAGAAGTTGAAGAACCCGAACAGGTTCATTTTGAATGGGGAGTTAAAGGTGAAGATCTTTATCAGAAAAAACTAGCTGAGTTGCTAAAAAGTCAAAAAGCTCTTGGTAAGGGAGCTAATCTTAAACCAGGAGAACATACTAGAAAGAAATTTAAACAGGAAGTTGCTTACAAAATTTGGTCAGAAAAAGGAAATTCTGGTACTATGGAGGATTTCAAAAAATCCAAAGAAGGAGAAAGTTTTCTAAAATCTGTTGCTAAAGCTGAAACATGGAATAAAGTACCAGATACCGAATTATATGCCGAGTCTATGAACGATAGTTTTAGAAAATTCTCACTAAATGAGGGAACTGATGATAAAAAGCAAGATAATATACCTATTCTAAATGCTACAAAGGCATTATTTAATTTTATGAATGAAGATCCTAATAATCTAGTAGAATTACAAGGATTGATATCAAGTTATGATAAAATGTCTGATGACAATAAAAATAAATTATCAGCTGGTAACGCGGAAATGATGCAAAAATATGCTTCTGTTAAAAACCTATATGATCATATTAAGAAAACATCAGTATCAGAAAATTTAGATAGTTTATTATCCGGTAGTGAGGCACTTGGTAATCATATTAAAAATTTATATAGTGTTTCAAAATCAGGAGATTTAACCGAAATTGATGAATGGGGGAAAGATATAGATGGTGCATTGAAAAATTCAATAAAATCATTTAATGAAACAATGAGTGCTATTTTAGAACAGGAGCCAGAGGTTACAGAAAATGAAAAACCAGAGGATAAGGTAGAGAAAAACGAAGGTAAGTTATTAAGATATAAAAGTTTCAGAAAAATATTTGAAGCGGAAGGTGAAGATGTGGTTGATGATACAACAAAAGATAAACCATCTGGAGATGTTTCAAAAGAGGATCAATCTATCGAAAAAGAGAATAGATATGATTTATCCATACCATGGAATAAATTTTTCAGTGAAGAATATTTGAGAAAATGGTCTGTTACCGAACAAGATGCTAAAAATCTGGAACAGAGGTTGGTAAAAATGGAGAAAGAGGGTACTACATATAAAATAAACGGTATTGATCCTATACTAGAAATTGTTAAGATATTTAACAGAGCTTATAAATTACACACATCACAGACAATACCAACGGGTAGAAGTGGTGGTAAAGTATCTAATAAAAAATTCAGAGAGTATGAGTATATAGGTAGTGGATCTCCTGAGGTTAATACTGAATCAAGTGGATTTAAAGTTGGAATGGGCCCTTATAGAAACATAAGAATATTCACCAAATGGGAAGATGCTGTTCTTGATATAATAAAGGATTCAAAATATACAGTTTTATTCGATGAATCGACTATTATACAAGTTGGTAAAGCAGATGATAGGGTAAATGTTTCACCAACATCAATTAGTGATAAAGGTAAGAAAAGTGGTAGAGTAGAAGGTGGTGGTAAAGTACTACTCAAATTTATGAACGATATGTTAGACGGAGATACTTTATACAGGTCCTCGGGTGGAAAAGGTGGTGGCGCACAACATAAATTTATCAGCAAATACTTCAAAGTTGATGTTGATTCAAATAAATTAGATTATACGGGTGGAAAAGAGGTTGAAGGAAATGCTGAAGTTGCTGATGAAACAAAAGGTAATATAATAGCTGAGTTCAAAAAGTCTAAAGAGGTAAATGATAAACCTGGTTGTATTTTTAACCTAAATAATTCATATTTTATGATAGTAATAGCAGGTGATAGTGATTTTACTTATTTGAAATATTCAAAAACATTTGGATACATCAGTAAATATATTAAAGGTGAAAATGTTAAGGGTATGAAAGGTGACTTATCATCATCATTAAATGATAATGACTCTACTATACATTATGCTAGAATATCTAATAAATTATTCGATGCTAAAGGTGGTCTCTTAAAAGAAGGTATCAATTTAAAATTGAAATCTATTAATTTAACTACTCTTAAAGAACGTTCCTCAGAACTGAAAACAGAAGAAGTTGACTTAGGCAAGATAGAAGATTTATACACATTTTATGTAAAAGAAGGTGAAGGTTCCGGTGAACAATACTTACTACCAACATCAGCAACACAAAATGCTTATGGTGATATATCAGTTGATAAAGCAAAAGGTTATTTAGAAAAATGAAATATCTAAAAAAGTATAAATTATTTCTAGAAGCTGATGAATTTGAGATAGGAGATACTGATACTCCAGACGTTGTTATGTCTAAAGAGAAGATGAATACTATTATGTCTAATATGAAAGACTATAAGACTAAGAAATCACAAATCGATGCATTATATTCTAAAGAAGGCGCTGATATCAAACCAGAGCTAGAAAAGATACTAGGTGAGACAGATGTTCAGAGCGGAAAGGATAGAAATCCCTTTCTAGTAGAATATGCACACTTAGCTAAGTTAGAAAAGGATATAAATAAATCACAAGATGATAATTCAAATGATAAAATAAAATTAGATGATTTACAACAATCTCTTGGTTTATCAGAGGATAGTGAAACAAAAAAAGCTGTTGAATTCAAAATAAGTGATATTAAAAATAGAATGTCCGAAAGATCCAGCAAAATAAGTGAAATACAACAAGATTTAGTAGGAAAAGAAAAAGACCACAAAGAAAAAATGGTTAAAATGGAGCAAGATATGAGGGATCATGTAAAAAATCTCTCATCTCAAGAGCAAAAATAGAAAAAATACCATTTTTTACTTTTTATATATATACTAAATCAAAAAATTAAAGATAATACTATGGCAATTCAAATTGGAAAATACAAAAGACCAGGAATCTTCATCGAAGAATTTGACGCGTCTGTAATCAGCAGTCCAACTGTTGAAGGGATTACCAATCTTGTGATGGGTGTATCCAGAAAAGGACCTGTTAACACACCGATTAGACTAACTAATATAACAGATTTAGAAGCTATCTTTGGACAATTAGATCGTAATTTAGAAAGAAAAGGTTCTTTCTTCCACAGAACGATTGCTAAAATGTTAGAGACTGCTCCTATATATGCTATGAACTTGTTATTAACAGATGATAACTTAGATGTGATTGAATATAAATCACTATCTGCTTCTGCTGAATACAAGAATGATATAAAGAGAGAAGGACCTTATAGAAGAATGTTTGATACAACAGGTTTCTGGAAAAGAGATACCGAATCATTTATCAACTTAACAAAAAATAACACAGGATATACTGAAAGAGCATTTAATCTTACTAATTTATCGGATAAGCCTATAACTACTTTTGTGTTCAAATCTCAACTAAATGGTTTTGATAGAACATTACTAGAATGGTATGGTTCTGTTGAGAAAATGCCAACTTATGTAAATGCTAATGATTTTGCATCAGATTACTTAATTGATGTTGTTGTTATTGCTGGAGACTGGTCAAACTATCAAGAATTAGCAGTTGATCCAAGATGGAGTGAATATTTCAACGCTTCTGGTTTAGTAAAAGACCAAGTTAGTAATTTTGCTAATGATAGAAATGTCACTTTACTTTCTTATTACGAAGGTTTATCTTTAATACCTTATTTCAGAGACTTAAACGGAAGAAATATATTTATTGAAACATCAATAAACAGAGATACAGATTCAACTGGGCTATTTTGTTCATTTAACAATGATTTAGTTGAACAAGATTATTATACAGGATTACTTGATTTATTAGGTAATACATTAGTTGGTGTTAACGAAACTGATATTGAATTCTTATCATATAAGGAAACAATCGCAGAATCAGTGGTGATGACAAATACACCTCTTGATTTACCAGGTAACGTAACTGCTATGTTAGGAACATATTCAGCATACGGAAGTCAAGCATCACATGCATTTGATGGTCCGATAAATGGTTCTATTGGACCATTATCAAGTGGAATATTGGAGAATGGTAATAATAGAACTGGATTTTTCGGTGAAGGGTCTGTTTATAATGTTACTAGATCTACACCAATAACAGGATCATCAGCATCTTTAGTAATAGAGTATGTTACTGGAACAAACGCATTCGCAGTAATAGGTGATACTCATATTCCGGTATCAGGAACTACATCACTTACTATAAGTGCTAGTGATTATACATATACAAGCTCAACAGCATCTTATACATCAACATTTGTATTAGACGCTACTGGTGAGGTTGTATTAGTAAATAGCTTAACTCCTAATGTTAACCCATCGGTTAACACAAGTGATATTATACTTGGGTATATAGATTTTACTGTCTATCAAGGTTCAATTGATAGCGTAACAGCCATATCGAGTGGAGTAACTGATGTAACAGTTGGTGATAGCGGGACATTCGATTACCTTGATTTTAGATTAGGTACCGATTATTCAATAACTGATTTAGGAAGTGGTTCATTAAAAATTGAATTTTTAGGAACTAATACAAAATCAGATGTTAAAAACTACGAACAATATAGAAGATTCAAAATGTATAACAGATTGGTTAATCTGATTGATAGTCCTAATAAAAATAAAATGACTATGTTATTGGATAATTCAATGACTAAAGTTAGTTTGGGATTAATGACTATAACTGATATTGTTACTTCTACATTAGAAAATAAATCATTCACATTAAATACTGGATTAACAACAGTTGAATTAGTAAATGTAATAACTGATGGTTTATTAGTATTCTATACAGAAGATAATGAGTTTATATTAGGTACTGACGAAGTAACAACAACTGATTTAGTCTCGACACCAGCTTCTGGGGTAGTAGCTAAATACTCTAACCTTTATGGTAAATACTATGATGGTGTTATTAACACAAAAGATTTCTTTTATGATAATAGACTTTATGTTGATAATAGTGCGAGTGCTACTAATGTTCTTGGAACAACAGTTGATATATCATTTATCGATGGTGAAAATGCTACATCAGCTACTTCATCATACGCTGGATATGATTATATCGTATTTGATTCAAGTGTCGCGTCCTTCTCTGATGAAATTGATTTACAAACATTTGAGCAATTATTGTTCCCTACTTCGAAAGTAAATAAAGGAACATTTACAATAGTAGGAAACTCAGTAGAGCCAGGAGATACTCCAAATGAATTGGCTGTAAAATTAGGATATGGTATTCTAGGCGGTACATTCTACGCTTATCAAGTAACTGAGGAAGTAGAGACTGAAACTTTATTCTCACAGAGTATAGTTTATAACTATTCTTCTAGAAGACACTACCTTAAATTATATCTTGATAACGATGGCGTATTGAATGTTCAATTTATGGATGAGTTATTACTAGCAACTGAAGCAGTTGATATACAAGCTAATAACACATTTTATATACAATCAGGTAAAACAAACTTCAAACAAACAGTTGAAGTAGAATTACCTACTGGATATATTCAAATACCAAATAAGATATTAATAGATGGTTCTAGATACACCGAAATAAAAGTTGGTGATTTCTTAGAAGCTTATTATGACCCTACAACTCTTGCAGTTGGTGAAGTACCAAGAAGATTAACAAGAATTCTTAGTAAGAGACAATATGTAGGTGATGCTAGTTTAACTGAAATATCTTGTGATTCTAGAATAGCTACTTATGTTTTTAATGGTGATGTACAAACAATGAGATATGTATCAGTTGACCAATATGCGACAACATACAAAGCTATCACTATGAAAGGATTCAAGGTTAGACAAGCTTCTTTACCTGATGGAACAGAAGATAAACAAAATCAAGTACTTAACTTAGTAGCTAAAGGAACTCCAATGTTCAAAGCTTTAATTAACAAAGAAGCATTAGACTTTAGATATTTAATTGACTCATTTGGATTAGGATTAACCGAAAGATCAAAACAACAATTAGTTGATATATGTGGTGATAGATTAGATGCCTTTGGTTTCTTAAATATGCCATCACTTAGATCGTTCAAAAATTCATCTTCTCCATCATTTGTTAATTCAGAAGGTACATTACAAGTTAAATATGTAGCAAGTGGAGGTGACCCAGAAAGTAACCCAGCATTCCTTTACTCATTCGGTGATGGAGCAGGTACAACTACTGTTGGTTATTTCACACCTTATGTTACGGTGAATGATAATGGTAGACCATTAGAATTCCCACCTGCATCCTTTGTAGCAACAACTTATATGAGAAAGCATATTTCTAATATAACATCTGTTACTCCTTGGACAATAGCAGCTGGTGTAACAAATGGTAAGATTACTAACACTTCTGGTATAGAAATGGACTTCACACAAGAAGACATCGAATACTTGAATCAAGCTCAAATGAATCCAATTGTATTCAAGAGAAATAGAGGTTACCAAATTGAAACTGAGAATACAGCTCAAACTCTTTATAAATCAGCTCTTTCTTACATACACGTAAGAGAAGTACTTATTGAACTTGAAAGAGAATTATCAAGAATGTTATTAGACTACCAATGGAAGTTTAACACTCCTGATGTAAGAGCAGAAATTAAACTTAGAGCAGATGTTATTTGTGAAACTTATGTAAGTAAGAATGGTTTATACAACTTCTTTAACAAAATGGATGAAGAGAATAACACATCTGAAATTATTGATAACCAAATTGGTGTTATTGATACTTATGTAGAACCAATCAAAGGTATGGGTATAATTGTTAACAACATTACTATACTTAGAACAGGAGCTATTAACGCGGGTGGGTTTCAAAACTCATAAAAATATCAAAATAAATTAAAAAACCCTCGAATTTCGAGGGTTTTTTCATTTTAAACTAAACAAAGTGTATATTATTATTTATAATAGAGGAAGAGTTATATAGAATATATAATTAAAAAATAAAGATAATTTTATGTCAGATAAAAAACAAGATAAGATGTCCGAAGAGGACTACTTAAAAAGACACTTAACAGACTTGGAAGTTGGTAAAGAGGCAGCGTCAGCTAGTACTGACACACCATTTATTTCAGAAAATAAATCAGGATCAAGAGTTGATGATTTACAATACTTTAATTTTGATGTTAAAGAATTACCTTGTGGTGAGTTTTACCCAACAGGTACTCTTTTTATGGTAAGACCAGCTCAAGTTAGAGAAATACAAGCATACTCAATGGTTGATGATAATAACTTCTATGATATTGTTGAGAAGATGAATGATATGTTACAATCATGTGTTAGGATTAAATACACAGATGGTAAGGTAGGATCTTATTTAGAAATTAAAGACCAAGATAGATTATATCTTGTATTCTTAATAAGAGAATTAACATTTCAACAAGGAAATAGCTTAGCTATACCAGCAAGATGTGGATGTGGTAGTGAATTTCAGGTTGAATTGAAAAGAGATAGTTTTAATTATCACGAAGTTGATGAGAACTTATCTAAGTTCTTAAATCTATCAACAAAAACATACCAGTTCAAAACAGTTAATGGTAAAGACTATGAAATTTCACCACCTAATATTGGTTTACAAAAAGCTTTTACTGATTATATCATAAAAGAAAATAATGAAAAGAAAACTCCTAATCTAGCTTTCTTGAAGATAATACCATTTATGTTAGCTGGTAGAACTAGCATATCATATGATGGTATAAAATCTAAACTTGTAGATTTTGAAGATATGGATGATATTTCATTTCAATTCTTAAACGCAGCAATTGGTAAAATGACATTTGGAATAAAGGAACTTAAAAAATCATGTGGTGAGTGTGGAATGGAGGTCCTCACAGATATGACGTTTCCCAACGGAGCCTCAGGTATTTTCGTTATTCATGATGCCTTTGAAGCATATCTTAAAGAATAAGTTATTATTACAGAAACATTTCCATACACAAGAATTAGCTATGGACAATTGGCCTTATTGGTTATTTGAAGAAAATGTTAAGTTAGTAAATGAAATTCTTGAAGAAGAAGATTCTAATCAGAAGAAACAAGAAGATGGACAACAAGGAAACTTCGATGCAAATTCTATGATGAAAAGTGCTTCTGATATGACAAAAAACATGAAAATGCCGAAATTATAAATACTAGGCGACCTATTGGGGATAGACAATAATAAAAAAACCCACTCAAATTTTGAGTGGGTTTTTTTATTATTCTTATTAATCTTAATTTTAATATCCTGTTACTAAAGGAGGATTAATTGTAAAGTTTTGATCTATATACTCATCAATAAAGTAATCATAAACAAAATCTGCTGATGCTTCAGTTAATATATTATTAGATGACCAATCGAGTGAATATCCACCTAATTTTGTTATCTGACAATTCTGAAATGTTACTCTTCTTAAAACAACACCTTTCTTATCATGCTGATTAACTATAATAGTACCAATCATATCACTTTTATAGTGTAATGCACCATTTTGTGAATTAAACATTAAATCGTACCAAGATTTCATAGTGTTCCAAGTCTCCATAGAACCTTGTTGATTTACGTTAACTTGAATCGGTATAGCTATAGTACCACTAGTTTTAGTTGGTGTAGTTATAAACTCTCTAGTTGAGTATTTAAATCTTTGTTGTACAGTACTAGAATCAAACTCTGTTAAGTTTAAATCAACCTTAGTTGCGTTTTGTAGCAATAAAATTGGGTCTCTTCCCTGTGCTTGTAAAATAACTGGTAAAATAAAAGTTATTTCAAAAAGGTTTAAATATACAACCTCATCCGGTAAGGTTCCTGGTCCACCTGGTGATCCTGAATTTATTACTTGTGTAAAGTGTGGTAATCCCATTATCTTTTTATTATTTTTTAATTAATTTGTTTTGGTTAAATTATAATTTATATATTATAATCTCTCCTTTCTCTATTAGTATATATAAATTACCAAAAATCATTTTTTGATAAAAAACTTTTTAAGTCCAAAATTCTATCCTTTATATTAACAATACCATTATTAATATCTTTCAATAACCTATGGTGACCGTCCAATATCATCCAACATCCAATATAGAAAGATTCAAAAGTCTTAATATATTTCATAAACTATATATTAAATATTCATATAATTAAAAAAGAAATGTTTTTATATGAGAGTATTCATGATAACAGATACACACTTTGGTATCTATCTTAATAATTTAGATAAGTGGTTAAATATGATGGAATCAACGTTTTATGATTTTGTTATACCTTATCTAAAAGAAAATGCTAAAGAAGGTGATGTACTAATACATTTAGGTGATCTATTTGATAATAGAAATAGTTTACCTATTATTGTTATTAACAAAGTAGAGAAAATTCTTAAAGAAATGTCTGATATATTACCATTACATATAATGGTGGGTAACCACGATTTATGGAATAAAGGTAGTAATGAAGTTAATTCAGTTAGATTATTCGGATATATGAATAAAGATATTCAAGTGTATGAAGAAACAACAACATTAGAATTGGGAGGTCAAAAACTCGTTCTAATGCCTTGGATTGAAAGACGAAGAGATATGATTGATCAAATAAGTATAAGTCCTGGAGACTACTTATTGTGTCACTCAGACTTAAATGGGTGTCAGATGCACCTAAATTCAATAGCTCATAGAAATGGTGATAAGATTGATGTTGAAGAATTCAAAGGATATAAGAATGTTTTCTCTGGACACATACATATAAGACAAGAAAATAAAAACTTTATGTTTATTGGTAGTTTATATCAAATGGATAGAAATGACTATGGTGACCAAAAAGGCATAACAATGTTGGATTTAGATACTGATGAAATTTCATTTATACACAACACTTATTCACCTAGTTTTAAGAAAGTTCGTGTAGAAAATGAGGATGATGTTGAGAGTCTTGATGAGATAAAAAACACCAAAGATTATGTTGATATAGCTATATCAAATTCATTACTTATGAGTAATAGAAAATTGAGAAGAAAATTGGAAGTTATATTAGAAAGTAGTAATTTCGCATCTGTTGAGTATATAGATGATGTTTCATTAATAACAGAAAAAAGTGAGGATGATATCATAGAATTGGATGAAGAGACTTTAGATATATCTATACAACTAGACTACGAAGACTATGTAAAAGAGTACATACTTAAACAAACCTATGATAATGGTAAGTTCAAGGATGGTATATTAAACGAGTATGATGAAGTAATTAAAATTTATAAAGAAAACTACACTAATAAAAAAGACGATGTTTAAGATAATAGATAATAACAAAATTTATAATAGAATTATATCAGGTAAACCTTATGATAAGGACTTAAAGCCTTATTCAGAAGTTTTATTAGAAAGAGTTCTAATTTCATTTGAGAATGATGAAGAATATGAAAAGTGTATTGTTGTGAAAAATCTATCAGATAGTAGGTTACATGATGAGGGTTTTAACCTTTAGGTGTTATCTTAATATCTGCTTTTGTACCGCCATAACCATAACTACCAGCTCCAATAATTACAATTCTAATATCAAAACCAGACATATCAATTTGTCTAGTAAAGTATTTGAATTTCCTACTAGTATATTGAGAAACCTCAATATTTATAGAGGGTTCCTCTTTATTTAATTTCAGTAACATACTATAATAAAAATCTGTTGTACCAGAATTAGATCTAGTTCTTAATACATTATAAACCTTTTCTAGTTCAAATAATTTATTATCAGTTACCTCACCAGTAACAAACATTATACTAACACCATAACTACCATACTTAGTGTTATAAAAATGTATTAATATTTTATCATTCTCTAACCTATTTCTCAAAGAAATTAACTCATCGAAAAAATCCCATATTCTATTATCAGACATAATATCGGTTCGGTATCCAAAACCAGGTGTTTTTTCATAGTCATTAAATGAAAATCCAACACTAATGTATTCACTACCATAAAATTTACCCTCTGTTATTGTTCTTTTATCACCAATATCACAAGACACACCCAAATCCCTAATAGGTACTAACAATTCATTCAATTCATCTTTAGAATATGAATCAGACTCCGTAATATAGTTATAAAATTTCTCTAGATGTTTCATTTATTCTTTAACTTTTTATCCAACATCTTAGCGATATTAGACCCGATAAAAAAGTGAACATTTGACAAAGAATCTGTTTCAAGTGTTTCTATATCATCCATAAACCTAAATTGGAATTTATAGGAGTCAATTTCATTCTCTTCTTCATCTCGATCTACCTTACTAATAGATAATCCCATATCATAGTTATTATTAATATTGACTTTGAAATCAAACGTTGTTTTATCACACGGAGTAGTCTTAAATTTTGGTTGATACACCACATCAAAAATAGAATAATCTGTTATCTTGTGTCTTCTCATGTAGTAATTTAAGAACATAGCAGGTGCCTCAATGAAGTCAGAAAGTATTTGTAAGTCCTCTCCAAAATCTTTAGATTCTATAATATTAGTTATCTTATCTTTCAAGTCAATAATATTTTTGAAATCTAATTTATGATAAACACAATTAACATCATATAAATAAATAAAAGAATCCTCTACGGTTTTTCTTTTTTCTAAATCAACTTTAAATATAAACTTTGTGTGTATGATAGTAGTATCTTCCGTTACTAAACCATGTATAGATATAACCAATTTAAGAAAATCACCTTCTTCGGGTGACTCATAAATAGATTCAACAGAGTTAACAACACCCTTTTCCTCATCAAATACTTCTTTAAGCAATTCTTCTATTTCTGAAATTCTAGCCATAATTTAATTAAATTGATTATCATAAGATTTTCTCTTTAGAACAAGAACTTTTCCAATATATCCATTTCTTCTAAGTAACTTAAATACTAAATTACCAGTAGAGAATTCACCACCTTGTGTAGCTAATCCACTCTTACGATAATTCTTAATCTTATCCCAAACTTTCTTTACCTTCTTTTGAAATTCTTCATATTTATCTTCATCGATATCTCCCTCTAAATCATCAACCATCATCATAGCTGATTTAGCCTTTTCTTTGATTAATTCTTCATTTGGTTCGAAATCTTTTTTACTCGGCTTTACATTCCATTCATCATTCATAACTGAATAAATCCCAGATGCTTTATGTATTTCTTTTATACCTTGTATATAAACTTCAACCTCATATCCTCCAATCTCAATATCATGTAATCCGTTCCATATGTTCTTAACACTATCCGCATATTTCTTAACCAATTCTTCATCATCATTAACATCCTTGAAATCAATTAATATATGTATATCATAATCAGAGTATTTTTCCGACCAATTATAATTAGCCAAAGATCCAGTTAGTATAATGTCTTGAACATCAGCCTTTAAATCTGTACCATCGTAAAAATCTTGAGCAATTTGAAGTAATTGTTCTCTTACCTCAGGTATCATCTCTTCATTTTCCCAAACTTTTGGGTTTAATTCATCTTTAATATAGAAAGATTTAACAGGTTCTAAATCAGACTGGACAAATTCTAAATATTTAGTAAGTTTCATAAAGTATATATTAAATATAAAAACAGAACGCTAGACTTTTCTGTTTATAAATTATATGGATGGTTGTGTATTTTAAAAATCTTCTTTCCAAACAACTCCTGCTGAAATCTTTTTGTTTTGAGCGGTAGTAACCAAAGCAGTAGTAACAGTGTAATGGCTACCAGGTCGCATTCTTATACCTAAATTACTTATATCAACAGAGGTCCCACCATCTTTTGCGACAGAACCTACCCATAGTACTCTACCTCCACTTATTGCAGTTGCGGTAATATCAGTAGATACAACAGATGTTCCAGTTGATATATCATTAGGTGTTCCCGCTCCAGTCAAAGAACCATCCTCTATTATTTTAACTACACCAGGCTCACCTGAACCACTTGCAATACTAATACTTTGTAATAAACAAGATACTTTATTCGTTTTACTTGCGAAGGTAGCATTGTTATATAGTGTAAACATTAGTACGTCAGTTGTATTATTAGTATCTTCTATGTTTGTGAATCCATTAACAGGACCAGTTGGTAAGTTATTTCCTTCCACGAAACTTGACATATCAGCAACTTTCATTACATAATTGTTGGCATCTGATGTTCCTACTTTGAAAACTTCTGCTCTTAATGCAAAAGTTGGATTGTAGGCGGATGGAGCATCCAATATATTTGCAAGATGCAATACGTGAACTAATATCATTCTTCCTGTTACATCGCTTTCAATAGAAAAGTTAATACAACCAAACCCGCTTCCATAACTAATTTGGTAAACATTACCTAGTGTTGGGTCTAATAACATTCCTGATGGATTATCCACACTTCCTGTGCCGTCCATCACATCATTATTCCATAAGGTCTGTACTACGTTAGTCTGGTTAGCAGGAGGTGTATCAACTGCTCCGTTTGTTCTATACGATATATTCATAACTGAACCTATTAGAGCAAAACCATATCCATCATTTGCATCTCCTACTCCCATTCCTTGAATGCTTGTTGGTCCATTTGATGAGTTTGTAAACAAGACTGAAAATCTTGCTAACGATCCTTGTCCTGCTCTAAATGTAATAGTTTCTTTACTTTCTAATGCTGCTGATTCTACTGCGGTTTGATCTACGCTTGTAGAAAGAACAGCCATATTATCACCTTGTGTAACTGTTCCACTTCCTCCTAAAATAGTAGTTACTATATCTGCATTAATATTATATGGAAAACTTAATTGAGATACTGGAGTAAGTTGTGCTACTTGAACTTCATCATAAGAGGTATTAGGATTTGTAACGTTTACTTCTAAATGACCTTTAGTATCTATTGGGACATTTTCAAAATTACCTGCATCATTCTGACCAACTATAACTGACTTAGTTACATTAGAAAGAGTGCCATCTTTAATTGGTAAATTAACAGGTAATGCTATTGTTTGTTGTGGTGATGTTTCATTCTTAATACTCATGACAAATGAACTTTGAGGGGTGGATCCGTTGATATACTGAACTCTAAAATATTTAGTTGAAGCTGGTATCATATACACAAGTCCTTGTGGATTTGATGCTGTTAAATATGTAAAACTTATTACTCTTTCATCAGTAACACCATCACTCGAATGTATAATTTTAAGTCCATCTGCGGCTGAATCTTGATCCGATTTCATAAAAATAGAAGTTGAAGCATAACCACTAGTGTCGGTGAATGTTCCGCTAAATGTTGCTCCTGCACCAAGAGGTGCAACTGATGAATTTACATCACTTATTCCTCCGCTTGGAGTATTTGTAAAAACAGCATTTGGGTCTTGTCCTACTGTTATACTTCTATTTAGGGTAGTAACCATCGCGGGGGCAATAAAAGCGCCCGTTGTTAATAACTGAGGAGATATTGCAGTTGTTAAAAGCTTAGTAGTATAATAAAAATCTGTTTGTGTTACTCCACCGTTATTTGTAAACTCATATTTTATAAAGTTCGCAAAAGCAGGTGCGGCAAAGAATTGATAACCCCCACTTGCAGTATAAGGAATTGATATAGTTCTAACAACATCTGTAAAAGCTGAATCTTCACAAAATGAAATATCAATATTACCATCGTGAGAGGCTAATATCTCTGTTTGAACTTGTGAACAACCATTTACATCTCCATCCCAATCTACATCAGATGAAGTGTAAGTCGCTCCATTTGCTAAAAGTGCGGTAGTTTTAAATGCAGTTACTTCTGCTTCTAATGGTGGTGTATAACTCATGTCTTATATATTTATTTTTATTCTTCTTGTTTATATGATGATCCAATTTGCACCATCTGATTGTACTGTTCTACTTGTATATTGAGTTGACAAAGTAATAGTTGTGGAACCGTTTATTGTCTCACCACTATTACCTTTTAATGTTATTATCCCTGTACCACTGTTTACGAGTGTATAGGTTACGCCTTGAATACCTACTGATGTTGGTAAGTTTACTATAAATGTACCAGCAGTAGCGTTAATAGTTTCTTGTGCTGTTGAAAAAGTATCACCTGAACTCACATTTCTTAATGTAAAAGATACTGTTGCTCCGCCTCCTCCTGCTGGAACAGACCAAGTATTATCACCTCGTAAGAATGTAGTAGAATCCGGTGTACCAGTAGCAGATAATGTAGAAGTGATATCAGGAACATTTACTGTACCTACATTTTGTAAGCTTACAAATGTGCTACTTCCTACCGTTAAGCTTTTAAGAGCAACATTCCAAACATTATCTCCTCCTAAAAAAGTAGTAGTGTCAGATGTACCACTAGCTGAAAGCATTGGTATATCTACGGATCCTGCTGCAATAGTCAATGCGGTATCTCCTGTAACATCACCAGTATGAGTAGCATTAGTTACTTTAGCTGTGTTCGCTGCTACATCAGTAGCTATATCTATACCATTTATTATACCAGATGTTACTAAATTACCATTTATCGAAAAGGTACCTTGATCCCAATTTAAATTATTATAATCTTCACTAACTACACTATTAGTACCTAAGAAAAGTACTGAACCTTGTGAAGCACCTTTTATTTGTTTAATATTCTGTTGAGCCATTTAATGGATTTAATATTTTTATCTAGTCTTATATATTAAAACAGGATACTCTATTTTAAAAATGTACATAAAAAAAGGAGTGAATTTCTTCACTCCTTTTTGATTAATTAATTATTAATTATTATGTTTCGTAAGAAAGAGAAATTGTATCAGTAGTTGTTAAGTTAAATCCAGCAATTGCCCCATTCCAATAAAGAACATCAGTAGCAACTATAAGACTTATTGCTCTAGTTGTTGTATTACCAGAATCTCTAAAGTAACAATCTTTGGTTGTGTTATTATCACCCAAGTTTTGTAATTGTCCATTAACAAATACTTGTACTCTTGAATATTTAGATGGTGGGTTCGCGATAGCAATTTGTGTACTAACATTATCAGTGTTTGGTGTAGTTAATACAGAAGTTTCATTCATTTGATTATAAACTGGTTGAGCTGTTGTACCAATTGCTTCTAATTGACCACTTGCATTAACTGTTATAGTTGTACCATCAGTTTCAACTTGTAAAGTGCTGTTGTTATCAACAATAACTCCTGAGAATGTTAAACCACCTTGTGCGGTAATATCAGCATCCATCTGTAAGAATCCAGAATTACCACCTCCACTTAAACCAGATCCGGCTGTAACTCCCGTAATATCTCCTTGTGCAGAAGCAACTAATTCACCATCTATAATTGTTATTGTACTATTATCAACAGATACTTCAATTTGGCCACTAGAGAATGTTAAACCTCCATTAGATAATAAGTCAGCTTCAACAACATCAGAATTGATTGTTAAACCATTTCCAGTATTTACGTCAAGAACTACACCATTTGCAGTTAAACCATTTCCTTGTAAGTTAGTATTTATTATCGTATAATTAAAGTTAGCCTCATCAACTACTATATCATCACTAGAGAATGTTAAACCACCATCAACTCCAAGATTAACATCTAAAGTAACAAATCCAGAATCACCTCCTCCACTTAAACCAGCACCAGCAGTAACTCCTTGTATATCACCCAATGTAGTAGCGACTAATTCACCATTTACAATTTGAATTGTTGTATTATCAACATCAACATTAATAACTCCACCCGATTGTGTTAAACCATTACCAGTGATTGAAACAAAATCAATTGCCACATCATCAACATTTACTGTAATACCAGTTCCTTGACCAACATTAATAACACCGGCACTTGCTGTTAATCCAGCACCTTGTGTTGATTCAGCAATTTCTGTTAAATCAGCAGATAGTGCATTACCAGTTTTTGTTAATCCTGTACCAGCTTCTTGTATAAATGCTGATTCTGATCCAGAAACACCACCAACAAAATACCCAGTTGATTCTTCGTGTAAAAATGTAGAATATGTACCATCACCTAAGTTAATTTCGATACCTGAATAAGGTACTGCTGATGGAGAACCACTATAAGTAGCGTTCAATGTAATAGTATTATCAACTACATAAAGATTTTCTGTATTTACATAAGTTGCTGTTCCAGCAATTGTTAAGTTTCCTGATACGATAACCGAATCAGCAAATGTTCTATCTCCTGTAATAGTATTTTTTAATCTAATAACATCAGTTACTATCTCCATAGAGTCAGCATTAACATTAACATCTAAAGTAACAACTCCTTGAGTACCACCTCCACTTAAACCAGCACCAGCAGTAACTTCATCGATATCTGATCCAGTAACTATTGAAATAGCATCATCAACATATTCTTTATCAACTAAAGAACGATCAGTATAGTTAGATGAGTAATCAGCTTGATACTTTAAACCTGTTAGATTTAAAGTATCACCTACTAACATCTGAGTTGCCAATATGTTAATTGATGATTGTCCTCCAGGTGCATCTACGCCTAAAGTACCTTGTTCTTTATTTATATTTAAAAATCCTAAATTACTACTATCACTCGCGCCGATGATATAAACTGAGTCTGCTTCCACTTGTAAATCATCAACTCTATTAGTCGAAGGTTCCGAAATACCATTATCAATATCAGAACCAATAGAAAGTGTACTAAATGTACCAGATTTATCCGCTAGGTTCTGATTTTTCATCAAAGTGTATGAATCAGCCACATTTGTTATATCTAAAACATTACCATCAGTATCTATTGTTGTTGTCTTATCTAATGTACCACCTAATTCAACATCATCGCCATCTAAATTTAAACCATTAGAAACATTAACAGATAATGAAACCGCTCCTGACGAACCACCACCAGTTAATCCGGCTCCAGCAGTAACTGCTGATATGTCTCCTGCGTTAAGAACCCAATCAAATCCTGTTCCGTTTGATAGTAAAGAATAACCAGCAGTTGCTCCACCACTAGCATCAAGTTTAACAGTTCCTAACGAACCATCAACTACTTCAGCAGTAATATCGGACCCAGGTGTTACTGAGAATGTGACTGTTATACCATCCACAAAATTCGCATCTGTAAAGATAGCTGTTTCTGAAGCGGATGTAAAATCATTTACTTGAGATGCCGTTATATCAATCGTAACATCACTCGCTGATGTTAATCTACCTTGTTGATCTACTGTAAATGTTGGTATTGTATCATCAGCACCATAAGTAGTAGGAGTAACGGATGTATCTTCAAGAAAAACTTCTGTTGATGATGCTGATAATCCTGTTCCAGATCCAACATTTAATGTGTTACCGGTTTTTGTTAATCCAGATCCAGCTTGTACAACACCAGCAGATGAGAATTGAGTCCAAATAATTGGAGTTGTTCCTATTGTAGCTGTGCTATTAGGAGAGGAAACAACCCATCCTGTATCAGCATATAAACTACCTTCCGTAACGAATGAATATTCACCACCATCAACCTCTTGAGATGGAGAACCATCAAAGTCAGTAGATCTTGTAAGTACTGTCAAACTAGTAACATCATAAATACCATTCACAAATGTGTCTGTGTTAGAATTTATAATAACTCTTGTTAGTGGTGAGGTTACAGATAGTGTAACACCATCAAAATCAAGACTATTAACGTTTGTAAATGTTAATGTAGCTCCAACTCCAGAAGCACCATTATTATATACATATCCTGTCTCTGATGCAACGTCATCCTCATAAATAGCAGTAGAAGATTCTTTTGGATTTAATCCAGATGAAACAGAATCAACATAATTTTTATTAACAACATCTAATCCATCTAAAATATTATCATCGGATGTTCTTAAAAAAGCACCCGTAGAAAAACTCATTGTTGCAGAAGTGAAAGTAACTAAACCACTGGATCCATTTAATTTATCTAATGAGAGTGAGTTATCTCTCATTTGCTTACCATCTAATAATGCCATTCTTCATTTTTAATTTTTCTTAGATTATATATTAAATATGAAACTTAATTATATATCTATGTTTTGTTTATTCTCAATTTATTCTTGATAAAATAATGAAATCCTCCAAGTAGTGAATAAATCCATTCCAACTACAACTCCATTCCAATATAATTCGTCACCTATCTGTACATTATTAGGTGAAGTTGATGTTTTAGCAGTTGTTCCACCATCATCACTAAAATAACATGGAACGCTAGAAGTTGTACCAAAACCAACTTGAAATTCTTGACCATTTATAAAAACACCAACATAAGAATTTACAAGAGGTGTATTTGATATAACCAATCCAGTAGGTGAACCGTCACCACTAGTATTAGTACTCATTACATAACTTTTATCAGAATACGATAAAGCTCCTCCTCCTCCGCCTTTCCAGTTAAATAATCCTGATTCATCAACAGATAATACATATCCAGCAGTTGCTCCACCGGAAGATCCAGTGTTTAAGTGTGAAGCCGTTAGTGAATCATTTTTAATGAAAGCTGATACCGAGGGACCAAGTGGTGCTACAAAAATATCAAAATCTATCGTGTCTGTATCAGAATATGATGTTACTGATGGGGTTGATCCAGTTCCAGAGTCAAAACTAATAAATGATAAGGATCCAAAATTGGAAAAAGTTCCAGTGTTAATAAGTGAACCATTAGCGATAACAACTTGTCCGTAATTTTCCATCCAACCATCAATGGTTAAATCTCCATAAACCCAATATTGATAATATTGAGGAACAACTATATAATCAGTAGGTTCTATATAATATTTAACATTAAATAAATCATCATTTGAAGGTTTGTTTAATTGAAAATATGTACCATCATAAACTAAACTATAAACAATGTCTGTTTTTATATCAAATGGGTTTAAGTTTATAACACCACCCGATGTTGATTTTTTTATTAAAACATTACCCAATCCATTTACATCCAATGAAGCTGTTACTCCGGAATTAACTGTATCAAATTTGGTAAGGAATAACATATCTTTTATATATCCTGAAAATTCAGGATCAGATGTTGTTGAATAACTAAACCCTCCGGTGAAATTAGCATCTATTGATCTAACTTGTCCTAATTTTTCCTTTTCCCAAGTTCCATTCGGATAATTATTTAATCCACCATCCGTTTCATATTTATAAATGGAATTATCTTCATCATCTACCCTAACAGACATACCCTCAGTTGGATATGTGATATCCCAAGACATTAAAGCTGAATTCCACTCAGCTACAAATCCAGGAGATATAACTGACCAATTAGTACCAGAAACGACATCGGTGGGTTTAGTACCTACTAAATATCTATCACCACTTGTTGGTGACCCGGGCCCTATCGTTGGCTCAGTTAACAAAACTGAAAACACAGAATCAACCCATTCGCTTCCACCACCTCCACCAGATCCACTAAATTCAATCCAATTAGAGTTGTTCATTATATCAGTATCCGCATAATTATACTCTAATTGATATGTTTTTTTATCATTGATAATGTAACACATCATACCCCATTCTCTTCTCTCAAATATAGTATCATCTCTATCACCACTTGATACCACTGTATGTAATCCACCTTTTATCTCACTAGAAAAAGCTGACGCAATTGGATCTAATGAATCATTGGGTCTGATTGCTGATGAAACTAATGTACCTATGTTTTGTGCCATATTCTATATATTTAACTTATTATTATATTTAATGGTGAGTTTTGTAATGTATTACTAACCCACACTTCATAATTTGTGCCACTAAATCCATTTGAGTTTACAAAAGCTGACGCGGTCCTAACTCTCGTAAATGCCGTATTAGGCAATCCATTAACACTAAATGATGGTATCAACGCACCACTCACATTACTAGGCCAAGCAAATATTAAATATTTACCATCACCATCTATTCCCGTATATGTTTTATTTTTACTAATTGCTAATTCACTACCTAACATAGACCCATTTGCATTTGCTCCAGTCAATGACTTTATAGCAGTATCGGTACAAAGTGATGCTACTATTGACTGTGATCCTGGATTTGTAGTTAGATTTGGATTATCAATAGAAGCAAGGTCAATATATCCCCAAAATATTCTATTTTTCCATGTTAATGTATAATTTGAATTTGTAGTAGATGTACCATCATAAGCAGACATAGCAAATACATTAGTTTCAGTAACTCCGGGTGTTAAGCTATGTGTACCAGTTGAATCTGTTTTTGTACCAACTTGTGAATTACCGGTGGGTATTTGAGCAACACCATCAACAGTTATAACTGTAATTGGATCACTATTTTTCACAACAGACCAATTCAATGTTACCGCTAAAGGTGTACCAAATTCTCTTGATAAAGATGATGGTGAAAATCCAGAACTTGGTCCAACATATGGATAAAGTAATTGATCCCACATATCTTGCATATTAGTTGGTGTCGGAAACGAAGTTCCTGATGGTATACCACCAACTGTAATTGGTGTAGATTCTGTATTTTGGAAAAAAGAAGATGCCGAACCCGCAGAAGCTGCTATTACCTCAACAGTATCAATTCTATCCCATAAAGTGTAAACAGAATCTCTAATATTCTTAGCTACTATTAAGTTAGCCGTATTATCAGGCATACGAATAAGTAAATCATCCAAATCAGACCAACTCTCAGCCGAAGCGCTACCTCCATAAGGAGGACCTCCACCAGGAGGACTATATGTACCAGTGACAGACATAAAATACTAATTTCTTTCTTTTATATATTAAATTTTAAATCTATTAATGGTATATTAAGATAAATATAAATACGAAATTATAGTTAAAGTGGTATCATGATGTTACATGTTTTACATAGACCATAGTAAAAATCCATTTAATTCACCATCAAACTGACATTCTTCACCTAAACAATCAGTAATAACCTTTGTTGAAAATTCTTTATTAAAAATTGAATTCATTTTATCTTCAAAATTTTCTTTTTTAATCAAATCAGAAAGATCAATAGAAATTGAATCAGTTAATTCAACTTTATTTTTAGACAATTCATCAAATAAATGGTCTATCATATTACTTACTATTAAATCAATATCCTCTTTTGAATAAATGACAATATTGGAACCATCATTTCCCCAAGAAGAAATTTTAAATAAATGTTTATCAGAATCAACAACATCTATTTCACCTAAATTAGTATCGTGATAATCAGCTATTATTTTTTCCATTTTAATATCAGCCTTCTCAATACCTTTATAAAGACATTGTTTTAATGATTGTATTTTAAATTCAGCAGATTCTAAGAACTTGTGATTCTCAAATGTAAGAACACCATCAGACTCCATACTGAACCTATCATCAATTATATCAGTTAGTATAGTACCAGCACCTTTAATATCACCTAATTTATTTCTTTCTAGAAATCTATTAAACCTACTAGAACCAGGAGAAAGATACTTTTTCAATTTAGCAGGACGTATTTTCCACTTATCGATATACTCATCAACAAGCTCATTCATTATTTGATAATACTTATTAGCATCTTCTCTGTTATTAATTGACATACTTTTTCTTCTCTTTTGCTTTTAATGATAATAAATTAACAAATTTATCTTTACTATCTTCCCTCTCACTTCTCAAATCTTCTACTTCATCATCCTCTAACCTTGACTCAACCATATCATAGTAACCATCTTCATCCAATTCTTTAATGTTACCCGTATCACAAAATCTACACTTAACACAAGGATCATTAAATGATTCCCAAAGAGCATTACAAACATTGCAATTATAATACATTGTTAAGTCTGATTTAGATGATATTGGTAAAGTATTACTAAAATCGAAAGATTCGTATTTTTTAATATGATTCATAACACTATATATAAAAAACAAAAATTATAATTTAACTATAAACATAATATGAACATATCATGCCAAGATAATCTTGATTTACTAAAAACATTAGATGACAACTCAATAGATTTGATATACGTAGATATCTTATATGGGACTGGTAGGAAATTCAAAGACTACCAAGACTTAAAACCCATAAAATCTGATATAGAAGAACACTATATACCTAGATTAAAGGAGATGCACCGCGTATTAAAGGATACAGGAACCATATACCTACAAATGGATACTAAAATCAATCACTGGATACGTTGTATAATGGAAGACATATTCGGGTATGATAATATGAGAAACGAAATCATATGGAATTACAATACAGCTCCCAGAAAGAAATTAGATTTTGGAAAAAGACATGATATAATATACCGATTCACTAAAAGTAACAATTATAAGTTCAACCCAATCAGAGAACCTTATGCTAAAAGTGCACCAAGAGGTTATGCTAAAGAAAAGTACTATCACAAAGACGGTAAAGTAATTGGTGATGTATGGAAAATGAATATTCTAGGACAAAACGATAAGAAGGAGCGAGTTGGATATGATACACAGAAACCGAAAGAACTTATTGATAGAATAATAAGAGCTTCGTCAGATGAAGGTGATTTGGTAGCTGATTTTTACCTAGGAAGCGGTACATGTGCTGTTGTTTGTAAGGAGCTAAAGAGGGATTTCATTGGATGTGATATAAATCAGAAAGCTATTGACTTAACTAAAAAAAGATTAGAGTAGTTTTATATATACTCTAATGAAACACTTACTCACTAGAAAAATATTCGAGAATCAAGAAGAATTAAATAATCAAGACACTCTACTAAAGTTAGATGACAATGCTGATATTGAGTTAGTAGAGAAAATACAATCACTTATTTCAAGTGGTTCTATCTTAGAAATTTCTTGTGGTAACGGGGCTGATGCTTTAGAACTCTTAAAAAGAGGATATGTAGTATTCGGAACAGAAAACAATCAACAATATGTAGACCACGTTAATCAGAAGATTAACTGTGTTAAACACGACACCAAAAACAAATTCCCATTTCCTGATAATTCATTTGATTTAGTTTATTCTAGATTAGGACTTCACTATTTCAGTGAGTCAGAATTACAAAGTATATTCAAAGACATTAGTAGAATCACAAAAGAGTATTTAGTATTTACTGTTAAGTTAGTAAATGATATACAAACAGGTAAAACAATATTTAATAAAGAAACTTGGGAAGATTTAGTATCAAATGAATTTGAGATAGTTTCATCTGAGATAAAGGAAGGAATTCTTTATGATAATCAATCAAAATGGTTAGAAATAGTTGCTAAGACATGAAATATCTAAGAAAATTTAACGAAAGTAATGATATAAAATCAGATGTTTATGATATACTACTAAAAAAATACAAGTGGTCGTGATCCTGAGTGGGAAGATATTTATTTCATCAACTCATCCTTTTTAGCTAAAGGTTAATTTTAATATATAAGACATGAATTTAAGACAAGTAAGAGCATATTACAACACAAAACCAGTTGAGTTTATTATTAAAGAAAAATATGACTTGATTGAAAATCAAGAGTTTGTTCCTAGATTTTCATTAAAGAATGTTAGAGATATAGCAAATATTCCTATTAACGAACCAGTTAAATATTCGGATGAATTAATGATTAAAGCTATTAAATATGGTATGATATTCTTACTTAACTACAAAGGAGAAAAGGATTCTCATTTTGCTGGCCATGAAAGAGTTATATATCCAATGGTATTAGGTAGGTCATCAAAAGGTAAGACTTTACTTAGAGGATGGCACTTAAATGGTTGGTCAGTATCACAAAAAAGACACATTAATAAGATATGGAGACTTTTTAGAACTGATAGAGTATTGTCAATGACATTTACTGGTTCATTTTATAGACTTCCACCAAACGGATACAATATGAATGATAAAGGAATGAGAGGTGGTATGATAGCACGTGCTGATTTCAATGAAATAAGAAGAAACCAACAAAACCTTGTTAAACAAGATAAGATTCAAAGTAGAGAAGAGGTTACTATTGGAGATGAAAATAGAAAATTCGCTATAATTAAAGTTAAAGATGCTGACAGTCAAGTAGATTTAACAAACCCAATGGAAAATGCTTATATCAATAATATTAAGGATATGGTTGGGTTAAGAATGTCTTTTCTTAAAAGTATTTATGGTAATAAATATATTGCTATTTTAGGAGCACTTGGTCAACCAGGAAATACAGTTAAAGTTTTAACAGACAAAGGTACACAATTAGGAGTTTATAAAGTATTAGACTCTATAACAGGAGATGTATTAAAAAATATTAAAAGAGTTAAAGGCAATTCACTATATGACCTTTATCTATTTGACGAAAAAGTATAATAATATGATTTATAATTTCAAAAAGTTTAACGAAGAATTAAAAATGTCTGATTTGGATGAAAATACATTATCACAGATAAATGATAATTTATTATTTAGATTAAAAGAATATAGAACTTCTATACTTTTGAACATGGATAAGAAAATAGATTCAAGAACAATACTAAGAGAATTAAACAAAGAATTCACCAAAGAATTCATGGATGATTTAGGATTAGAAGATTTTCTTAACGAAGTTAATAACATTTTATCTTTAGAAGAAGTTACTAAAAGAATGATAAGAGATCATTTCAAAAAGTTATATGACAAAATAAATAAAAAAGCATAAAAAACCACTCAAAATCTGAGTGGGTTTTTACTTTATTTTAGTTTTAAACTAAATCAACTTCATCTATTAATGTATAAGTAAATTTATTACCAGTGTGTGCTTTGAAATTATCACAAACATCCATCACAAACTCTTTATGTTCCCAATTAGAGAAAACTTGACAACCAGCAGACCATTTACCAATTTGTTTAGAAGGGTACTTTCTACCAGAACCATGAATATTTATACCAAATAAACCATTTTGTGTATTAGACTCATTCAAGTCATAATTATTATCTTTATCATTATCTCTATAAACTGTTATCTTACCAGTTTGTCTTAATGCTCTATGACTAGGCTTTATGTGTTGTCCACGAGACCAACAATCTTCCCATTGACCAGGTTTAAGAACAGCTGATCCCATTTTATTCATAGGGTGGTTTAACCAATAAACCCCAGGGTTAGTTGTATTCGGAAATATTTTTAAATCTTCTTTTCCCTTCTTAGATTCATATTGAGAAATAGCATAATCAGTATTTTTACCACTAACACCATCCTCCGATAATTTTCTACCATTGGCTCCTATAAATCCCCAATTATTTAAAAAAGATTGTTTTTGTTTTAATGATAAAGTAGAAGGCATTTCTGGGATAGAATAAACCATACAGAAGAAATCATTAAACGAATCTGGTATATCTAATGTGGTTCTCACTCCTATCATATTAGGTCTATCTGTATACCATTTATATCCTTTGTTTTTCATAACCCTTTTAAGGTTTCCTATTGTTATACTCATAAGATACTTTTATTTTTAGTATATATAATAAACAAAATACCCATTTTTAGATAAAATTCGATACATATGCAAGAACCAACAGAGTTAGAAATTAATGAATACCTTGATTACCTAACATCACATATAATTATAATTTCTGATTATATAAAAAATAATAATATTAATAAGAAGAATATTATCAATCAACATCTAGATGAGATGGGAGAATCATTAATATCAGTATTAAATATTATCAATAATAATGGTCACTCATCAAATGATATATATGAGGGTATCGATAATTCAACAATTAAAATCATAAGAGATTTCAAAATCTCAAAGATTATGGATGAAATAAATAAATAAATTTTGAAAAATATTTAAATCAAAACATAGATAAAGACATAAAAGGTATGATTAACAAATGAAAAAAATATTTAAGTATGAACCCATATAACCAAGAAGAATTAGAGAGAATCAAAAAAGCAAAGGAGACTAATGATAAATTAGAAGACTTCTTTAATGACAAAAGAACAGATTGGAATAAAAATGTGGAACCATTATTTCAAGTACTTTCTTTGGATTTAAGTATTCCCTCAAATGCTAAACCATTACTTGATGCTCAAGCTAACGCTCTCACACACAGACAACAAATTAACGAACAAATTAACTTCTTTTTAAATAAACGTAGTAGAGAAACGACTAAGATAAAGAAACTTAGACAAGATAAATTTGTTTTTTATGCAACGGGTTTTGGTATGAAAACCAATTTAGGAGAAAAGGGTATTTTAATAGACGGTCACCTAGCCGAGAATGATAGATGTATGGAATTAATAGAATCATATATAGAATTTTTAAGAGACACCGTAAGAAATCTTGAAAGCTTTTCATATTCAATAAAGAATATGATTGAATTAATGAACTATTTAGGTCGTAGTTAATATTTTATAAAAAACAAATTAAAAATGAAGTATCCTAGATTTATATCAAAAGAAGATTGGTGTATAAAGACTGATTTTATGGGCCTTTCAAAGGAAAAGGTCATTTATGAAAAAGGTCATATATTTGAACCAAACGAAAATGGTACATATGAGGTTCTAGATCCTTATGGTGCTTATCAACAGATTGATGAAAAGACAATGAAAGAATTTAAGACTTCTTTTGAAAGTGATGAGAATTTCTTTGAAATTTTAAAGGAAGATGAAGACTTCGATATAATAATCGAAGAAATTCCAGATGATGATGATGTACTTGTTAGAAATTGGAGAATTCAATTAGATGTTAAAACTACGAGAAAGAAGTTAAAGGAAGTTGAAAGAATAATTAACGAACACGTTAAACCTATCTTAAATACTTAAAACCATATGTATATCCTTTTCAATATTAATTAACCCACCACTTATGGATTTTGCCTGATTGGTGAAATCAACAGTATCACCAACTATTTTTTTAACTATCAAATTATCGATGTCAAATTCATATCTAATAGATAAATCATCTTTAGTGAAATTAACTATTAATTGATGATCATTTTTATTCTCCCATTCATATACTATGTTCTGGCCATCAGAAACACCATTTATAAGTGTTCTTATCTCTTGCATTTTAATATCGATAACATTATCCGAGTTCTCTATGAATTCTCTAATAAATTGATTCCATTTTTTTACCATAACATATATATTAAAATAACTAAACAAAAAAAGATTTACATGATATACTTAGTAATAATATTTCTACGAAATGGCGAATAAAGTAAAATTTAAAATAAACGGAGACACATTTAATACATTTGTTTCTAAATTAAGTGATTTATCAACTATTGATGATAGTGTTAGGTTGAAAATAGATAATGATGATGTATTAATGTATTCTATCTTAGGTAAGAATATATTACTCGCCTTCAAAAACTATTTAATACCAACAGATGAATTTCTCATAAAAAACGATGACCTAGATTATCAATTAGATTTAGTCATACCTAATATCAAGAAATTTGTTAAGAACCTTGGTATGATCAAGGATCCGGATAAAGTAACAATAGAATTTAATTATAAACCATCAGCCGATGATAGAGACATTTATCAAGTAAGATATTTCCAAGTATCTTGTGGTCGATTTAAGATTAATTGGGTTGGTGGAGAACACAATAATGAAACTAGAGAAATCAATAAAGAAATGTTAGCTAAGAACTTAAATCTAAAAAATAGTAAATGGTCATTCGCTCTTACGAAAGATGATTTCACTGATATTAAAAAACTTTCAAGTATTAACTCAGAGAGAATTATAAATATTGGTATCGATAAAGGTATTGTTAACTTCTCTGAAAAATCAGCTTGGGATTTAGAAGTCGATAACTTAGAAGATGATAGAAGTTCTAACCTTATTTTTAATAAAAGGTTTTTAAATTGCATAAACGCTGAGAGAGAAAAAATCACATTCAGTATATTCGAAACCTTTATGTTAGTTAAAGATGAAGAATCTAATTTGATGCTTAGCTTCGAACAAGATTTTGAAGAGGATGATATTTAATCAAATAATTTTAATCTAATATGATAAATTTATACTTACCATTTTACGGAATTGAACTTAAATGTGATAACTCAGACCATATTGAGGTACTTGGTAAAAGATTCGTCTCGGTACACCACAAAAGAACTGGATTAGATAACAAATTGTTCACTTTTTACTTAGATGAAAGAGACAATACAATTGATATCCATACATCCACTGAAATGAGTAAGAAATTAGAAGAAAAATTTAATGAGTTTAAAAACTCAAATATAAATTATGGGAATATAGGAAGTGGTAGTGAATATGAGTATGATGGAACAGAAAATATTTTACTAAAAGACTTTTTCGAATATCTTAAATCAGAAAACAGAGAATCAATAATAAATCAATCAATATAAATCAATAACAAAAAATATGAAGAAATTACTATTTTTATTTTTATTAGCAACATCAACATCGTATTCACAGGATACTCTAAAGGTTGACACATCAATGGTGCAAATTGAAGAAGTTACTATACAAGGAATTAGAGCTGGATCTAAAACACCAGTCACTCAGAAAACAATCAGTAAAGATGATATAGATGTTATGTATCATACACAAGAATTACCGTTGTTATTAAACACAACACCAAGTGTAACATCATCAACAGATGGCGGTCACAATATGGGATATACTTACTTTAGATTGAGAGGTATTGACCAAACTAGAATTAATATGACACTCGATGGGGTTCCTCTTAATGAACCAGAGGACCAAGGTGTATATTTCTCAAATTACCCAGATTTTACAAACTCAATTAGGTCAATGCAGATACAACGTGGTGTTGGTACATCAACAAACGGTGTTTCCTCATATGCTGGTTCTATTAATTTTGAATCACCAACGGGATTAAAGAAAGGAACAGAAGGACAAATTGGATATGGATCATTTAATACTTATAGAGTTAGTATTGAAAACTCAACAGGATTACTAAAAAATAAAACAGCCTTTTATACTAGATATTCAAATTACGCGAGTGATGGATACAAATATAACTCAGGTGGTGAAGGACAATCATTCTTTTTAAGTGGTGGTTATTATGGAGAAAAGGATTTTGTTAAAATAACAGCATTCAATGGACACACAACTAATGAAATGGCTTGGTTCGCAGTTTCAGAAGATGATATAAAATCAGAACCAAGAACTAACTATAATACTACTAGAGAAAATGACGACTTTACACAAAGTATGGTTATCTTAAAACACAAACACTTTTTTAACAAGTCAAATTTAACGACTACCGCTTTCTATAATAGATTAGATGGAGATTGGGGATTAGATTTACTACCACTTGGTGGAGGGGATGATGTTCTTAACTTCAATTTAGGTTCTAACTTCTATGGATTAACCTCTAACTATAACTTAACTGGTAATAAATATAGATTGAATATTGGTGTTAGTGGTAATATGTATGATAGACGACATGCTATGACTGTATTAGCAAACACAGATGAACTATATTCTAATAAAGGACTTAAAAACGAAGTATCATCATTTGTTAAATTCGGATATGATATAAAGAAGTTTACTCTTTTCGGAGATGCTCAAGTTAGATACGTTGATTTCAAGTATCAAGGTACTATGGATATGGCACCATTTGAATGGACATTCTTCAACCCAAAAGGTGGTATAATGTTCACGAAATGTAAACACTATAACTTCTATGCTTCTGTTGGTCAATCACAAAGAGAACCAACAAGAAATGATATTTTTATGGGAGAAGATGATCCTATTAGTTACATAGATGTTAAACCAGAATCGGTTGTTGATTATGAATTAGGTACTAATATAACATTAGATAACTTTAAGTTACAAGGTAATCTATACTATATGGATTTCAAAAATGAAATAACATTATTAGGAGCAATTGGTTCAAATGGTTTACCGTTAATGACTAATGTTGAAAACTCTTTTAGAAGTGGTATTGAATTAGATATGACTTTAAGTTTATTTAGTAAAAAGAAAATTAACTTATTATTAGTTAATACATCATCATACTCTTATAACAGAATTAATGATGATGGGAAAGAATTTAGTCCATTATACACACCTAATTTGATAATTAACCAAGGTGTGGTGATTAAAGATTCAAAAGATAGAATAAGAGTTGGATTTGATGTGAAGTACCACTCAGAGTCTTATATTGATATGGAGAACACACTCACAACACCAGATTTTGTGGTATTAAATGCTCAAGTTGATTATAAATTCTATAAACAACACAGTTTAAGTATTAGAGTAAATAACATAACTAATGAAAGTTATTACACTAATGGATACGCAGTTGGTACAGATAGACACTTCTTTGTTAATCCACCATTCAACTTCTTCGCTACAATTAAATTTAAGATTTAATGGATATTATTGAGGCAGTAGCTGTTTTATTCACGTTACTAGCTGTTATTCTAACAGTAAAAGATAACATATTATGTTGGCCATTTGGTATCGTAGGAGTTATCTTTTACTCTGTTATCTTTTACAACCATAACTTACTTGGTGATTTAGTTTTACAAGGTGTATTTCTAGTCCAATCTATACTAGGTTGGATAAACTGGAGCAAACCAAAAGAAGAATTGGCTATTAGTTGGTTAAATAAAAAGCAATTAGGATATCTAACAACCAGCACCATTATTCTATACATGACCACGTTTTGTATAACAAGTGAATATGGTGGTAATATGCCATTTCTAGACTCTGCTGTAATGACATTGGGTGTTATGGCTACATTCCTATTAGTGAAGAAGAAAATAGAAGCTTGGATTCTTTGGATTATAAATGACATTCTATTAATAGTATTATTCTCATCAAATGGCTTAGACGTATCATCATATGTATATGGTTTATTCTTAATATTAGCATCAATTGGATTATGGAAATGGATAAAAAGTACAAAAGTAGTTTAGTATTGGGTAAATTCTACGGATTACACACCGGGCACCTTTATTTAATAGACACCGCTTTGGAAAATTCGGAAGTTGTTCATGTTTTAGCTTGTCATAATCCTACACAAACAATCCCTGGTAAATTAAGAGTAAAATCTTTACGAGAAATATATGAAAGTAACCCAAATGTCATAATACACTCTGTTGATGATAGTGAGATGCCACAATATGAACACGAATGTAAATCACTTGATGAATTTTATTCTTATTGGGTTCCATTTGTTTATAAATTTGTTGGTAAATTAGATTGTGTATTCACTTCTGAGAATTACGGTGATGATTTTGCTAAATATTTGGGTATAAAACACTATCTAGTTGATAAAGAAAGAAAGAAATTTCCTATATCAGGAACTAAAGTAAGAACTAACCCCTTTGATAGTTGGGAATTTATACCGGATGAAATAAAACCCTACTTCGTTAAGAGAATTGTTATTATGGGGCCGGAATCTGTTGGGAAATCAACAATGAGTGAAAATTTAGCTAAATACTATAACACAAATTTTGTTGAGGAATATGGCAGAACTGTATTTGAAAGAAATGGTAATAAAATAGGAATAGAAGACTTTATCCCAATATCTGTTGGTCGACAAGAATTGGAAAATCAAAAAATAAAGACATCCAATAAATTATTATTCTGTGATACAGAGGATATAACAACATACCTCTTCTCAAAAATGTATTTTCCAAATGGTTATAAAAGTATTGAAAACATATTACTAGATAAAGTATATAAAAATAGTAATTATGATTTATACTTACTATTGAAACCTGATTGTGATGGTGTTCAAGACGGAACACGACAGTTTTTAGAAGAAAGGATGGAACATTATAATGTTATTAAATCAGAATTGGAAAAGTACAATTGTAATTATATAGAAGTGGGTGGTAATTGGAGAGATAGATTAAGCAAATCTATTGAAATTGTAAATTCACAATTTAATATATAACTAAAATAAGAATTCACAATGGACCAACAATTAGAACTTTTAGCAAAACTTTTACAATTCTACAAAGGTAGATATGAAGGTACTAACCTTGAATCAAAATTTAATGATGCTTGTGAAGATTTAATAAACACAGGCGATTTGAAAAGATCTGTTTATATAAAGTTTTGTATCGAAAATGATATCGAGCCACGAATTAATAAAAAAGTAACACCAACACCAAAATCATCAATTTCGAGATTTCGAAACGATGATTCATCATATTCAAGATCATCTTGTTAATAAATAAATAATGTTAGAATCAATCGAATTATTCGGGAAAGAAATTAAGCTAATAACTCATAATTGTGCCTTATTTGGAGAGGAGGAGGGAAACGCCATTGAAGAACCTTATATAAATCTTTATGTTAGAACTAAATTCTGTAACGCTAAGTGCTCATTCTGTACATATCACTCAGACGCATCCAAATGGAACGGTAAAAAATATAAAGAAGTCTTACAACATATATCAGATAGAATTAAGATTAGAAAAATAGCCATTTCTGGTGGAGAACCAACTTTATATTGGGATAATTTTCTGGAAATGTCCAATGTTGGTGTGGAATATGCACCTGATTGTGAATTATCACTGAATACAGACGGATTTAGATGGGAGAAGTTATTTAACGACCCTATTGCTAAAAGATATGATTATATACAACTTAGTCGTCACCACTATGATGATAAGATTAATGATGAGATATTCAAATGCAAAACTCCTACATCAGAAGAGATAAAGGCTATAAGCCATTTACAAACACATCCACACCAAGTACAATTCAGATGTAACTTAATAAAGAATTATATAGATACACCAGAAGAAGTATTTAAATATTTAGAATGGGCAAACTCTGTTGAGATAAATGATATTGGTTTAGTATCTTTAATGCCTATCAATGAATACTCAAAAGAGAATTATATTTATTTTCACATAAAGGAATTAATAGGTGATAACTTTTTTTTAACCAAGTCTTGGAAAAGAACGGGTGGTGGATGTGAGTGTTTTAATTATGTCTATACTCCACCAGAAGAAGACTTTAGAAGACCAATGAAAGTTTATCACAAAAATACATTTAAGCCTTCTGAGATAACGGAAACAATTGTGTTTGATGGTCAAAATGTTCGTTTGGGGTTTGATGGACCAATTATCTATTAATGAATCCAACTAAATTCGATTCATATTAATCTACTGGATTGTTTCCATAAGGAGTAACACTAATAACCTTACAAACATTATCATCTTTAACTGCTACGATAGAATCGTTTCCTAAGTTAGCAATCTCCATTTCAGATTTATCTAAGTCAATATTAGAAGAATCACAAGTAACCGTAATTAAATATAACTCAGAACTTTCTTTCTTATCTAATATAGAAGGGTCGATATCACCTTTATCACATACATAATACTCACCAGGTGAAGAAAGATCAACAACCGGATGAGAAGTGAGTCTATAAAGAGTAACCTCACCAGTTAATGTAGATGCTTTGCTACCAGTCTCAACAGGAGTTTCCATCAACTCTTCTGATTCATTAATTTTGAAACTATTAAACTTCTTTAACCTCATTTGATACTGTTATTTTTATTATATATTAAATTTAAAATATAATATATCTGATTAATCAAATAGTGATAGGTTACTACTATTTCCATTACTATAATCAATATAAGATAAATAAAAAATCAATCATATCTAAAATAAAAGAAACCTGTTTAGAGAGATATGGAGTTGATAATGTATCAAAGGTTGATATTGTAAAATTAAAATCAAAACAAACAAAGGTTAAAAGAGGTACAGAGCTAATGGCAGATCCTATATTGTTTATTATTATACCTGGTGAATTATTACCACAATGGGAATTATATAAACGTGAATGTAGAAGATTATGAAAATTGGATAGGTATCGACTATTATGATGGTGAGAATATAAGTGGTTATCAATCAGCATAACAAATACCATATAGGCGTATAGTTCTGTTATCTGACCAAATTGCGCCTGACTAAAGTGTAACATCATATCCACACATATTAAAATATTTTATGTTACGTGGTCCGATTTTTACTGAAACTTTTTCTTCCTTTATCATATACTTTAAGAGGTTTATTTATATATCAAAATGTATAAGTACCCTTTATAACAAATTTATTAAATATGACAAAAACCGAAAAAATAAAAAAAATCGAGTCATTAAAAATTAAAGCGAGCGAGTTGAAAAAGGAAGTAGATTACTACAATGCCCTTCAACTCGCTCTTTAATCACCCCCGCTTTATTTTAAGTGGGGGTAAATGACTAAAACTTGTATTGAATGGTTCTTATGGAGCCTTCGCAACACCATACTTCATACTTTATAACAACCACGTTGCAGGTACTATAACAGCAGAGGGTAGAGAATTGACTAGAAAGATGGATGATGATAACCAAGATTATTGGTATAATCAATGGCATCTTGATACTGAGCTACACAAACAATTAAATATAAAAGATATCACACCAATTGATACGAAAGAGGATGTTAGTATCTATGGTGATACCGATTCAATTTTTGTTTCATTCAAACCTTGTATGGACCATTGTACTTGGAGAGATCAAGTATTTAACGATGAATATCTATCTTCAATTGATAAGAAATTTATTATACTATCAAGAGATTTGATAGAAACAGATAATCCAAATTATTTGGGTATGTCAAAAGATATCACGGAATTTACAGAACTTCTGAAAGAAGATTATGGGTTAGTTTTAATAGATGGTAACTTCGTGAAAGATAGGAAGTTAAATAAGATGATAGATGATGGAGTTTTAACAAATGATATTATCTGGAACTGGTCTACTGAGGTTGATTTTATATTAGGAGTTGACCAAATAAAATATGAGGGTTACTTCAAAGATTGTTTAGATAAACACGCAGAATCATATGGTGTTGAAAACAAAGAAGATTTTGAACTTGAAAGAATATCAGAATCAATTATAAATATTGCTAAGAAAAAATACATACAACATATTTTATATGAGGATGGTATTCCATATGATAGATTGAAATATATTTATCCTAAAGGAGTTGAACTTGTTAGGTCATCCACACCAGCCTTTGCTCGTGATAAGATTGTTGGGATAGTAGAGTATTTATTTGAGAATCCCGATACATTCAATATAAAGGATTTACTTAAATTGGTAAAAGGTCTTAGAAAGGAATTTGAATTGGCTGATGTTGATGATATCGCAATGCAATCATCTTGTAATAAATATGATGAGAAAGTTTTAAATGATAAAACATTACCATTACAATTTATAAGTGGAGCTCACTTTGCTGTTAAAGCGGCCGCTTATCATAATTACTTATTGAACAATGATAAGAAATTACAAGATAAGTATGAATTTATGAAATCTGGTACAAAGATTAAATATTATATCTGTAAAGATAAATCAGTTAATTCCACATTTGCTTATGCTAGAGGGTCTTACCCGATTGAATTTGCTCCTGAGATAGATTATGATATACAATTTGAGAAATCAATACTATCACCAATTAATTCTATTATTGAACCATTAGGTATGCCAGAAATAACAAGAAGATTGAGTGTGGTAATGGATATATTCGGTGGATTTAAATAAGTAGATTAGATTTACTTGAAATAAAAGTATTACCTTTTATTTTAACTGGATTAGAGGGTGTATTTCTTAATTTAATACAATTCTTACCATCACATAGTATCAAGTAGTTTGTATTCAATGATAAAGATCCTTCTGTCTTTATGAAAATTTTATCACCAATATACTTATAATCAGTAAATGGCTTTACTTGAACAGTAAAACTTCTACCATTGGATAAGAATTTGAAATCAACACCGTTTATATCTTCATCAACAGAAGGGTTTTGTATAGTAATCTCGATATCTTTTTCTTTAGAATACTTTAAAAAGGATTCCTTAGCCATTTTTTCAAGTACATTTCCCCTTCTAGTTGTGTTTATTAAAATAGGTAATGATTGTTCTAAAAAGAATTTACCATTTGGTGAATAAATATTATTCAGATTAGATAACATAAAATTATAAAAAGATTCTTCCTCTTTAATATTATTAATTCTTATCACATTTTTAAAAATGGTGTAATTATTAACCATCTTTGATATATACTCACCATTAATTATCTTATTATCGATAAATATATCAGTATGTTTACCATAAACAAACCCAGATGATCCATAAACACTTTCGATAAACCTTTTTATAACAGCATTAAGATAAGTAATTGAGTTCTTACTACCATTTTTAACAGTCTTAAACATATTACCACCTTGTCCATCATCCAACACAACGACTTGATTATCTTGGGCCTCCTTTAAATACTCTTTATAATTTAGCATATGGGTATATATTAAATATAGATATATAATTTATGAAAAACGAGGAATTATACCTAGAATATATAACTTACTTGGATACCAGGATTTTAGAGTCTAAAATATCAAGAGGTGAGTATTCTTTATTGAGAATGTCACGATCATCATTTGATAGTTTCAAACTAAAATTTGAAACCGATGAACTTTTCCATAAAAATATAATAGGATTACATAAATCCGAAACAAGGGATAAAAAAATAGACGATATATTCGATGATATTAATTTCTGAGGAAAAAATAGACGATATTAATGTTAAATACTATGATGGTATAGACCTAAAAATGGCTCAAGAGCATCCTAAGGACGGATCTGGTGGATTTATATTCTACTTCGTTGAGAATTGGGTAAGTGAGGTTAAAAAGTACGATAGAGGGTCTAAGATAGATAATATACTATCAGATGAAGAAGTTATTGATTTTGATATCGATATTGTAAACAACAATTATATTTGTATATATCAGACAGACGGGGATTTAGAAATAGTATATAAAGCAATAAAGGAAAATATACATAAAAAGATAGGAAAACCTTGGTTAGTTGGTAACCACAACAGAAACCTTGTTGATAGTGGGTTAGGTAAAACACCAACACATAAGTTTTACTGATAAAAAAGGGAATTCAATATGAAATATATACCTTAATGTTTAATAACAATATGAAACACTTAATGAGATATGAAGGTTATACTACCAAAGAAAGGGTAGATGATATTTTAGATAAAATATCTAAATATGGTATGCCTTCTATAACCAAGCTGGAGAAAGATTTTTTGGACGCTCACGCTTCTGGTGGTGAAGAAGAAGTTCATAAGGAGATAGTGAAAGAAGAAAGTGAAAGAGTTTTCGAAGATGATTATGGATATTTCAAATTTGAATTAGAAGAAATAGAAGATTATGGTGATGAAATACACTATATTGGGACAATGTATGTTCCTGATTTAGAATTTCCTAGTAAGAAGAAAATAGAAGGTAGGTTAGAGGGAAAAATAGTTTTATTTAGTAATGGAACAACATCACCTGATTTTTTCTCAATAAAAAAGAGAAAGAATCAAGATAATTATGACATATTCGAATTTTGTAATGGATTAGAATATGAGTTAGATAGTTTTGTTGATTATGTTATAAGTGAATTGAAAAATTCTGATAATTAATTTTAATATATATAAACACAACAAAAAATAAGTAATAGTGATGATTAAAAAATATAATCAATTTGTTAACGAAAGAGTAAACGAAGAGTTTGAATCAGAAGAAGAGTTTGATACAAACCAACAAGAACATGAATTAGCTATTCGTGACTTAGAACATGAATTCAAAGATTTAGAATCTGACGTTAAAGAAGCTCCCATTGAAGATTTAGAATCTGAAGAAATGGAAGAAGAAATGGAAGAAGAAGGTGGAGATGTTTATGCAAATAAACTACAAGAAGTTGCTGATAAATTAGGATCAGAGGTTACTAATGGTAAAGTAGAATATAATGGACAAAAGATAATTTTCCCATCAGAAACAGAGATGTTTCACGTTGGTAATAAAAAATTCAAAACGGCGGATGAAGTTGTTACTTTTATAGAAGGTGAATCAAACAAATTAGCTGATAAAGAATTTGATGAAATGGATGAGGATGAAAGATATGCTATGAAAGTAGGTGAATCTAAAAGTTATAAGAATACTAGAAAATTTAAGTAATTAAAATAATAGATACAAAAAAAGACCATCAAATTGATGGTCTTTTTTGTTTTTAAACTTGTTCTTCGTGACTTCCTTCCGGATCACCCTTTTTCTTTTCTTTCTGTATTTGAGTAACCATATACCCAGATATAGCAAACTCTATCCCAGCCCAGATAGCTAAGTCAGATGCAGTCATTGTAGAATGATTTTGTATCATGAAATACACCATCCCGAATTGACCAACTAAAAAAGCCATTCCAGATTCTAGTCTTTTCTTAGAAAAGAAAGATTTGTTTGTTGAATAAACATTTGTAAGCTCTTTAATAGCCCATTTAATGTTAGACCATCCAAAGAAAGTTTTTGGTAATTTAAATTTACGCATAGTGGTTATTTTATTTTAGGTATATATTAAACGAGGAAAATGAGAAAATTCAATATATAAATTGATAAAATATGAAAGTAATAAAAGTAATAAAATTCCTAGTAAAATCGGAACACCCACATTTTCTCTCAGTAGAAAAGAAAACATACAACAGATGGAAATTTTTAATAAAGTTGGTAGTCATTGTAAATAAGAACTATAAATCTTGTGAGATATATAGGAAAAAATTCAAATATATGAAAGACTTTGTTGTGGTCGGACTAAAATATAGCGGTAAAAATGTTAAAAGAAGAACTAGCGGATTCGCTAAAGATTTCATAAATAAAAACAAAGGTAGCCTTTGTTTATATTGTGAAGAAAAGTTAAGTTATGAAAACGCTACGGCGGATCATATAGTACCCATATCAGAAGGTGGTAATAATTGTCAAGTAAATCTAGTTGTTTGTTGTAAAGATTGTAATGCAGAAAGAGGAAATAAAGAATTTAAGTCATTTCTTTTTACTAAAAATAAAAAGTATATAAATAAAGGTAATATAATTATCTAAAGATATTTAAATTTCCTAATCCACTTTTTAGACCCACAATCAAATATCCGATAATAACCCCTTTCGTTCATTATAGAATGTTCTGTTTGGTTTGGAACAGGAGAATCCCAACTTAGAAAACTTGGTTTGTGTGTTATATTTTTTCTTACTTATTAACTTTTCATTCCCACAAAAATCACATATTCCTGTTATTAAAATACCAGATCCATCTTGTATTAATGTTGATGATACCTCTCTTTAATATTCAAATAATATGAGAGTGTTTTATTGGATATTTTTATTTGTATCAATTCATCTTTTATCATATATAAATAACTCAACTACCTGTATTAACACACACCATGCCAATTCATAATCTATTAAAATTATCAAATTTCTTGTTATAATCAGTTTCTCTTTCTACCCACTTACCTTTATTCATTTTAGGTATCCATTTAACATCAAGAACATCTGTGCTAAAATAATCAGGTAATTTAAGAGCCTTATAGGGATTTGGTACTAACTCAGCCAATTTATTTATATCTTTGACCTTAACTATTCTATGGAATAGCTTATATGGATCTGTCGAATTCTTTTTATCAACTATATCGTTTAATAATTTTCTCCACAAGAAGACAGAAAACCCATCATTCATTTTTTCTTCTGACTTATTAAAACCAGCTTCATCATTATCAAAGAAATATTGTATATCAAATCCATTATTCTCCAAAAATCTATAATCAGTATTTACACCAACCAAACCTATTGAATTTGGATAGAATAAAGAATCTAAATAACCCTCAAATACGGTTATTCTTTTTTCGAAGTTAACATTCAATATATTAAAATAGTATGATAATTTATTATAAATAACCATCTCACCCATATCTATATTAAGAGGCTCTTCTTTACCATGATTAACCCACTCTAATAGATTCTCATAATTGTATATCTTGAACATTCTTCGTCTACCACCTTTAAGGTTTCTGACTTGCATTCCAATTATCTTATCACCTCTTCTATTTAACATAGCTATTATCCACTCACTTTCGTTTTCGTTTTTGTGATACTTTGCTTGATAAATATTTTTATGTAATTCGGGACCTATTCCTCTACCAATAAGGTACTTATAAATACCACCATTAACCTTAATAGGTTGGAAGTCATTTATGGGAGTTATATCAGAAGCGAAAGCTGCTTCAAGATCTTCCATATCAATTAGATTATCAAATTGAGCATCTACAAACTCATTTTCGTAATCATTATAAGTCATGACACTATCTAAGTGCTCAATCATTTCTAATTTCTTACCTGGATCAATTTGCTCATTGAAATCCCTACACATCTTGTCTAAGGTAGTCTTCTTATCACAGTTGAAGCAAATATAGAATAATCTATTGAAATAGAGATTGCCTCTCTTAGAATGTTTGTGACGGTGACTATCACCACAATAAGGACAAGCCATGTTAAGTCTATCGTGATAATCATTAAGACGACGCTTCTGTTTATGAGAAAACTCTTTATCAAGAATCTTCTGTATCATATTTTTTATATATCCCTTATCCATTACATGATATATTAGGAAAATAGAGTTAAGTTTATTATATTTGTTACATGATTAAATTAATGGAGATGTATTTAAATACAGAGCCCGTATCATTCGATGATATACCTGATGATTGGCGTAAAAGCTTTACTGAGTTTATGTTTGGACAGGCTGGTCCAATTATTGATGGTGTTCATATGGCTTATAATCACGATTATAAACGTTGGTTTAATGAAAATCAAAAAGCTATATTAAGAGATATTAAAATAGATGAAATTATAAAGCATAAAAAAAATCCTCATTAAGAGGACTTTTAATTTTTTATTTCTTTTTAGGAAATTTCTTCTTTACTTTCTTTTTCCCTAAGATGTCTTTAGAAGTTTTAGCTAGATATTCAGATTGTCTTCTGAATTGGTTAGCAAAGTCATCTTGTCTTGTTTTATCATCCGTTGGATACAGTTTATTTGTCATATTATTAAATTGAGTGAATGCTAAAACAGATGATTCCATACCTGGGGTATCATTACCCTCTATTAGATTCATTGTTCTAACTTTTTTGGTAACATCTTCTGGGTTTTTTGTATTTTTAACTACAAACTCAACAATATTAGGGAATTTTTCGTGATGTAAACTATCAACTAAATCTTCAATATGTTTAACATTACCTAAATCATCATCAGAAAAACCAACTTTTGCTTCCATACCTAGGTTTTTAGCAAAGTCATTAATCTTAGTCTTGTAATCCATAAGAGCGTTTTCCTTTTCCTTTTCCGGATTCTCAGGAGAACCACCTCTAGAAGGAGCCGAAACACCAACTAAATCACATTGATCTAAATACTTCTTAACCAATTCATTCTTAGATGGATCACCTTTTAATATTTTCTCACCTTCAACTCTATCAAACATATACTCAAACTTTAATAAGTTATTATACATATCATATACTTCGTCTTCGGTTAGAACATTATCAAGTATCCAATCAATACCTAATCTTATAGCCTCTGGTTCGTGACCCCTAGCGGTGATTATAGCAAATATTGACCCATTTGTCAAACATTCAATAAAATCATCCCAAGCCGGACCATAACTGTTACTAGCAATAGCTGCTTTAGTATCAATCAAAAAGGCTTCAACCCCTCGAGGACCGCCATCTCTAAACTCAGAGAAAGCCTCATCAGGATCATTATTCAACATTCTATAATTCTCATCATTTCTGACATCAGCGAAATCAGATGTTGAAACATTAATAGGTACCCAAGAGTCACCATCTTTTTTATCTAGGTGTATTACGGTTGGCATATTTAATATATTATCATCCCAATCAAACGCATAGTAAAGAAGGTAACTAGAATTTTTATTTTCTAGAAATTGATTAAACTTCTTAATCATTTTTATTTTTATTTTTTAGCGTTCTTATTAACAAATGATTGAAAAGACTCTAATTGAACCTCATCATCTTTTTCTTCAAGTTCACCTTCTTCAAAGTCACCTTCTTCAAAGTCACCTTCTTCTTGAGCTCCTCCTTCGAAGTCTCCAAATCCTTGAACTTCTTCTTGTCCTTGAACTTCTTCTTGTCCTTCTTCACCTTCAAATTCTTCTGTTTCAATCGTAAATTCTTCTACAACCTCATCATCTTTTTCAGCTTTCACCATAATAAGGCCGTCTTTTTCTTCGACCTCAATTTCGTATCCAGCAATCTCAACTTTAGTTTTCATATTATATTATTATTTTTTATTATATATTAAAAATATAAAGCCACTTTACATACAATTTTACTAAACATTCACAACATTATAACATAAAACAAAAAAATAACTTTGATAATGAATAACGACAAAGATTTACAAAAATATCTACGTAGTAATAAAATAGGATCTAATTATAGTGATGACTACTTCAAGCAGATACAGAAAAATAATAACACACCAAACATATTAAGTAATAATGAAATACCAGTAGATGTATTCTCTAAATTATTAGATGATAGAATAATATTTCTTTCAACACAAATAGATGATTATGTATGTAACATAATAAAAGCTCAACTTCTATACTTAGAATCCCAAAGTGATGAAGATATATCTATATACATAGATACGGCAGGAGGTTCAGTTTATTCCGGATTAGGATTATTGGATGTTATGGAGTTTGTTAAACCTGATATAATTACGGTTAATACCGGGTTAGCTGCTTCCATGGGAGCTATTATATTATGTTCTGGGACAAAAGGTAAAAGAAAATCACTAAAAAGAAGTAGAACTATGATACACCAACCACTTGGTGGTGGGTGGGCACAACAAGCATCTGATATAGAAATTGAAGCAAAACAAATTAACTCACTTAAAAAAGAATTATATGAGATAATATCAGATAGAACTGGTCAAACATATGATAGAGTTTATAAAGATGGTGATAGAGACTATTGGATGTCGGCCGCTGATTCTAAGAAATATGGTATGATAGATGAAATTTTAACAAAAAGGAAATAAAATATTAAGAATAAAAAAACCCACTCATATTTGAGTGGGTTTTTTGTTAAAAATCAATTAATTTAATCCTTTTTAGCAGTTGACTTTCTAGGAGCTCTCTTCTTAGTAGATTCCTTTTTAACCGTTGACTTTTTATTAGTCGATTCCTTTTTAACTTTAGGAGTTGACTTTTTATTAGTCGATTTCTTAGTATCTGACTTTTTAACCGTTGACTTTTTACTCACTGGTTTTTTAACCTTAGCTTTGATATCCTTAGCTGTTACAGGCTTTTCAACTTTAGACTTGTCCTTTGTTGATTTAGCCTTTACGATTGGTTTAGCCTTTACGATTGGTTTAGTAACTTCTTTAACAGCTTCTATTTTAACTTCAGCCTTAACAACAACTTGTGTAGTTTTTTTACCAAACAATCTCTTAAAAAAAGATATTATACTTTTCATGATTTTAAATTATTTTTTATTATATATTCATATTTTTTCCCTCCCTCTGTAAAAAACCTCGAAAAAACCCAAAATAAACAAAGATTACTTTTTTATATATAAACATGAGATGAAGTTTAGATATGATAAAGAAACAGAAGAAATTGTCGTAAGTGAAGCTACGAGAATCGAATACCACCAAATGGATTTGTGGTTATCTAGACACGTTAAAGGTTATCGATATATGCCAGCATTCAAGATGGGTGTTTGGAATGGACAACAATCATATTTTAAGGACGGTAGAATAAACATCGGTCTTTGGAAAGAAGCTTTGAAAGGTTGTAAAGAAATCGGAGCACCTTTTATATTAGAAAATAAAGAAGATTTCCCATTAAATAGAGATGTTACCTTAGAAAAAGTTCATGATTTTTGTAAAGAATTTTTTAAAGAACATAAAGTTAAGAAAAAAGATGGTACTTGGATACCATTTATACCTTATGACCACCAAGTTGAATCAGCTTACAAAATATTAAAGAATAGATATTGTATGGCTGAGGTTGCTACATCAGGTGGTAAATCATTAATCATATCAATTGTTATGTTTTATACACTTAAACATACTCCTAAAGCTAAATTTCTAATAATAGTACCATCGATAACATTAGTTACTCAATTTTATGATAATATTGTAGAATATAACCATGGTGTTAATAATTTAATAGAAATGGATGATAAAAAGATAGACCATATAGAAGGAACTCATGTACCCTTTGATTTAAGGGTTGAGGAAGTTATGTCAGAAAGACCAAGAAAACACACAGGTACACAAGATGCTAATATTTATATCGGAACTTATCAATCATTAGAAAAATGGCCGAAAGAATTCTTTGACCAATTTCACACAGTTGTTACTGATGAGGCACATGGAGCTAAAGCAAAAACGATGTTAAGTATATTAAAGAGAACGTTTGGTAAAGCATATTCAAGGTTTGGTGTATCTGGTACATTCCCTGAGGATGATACTTGTGAAATACTAACAATACAATCAGTTTTAGGTCCTAAGATAACAGAAGTTTCTGCTGATGAATTAAAGAAGAAGGGTATAATATCAGCTATGGAAATAAAGGCTGTCATTATGAATCATAATGACTTAGAATTCGCAGATAGAATGGAACAAATAAGGAAAGGTGGTTATGGTAAAGAAGCTTTTCAAATAGAAAAGGAATATATTCATGTTTCGGATAAAAGATTAGACTTTATCAAGAAGATAGTTGATAAATGTGAATCAAATACACTTTTATTATTTCACACGATTGAATATGGTCAAAAGATAATGAATAAATTATCAGAGGAATTACCAGATAAAGAATTTTATTATATTGATGGTGGTGTATCGGGTAAAAAGAGGGAAGTTATTAAGAAACAAATGGAGGAAACTGATGGTAAAGTTAGAGTATTAGTTGCTTCTTATGGTACACTATCAACTGGTGTATCTATTAATGCTATATTTAATGTGATATTTGTAGATTCTTTCAAATCAGAGCAAATTATAATACAATCAATTGGTAGAGCCTTACGTTTACACACGGATAAGACAAAGGCTATGATATTTGACTTAGTAGATGTTTTTGATCCGAAGAATATGAATAATATATTATATAGACATTTCAAAGAGAGAGCACGTATGTATGATAAACGAAAATACCCATATAAAACAATTAAAATAAACTTATAGGACAGAAGATGTGATGGCAAATATATAGTTCATGTCAAATTGGTCACTCTTCGTAAAAAACCCTGTATCAGATGCAGAGAAATCTATAACCGGAACAATAGATAATAAAAACCAATTCAATAAATTAACAGTATTTGGTACCGTAAATGGATTTCCCAAACCATTCACAACAAATAGTAGTGTTACGATTGATGGTAAATCAGCACAAGAAATAGTTGATATTGGTGAATTTACCATAGAGGGAACCCAAGAAGCAATTACTCCTTTCACGGGTGATGGTCCAGGATCCCTTAAATACGCAATTGATATACTATTAAGTGAAATGGCTGGAATCATAGATGATATCTATGGCACTACTATTGGACCAAGATTGGTTTGGGAGCCAGCACCAGAGGAACCAAAACAAGAAGAAGAAGAACCACAAACTGGTACACAGAGCACACCACAGAGCGATCCAGAACCATCAAATAAACAAACATCAGCGATAGTAGATCCAAAGTCTATAAATACAAAAATAACATTAAGTGTTAAAAGTGGACCAGGTGTTATAATTGGTATTACCGAAAAAGAAGTTGTCAATGGAGAAATAGACTTTTCTGGGTTACAATTCGATAAACCAGGTGATTATATTATAGCAGTAACACCAACATCACCAGATCTTGATAGCACAGAATTTTCAATAACAGTATTACCGGAGGATGAACTTATAGAACAGGATGATAGTGGCCCAGATGAAGTAAAAGTAGAAGGAGATAGACCAATAATTGCACAGATACGTAAACCAGAAGTAATATTACCACCAATTCAATATAAGGTCACCGAGGACGCACAACAGAATACGGACTCACAGGGACAAGGTTATATGCCGTTTTTATGGTATAATGCACTACAAATACCTGAAAAGGATATTAAGTCACTTGAACTTTATCACGAAGGAATATCACCAACGGTGATTGTAACATTCAAAGATACGCTCGGTATTATGAAAGCTGAAGGTGCTCCACTTGATGATACTAAGTTTGAAATATTTCTTAATTCTGGATCTGAAAATTTAAAATCAATACACCTAAAATTTAAGATTAAAACCTTTCAAAGAAAGAGGAAAAATTATACAATATCTGGATCTATTGACTTACCCAAATTTTATGAAATAGCTTATAAATCATATACCGGAACATCATTTGATACATTTGATATGATATCAAAAGAATTAAAACTAGGATTTAATTCAAATATAAATAACACAAAAGATTCGATGAAATGGACAAATACAGGTATGTTGTTTAAAGATTTTGTTTCCAATATTATAAAACACTCATATATATCAGATGACTCTTTTGTATTAGGTTATATTGATCATTATTGGTGTTTTAACTATGTTGATATAGAAAAAGAATGGAATAGAGATATATCATCAGATGTTGGTGTTGATTCATCAGGTTTATCTACACAAACAGTGGGTAAAAGTGATGAGAGTAAAATAATACCCCTCGCTTTATCTAACGAGCAGAGTAATCAAAGTAACAACTTATATTTTTCATCATACAAAATAAGTAATAATTCAACAAGCCAATCACTTAAAAAGGGACAATTTACTATTACCAAATACTATGATAGTAATAAAAAAATTATGCAGATATTCAAAATTGACTCTTTAACTACAAAAAAGGATGATGTTGTCTCATTAAAGGGAGCACCTGGTGATGAAAAATCATTTAAAGAAAATTATAGAACTAATTTTTTAGGCAGAGTTGATATGGATAATGTTCATGAAAATTATCTCTATTCAGAAACACAAAATAGAATTAACTTAGATAACATGGTTAAAATAACAGCCGAGTTACAATTACCACAACCTAATTTTAACATATATAAATATCAAAAAATACAAGTCAACTTTACAAATACTAAAAGAACACCACAAACAGAAACAACAGAATCATATCTTGATGAGCGGATGAGCGGTGAGTGGTTAATAATAGACATTAGATATTCTTGGAGATCTGGTAAATTAACACAAAAAGTTAAAATAGCTAGAAAAGAATTAGGTAAATTAAACAAGGAATTAGACATACCAACAAAAGCAAAAGAGGGTGTTGATAATGCAGAAACAAATGATAATCCTGTTGAGGAACCTAAACCAAATGAGGTCTATAATATTGGTGAATCATATAGACTTAGTGATGGTAATGGTAAAATATACGAACTTATAGTTTCATCATTATCAGATGATGGTAAAGAAGTAGTAGGTGAATTAATTGACGTTTCTGATTAATTTTATAGCGGGGGTTAAGATAATTATAAATATACAATATGGGAATAGTTAAAGAGGTTAGAATTACAGGTGATATAATGGTCCGTGTGGTTGAGAATTTTAAAAATAACGGTAAACTTAAAAGCAGAATCGTTTATGGATTAACTCGATACGTTAATGATTATGATACCGGTCCTATTCTAGGTGAAGGGGATTATAAAGGTAATAGGTATAAAGATATGAGTTCCGATGAAATCATAGCTGATTGGTTGCATGTGAATTCGGCCTCGGGTAAAATACCCAAAGGCTCTGAAATAATACAGGACCCCTGGTCAGTAAATATAGCTAGAAAAAGAAACTTCGGATCCGATTATTATCATTTAAATAATGGAACAAGGGTAGATATTAGATGGACATCACCAGACTTCGGCGCATCTTCTAGTCAGGTCGATGAAAATGGAGATACTACATACTTTGGGCGCACTGTTGGTCCATATACTATGTTGGGTGGTGAACAATGGAGTGATGATGAAGGTAATGAATTAGCATTACCTGATGGTGTATCACCCACACAATCCTATTATAGTGATGGTAGTATTGGAGATGGTAATGGTTTGATAATTTATCAAAGTATCAAATCTAGAATAATTAAGTCGGTAACCATACGGACTCCTAGTGACCCTTCTTTTGATCCACAATGGAAGACCGAAGAATCTGTTCTTTATATAACAGAGGATAATTTATTAGAATTATCTACTAAGGTTGGATATGAAACGACTTATGACGATACTGGGAAATCTACCACAACAAAATTAGAGAAGCAAGAAAAGAAATATACTGGTAATGTTGATGATGTTGATATCATAAATGATATACTATCTGCTTGGAATAAAAAAGTACCTAATTATAATGTTGGTCAATGTGAGTTGATAGATCCACAGGAAACATCACTCGGTAGGTGGCCAGCGAAGGATGGGAACACTAATAAAATATTTGGTAATGGTGTGGCTTGTAACATATATAACCCCGAAGGTGGTGGTAGATTGGGGGCGGCTAATTCAACACCTGCTAAAAGTGAAAAAGGTTTATATTATTCAGGAGAATTAGTAGAGTATAAAAGCCCCATAAAATTACTACCAGAAGAAGAAGTAGAAGAGCCCGCGCCTGTAATTACGGGTTCACAAAGCGGTGATGTAGAATCAAAAAAAAATATAATAACATTCAATGTTGAAATTGAGGGAGTGTTTCTTCCTTTATCAAGTGGAAGTGCAAGCGGCGGAACAACTAGTAACGATTCTCTCAAATCATATGAAGATTCTTTATCAATAATAGTAGATTCAAAAATTGGTAAATTAACACTAATCGAACCCGGTGGGTTTGTTTTCCAGGATGATTTTGAACAACTTGGTGAATTGGACGATGAGTACCGAGAAACTGCATTCTTAGGTCAAGAGGAGGCAGAAGCAGAAGCAGCTGAGGAGCGGGATGAGGCGCGGGAACAGAATGGATCCAATGATCCAGACGCTGATCCAGCTACTGGTGAACCTCCTACACCAGCATCACCTAGTAACAACCAAACGAAACGACAGGCGATTTATATTTTGATGGAATTGTTAATCAAGGAGGGCGGGTTTACAAAAGACCAAGCAGCTGGTATCTGTGGTAATATCGATGCAGAATCAAGTTTTAAATTTTGGAATATTGAAAATCAAGCAAATTACATAGTACCCGGTGGGATGGGTGCAAAACGGTGGTCAAAAGAGAACGCAAAACAAGGATCAGTAAAACATTATACGTGTAAGAAAGGTAAATGTCAAGTATTCTCTGGTCTCGGCTTAGCTCAATGGACATATTCAAGGAGATATAACATGGAGAAATTTTGTGGTGAGTATCTAACTAACAAAGGAGTTAAGACTTCAGCTTTGAAGAATGGATTCCTTGATACAGATCCAAGACCACATGGAGGCGGAACTGTTAAGATTGGAAGAGATACTTTAAATAAACTCGAAGTATATTTGAAATCAGTGCCTTATTTATTTGAGGCACAATGTGCCTTTTTAATATCTGAATTGACTCAGAGCTCCGGTAAAGGAGGTAGAATTCAAAAAATGTTCGCTGGTATTCCATCTGGTAATTCAGCTAAGTTGATAAAGAATGGTACTTTTATCAACCAAAAGGGTGGTAAGCCAACACAAACAATAGGTGCTTATTGTGAAGCAATTTTATGTGACTTTGAGGTTCCTGGTTCAGTCGGCCGACCACTAAAGAAGCCTGATGCAATCTATAAAAACGGAGTATCCAATAGGGACTATTACAAACATCACGCTGGTGAAAGAATAAAGAAGTGTGAAGCTGCTTTAGCTACTTATAATGATGTTAGAGCCGAAAAAAATGGTACTGGTAAATACGCCCCTGCTTAATCACCTTAATTTTCAACAAACTTCTATTAGAGTAGGATATTTTTAATATATAAATCATTATGGGAGTATTCGACAAAATCACAGATTTAAAAGAGAAAATATCTAACTCAGCATCAAGTATTATTGCTTTTGTGAGTAATCCTTGGCCACAAACATTAGTAAATCCCGATTTTTCAAAAACTTCTGGATTCTTACCACCAGTTTTGATACAACCATCATTGTCTGTTTTTGGGAAGCAGCAAGAAGCTGTTAAAATTAAATATGGACAATATGAATATGAAGATTGGTTAGGTCAGAAAATAACACCAAATGGTTTAATTGATTTAGATACTACGGATAGATTTAACGAAAGTAAAGATTTACCGAAATCAAGTGCAGATTTAGAAGATATCCCTTATTCCATGAGAGATCATTATATGATATTTGATGATAATAAAACGGATTATTTTAAACACGGTTTACAAATAATTGATGGGTTAACACCAATTGAAAATTCAGAAGGTGCTTCTGATTTAAGATTGAGTCAATTCAAAGCAACACCATTCGAAAATAATGATCCGGTTATGTATGGATTTGATTTAATAATTGATGGTATATCATCACCATTATTAAACGGATCTGTGATAGATTTTTTAAATCAATATAAGGGAATAAATGAAATGGCCGCTAGGATACCAGTATATGAGGATTTTAAGCAACAATTTTTGAAATTTTTCAAAACAAAAGGAACATTAAGGATTGATCCAGAACAAACAACAATGAGTAATAGTGGTGTAAACTCAGCTAGTTTTGATAACTCGAAATCAATTTTTCAATTGGGTAAAAAAGCTTATATGGGTTATTATATACAAAAAATAACAGGTCTAAACTTCTTAGTAGAGAGTAATAAACCAGGAACATTAAAATATATTACTGATTATAGAAAAGATGTCATAACATTAGACTTTTTGGAAGATGTTTCTTTGAGTGTTGGTACTTTAACACATCTTTATAAATTATTATATTGGTCTAAACCAAATGGTAAGGGAATGATTCCTGAGAATCTATTGAGATTTAATTGTGATATAGTAGTTTCGGAATGTAGAAATTTTAACAGGGTTAGAAAAGCAGTAGAGACTGGTAATTTAGAAATAATAAAGGATAATGTATCTAGATATGTTTATTCTCTAAGAGAATGTCAATTCTTTTTTGACCAACTACCTCACCCAGCTCAGATAGACATGGGTAGTATTGCTGCGCAAGGCACAACACCAGTAACATTTGATTATAAATACTCAGCCGTTAAATTTGAAAAGTTTGTACCAACCGGTGATGGTTTTGGTAGCTATGTTGGTTATGATAGTGGTGCTATTTGGAAAATTGGTAACCCAGGAGCAAGAGGAACACAATCAGTTGGAGACACATCAATACCAAATTTCTTCACAGTTGGTAAAAATAAGTTAAGAGAAAATGGTGTTGAATCACCATTTGTTTTAAAAAGTATAAATAAATTAGGAACAACAGAAATTATACTGGCTCCTGAAGTCCTAACCGCTGATGATCCACCGAGTGATGGGGAAAGTTTAGAAGGAGATAAGAAAGCATCTAAAGGAAAGGCTAAAGCTGCGGCAAAAAAAGCTAAGGATAGATTGGTATCATCTGCTAAAAAAGAATTACAAGGTGTTATAAACACAAAAGCACAATTATTAGCCAGAACATTAAATAAAGCAGCAATATCATTACAGGGAGGTACGATACCACCACCCAAAAATATATATGAGCTTGGCCCAGGAGAACAAGGTTCATTATTGAATGCTGGTAGTAATGTGTCACAAAGATTTTTCTATGATGTAAGGGGTGATTTAGTTGGGTTTTTAGGAGACTCATTGGGTGGTGCAGTTGGTGGTGGATTCTCTAATGGCGGTCAAAGAAGATAAGAATATAATGAATAAAGTAGAAGCTAACAAAACATATATAGGTGTTGTCGAAGACAATGCAGATCCTAAGAAACTCGGGAGAGTTAAAGTTAGGGTTATGGATATTTTTGATGAAATGAAGCTAGAGGATTTACCCTGGGCTACACCATGGAAAGATATAAATGGTAATGAATTTAATGTACCAGAAAAGGGTAAAGTTTTAATTGTTGTTTTTGACCAAGGTGATGAATATAAACCAGAATTCATATTCTCAGATCACTACAATGTAAATTTAGAAAAGAAGTTAGAATCTTTAGATGGTGATAATTATAAATCGATGAAGTCTTTGATTTTTGATCACAAAACACAAATTTATGTTAATGATGATGAAGGACTTAAAATAGACTATAAGTATAATAATATTAATATAACAGAAGATACAATTGATTTAAATCTTAAAGATAATAATAGAGATGTTAATATTGGGGATGCTGGTGCTTCACAACAAGCTATATTAGGTAATCATTGGATGGATTGGTTTGATGAGTTTGTGGATAACCTATTGGGTAGCAAAGCCGGTCCTTATTTAGGAAACTTGGGAGCTCCGGTTGTACCAAATCCAGAAATGATATCAGTTCTATTAAAATATAAATCTTTGAGAGATCCGGTCTTTCTATCACATCACGTTAATATAGTAGATAATAATAAAGTAACTGCTGTTAGATGCCACTCTTTCCCTGAAAGACAAGATGATCCACAAGTAGGGGATGCTTGGGATTCAACAAAGGGTCCAGAAGAAGTAGGAGGAATTGAAAATGATATGACAGCTAAAACTGATGAAGATTTCAAACCTCTAGATGGTCCTAAGCAAGAATATGATGAAGATTATGTTGCACCAGCAACGGATGGAGAACCGGACGATGTACCAGCAGAAAACACAAATCCACCAATAGATCTGACATCAACAGAATCTAATGAGGAAGTAAATAAGTGGGTAAGGTTTATGCAATCAAAGGGTTATGTGGTTTATGACCAAGTTGGTATGATGAATATAGTTGGTATTAGAACTAAAGATGATGGAACCGTTTCGAATAAATTTGATGATACTATTTATGTTTTCTTTAAAAATGTGAATAACACATGGATATCGATGGAATATAATGTAACTACAACTCCAGGTTTTATACCGAAGACTAAGAAGTTACCGAAAAATGTTGCTGTGTTAGCACTTGGTCAATATATCGATCAATATAAGATAGGATTACACCAGGGTAAAAAAGATCATAAATGTCTAAAATACGCCAAGAGTATAGTACACAGAAATGATAAAGATGGAGCATATAACTTCAAAGCTAGTACAGAAGAAGGATCATTTGGTATAAATATACACAGATCTAGTAAAGGTGGTAGTTCTAATAATGTTTATAACTGGTCGAAAGGCTGTCAGGTATTTAAGAAATCTAGACAATTTAAACAGTTTATGAATAATTGTGAAAATCAAGTAAAAGTTACAAATAAAGATACCTTTACATACACACTTATCAGAAAAAGTGATTTCGATAAATTTATATAATTGAAAATTAATATATAATTAAAAATATACTAATTAAAATGGTAAATCCTTCATATCTAATAAACATATCTTATAGTCCATCTCATCTTAGTGGACAACAACTCGTAAATGTTGGTGGTGTAACATCATCAGTAAACACATATGGACCTGCTTGTTTCGTTGCTGGTATGCCGGAAGTTAATTTATCCGCTACTGGATCAACATATGAATTAGCTTTAGATAATTTATTAATACTTGTGGATGCAGCTCCTAACCCAGTAAATGGACCTTTAAGTTCTATCAGAACTTGGTAAAAATAATTAAAAATACTTAAAATGGTAAATCCTACATATCTAATAAACATACATTATCAACCATCCGGACTTGCTACTTCAGGAAGAAACGATCCCGGATTATTCATTGCTATTATGCCGGAAGTTAATTTATCCGCTACCGGAACAACATATGAATTAGCTTTATCTAATTTATTAGTACTTGTAGATGCAGCTCCTAACTCAGGAAATACACCTTTAAGTTCTATCAGAACTTGGTAATTATATTGATAGTATTCTTGTTCTTAAATAACCACTCGATTAGTTTGATAAACTATCATAGAACTCGTTATCTCCGTAATAACTAATGTGAGATTTTATGCCTTATAACATTCAAAGTAATAACCTTTACAAGTACTCAACGTGGAATCTAAATATACAATACCCTTTTTGGATTTATTACCAGGATCACTTACCCAAAATTTACCATCTCTAAATTCGGATATCACCATATAATGACCACCATACTTCTTCTTACCACCCGTTTTGTTGTAACCTGATCCTTGCCTACATTGCCATATAACTGGATTTCCACTTTTAATTCTAGAAATCGCTTGCTCCTTACTGACTTTCCGTAATTTAAAACCGAATAACGAAGATAGTGTGTCATTACATTTTTTTTCTACTGTACGCATGGCAGTACCGCTACATGGTGGACCAGGTCGAGCACTGATAGCTAGATCACATATCATTTTTGCTGTTTTTACAGGGGATGTATAAACTCCTTTACCATTCCTTTTTGCCCAGTAATTACTAACCATAGCCAAACTAGTAGGACCACACCCACCACCTCCAATTCCGGAATACCCTTTATCCCCACTTCTATGATCACATTGTATCTTATAACTACTTCCTTTAAAATTAACAGTATATAGCTTACCTGAAGAACCTCTTGAAAGCGCTGGTAAGATTTCATCCTCTATAAACTGTTTTTCCTTCGATAATCCAAATATGACATAATTCCATCTAGTATCATATTGGAAATAATAAGGTACTTTATTATTCTGAAAGGTGCTATCGGATGATTGACGGGGCTCAGAGCACGTAAAATCACCAGTTGATATTACAGCGGAAGGAGGTCCAGTATTATCAACTTTAGCAACCTCCATATTTTCTTCAACCTCTTCTGGTGTATTTATCACCTCTTGACTTCCTTCAAAATCAGACTCCATATATTCAGGATCCAACTCTTCTAGATTATCAAAATCATCCTGGAAAACAAAACCATCTGATGGTGGATCACCTATATAAACTTTAACCTCATCTAAATCTTCTTTAACCTTCAACTCGAAATCTTCCGGTAAAACAACACTCAGTTTAATCTTTGGTGTGCCCTGTGTTTGTACAGATTCTTCGTTTGGTGTAGGTTCCGGTTCTTTTGGTTCTATTTGTATAGGACTTCTATACTCAACCTCATTACAAGAAAAGTGTTTAGGTAAATCCTTACCTTTGGTATTCCCATAGTCCTTATAACAAACATCAAGTGCATCATAATCAGCAACCTTTTTTTTCCAAATAGTCAAGATAGACTCGAGTATTTCCACATCGAGTATTTCCCCATCTATTTCAAACCCATATTGTTTTTCTATTTCTCCTGTGAAGGGGCCCACGAAATCTGTCATATTCTCCTCAAGTGTGAATTTCTCACCGGATTCTTTATGCTCTATCAAGACATATTTCTTTATATCACATTTCTTATATTCTATAATATTTAACGGGTCTTCATATGTATTATCAGATTCAATATATAATCCATAAATTTGACCCCAAGCAGCCTTGTCATCATATGTATTACCCTCACTAAATATACCCTCACCATTTGTATCTCTGGTATTTCGTAATTTCTCTCGACCATTAGGAAGACTCCAAAGAGCACCACCTGACCACACACCCTCTGTACCTCCAAATGTCGCCCGAAGTTCGAAATTCCCAGTTACCGCATTAACTGAGTTAACTGCTTCAGTTTGTGCATAAGTTTTACTAAACTCCAATCTAGATATAGATTGTTTATCACCTATAAACCAAAATATACTGACTTTAGTTTGATTATTTAAATAATATGGATCATTACCAAAAGATCTATACAATGGGGGATTTTGCTCAAAGGGATTTTGTATTATCTCATAATATTGATCATCACCAAATAATTTATAATCATTAACATCAACGATAGAAGAATTTCCTCCAAGTTTAATCTTAGTTGCTTGATAAATCACAGCATGTATAAAGTTTTCAGCAGTGTATAATTCATATTTGCCTTTCTTTTTAAATTCCGTAACATATCCGTATCCACCCTTAGGAATCCAAGCGACTTTATATTTTTTACCACCCTCATGAATAACACGAACCTCTATATCACCCAACCCTGAGTGCCTCTCATCTAGATTTGTATTAATTGCTCTAACTCTTACTGATACATCCGGTTCTTTAGCCATAAACTATTTATAAAATTTATCAAAGTCCACCAATATTGAATTTACCATCTTTTACTGAAACTGGTGGCCTGGGTGTTTCTAATACTACTGGTGGTAGTGAATACCCATTTTTGACAAAATTTTCTCTAGACTTATCTTTACGAGTTGACTTATTAGGGTATGCTAATTTCTCTTTCACTCTATCTTTATGATTAATATCATCATCAACATTAAGAACTCTAAACTCACGTAGGTTACCCAAATCGGGCGGATATTTTAATACAAGTCCTTCCTTTATATTAAGTGGATTATCAATATTATTGATAAAGTATATAACATCCATATCTTCTAAATAATTACCAACTTCATTAGGCTCTAAATTATACATTTCCTGAAACACCAAATCTAATCTCATATCAAACCCCTTAGGAACTCTATATTCTGATAATACTATACGTTGATTATACTTAAACGTAGATGAAAACAAATCATAAAAAACATCTTCATTATCACCTAATTCTCGATACTTATTTATTCCTATATACTCAGCAAGTGATTTAAAGTTCATTTATATTAATTATTTTTATGGGGCAGGTGTTTCTGATTCTGGTGCTGCGGCTGCGGCGGCTGTGGCGGCAGCGGCTTCGGCGGCTACTTGTACTTCAGTAGGGGATGTGGTCTCTCCATCGGTTACAACAGATTCAGGTTCTGATCCACTTCCAGCCTCAGGAACAACCACTTCCACTTCTTTGTTTTCAGTTGTTACTCCACTATTGGTATTATCAACACCAGCGGCTGTATTAGAAACCCCGGGTCCTGATCCCACTGGTTCGGCCTTTGGAGTTGGAACATTCTCAAGTGGTGAGTTGTGTAAAGTTTGACCAGCTTTTAATGATGAAAAATCCCTAATAGTATTCACAGTACGTATATTACCAGTATTAAATTTACTAGCTATTTCACCTAAACCCCAAGGTCTAGAATTTTTCAGAGTAAACTCAACTCTTATTTTAGATGGTAGATCATTAAATGCTAAATCCGCACCAACGATTAATCTGGTGTCCTCAACTAACATATCACCTGAACAAAACATAGGTCTTAATGGGTTTCCAATTGTTATATGCCAAGGTGTTGACGGCATACCAGATAATGCGTTAGCAACACCCATTATATCATGTTTATATTTAAGAACAGTTGATTCAACTGAGCTCTTAATATCAGCGAGTAAGCCTTTGAAGAACGCCGTAGCTAGATTACCTGCTTCAGCAGCTTCTTCTTCTAACCTATCCTCTTTATCATCTTTATCTTCTGTCATGGCTGCAATTAATTCATAAACTTCATCAGCGATTGCATTGACCGCGGATGAAAGTTTTTTAGCAATAAATGCGACAGCTTTACCTGGATCTGTAGACCATTCACCTACTTTTTTAACAAAATCTTTTGATAATCCATAACTTGATTTTTTAGAAGTACCGAACCTTAACATAGTGCCTAATAAATCCTGCCAAACAATTGTTGGATCTATACCCGAAATAAACTTCTGCTCATATTCACACACCATTTTCACCGCAAAGCTACATTTCAAACCACTACCCTTGTCAGCAGCATTGATAGTTTTCCTTTTCTTGGCCATTTTAATTATATTAGGGTTACCTGCTGGTAAAATCTCGATACCTTTAGAATTTGTTGGGAGCTTATCAAATATCCCTAAATTTTTCATGAATTGTCTTTGTAAACCTTCTGTGAATCCAGGGAGTGGTATAGATCCCAAAGCAGCTCCCATACCGCTACCAACACTCTTACCCAAGAAGTCTTCACCCATTTCATTTATTATACCAGTAAAATCAGCAGCAGCATCTTCCCAGTCTTCACTAAATGAAATTTCAAAAAATTCTTCACCCTCTGGTTTCCATGTTATCAACAGCGCCTGTACGTCCGGCTTTCTAGATTTTCCGATAATATCATCACCAATTGCTCCACCAAATCTTCTAGCTATCATTAGTCTATTATTTGGATAACGACCTAAATCTTTGAGATAAGCAAAATCAGATGGTCTTAGCCTTGCTGGAGTAGTTGATAATTTCTCTATTAAATTTAACACACTAGTATCATAAATATCATTGTTGTGTAATGTTGATCTAGAAGTTCCTTTGAAATTATCCGTAAGTCCAGTTGAATCCATCTCGGTCCCTGCAGCTTTAATATTACCCCACGCTTTTACAACATTACCACCACTGAATAATGATACCATTCCTCCTTTAGCACTACCCTCATTAGGTTTACCTGTGTTATATTTATTAACATTAACATTACGAGAGTTCCCAGCATTAAAAGTTGACATACCATCTCTAGATGGGGTACTTTTAATACCTATAAGTCCTAGTGGTGATCCTCCTAATATTGCCATATATAATATCTTTTTAGTATATATTAATTATTAGTAATCTCTACTAATAATTATACATCTTTATTTATTTAATAATCGCGAATAATTTGCGAATTTGAAAATTTAGAAAGGTTTGATAGAACATCATCCATTATTTCTGGATTCTTTCTGAATTCGTTGTAAAAAATGAGAACATTGAAGTTATTCTCGGCTAATATCTTTTTAAGGTTTAATAATTTCTCGATTGCAAAGTCTTTGTCAAAATCTGGAATATAGTAAATATCCTTTTTCTTATCTATTGCTTGTTGAATTTTATTAAAGATTAATATTTTGAGGTAAGTCTTATCATCAGTGAAATCGACTTCTTCTTCATCAACAATCCTTCGTATATCAACAATATACTTATTTTTAATTTTGTTAACTTTAACAAACTTATCAAACTTCTTGCGAGTCTTGCAATATACACAAAAGAATTCCATATTATATTTTATTTAATTTTGAATTATCTTTAGTGTATAATAGGTTATCTAAAGACTTTATTATACTTATTGGTGTCATTTTATAAAATTCACATTTGTTACAAGATTTCATAATCATATATATTGAAATATAACATTCTCTTCGAACTTATTAGAATATTTATTTTTAATATATACTATTATGAGAAAATACTCTGATAAATTTCTAAGCCAAACAAACAAGCTCAAAAAATCACAAGTTGGTTTCGAGTTTGAATTTTATTTAAAGGATTTATCTTATTATAAAACACTTGAATTATTGAATCAGGAACTTAATCCAGTGAAAGTTTGGGGATTTAGACAATATCACTCAGACTTCAAACCAGATGCAAATAATTTCAAAATAGAACCTGATTTATCTGGTGGTTCCAATATGGTTGAAATAGTGACTGGACCAATGGATTTTTATAATGCTAAATACTTCTTAATTAAGATTCTAAAGTTCATACAAAATTATGGATATACAAATGAGAAGTCATCAGTACACTTTAATATATCTTTTACTGATGATGATATGGATCTAAATGATCTAAATGTATTAAAATTAATATTAAATACTGATGAAGAAGAGATATACAGAGCTTATCCATCAAGGAAATCAAATGTTTATGCTAAGAGTATTAAGAAAATGATTCCATTTAAGGAATATGATTTTTTTAACATACCAATTGGTGTTGTTAAAAACAACATGAGATTACCAAATGATAAATATTATGGTATAAACTTCACTAACATAAGTAATACCAGAGAAACACAAAGGTTAGAATTTAGATATATCGGGGGTGAAGATTACGAGAAAAATATTGGACAATTAATTTACTTCTTGGAAAGATTTATTATTAATGTTTATGATTCAGTTAGATCTGATTTCAATTCAGAAGATATTAATAAATTAGAAGATTATTTAGAAGAAAATATATTGAATTATAAGAACTTATCAAGTTATGATAATTTTATAATCGATTTTCCAACTATACAAATACAAATAGACCAGAATCACTCATATGATATCGTTTCTGCATATTATGGTAAAATTTATACAAAACTTTATAATATAATAGAAGGTTCGGAAGATATGAAAGAGTGTATTATCAATTATGTAACAACTGATCAAACCATGGAGGTTGTTGATGCTAATATAAAAGGAACATCTACCATAAAAGGATATGAATTAATAAACTGTAATGTCGAGGGTATATTTGATGATTGTTTCTTTATGGGAACTAACATAATAAATTCACAAGTATCTAAATCAAAATTAAATAACTCTGATGCAGAAGATACAAAGATATTAAATTGTAATGTTGAGCGTAGTAAATTAACCAATTGTTATTTTGTAGGAGGTTATTTAAATGGTGATATGAGAGGTGGTGTTTATCGATCAGGTAAACTAGGTCCTTATGCAACAATGGATTCAGATGTTAAGATTGTTACTGATTATAATAACTTCTTTGATACTAAGTTTGATGCTGATGGAGAGAAAGGAACTGATAAGGGTATTATGAAATCATATGGTAAGCAATTCTTAAAGAAATAATGAAATAATGAAATATTTAAAGACATTCGAAGGTTGGGAAATGTTAGTACCAAAGGAAGAACATTATAATGGATTAACAAAGGAATACATTGAGGATATGTTTGTTGATATATCGGATGCTGGATATAATACATCAACATACTTTGATAAAAATCTTATCCAAAGAGATACATCAGTTGATAAAGAGGATGGTAAAATGGTTATAGAATCTATACCTTATATAAGATGTGTCTTTCAGGAATTGGTTCAACGGAATGCTAATGATGTCGGAAGACAAAAAGAAGAATTAGAAGATTATATAAAATCTAGTGAATTTAAAGAAATAATAGAAACCACAAATGATAGATTGGGTGATTTTGGATGGTATATTTCGAAGTCAAAGGTAGTGGGATATCAACTTAAAATATTTATGCATCGAATAGAAGACATAAAAATAAAATACGTTGTCTAATTTAATATATAAAGAATAAAGAAAATTATTATACTGATATGAAAAATAATATGAAAAAATATACTGAGTTTGTAAACGAGGAAGTAGGTTTAAGAAACATAAAAGCTATAACTAAAGGATATAAAGAATGTGAGATATACTTTCACAAAGATTTAGATGGAGTAACATCAGCATTAGCTATGAGTGTATTCTTAAAAAATTACTATCAAATAGAAACAGTTGATTGTCATATCATTCAATATGGTGGATTAGAGTATGCTGTTAAAAACGGAAGACCTGATACATTAAAAGTTTTAGTTGATTTCGCACACGGTAAACCAATGTTCCATATACAATCGGATCATCATGATAAACAAGTTGGTGCTGAGGACACAGAATCAACATATTTCAAATCAGCTAGATCAAATGTTGAGATTATATCAGGTGAAGTTTCATATTCAGATATATTCACGGCACAAGATATAAAAATGATTCAAACAATTGATTCAGCAGATTTCTTGAGAAATAATATTAAGCCAGAAGATGTTCAAAATTCTATATTCAAATATGAAAAGGCAGAAACACCACAAAAGAATAGATTTATGATGGGATTAGTGGTTAATAGATTATTATTAGCTTATAAGAATAAAAGAATAACTGTTAAATCATTAGATGGTAAAAGAGATCACATAAATAAGAATATACTTGAGTGTTTATTATTAGACTCAACTGCGAGTTTATACTCAATGTTTAACAATATTAGACATTATATTAATAATGCAAAAACAAGCGATAAGCTTGGTAGATTAGCAACACCAGAAGAAATAAAAACAAACCTTACTAACTATATCGAGAGAATGAAGGATTACGGATTCGTTGAAAGTGAAAGTGGTGATGTTATGGAAATTGGTAGAACCGAATTAAGCATCCTAAAAAATATACACAGAATGCCAGCCTCTCAAGATGTTGAATTAGCTAAGAAGCTAGGAATATCTAACGAAGAGTATGTTAAGTATGTTGATAGATTATTTGATAAAAATTATATTGAAGATAAACCGAAAAATGTTTATAGCGTTACTTGGTTAGGAAGAAAAGCTCTCAATGGTAAGAGTTCTATAAAGGGTATTCATATTGATGAAGATTATAAAATACTTATGCAATATGGAGGTGGTAGTATGATTAAACCAGGTTCTTATGATAGATATACACCATTTAAGAATTTCCCGGATGCGGAATTTATCTGTATTGTTTGGCCAATGGGTCTTGTACAAGTTTCTTGTAATCCATTTAAGGAGAAAATACTTAAAGATATTAACTTAGGAGAAATCTCTAAAGAAGTATTAGCTAAGTATGAACCAATGATGAGTAAGTATTATATATCATTAGAATCAATTAAGAATGAATTTGAAAATTCACAAGATTGGAAAAAAATGAAGAAGGATGAAGGTGATTCATACGAAGGTGTTGGATTTAAATATTCTGATTTAGAAGCTTTTTATTCTGATTGTGTATTTAAGAAAGAGGGTAGAACTATTCTTAATGTTGATATTAAAGAAGATGGATTAGAAGAAGCTATGAATGTTTTACATAAAGATTTATCTTACGAACAAAAAACACTATTAAATAATCTCAAAATTCCAGTATGGGAAATTGTAATAAGAAATAGTGGAGGTCACCCATCAATTACAAATATCGCTGGTCTTAATCTATTAAAATATAATAAAGCTATGATGAAAATAGCTTATGATACAGATAAATATGTTGATGTATTAAAGAAGATAGCTAGAGATTTTGTAAATGCTCTTAAAGAAAAGATAGATACTGCTAGATCTGGAGAGGATGTTGATTATGATACCAAAGGTGTTAAGTTATTAGGACAAGATACTAATGAAAATTTCGAATATCAATTAGTTAATAACGATGGTACACCATCAACAGTAACAAAAGAAGAATTTATTAGGGCCGGTGCTGGAAAAGGAATGAAAACGGATAGGAAAAGCTTAATGACTATCGATAATACAAATAAAAAGATTATCGCTAAATTTGAGAAATTCAATAACAATAATAAATAATATGTTAGGTGAGATAAAAATCTTTTAGTCCAGTTAAATTATCACTTCAATTTCAACCTCATCATCAATAATATTACTATCATCTAATATAGATTCTAATCTAAGATTACGAATAACTTGTTTATCGTAATGTAATAGTATGTTATTATGTTTCATATTTAAATCTACATAACAATCTAAACCACCTATATAACCAACAAGTGTTAATGGGCCTATTTCTTTTTTACTAGATAATTTTATATGTTCAAATCTATCGTGATACTCTAATAGATTAAAGACATTCATTGATATAACCATATAGTTTCTTCTAGGTTCCATTTTATTATTTATTTTCAATAAATCCTTAACTAATTTACTAGATTTTAATCTATTTCGTTCCTCTAAAGAACTTGGATCATAACATTCCAATCCAAAATCCAAACTATCACAATCAATTCTCATTTAATATTTCATTTATTTTCTCATCCCTCCATTTAGATACATCCTTGATTATCAATTTATAACAGGTAAAGTCACAATCATAAAAATGATAAGACATTGTATGTTTGTATGATTCATCATCTTTTGAAATTTTATAATCCATATTTTGTATAGAATAAACTAAGCTTTGTATTGATTTGTCAGTTACATAAATCTCAATATCATCTTCTTTATCATTAATTAGTATAGGTGATAAATATAAGTCATATGATCTACTATGATACTTTTCTATATCATAAAAGTGTCCCGGGAAAGGCTTGTTTTTATTAATTTCTTTAGTTATACCAAATAATTTTCTTCCATTATATGAACAAAAAACATAAAGAGGTTTGAATGAGTTTGTTTTTAATTTATCAATATAATAAAATATATTATCAGCCACATTACTTGGTTTACCTATCAATGGTTCAGTTTTTAATCCTATACTCATTGGTATTGACTTATCGATCATCGATTGAATACTTTCATCGTATATTTGATTTATACAATTTATAACAAAACTAGGTGAAGTGTTTTTATGTGATATACTACCAGAGTATGATTTATTACTAGATGATTTAACATCACCATCATATAGATATTTGAAGTTGATAATTAAGGTTTCTATTGTTTTTTTATATTCTTCGAAAGATTCTCTCACATTAATTCTAATTAATAATAACAAAAAGTTTAATATATAATTAACAAAAACATTTAAGAAAAATATATAAATATACAAACATTTAAGAATTATGATTATAAAAGATAATATATTAATAATTGAGGTACCAACAGATTCAGTTGAATATGAAATAGATGACTTTCTAAGTAACACACTTAAATATAAAAAATGGTTATTAATTAACCAATTATAACAACAAAAAAAGAATTAATAATATAACTTAAAAATAAATTAATTATTATGATAGAAAATGGAAATGTAGTTAGCGTTCATTATACTGGTAAATTAACTGATGGAACAACTTTTGACACATCACAGGGAAGAGATCCCTTAACGTTTCAAATTGGTTCTGGACAAATAATTCCGGGATTTGAAGACGTTTTAATCGGTAAAAATATAGGAGATAAAGTCAACACAGAGTTTTTAACACCAGAAGATGCTTACGGACCAGTAAGAGAAGACCTAATTGTAGAAGTACCTAAAGACCAAATGCCTGGGGATGTTGAAGTTGGATTAACACTTGAAGCACAATCAGACAATGGTCAAAGTACACCAGTAAAAGTTAAAGAGATTAAAGAAAATCACATTGTGATTGATGGTAATCACCCGTTAGCTGGGAAAGATATCCAATTTGACATTGAAGTTATTGATATTCAAGCAACTGCTACTGAGACAACAGAGGCTTAATAACCAAACATATTGATATAAAAACCCAATCACCAAAAGTGATTGGGTTTTTTTGTTTTTATATATACAACGTGAGTATTATTAATGAAAATATAGCATACGCTAAATCGATATTAAATAAAAATGGAGTCAACACCGATTCCCCAGAATACCAAGACTATCTAAAGATAAGAGAAATATGTGGTATAGTAATGGAGAGTTAAATAAACCAGAAGAACCAATCAAACCACAAGCAGTTGAATATCCTAAAAAGAAAGTCGGTGGATTTTGGAATTTCTTCAAAGGAAAATAATATATAGTTAATGAAATACTTAAAGAATTATAATAATGTAGAGATGATAAACGAATCGGGCGAGGGAGATGGTTGGTTTGAATTAGCTATCATGAGATCTGAATATAATAGAGATGGTGAGTTAAAAGAATTTTTCTTAGAATTGGTTGATTTAGGTGGTAAAATTATAGGAATTAAAAACTCAACACATACTTTAGTTGATGAAAACTTTGAAGTTAGAGATAGAATAAATTACATAGATAAACCTCTTTATAAAGGATATACACTTAGATTAAGATTTGATGATTTATCATCATCAATTAGAGATGTAAATGATAAACAAATGTCTAGTACAATTGAATTCTTTAATGAGTTTTCTGATTCGTTAATTAAAATAAAAGATTTTGGGTATAAATTCAAAATACTTAATTTTTCTTTAGAGTCCTCGGTATTTCAAGGTGATGGTGAACATGGTATTAGATTTGATATTGCTATGTATCACACAGAAGATATTATCCCCTGGGAACACATATTTGCTCCTTACGAAAAATGAGATATCTAAAATCTATAAATGAATTTAACTCAAACGTTTCCAAACCTTGTAGAATGGGATATGATAACGAAGAAACAGATTGTTTGGTACAAACGATAAAGGATATTTGTATGGAATTGGAAGACGAAGGATTTTCTATAAATGTTAGTAAGATGTTACCCAAAAGTGATCAAATATTTGTTAGAATTCAATGGAAAGAATATAAGGAAACACCAGATTCTTCAAACCTAAAAGATATAATTGAGAGGATACGTGACTTAATGAAAATATCAGAATGGTTCGAAAAAGATACCGAAGATCGTGAACATTATCCTATTGATAAATATCTTTCTTTTACAAAAGAAAAAGAAAAGGAATATGTTACATTCGGTGATGGTGTAGCACACACAAACTTTTAATTAAACAACCATATTAAGTTGCTTCTCCATAATAACACTCTTAAAAAGAGAAGATACCGTTTTATATAACTTATCATTGTTTAAAACTTCACTATCTGTGGTTTTCATTTCAGCACAATAAGCATCCATATAAAAAATAAATTTCTCAACAAGAAATTTATAATCTTCATCTATTTTATTTCCATTTAAATGTGAAATAGTAAATTCTCTAAGGTTGTTATCGAAATTTTTCATAAGTAAGATGTTATTTTTTGTAATATATCTATTAACTTTATATTATCACTTTATACCAAAACCTTGAAATTTTAATAAATTTCATCGAATTTATTTTTACCAATTTTAGGATCTACAAATAGATATTTTTTCAACTCTATCGGAGTGTCTACCACCTTCAAATTCGGTCTTCATAAACTCACACACACACTCTATTGCGTCTTCTACCGAAATATATCTCCCAGGTAGTGTTAGTATATTAGCATCGTTATGAAGTCTCGCCATATTAGCTATTTCGGAGTTCCAACATAATGCAGATCTAACACCATCCCATTTATTAGCTGACATATTTATACCATTACCTGATCCACAAACTAATATACCAAAATCACATATATCTTTTTCAACATCTTCTGCAACTAAATGTGCATAGTCTGGGTAGTCACACCTTTCCTCAACAAAACAACCCTTATCACTTATTTCAACTTTATTACCAAGTGTGTGAAGGTATTTTTTAATTTCCTGTTTTAATTCAAAACCAGCATGGTCCGAACCCATTGATATTTTAATCATCCTACTAATTTAATATTTTCTAACCAAGTTTTTAACTCCGTTTTATTTGTTATTTCCATAACACCGAATCTTTTAATATAATCCAATTTATATTTAAGTGGTACAATAACTTTTTCGATTTCGTTATTCTCGTTTAAGGCCCATAAACTTAGGTCTTTAATAACTTTAGGTTTCTTAACTACTTTCTTCTGAGTAGTTTTTTTAGCACTAGGTTTCTTAGTGGTTTTCTTCTTAACTTTAACGTTTTCTGATTTTGACATTTTTAAAGATTTATTTCTTTTATTTCTTGACCATGTAAAAGTTTACATTATATTAAAATAATATAGTCAATGAATACATATCCATATTGACTTGTTCTAAATTATTAATATCAATAACATTTCTTTCCAAATTATCAAATAACACACCACCACCTTGCATTTTATACTCTTTTGGTTTTTCAGCAATTGTCATATATGATATATTTTTAATATCGTCCACTGAATTAACAAACCTGATTATATCACCAGCTATTTCAGCAAAATTAAATTCTATTAAATTCGTATAAGTATAAACATCACCATACTTTGGTTTGAAAATTCTTATAAATTCATCTCCATCATAAGCTACGAATCCATCATCTATTAAATGTGATAAGTAATAAGTAACAACATCTTTAATATCAACATCTTCTTTTATGATTCTATATTTAAGCAAAGGCTTATCATTAATAGTTATATCACCTTTTTTATTTTTACCTATTTTCTTAACAAGGGTTTTCTTATTCTTAAATCGACCACCAAGGACAGTATCACCGACTTTAATATCGACTTTAATAACCTCATCAAATCTTTTTATATGTTTCATGTTGTTCCTTATTTAAACTAATCTATAATTATCAACTATAATTATAATATTATATATTAATTCTGTATATTATATTATGAACACACTTATAAGTACCTTACTTGTTATTTCATAGAAAGTAACATTTTTCGAAGTAGAAAATTAAAAGAAATATTATGAAAAGAAAAAAAGTTTACGTAGATATGGATGGAGTCCTTTGTGATTTTTTCAAAGCCGCATCAGAAGCTTTAGAAAAATATCCTGAGCAAAAATATCCACAATCTCAATGGGGATTTTTTCTTAAATTAGAAGAAATGCCTGGTGCAATTGATTCATTTAGGAAACTAGAAGAAAAATATGATGTTTGGATTCTAACAAGACCTTCATTTAGAAACGTAAATTGTTTCACAGAAAAGGCACAATGGATTTGGGACCACTTAGGATTTGACGTTGTTCAAAGAATGGTTCTGTGTGGTGACAAATCATTATTGAAGGGTGAATACCTAATTGATGATAGTGACGCTGATGGACAACCAGAATTTGAAGGAGAGTGGTTACACTTTGGTTCTGATAAATTCGAAAATTGGGATTCTGTTGTGAGATATTTAATAAAAAATTAAAACTTTCACTTACTTACTACATATTATTTATATGGAAAAAGTAAAATATCCCGAGCCTGGTGGGAAATACAGGCATTATAAAGGTGGTGTATATGAATTTTTATTTATGGCCCCACATAGCGAGAATGGTGATAAGCTAGTTATCTACAAATCAATTCTTTTCGGATCATACCATGCTAGACCCCTCGATAATTGGAATTCTAATGTAGAGAGTGGTAAAAAAAGGTTCAAAAGTATAAGTTAATCATGTAACATCATGATATACTATAAATAATTTTTGCCTTCTGTAAATTTTACTTATATTTGTAATATGAAAAAAAGAATTTTATATCTCGGTGATATCCACGGAAATTTTAACTTGATTAATCAATATGTTAAGCAGTATGATATAAAAGATGCTATCATAATTCAAGTTGGTGACTTTGGTGTTGGTTTTGCTACTCTTGAGAAAGAGCGCCGAACATTAGGATATGTAAATACTATTCTTGAGAAGAATAACATCATGTTATACGCAATTCGTGGTAATCATGACTTCAAACCTTATTTCGATAATGACCCATTTGGATTTAGTAATATTAAACTTATTCCAGACTACACCATCCTTAATTTAGAATTAGATACATTAGGATTTACCGAAACAAAAAATATACTTTGTGTTGGTGGTGCTGTGAGTGTTGATAGAAATTGGAGAAGAACTGATAAACAAAGAAAAGGTGACTATACAATACACCCAGGTCAAAGTTGGTGGAAAGATGAAGTATTCGTATTAGATCGTGATAAAATAGCTAACATGAAAGACATCGATATTGTAGTTACACATAACTCACCCGATTATTGTCCTGTTGATAATAGCATTGGACTTGGTCCTTTTGTTGAAGGTATAATTAGAGATACTGGTGATACAGAATTAAAAACCGATCTGTTATTTGAACGAAATCAAATAACAGATATGTTTCATTTATTGAGATTAAATGGTAATGATATCACACACCACTATTATGGTCACTTCCACAGAAGTGCTACTATAAATATGTATGGTATACAACATCGATTACTTAATATTGGTGAACTTTGGGAAGAGAGAGTATAATTCTCTCTTCTTTTTATAATATATATGAGAAGTCAAACTATAATTTATATTCGTTGGAAATTGACGAACAGAGTAGAGGTGTTTGTTAACCTCGGAAAATTATACGCTCATTATGGTAATGAGCAATTGGGTGTGAGCCGTTGGACTTTGGATAGGAAAGACTTATATGATGGATATGAAAGTGAATACATTGAAATAAGAAAAGTCTCAGTTACATAATCAATCTCATATATTCACAAAAAAAAATAGAAAACTTATTATAAGAAATAGGTATAAAATAAAAAAGATTGTATGTCAAAATCTAATAACAGTGGTTTGAGTTTACCTGTGTTAATTTTCCTCCTATTTTTGGGATTAAAATTAGCTGAAGTAGGTATGGTCGCAACTTGGTCTTGGTGGTGGGTAACATCTCCATTATGGATACCATTTTTGATTATCATATCAACTGCTTTATTGTCAGTAGTTATAATAATAATCGCATTAATATTTGGTATGTCTCTGACCGATATCAAGGAGAAAGCTCAGAAATATAATAATAAAAAAAGATCAAATATTAAAATAAAATAACTATATTTGTATTAAGGTATTTAATTTATACCGAAATTAAAAAAGTGTTTAATCACTCTCATATAAATCACTCGCGGTAACTTGTGATGAAAATTGGGATAACTTTTACCGAGGTTATGGATTCTTTATCTGTTTAATCCGCAGTAGATTAGTATTAGCTATACCGATACGGTTGAATTAAAAGGTGTGTAGTAGAGTAAATGAAATTGTGAACTTCTGGACTCGTAAGAAAAGAGACTGAAATTATATCTGATCACACAGATGTAAATCAGTTTCTTTTTTATTTTAAATAACTTATTAATTTTTGATTTTTATATCATCAACCTTCTCAATTTCAACCTCTTCTAGGTCTCTCAAATCACTAACCTCGGTAACATCACCTTTTTTTCTTTTCTCCTTCTTAAAGGTAAACCCAATATCACCAGACCCATCTGTTCCGAATGTACCAGGTAAGGATCCAGGTTGAGCAGCAACTACACTACCAGAACCAGCAGTGGATGCTGCTACGTAAGCATTTTCCGTAAACTTTTTGTATGTTCTCAGATATCTCATATAAGATATATATTAAAATGAAAAAGTTAGATTTACATGGAATTAAACATGAGTTTGTGTCAAGGAGGTTAGATACCTTCTTTTGGGAAATGATGCAAAAAAATGAGATTGAGATTGAAATTATAACGGGTATTAGTAATCGTATGAAAGAAATCGTTAAAGAAACTTGTTATGATTATAATTTTAATGTTATTGATCACCCTACAAATTATGGGTGTGTTATAGTTAGATTAAATTGAAACAAGTTTATTTACTCTTCACCTTCAATATTATCACTGATATTTTTAATCTTTTGTATAAATTCATCAGACAAACCACCTTTATCCATTTGTCCTGTAATACTATAATCAGTAGTCATTGAATCTCTTTCAACTTGTAAACAAAATTGAGCTAATAAACCAAGTTCATCATCTCTCTTAGCCAAGTCAAAAACTTTAGAGTTTAATTCATATTTAGATTTACCACTAATTTTCTTACCAGTATAGTAATCATAAAAGTATTGAGTTCTTCTATTAGGACTTCTAGTTCCGGTTCTTCTACCAGTGTTAGTTGTGATACCTAAGATATCAGCATCTATACCTTCAGATATTTCTCCTGATTTTTCTATTTCATTGAATCTCTTTATTCTCATAATAAAATTAATACTTTCTGTATATATTAACTTTTCAATTCAATAATCTGCTCAAGTTTATGTTTTCCTATATAATGAGAAAAAAGATATAGATTATAGATATTTAATCGTTGTTGGTTGCGGAGGCGGTGTGTCATGACTCATGAAACCACCATTATCAGATAATTGCATATCATTAGCAATATTTTTTACAAATGTATATGGATCAACATCACTTGATATAGCATCTTCGATAGCTACTTTATAATTATCTAACAACTCTCGAACACCGACCGCAGAGATATTATACTTACTAAATTCTTGTGAAACAGCATATAAGTATTCCTCAAGAGTGTATCTTGATTCAAAAATTTTATATGGTTTAATATATTTCATAAATAGTATTTAATATATATAAAAACTGAAATATAATTATGTTAAAAAAGTATTTTGATTTCATAAATGAGTCATTAGAGTTAATATTGGAGTCGGATGTCGTTTATTCTGATAAATTTAGACTCACTCTTTCAAAAATAGAGAACCCAGTATCCAAATCACTTTTAGATGTTGAGAATAAAGATTTAGACGTTAGGTCTAATTATTTTGATATAGTAATGGATAAAAATGATAAAGTATCATTTATACCAGATAGAAGAGCACAACAAATACTGAGTGAGGAAAATATTAAGGTTAGATTTGTTGGTAATAATGGTGGTTGGTTAACTTTTAATAAAAATGAAGGAGGAGAATATAAAAATAAAACTATTTTCGATGCTTTAGGATTCACACCTGGTGAGGAATTGATAAAACCAGAAAATGATGAACTAGGAGAAATTATTAAAGAAACAGTTTCGGAAGAATCGGGTAAGAGATTTGTTTATGTTAAATTCCCAAGTACAGAATTGGTCATAAATGCCGAAAAGATTAGAAAGGTTGATGATAGATTGGATAAAATTTGGTCAACGAATAGACAAGAAGTTAAAGTAGGTAGAGCTATTAGAGCATTACTTAAAACTAATGATATAGAATTCCTTGATAAGGATATTGAAGTATTTGTTAATTTATATAAAGCAACAATTGATAAATTTAATGATAAATTTTCACTATTTGAAGAAGTTACTGGTGATAAAATAGGATATTGGTATCACTATTCACATTACTCGACAAGGAGGGGCGTATTAGGTAGTTCTTGTATGTCCGCTGTTGATGAGGAATTTTTTGATATCTATATTTCTAATCCAGAAGTTTGTACTTTGGTTATTTATAAATCAGATGATGATACAGATAAAATTTTAGGAAGAGCATTACTTTGGAAATTGAGAGATGGTAAAAGATTTATGGATAGAATATACACAGCCAATGATTCTGATGTTCAATTATTTAAGGATTATGCTAAAGAGAATGGTTGGTATACAAAACGTGGAAACGCATCCAACGCCAATGGTAGTTGTATTGATCCTAATGGTGATGATACAAATTTGAACATAATCGTGGATATAAAACCAGGTGAATATGAAAAATATCCTTACTTAGACACTTTGAAATATTGGAATAAAGATAATGGTACACTATCAATAGATGAATGTGGTAATTGTTATATATTAGAAGATACTGAAGGCTCACATTATAGATGTGAGGGATGTGGTGGTGGAGGCGAAGTGGAATGTTATGATTGTGGTGGTAGTGGTGAAAGAGACTGTCCAGAATGTGACGGATATGGTACAGAAAATTGTTCAAATTGTGATGGTGGAGGAACTATAACAGAAGAAGGATCTGATGGTGAAGAACATGATGTAGATTGTGAGGATTGTGATGCTAGGGGTAAAGTAGATTGTACTGAATGTGATGGTAATTCAACCATAGAATGTTCTGATTGTAGTGGGAGAGGTGAACGACCTTGTTATGATTGTCAATAACCATAACCACACCTTTTAATATAGTGGTTGATAAATATCCTTTAGCATCAGCGGCTTTATTTTTCAATAAAATTATATGATAGAATCAAACACTTCAAAGAATATTGTAATTTACTTAAATAAACTATTAAAATTTAATTTTTGTATTAACCCACAAAATGTGTATGTTAGTCCATCCTGACTTATTATTAGATTCTAATAAGTAACCAGGTTCTATAATTAATTTATCACCTACCTTTATTGAGGTCGCTATATTTAATCTATTCCTAACTAACCCATTTGGTGTTAAAAAAACCTCTGTTTGTATTAATGGATTGAAATTTTCAAATTTGTTCAATTTGTAAGTACCTCTTATTCTCAGTCTATAAATATCATCATCAAATTCTTTTATTTGATATTCATTTCTTATTCTTACTTTCCAATTCTTATTGAATTTATAAAAGATATCCAAATGTGGTCTAATTTCAGAAACACGAACACCCTTTTTAGTTTCATATAACTCTCTGTAATAACCACCAATAGATAATTTATCACCTACTTTATATACCAATCCAATATCACCATGTAGATATCTTATTTTTTTGTTTGTATGATTGAACCTTTGTTCTAATTCCATGTATACCTTGAATTTATCACTTACACCACCACAAACATTCAGAGTTGACCAATTTTCATAATTTATTTGAGAAATACCACTAAATGTGAATAACATTAGTAATGATAATAATTTTATTTTAAGATTCATTTATTTTATACATTTTTATTTGATTTTATATATACCTAAAAGTCAAAAAAATGTATAAAATGGTGCTATCTTATTGTTACTATATTGTTAAGATTCCTTAATATGTCATATTTTACCGATTATTGATTTGATGGATAATTCTACTTCTGAGTATGTCGGTAAATATTTTCCGGTGTAGATAAAAGCAATTTTAACACCACTTATATCTATTTTACGAGTAACTTCTCTCATCAACCTTTTTATTCTATTTCTATCAACTGCTCTTCTAAATTTCTTAGATGAAACAGCGAATAGGAATTTAGTTGAATCAGAAGATAAAACTTTAGCAAATACAAAATCACTTGAAACTGGATACCCAGTTGTAAACAAATTATCGATTTCACTCTTACCTTTAAGTATTAAACTCTTTTTCACAATCACAAATATAAGGATAAAGTAATTAAATAACAATTAAACTTTTTTGATTATTCTTTATATGATTAATAACTAAATTAAGAAATATGATAGATTACGGGAAAGATTTTAATAAGTACGCAAAGAGTGAGGGGTTATCTTCTATGAACTTACACTATTACCAAAAACAAATGGAGAATAGTATGACACCATACATACTTGAAGAAAGAGAAATGAGAGTAACTCAAATGGATATTTTCTCTAGATTAATGAGAGAAAGAATTTTATGGGTTGCTGGTGTTGTGAATGATAATATGTCAACTGTTGTACAAGCACAATTGATGTATCTTGATTCCGTAGAAGAAGGAGCAGCGGAGAAAAGAGATATTAGGATGCACATTGATTCACCAGGTGGTTCAGTTAAAAGTGGATTATCTATGGTTGATGTAATGAGATATATCGATTGTGATATTGAAACTATCAACACAGGTATGGCAGCATCTATGGGTTCTATTCTATTATCATCTGGTACAAAAGGCAAACGTTCATCTTTGAATTTCTCAAAGGTTATGATTCACCAAGTATCGAGTGGTGCACAAGGACATGTTGCTGATAATCGCATCTCACAAATGGAATCTGAGAAGTATAATTATATCTTATTTAAGATGTTAGCTGAGAATAGTGGTAAATCTTTTGATGAAGTATTAGAAAGTGCTAGAAGAGATAAGTGGTTAAACTCACAAGAAGCTTTAGACTTTGGTTTCATTGATGAAATCATTATAACTGATAAGAGTACTCCAATTACTGGATTACTTGAAGGGTTTGATGATTACTACGCAAAAGAAGTATTACCCCACTTAAAATAATAGTTTAGACCACCGATAATATTGGTGGTTTAATTATTCTTCTTCGATAGCAACACCCAACTCTTCCTTTTCCTTTTCGATAAGAGCTTTTAATTCTTTTTGATCACCAGGAAAAACTTCAAAATTATATTTCTTACCAAGAGATACCAAGATAGCTGTGATTGGTATAGGTAAAGCACCGGTTGATATTATCCTAACAAGGTCTTTGCTCTGTTCTTTTAAGAATTTCTTTTCGTTGTTAGTAACATCTTTACCAGATATCATTTTGTTTAGAATCATAGCGGCTTGTTTTGTCTCATCACTCTCACGTTTAAGGTAAACCCAACTCTTATTACCGAATGATTTAACATCATCCCAAGTAAGATTCCTTATTTTATCCACTTTTCTTCTACTAAAACTCTTAAATTTCTCTATATGACCCATTTATTGTTTTTATTTTAACTAATATGAGTATTATATATTAAAAATGTAAAATTTTATTTTTTATTAAAAACTTTTCACTATATTTGTAATATAAATAAAAAGAAAGACATTCAGAATTAAACAACTTTAATTCATTTCCTTCTCTAACACGATGTTAGCTTTTCTACTTGAAAAGTGAATCCGTGAGTCCAGGTTTAGCAAGTTCTCAGGTGTAAGAAAATAGTTAATACTTGTAACGAGGAGTTAATAAAACCCACCGCTGTAACGGTGGGTTTTTCAATTTAAATAGATTTATTTTAATATATATCTATGTGAGAAAATTTTCCCAAATATTAGAAAGTAAAGAAGACTTGTTATCAAGAATAAATGCTGATGATGATAATATCGAGGAAATATTTATCGATATGGTTGATTTGGGATATACTTATATGATAGATCCTGTTTACATATCACTATCAACAGGTTACCCACACAGAAGAACTAGAGATGTTAAAGATTATTATCCAGGTATCGAAATAGAACTTGATAGAACGATTAATGATAAATCTATATCTGATGGTGGATCTGGTGATGTTAGGAATTGGAATGGGAGTGTTTATTTCGAATCAGAGTTAAATATAATAGACTCTATCTATAACTCAATACATAGGATAAAATCAATGCTTGATGGTAAAGCCAGTGTGTATTATTCAATTAGAAATATAAATCATATTACAATAAGAATAATTTTCGATAGAGAGCAAAGTGATTCCTTTATTAATTATGAAGGTGTAGAAGATATATTAAAATCTTTACAGATAGTGGATGACCATCACCACAGAGGTGTTAGGTACCGTGACCTAGATGGTGCTCGAATAGAAGGGTATTCATTAAGTTTCGATTCTACTTGGAGAAGACCAAGTGGTGATACTTATGAATATAAAGCACAACTTAGAACTTTACCAAATGAAATAAGAATATTAAATAATGATTTACTACCATCGGAATGGGCTATAAAAACTGCTATGGATAGTGGTAAATCTGATAATAGAGAACAACTAATGTCTTTATTCAACACTTGGGTTACTAAGTTTTACAGTAAAATCGAAAGCCATGAATTAAAATTAGTACCAGTTAAAGCATCTAGACCACATATACAATCACATAGTGCCGAGCGGGGATATAAGATTATTGATAATGATGGTAATATATTAATAACAATATTTTATTGGTATGAAGAACAAAAAACATTTAAGATTGTTACTGAACCAAAAAGATTTTCAAGAGATGTTACTAAAGTCTTTGATGTTTATGAATTGTACTTTAGAGTAAAAGTAGAAAAATAATAATTATGATAGTATTAATAACAAATATACTTTGGATATTATATTCAATGTTAGAGGGATTTAGAGAAGGTTTTTATTGGTATTTCAAGGGAATTTCAAAATCTAAAAATGACTTTGAAATACACCCTGTGTTCGCATCACAAAGAGGTATAATACTTATATTAATAGGAGTTATGTTATCATTTACCATTGGGTGGTTCTCTATACTAAATACTGTTGGTATGGCTTTAGTATTTAGTTTCTTCCATAATGGAAGTTATTATGTTACTAGAAATAGAATAGATTCTAAAGTTTATCCATTAAAATGGAAATCACAATCAACAACTTCAACTGCTAAGTTAACAAAGATAATGACTTATAGAAATAGAACTATTTTTATGATTATTGGGTTGATTATACAAGTTGCTTACTTGTTATTTGGACTTCTTTGATTTTAACCTCTCTATATCTTTATTAAAGATTTTAGTACGTTCTTCAATTCTTTTATCGATTATATCATCCCACTTTTTTGTTATATCAATAATAACAGCTTGATGTGTCGGTGTATTATATTCTCGTTTCCAACCAACACCTGCTGGTATGGCGTACCTTAGTCTCATTACTGAATCTGTTCCAAAACTATCTCTTAGTCTTTTAGCCCCATTTAATGTTTTATAAACCTTTGTATATCTAGAGATATCTGTATTGAGTGTGTTATTGATATCAATAATATAATCATACTCACCATCATAAACATAATCATTCTTGTTGAATGATTCTTCGTCTAAAACATAACTCAATATCAAATCTCTAATTTTGGAATTGGTTATTAAAGCAACTCCGTATAATTTACTCATCCTACAAATATATAAAAATTTTATAATATATACACTATGAAATTTGTAAAAACATTTGAGTCATTCGACAAGCCATCATTAAGATATGTTGGTCCAAACCCAACCGCTGATACTATCGTAACTAGAACAGTTGATGGTACACAACAAGTATTATTAATACAAAGAGGTGAGTCTGTTAAGGCAGAACCAAATAAATGGAGTATTCCTGGTGGTTTTGTTGATACTACTGCTAATCGGGGTAATGAATGGGAACCTGGGTTAGAGACTGAGTTACAAGCTGGTAAAAGAGAAATTCTAGAAGAGACGGGATTAGACCTATCGGAAATAGAAGATTCTAAATTCAAACTATTAGGAGTTTTTGATGATAAGAATAGAGATCCTAGAAATAGTGATACATCATGGGTAGAAGCTCATTCGTTTACTGTTGAGATTCCTGGAGATATGGGTAACAATATAATCGGTATGGATGATGCTCAATCAGCTAGATGGTTTTCGATTGAAGAATTAAATCAAATGAATAAAAATGGATTTGCTTTTGACCACGGTGATAGACTAAGAGATTTAGGATTTATCTTTGAATAGCAGTAAACTCAATATCAGTTGTACCAGTTCTTGTATTTCTATCTTCTGAATGTTGCATAGACTTTATATCAATATCAATGTTAATATCATTCAACCTTTGAGCAGCAACTAATAAACATTCTGATATCTTAAATAGAACTTGTGGTGTCATATCTTTTGATACTTTAACATAACATTTATAATTAACAACACCCTTTATTTTTATTTCCTCTGATTTAAAGGTAATTAAACCATCATCCATAAGTTCCAAGAAATTTTCCTCTATAACCTCATCCACTATATTTCTTTCTGGACTATCTTCTATTTTTTCTATCTGACCTATCTGATAATAATTATCATCTTCTTCAACCTTATATAAAAGTGTTAAACATTCATCAATACCATCTGATAAAATACCAGTTAATTTATAAAAAGAAAAGTTTACTATTTCTACTATCTTAGTATCTTTTTGTGTAGATGTAACATGAACAGACTGATTCAAACTATACCCACATTGATCTGATATATTTCTAAGAGAGTTAAATATATTCCCACAATCATACCAAACAGATGTGCTCTTAACCCAACTCTTTTCTCTATATCGAGGCCCGTCTGTTCTATAACTACCAAAGTCACCAAATATACCTTTAGAATGAATATCTCTCTTAGAAACTATGTGTTGTTTTATCATATTTAAAGACATATCAGGAAAACGGATAGAGTAAAAAGTATTAGAATCCTTTAATTGTGATGTACCAATCCTTTTCTTATATCCAATACCACTGGATATGTACATATCATCTTTAGAGAATCCTCTATGTAAAGGTTCCTTACCCCTATTTCTTCTCCAATTGAATAAACCTTCGTTATGTGTTGTTAAGTGTTTCATATTTCTTTCTTCTCAGAGACACCTATAGCGTCGTAAATTTTCTTTTCTATACATTCCATACCTTCTTCTATTGAAGACACCCTAAAGTGTTCTTCGTGGCCCTCATAGTCAACAGGACCTCCCATATAGAATCCTAATATCAATGAGTCTAGGTTAAAAAGTATCTGTAATGTTATAGAATTCTCTATTTCGTGATTTCTATACACCAATGTAATTTCTACATCATCTTCTGTTATACCATATTCAAAATGAGCGCCTTTATCAAAATCACTTTTTAAGGTATAGTTTACTAACTCAGATAATTCTTTCATCTTAGCCTTTATATATGAATGATTAATAGTTGGTTCTTCCACAAACTCCTCGTATAATTTTAATTTATTTAAAGTTTTCATTTGTTATATTATTATGATTTTTTATCAGGTAAAAAACTTTAAGTCACTTGATATTGGTGGGAATGTATCAAACTCAACCTCATCATAAGCACCTCTGTTCCACAATAAATGGAAAGTATAGTCATCATTTATTCTATAAACTTTAACAGCAAAAGACCCATCAACTCTTGGATCCGGAACAACCTCTATTTTATTATCAGTATCATTATAATCAACATACATCTCTAATTCCTTTAAGGCTTCATCCGGTAGTATTTTATAGTCATATATCCTAGATTCATTTAAACTTTCTTCCATAATCTCACCGATTATACTAGTTGAGAAAGCTTCTCTATCAGAAACATCAATGAATAATTTATCAGCAAATTTATTTATAACATCAGTTATACTAGCCTCATTATTAGAGTCATAAGTTTCTCTTAGAATATTTCTAATAACATTTACCATCCCATCATGAATAGACTCATCTATTTTATCAAATTTCTTTAAATATTTCATGTTATCTCTCCACTTTTTTTCATTGTGTATATCATCTGTTTAACTGTTGCTTCATCCATATCATCTTTCCAATCCATTTCTCTAGCAATGTCTTTTGGGTCAGTCATACCTTCTTCGTATAATTCTTTAGCGAATTCCATATCACTATATGTGAAATTTTCGTACTCGTAGTTTTCAAATGTTTTTATATTTTTCATATTGTATATATTAACTTTTAAAACTATTTTGGTGAAATTCTATACAACTCTTTCTATTCGTGAATAAATAAAATTCTTTAATATTATCAAATAAATCATCAACGTAAAAGATTATACCATCTTTAGTATAAAAATCCACAATATTCGATTGACAAGTACTACCCATCAAAAGGTAAAATACTCTTTGTCCTTTCTTAAATTTATTCATTTGAATTGTATTTATATCAAATATATACAAATATTATGAATTATATAGATTAGTATAATTTTTTATATGTGTATAAATAATTAAAACTTTTTAAATTTCTTTAGTAATAATAACATACCTATCTTTATAAAAAATAATTATGTTACAAAAACTAAAAAATTACGCCTTCCAGACAGACTTCTATGAAATTCTAAGAGATCAGAATTCATTAAATGACATGAAAGTAATTCTAATAGATGATGAATTTAGACTAGAATATAAAAAGAGTAATACTGAAAAAATATTATTTCTTTATAAGAGTGTTGAGGATGCAAATTCAGATTTATCACAACTTAGAATATTACATAAATTATTACATAAAATATGAATTTACTTTCTAGTGCAGTTAAGAATAACTCAAAATCTAGTTTCATTGAGATGAGAGGACTGAACGGTCTCTTTTGTTACGATTTTGGAGTCGGTAAGAAAATATATGTACTAAAAGTATCACAAGTCGTATGTGATGAACTTAGAAAGGTGGATTTTAAATTCAATAAAAAAACAAATAAACTTATATGTGATACTAACTCAAGATATAGTGGATCTGGTAGATTTATAGTTCGTTGGGTAGAATCAAAAAAATACAAAAGATTAAATATCTAAAACTATATTTTATTCCTTATTACCAAGTGCATATTTAACACCCATTATCGTACCAATTATACTAAATGAATTTGTTAATAAAATACCAATTATATTGCTCCAAGTTGTAAATAATCCGGTTGTATCCACACCTAAGAATAAAGCTGTTGTGTATATTAAAGTTGTTGATACACCAACTCCCAAAATAACCCAAAGTGAAACTTTAACAATCGTGCCTATTAATTCAAATTGACTTTTCTTTTGTATTAATTCTAAATCATTTTCAGCAGAATTTTTAGCGTTATCAGATTCCATTCTAGCTTTTTCAGATTCTACCCTCGCTTCCTCTGCTTCTAATCTCAATTCATTAGCCTCATCTTTAGATTTCTCTGCTTCATCCTTCGCACTAACTGCTCGAGATTTAGATTTTTCAGCTTCATCTAAAGCTTTTATTAGTTGTTTATTTACTCTATCATTTTCATTCTGACCATTTACTAGTTCAGTATTCTGTGACTGTACTCTTTTGGTTATATCTAATCTTTTCCTTCTTACCTCCTTATCTTTATTGATAGCGGCCTCCACATAAAGTTGAAATTCTTCATCACCATCACAATCAATTAACTTCAAAATATTACCCTCTAAATAAATCCTTTTTGATTTATAGATATCAAGTAATTGTTTCCTAGTTCCTTTATCAACTTTAATTTTCATTATTATTTATATATTTTAAATGGGTTTGTTCGGTTCTTATAACCTTTGTAGTCCTTTCTAAACTCTTCCAATCTAGGTTCTATATCATCTGATTTAATTATCCAGAATTGAGCACCAGCCCCTATAGCCTTTGATTGCTCTTCTACTTCACCTGATGATGAAATTATACCAAGAACAACACCATTACCATATTCGAAATTAATCTTTCTAATTAATTCTATACCATCGAATGATGATCCGATTATATTCAAATCTACGAATACACATTCTGGTTTATCGATATTTTTATTTTGAAAATATTCTTTGAATAGATTTTCTGCTTCATCAGCAGATGTTAAACTTTCTAATGATAACGTTATATCTAATAAGCTACACGCATCTTCGAAAACCAAGTGAAATAAGTCTTCATCATCCACTAATAAAATTGAATCTATCATCTTTTAATTTTTATTTTTTGTTCCGTTTTCTGTCTTATCAACTAATATGTTGAATTTATGATCCTCTAATATAGAATTGTGTATGTGTTTGATAAATAATCAAATTCTTCTTGATCAATTACTAACAAAAAAATCTCTATGAGAATATCCCCCACATCTACTACATTCACCTTCACCATCACCATCACAAGTCTCACATTCAATTGTTCCGTTGTTATTACACTCACCACATTCTTCTCTACCATCACCATCACAATTTGAACAATTTTCTGTACCATATCCATCACAAGTAACACAAGTAACCTTACTGGATCCACCACAAGTACCACACGTTTCCCCATCTATATAACCTTCACCATCACATTCTTCACACTCAACTTCCTCATCACCATCACATTCTTTACACATATTATCACCATATCCATTACATCTACTACATTCCTCATACCCATACCCACGACAATCTTCACATGTATTGTTACCATCACCATCACACTTATTACATTCTTCTCTACCTTCGCCATCACATTCAGCACAATCACACCAACCATCAACATCTTCCAATTTGATATAATAATTTGATTTATCTTTATAATTGCGTATAATACCTTCTTCCCAGTAAAGATATTTCATTGTGTCCATATAAGGAAATTCCTCGCCCCCATTATTACCAATACTAAATTCATAAACTTTTGATTCCAATTGTATAAATGAGCTGTTGTTATAATTATCACCAGGTTCATAAAAATAAGTGTGGGCTCGTGAGTCTTGTTCCGCTTTATAAATATATCTATTCTCTTGAGCATATTTTATAAACAAATCAACATCAGAATCTCTATTCGTGTAAGTTCTATCCATAAATTTCCTACCATCACTTAGGGTCCATATAACAGATCTTCCCATAATTTTATTATTTGCTGATTTCAATACCAATAGATTTACTGATGTATTATGATATAATTCAAGGTAATTTTGAGCATCATCGTTTCTCATACAAGAACCACCAAGTGTACCATCACCACTATAATAATTATCTTCTAAATAAGCTTCTTTAATATCATCTTCACTTGATACTAAACTAAAATTATCCATTATATTATTATTAAAATCATATTGAGATTTGTAAGCATTTACAAACTTCTCGATTTCTTGATCTGTAAATTTAACATCACTTATGGAAGAATTAGTCGCTTTAGTGGTTTTTACACTTCTTGATTTATTATAAAGTTCGATAACCTTTCTAGTTAACCTCCCAACTCTAATACCATTACCTTTGACATTTACCCACACATCATTTATTGTCCATTCTTTTTCCTTTCTTATCTTATCAACTTTTTCTGGTTTTAGGAATGTTATAGTTGAATTATCATCTCCTAAGTTTAGATAACTTATCTGAGTGTCTATGTCTTCCATATCTAACATATAGAAACATTTAGCTATTTTAGAATAACCCTCTTCACTATTATATAACTCATCTATTATATCACTCATTTCCGGTGCCATAATAAATACAGCCTCATTGAGTAATTCCAATAAATCATTTTCCTTTTTTTCTAAAAGAAACTCTGTGTAAGATTTCATGTATTTATATATTAAATAAATAGTCTAATAATTTACAAGGGTATATCTTTATATATAACTACATGAAAAAAATAATCTTAATACTATCACTTTTACTTCCAACTATAACCTTCTCTCAGGTTATTATGTCTTGGAATATACAATATTTAGGAGAATCAAAATTCAAGAAAGATACCATTGTACCAGCAATAGCTGATGTTATGATACAATCAAATGCTGATATAATAGCTATTCAGGAATTGGTGACAAATAAGTATGGGGACTCTTGTATTATACAATTAGCAAACATATTAAATTATAATTATGTTATATCCGACAAGACTACTGGTAGAGGAACAGAAAGATACGCTTACCTTTATAGTAAAGATGTTGAATTAGACACAGCTTACTTAGATGTAACATTAGAGGATTCGATTAATAGAGAACCTTATATTGCTCACTTCAAATATAAATGTGAGGAAATTATAATAAGACAAGTTCACATTGTACCAGCGTCAAAAAACCCACAAGGAGAAATAAAACATTTATATAACTATAAAGATGGAATACTTTGTGGGGATTTTAATCTAACATCTAAACATATAATTTATATACCACTATTGGTAAATTTCCAATGTCCTTTGGTGGGTGAGCCGACCACATTCAAAAGGGATGGTAGTATTAGTAAAAATAGTTATGACCATTTCTTTGTAGAAAGGGGTATTAAGATAAACCATTCTGAGGTTTTTGAGTTTGAATATAAAAATGATAAAAGAAAATTATCAGATCATTTACCAATCATAATAATTTTGTAAATAATTTTAGTGGATATAAAGATTTAAATAGAGATGATAAACTAATCAAATTTTTAGATTAATTTTTATTCTTTTTCTTCTTGTTTTTCTTCTTCTTATCCTTTTTGATATCTATATCATCAACACTTAAAGTATCAGATATTTCGATATTATCTAACACAACTTTTTCAGTAAGTTCCTTAAAGTTCTTTATCTCTTCCAATAACATCATATTCTCTTTTAGAAGTTCTTGATATTTTTTCTGTGATATCATTCTTGCCATTTCAGCTTTTTCCTTTTCTAATTGAGCCATTCTCTGTACCTGTATAGCTATATCCTTTTGTTCTAATGCAAATTCATTAGATTCATTAGATTCCCTTAATAATTCCTTTAGTTGACGAACCTGTTGTTCGATAGTAATTTCACTATTCTTAACTTGATAGTCTAAATTACTAACGATAGAGTCCTTCATTTCTTTTTCATGAAAAACGATATCTAACACATCATCCGCTAATTGAAATAGACTGTCTTTTTCAATTTTCATACTATCTATATTAGATTGAGCATCTTCATAATCGTGTTCATACATATGTTGATTACTTCTGATTATTACCACTAATGTTAATAATAAACAAAATGCTGAAAATATAACTAAAAAATTTTTCATTTCATTTTTTGTATTGTTTCTATGAATTTATCATTCAATTCTTTATAATCCTTCTTTAAGTTAATTACTTCTACTTGTAGAGTCTCTATTTGTGTGGTTAATGTTGATTTATTATCAATATATAAATATCCAATAGCCATTAAGCACATAAATAATAGAGCCACTATTGGGTTTTTTACAAATTCCTTAAAAGATACCATCGGTAATGCCATGTTTTTGTAGTGATTTTTATACAATTATATATTAAATAATTAAACACTTTTTATGGTTCTTGATATAATATAACTATATTTGTATAAATGAAATATAAAGCAAAGAAAAATTAGTTATGACAAATTTAATATTTAAGTTATTTACATTCCAGGGAACACCAGTTAATCTGAACCTACTCTTCCTGATTATATTTATAATAACACCAATACCGATTGCAGTTTCAATTTTTATATCAGTAATATTGCATGAAATGGCACACGCTTTTGTAGCTAACAGAAGGGGTTATAGAGTATATGGTATTGAGGTTGGTTTATTTAGTGGATCTGCCTCTATTGATTCTAATATACACGAGAGAGATTCTATTCCAATCACGGCCGCAGGTCCAATAAGTAATCTAACTCTATATTTCATTGGAATGTTGATTAGTTTTGTTTATCCAAACACATTCATTGATTCATTTATGATGGTTAACCTATTACTGTTCGTATTTAACATTCTCCCAATATATCCAATGGATGGTGGTAGAATTTTAAGAGATTTATTATCAATAAAAAGTAGAAAATTAGGAATCAACCGAGGACAAGCATTTTCAATAGCGGCTAAAGTTTCTTTAGTAACATCAGTGTTATTAATTATCGTTAGTGTTATGTCAGGATTCTTATTTATGGCTCTATTCGGAGCTTACTTTGGTTATCTAGCATTAAAAGATTTAGGGATTATAAAAAATTAATAATATTGTAATGAGTTTAGACTCAATCTTCGTAATCTTTAGGCTTGACTAATACTAATTTTTCTAATATTTTTTCATACTCTTTGTAGGTTATACTATTAGCATCAATAGCATCTAAATATCCCTTAAGCCAATTAATAAATTCAGACTCCGTTATATATTTTCGATTAAGCATACTTTCTAAATATTTTTTTTACATGGACTCAAGACACATCATACACTCTTCTATACAAACATTACAAGCCGCTGAACATTCTGTACAAGTTTCTGAACCACAATCATCACATGACTCAACACAGTCTTTACAACAATCTACACACAACTCACAGATATCTTTAGATCTAGTTGATCCACTCTCACAAGCTGTAGCACATAATTCACATAATAAAGCACATTCTGTACAATTCTTAGCACACTCTTCATTATCATTCTTAGCACACTCATCAGCACACCTTTTACATATCTCAGCACATTTATTACAAGCCTCAATACAAGCATCCATATCACCTTCACTCTGTGCCTGTACTACTTCTTCTTGAGCTTCCTCAAGGTCTTCGAAAAATTTCTTTAAATATTTCATATAATTATATTTTTTATTATTTCTTTATATATTAATTATAATATATAACTTATGTTACATTTAAAATTATTTGAAGAATTCACAAAAGATGATATAGTTACTGTGAGAGGTAGATTAGGTAAGGTCGTTTCTGAAAATGGTGATGATGTTGTGATTAAATTCTTCAAACCAAATAGAATTAAGTTAGTTGGTAAAGAAGAAGTTATACCACAGGCTAAGTGTCTAAGTCAATGTGATAAAAGGATAGTTGGTAGTGATGATAAAAGATATATTAAATGTTTTTTTTGTGGTAAAGAAGAAAAATCTAGGAATAAAATATAAATACTTATAATATATTGATATATGATAAAATTTATCTATCTTTGTATTTATGAAATCAGCGACTACAATATTAACAGATATCAGGAATTTTAGTGGGTTATTTGAAAACTTTCAATATAAACAATCCAATGAATTTTTAAATTTCATCGAGTCTTATTATCAAATACAATCAGATATAGCTAATATTATATCCGATGATATACATATGGGTACAACCGGTGATGGAGTATTAACAATATTTTTATCAGATAAAAATTATATTGAAGGATACGCTTATCTATTATCAACACACAGAGCTTTAAATAAATTATGTAATGACTTTGTTAGTATCACTGGAGTAAAAGCATCATTTGGTATAGGATCTGACTCCGGTAACATATGGGAAGTTGGAACAGGTTTATTAAATACTTATGTTGGGACTGTTATAAATAGAACATCTAGAATAGAAGCTAATACTAAATTATTTGGTGATACTAAAGCATCTATTGGATTCCATTTATATAACAGACTTATCGAACATTTTTACCCAGCATCATTTGATATAATGAAAAGTGATAATTATGATAAATTGTTAGTTGATAATCCAGAAGTTATTTTGATATCTAAAGAATTTATGTTGTTTTATATCTTTGAGATGGAATTAAAAAATATAGAAAAACCAATTCCTATTTTTAGATTATCAGAATCAATGGCTGATAATGATGATATATTTTGGAGAGTTATGTCTAAGTTATTGAGTGAGGATAAAGTAAATGAGATAAAGTCGATTTTGTAATTCGGATTATTTTCCGTATCTTTGTATTATGAGATACAAAAAATTTTCCCCAAAAGTAGATACCAAACGTAGATTAGTAATGACTAGGTTTTATACAGGAATTAAAGAATCAAACTCTTTTTGTTATTTGATTAATCGCATAAATAAAAAAGGCGAAATCGACAAGAGATTCAAATCTTTATATTCTTATGGAACAGATGATTTTAAATCAATCAAAGAATTTTCTAATTCAAAAACAGGTATAACAGTTAGAGTTTTCAAAACACCATTTAAAAGTGTTTTCAAAGTTGAACAAAAAAATAACCCCGTGGAGGTATGGAAATCCATAAAAATATAATGGATAAAATTTACATATATACAGATGGTAGTTCTCGTGGTAACCCTGGTCCGGGTGGTTATGGAGTTGTCATGAAGTTCAAAGGTAAAGTCAAAGAACTATCACAAGGATATATCCACACAACGAATAACCGAATGGAGTTACTTGCTATAATCGTTGCTTTAGAAGCAATTAAAAATACCAAATATAGAATAGAAGTTTATTCTGATTCAAAATATGTCGTTGACTCTATTAGCAAAGGATGGGTTTTTAATTGGGATAAGAAGAAAAACTTTGGCGGTAAGAAAAATGAAGACCTTTGGAGAAGATACTTAAACATACACAACAATTTCAATATAAATTTTAATTGGGTTAAGGGGCACAACGGACATGAAGAAAATGAAAGATGTGATGTATTAGCTACTACCGCGGCTTTGGGTACTGGTTTACTAAATGATAATAGATTAATATAGAAAAGTAATTATTTACCTATCCAATTATCCATTTCAGTTTTACTCGGATATCCTAAAACATGTCCACAAGAATCACAACATTTTCTTATATCAGATGCACCACTTGGATTCATATCTTTAAGTTTTATCGATTCTTCTGGATGTTTACAGGTGTTTTGTACAAATTTCAGTTCCTTTGTCTTTTCCTTTATAGACTTTTCGAGATAACTAGCTTGTTTTTTAATAACTTCTTGTTGATCCTTCTTATGATTATCTTCTCCCATAACTTTTATTTTAAATTAAATATCATTACACAAATAGCAAAACTAACACACCTATATATTAAATAATATATCATTTGTTTATTTTATATCATTTGTTTATATTTGATAGTACCATAAAAAAATCCGACATAAACTTTATATATTCAAATTAATTTACTATATTTGTAATATGAGTCCAGAAAAAATATTACAGATGGTTGATAGAACCATAATACAATCCTTCAAAGGAGGTAAAAATATAGTTGATATAAAAACACAACTTACTATAAGGTCGTTTAATTTCATGAAGGTTCTTCTAAAAAATAAAAATATTGATATAGACGAAGTTATGATTGCTGATTGGAATAACCTTAAATCTTCAAGAATTAAGTATGGTGTTTACTATATAAAGAATTGTAATAAAAGAATTGTTGATTTAGAATGGATATTAAATAATAAACGTAAATTCGATGGCCGAGGAGAAGAACAAATGTTTGGATTAATAAAACTAAAGGATAAATTAAGTAAATAATGGAATTTGAAAAGGAAGTTAAGAAAATAGTAGATACCAATTATGGTGGTGATGTAGATAAATTTTTATCATCAATTAAGATAAAAACATTATTGTTTTTATCTTTGGGTGGACTTGTATTACTTTTATCTATGTTTAGATATAAAAGCATTGGTGTTATTATATCACCAATACTAATCATAGGCATCTTTTCCATGATCATAGGCATGTTATATCATTTCATGTATAACGAGTCATATAAAGCATTAAAGTGATTTACTTAAAGGATATAGCAAAGTTAAATAATGTTAATCTAAATGATTTATTCAAATCAATATCCAACTCAACCACAGTTAACTTACCAAGTCTTAATTCGAGAATATATTTATCTCCTTGTTTAGAACCTGATCCATTTTTCCAACCATTTATTAGATTAAATCTATTTAAGAAGTTCTTAACTTTCTCAAAATAACACTTTACTTTTTTAATTATTTTTTTCATTATTTTATTATTATTTTTCATCAGGATGGTTTCCGTATTTATAATTTCTGATGTTACGTGCTACTGTATCATCATATCTTGATTCATCATCTGTACCATAATTTTCTCTATCATCATATCTTCTTTCATCTTCTTCATCCACTTCTTCTTCATCCACTTCTTCCTCAATGATGCCTTTAATCTGTTGGTTACAGAAAACAATTATACTTGATAGATAATCTTCTGCTTCTCCGGGTGACATATCTTCCAAATCACCTTCTATATCAGCAAATATACTTGTTTGGAACATATCATTCTCTGGATTGGGAATTCCTGTTGGTATAACAGAATCATCTGTGATATCCTCATTAAATCTTTTTAATTTCATTATTAATTTATTTGTTTTATATCTTCTGATCCACAAAGGGTACAGTAGTCTTGCTCTTTAGTATAAGTGAAAAATTCAAACTCACAACTATCACACTTATAGGATATAGGATCATTTACTTTAAATATCTCAGTATTTCTAGGTACTATTGTTTGGTTATAAGCGTAATTAGAACCAGCCCAACTATCACTCTCTTTCAAATTTTTCATTATTGTATATATTAATTTGTATTATCAACATCTTATTCTTTACCACACAAAAACAAAGACTTAACCAATGAATTATTTGGTTAGTATTTTTCGTATGTGAAATATTTAACTATCATTTCATGAGCCGGTCTATCAGTTTCCATATAACCATCTTGTATAGAATTATTTATTATAACATTCATCTTCTTACCCCGTAACTGGATTATAACCTTTTCATCTTTTATTTCCCTAACAACTCTATCATTAAATAATATTTTTATTTCTTTATCTGTCCAAATTACACCATACTTATTAAAAACTTTACTTGGACTTTTCCAACCCAACCAATGAGATTTTGCACCCATCATATAATTATCTGGTGATGATCCAAGATGTATATTCGAATTAACTGCCCAGAATTTACCAAGTAAAGAACGTAAACTCCAATTAAAATAACTATTCCTTTTATTAGTATAACCCTCAAATACATCTATTTCTGGTGGCCAAGAATCAAAAGACCACATCCAAAATGCTGGCCAAACAAAAGGACCATCTGGTAACTTAGCACATATCTCAAACTTACCATATCCAAACTCAGTAGTACAAGATATCAAACCGGTACCAATTGGGATGATAATATCATCAAAAGTTTTTGGATTAGACCTACATTTTAGTTTTAGAACATCGAGGGAGTCTATCTCAATAGCTGATGGATCATACCAAACAATAGGTTTATTTGGGTGATATTCTCCCCATCTCTCTTCACTCAACCACTCATACCCTTGCCAATTTATCATAACTATTACTTTATTTTTCTTGGATATAAAGGTTTTGGAGGTGGAAGATGATACATCACGTTATATTCCCAAGTACCTGTGCTATCATACCCTTGATCACATACACCATGTTCGAATTGTGAATAATTTGAGTAATTAACTTGTGATACCCGAATTAAGTTCTTTGAATAAATTAACATACCTTCCGATTTCAAAAAATCTTCCAATCTATCCAAAACCTCAGAACACTTATTATATTCCTTCTTTGAAAAATTCTCCCTATCTTGCGTCCATTTAGAATAAAGATTTTCTGACCTTTTTGATATTACTTCAACACTAACGAAGTTCCTTAGCATATAAATCATTACTTCATAGCCCAAATCCTTTATCTCTAAAGATATATCATCCACGGTTGATTCCAACTCAACCAAATCAACAGACTCAAATATTTTATAAGTTCTCAAGTATTTCATACTTTATATATTAATATATAAAACTATGATAGAAATCACCAAAGAGGATAAAGATAAGATTATACAATTTATAAAAGATAATGAATTAGATTATACTTTAATAGATAATGGAATTACTAGATTTCATGTAATGGCTGTCGATGGTATTAAATTCCTTTTCTATAAACACGAAGAACAATACATCATAACAAAATATGATGGTAATAAAGATAGTGAGGGACCAAGTGGTGCTAATGCTTATAAACATTATACATTCAAAACATTGATGCAAGTTTTAGAACAATTATCATTTTATGATAAATCTTTGGAAAAAAGTTATTGGTCAACGACTGCGAATACAATTGATATAGGATTTGATCAAATCAATTATATAGATGATTGGCATACCGACTTCACAACAGATGATAAATATGGTTTGGAAGATGATGGTAAGTATAAATTTATAACTTATACTAATAATGAATATAAACCAGAACTATCATCACCATATAATTCATTAGATGAAGTTAGCCCTGTTAATAATAAGAGTTACACACAAGTTGATAACTTACATTTTGAGATACACCCAATCTCTTGTTTACAAGGAAGAGAATCATATTTATTAAAACTACAATGTAATAATGAAAAGGTCCTTAAAGAATATATTAATTATATTGTTAGTTCTAAAAAAGGATTAAAGATGTTATTGGATACCATCTTCAAAGATTTAGAAATATTTAAGAATAAATGAAATACCTAAATAATATATAAACAATGGAGTATATCAAAACATATGAATTATTTAATAACTTTTCTTTCTTTAAGAAAAAGAAGGATACTTCAACAGATTTAAAATATGTTGTGGAGGAATCTCTAATCGAATTAAGTGATTTGGGGTTTACTGTTGAAGTTAAAATGAATATGGAATTGACACCACACGTTAAAATAGAAATCGATAAGATTGTAGAAAGATATACCTTACCAAGTTTTAGTAGATTTAAAGTCTATGATGTTATGGGAGTTCTTAACTTCGCATTACCACTCTTACAGAAAGAATATGGGTTAGAACTTTGGAAGTTAACATATAGAGAATTTAATCATATAGATGACTCTCGTATGAATAAAAAACATTCATATTCCAAATTAAAACATATCAAAGATATGGAAACATCACATATAGATATAATATTAAAATATCGTAAACTTTAATATATTTTCCTTATCTTTGTTATATGTCAAAGAAAATATCAATTAATAGTAGAAAAATATCAGTTGGTGAAAAACTAACTTGTATTTACCCAATGACTGTTCTTTTAACACCTGGTAAGGAATATGAAATACTTCATATATCAGATAGTGATATTCAAATAATGGATAATGACCATGACCAAAATCTACCAATTTACTTATCAATGGATAAAGAAGAGCCCGGGAATATTTTCAGATATTTTCAAATATGGTATTAATCAAATAGTAATAGATAAAAATAATAAAATGAAGATATTAATATACTTACTAACACTTACAATAATATTCACATCTTGTAAAACCACAGAACATTATGTTCATGATGGTGTGGAAATTTTAGTAATAGAGGATACTATAACAATACCATCACATCACTCACACTATGAAGATTATAATTGTGATAAATTTTGTATTTATATAGAAGAGTCTAATTGGTCTTGTACAGATACAATAGTTATTGAAAAATTTAAATATAAAAAAGTAAGAATTAGAAAGGTATTGTAAATAATTTACTTATATTTATAAAATAGACTTTTTGTATAATTGAAAATTAAAAAATAGAGAAATATGATTTATGTAATTAAAAAAACCCTTATCAAAAGTGGTAAGAAGAGCCATGTATTTTTAACAAATGGTTATAGTGAGGTATTAGAAATACCACAAGTAAACGTAGCAAATAAACTTGCTGAAGTTATGAATGAAAATTCTGATAATGGTTGTAGTTATGAGGTTTTGTCAATAGCATCAAATATAAATGGAAAGTAGTTTTATAAAATGTTAGATTTTGATGATTTATATGAAAGGTTGGTCAAAAATTCAGGTATAACTGGGTTTATTAATAAAAAAGACATTATTAACAAAACCAAGTTACACCATTATCATCATTATAAACCAAACAAGAACACTAAAGAGTTTGACTATATGGCTCTTGTTATGAAGAGTTGTATAATGAATAATTATAAAAATACTCAGTATAGAATAAAAAAAATTAATAATAGAATAAAAAAGTTAAATAAATTAGGAATATATTAAATAGATTTGTATTTTTGTATTCAATTATAAACCTATAAAAAGAAAAGAAATGAAAAGAAAAGAAGAAATTATAATGGAAGATTCAGTAAGAGATGAAGTTGAAGCTTATGCTAGAGAGAACTATAAAAAAATGTTCGGTGATAAAGCTCTTATCATAAAGGAATATGAAAATCTTTTTACCATAACAACAAACAAAGATGCTTCTCCACTTATTCTTGGAAAAGGTATTCTTTCGTAAAAATAGGGGGTTAATATCCCCTCTAAAATTATACACATGATAGAAACTTCTTACACAATAGAACAATTCGAATCAGACTTTGAGAATGCTGCTAATTTAGAAAACAAACATGTAGTATTAACTAACGCATTAAATATTTTTGATGATAATGATCCAATTATTAAAGAGTATTTGCTCAAACATAAGACAGATCTTATAGATTTAAAATCTGAATTATCTAAAGAAGAAGATATTAAATGTAATATCGATATCGATAATGATTTGGTTGAGTTATATACTTGTATAAAAGAAATCCCATCTGGTAGTTGTAAAGTTGGTAGTAGATATTACATCAAGGTTGATAATTTATCTGTCTTAGATGAAAGGTGGTCAGAAGTTGCTACTGATGAAATGAGAGAATTCATTAGTAAAATGAAACCAATAATATGGATTTATCTAGATAACGGAATAGGAACTCTAAAATATAGAGAGATATTGAAGGATGAATTAACTGATTATTTTGAAAAATAAAAATGAAAACAATAACCCGGTTGATAGACTAAGAATCACAACTGGGTGTCTTTTTAGAGGACTGAGCTAACTATTATAGAGAATACTACTAAGACTATCAAACCTCTTAAAGAGTCTGTTAAATTCAACACAGTGAGGTTCATTGATATCAGTAAGTTAATCTTTCATTAGACTACTTTAATGAAAACAATATTAAAAAAAATTACAAAATGAATATATTATTACTTATAGGAATTATTGCCATATTATGTACATATTCCTATTTGGGTATTAAGATGAATAAAGGAAAAAAATCAAAAGTAATTCCAAAAAACATAAAGGATGAATTTGTTGAAATAAAAAGCTTCAACGAGGACAAATATATTGAAGACACATTCGAGGACATATTCCATTCAGTACAAATTGATAATTGGGATTTGGGAGTGAACTATGAAGAAATAAAATTTTCTAAAAATAAGGTAGACTTAAAAGTAAAGTATAAAATTGAAGGTGGGATATTTACAATATCCGCAATCTATTTATCAGCTGGTACCTTCTTCTCACACAAAGGAGATATAAAGGAAAAAGATTATAAATTCTTTTACCAAAAGTATGCTGATTATAAAAATGAATTTAATAAAAATTCAAAAGATAATTGTGATAAATCAATGAAGAAAATACACAATATTATAGGTAAATCAACACTAAGAGATACTAAACTTAATAAAATACTTAATAAATAAATTTTTTTAATTGATATAAATTCCGTATCTTAGTAGAAATAAAAATCACTACTATGAAAACAAAAAAAATTCCTTATACATCTTCATCAGCCGCGATTAACGGATACAGAGATTCGGTTATTGCTAAAAAAGAAAATAATGACTGTGTTGTTAGAGCCATTGCATCCGCATCTGGTATGACATACGATAAATCACATAAATGGGTCTGTAATAAATTCAGCCGTAAAAATAAAAAAGGAACATATGGATTCGCACCAGGTATGAATGGTATGAATAATGATAACCTTAGATTAAATCGAAAAACGGTAAATACCATTAATAAAAACCACTTAAAAACTAACAATGGTAAGAGTAAAATGACTGTTGGTACTTTCATAAAAGAATATGATAAAGGTACTTACATACTACAAGTTACATCACACGCATTCACTATCAAAGATGGTGTCGTAATTGGTAACTATGAAGATTCTACTAAAATTAAAAGAGTTGTTAAAAACGCATGGAGAATAGGTAAAAGTTAACCAATAGATTTAAATTAGATTTAAATCTAACTTACCACCACAATTTGGACAGTAGTGGAGGACATAACCAAGGTTATTATCGTTAATTTTAGTAACTTTATCACAATCGAAATTAACACCACATGGTGTTGTGTATTCATAATCCTCCTTCTCCCAATTACAAGTACGCTCTTTGATAAATTCTTTATTTAGATTGTTGATTAGAGTTAATTTAGGTCCATTTTTATCAATCTCTCTCATTTCAATCCCAGACATCCCTGTTGCTAAGAATCGAGTTACAACTGACCAACTCTTATCACCAACATATCTTATTTCTACTAAATCCATAAACATTATATAAGCAATATCAATAAGGTTTATAACTTCTTATACATTGAATAGTAATCACCCATACTATAAACTTCATATCCCATTTTTTTCCAGAACCCCAAAGCATCGGTAATAGAACTTAGTGTGATGTATTCACATCCTTTCTTATTAGCATATTCCTCAATATAGTTTATTAAATTAGAACCATAACCTGTTCTCCTATTCCTCATTGATATTCCTAGAATGTATAAGCTTTTAGTATTTTTTATCGGATCAACTTCTAAATCATCATGTAAATTCCATTTATCAAAAATATTATCCTTTATAGTTACTGATGAATAACCAACTTTTTCATCAACATCATACATACGTATTTTAGTTGAATCAGATTCTTCTATTTCGAATCTTATATCATTGAATTTTTTTAGGTATTTCATACACTATCAGTCTTTTCAGACTCTCTTCGACCCCAGTCCTCACACTCACATTTACCTTTACCACCCTTGAGTACTCCACAAGAACTTAACACTATCATTACAAGACTAAACATAATAATTTTCCTCATTCCTTCCATAAAGTATATATTAATTTGTATTAGTATGATAATATCCTTACATTTGTATATAAATAAAGTAATAATTAAAAAATATAAACTATGAACACAGATTTTGAAATTGATAAAGTAACTGAAATTATTTCTGGTTGTGAAACTATGAATGATTGCGGTAACGCTAGTAATGTTATTGACTTGTATGCTAAAAGACATACGGGATATTTCTATAAGACTATTATTAAAGGTTTTAGAAATGATTTATGTGATAAAACATTTGATACTTACCTTGAAAAATATAAAGTTTAATGATATTATCGAGGGGTGATTATTATTTTTATTCAAAGATATAAAAGATTTGGTTTAATGTCATATTTAACAAAGTATCAATTTACTATTGTGGAGGGTAGTAATAAGTTAATTAATAAATTTAGAAATTTTTCTGATAGTGCTAAATACGCCTTTGATAGATATGGTGATTCAGACGCAGATTCATGGTGTGAGTGGTATTCATACGAAGAAGATATAATTAAATTTTCTAAAACCAAACCAGATAATATTTTTAAGATATCTGGTATTGGACAAGGTATTGGAGATGCTTGGGAACTCTATGTCAAAGATGGACACACACAAGTATGTGTCGGTGAATTTGCTTACCCTGAGTTTGATAAAGATCAACTACTATTAGAGATTCGTGATGAAAAAATCAATAGTATTTTAAAATAATTAACTATGTATAGAATAAAAACTAAAAATATTTTTACTATCCGAAACCGCAAGGCAACTTGTTTAGTTACTACTAGAGCTTTACAACATAGAATACTTGGTATTTGGATAACCTTAAAGGAATATGAATTAGAAAAATGGAACTAAAAATTAAATGTTGTATTGTTTATAAAGTAATTAATTATTTGATAAATCTAAATTCCAATCTACCTATTTCTTCACCATCCAAATCAGGATATTGAGTTATTGATCCTCTTGATTCAAGATTAACAATATTATGAATACTTTTAATTTTATATCCAATTTCTTCTAAGAAAGAAACTAGATGCTCTATATTAGGTTTTATAACCTCATATGGGAATGTATCAGGAGCTAGTAAGCCTCTTCTAACTTCATGTTCGTTTCTACTGGTTAAGAAAACCTCAACACCATCCCAAAAATATACCTCAACACGTATATTATTATCCTCTAACTCTCTTAGAATATCCTCGATTTCAAGTAAAAGTGTTGCCCTGGGGAAACTGTACAACTTGATTCGTCTATCCCTCGGACTGTTACCAAAGGGATTCCCAAATGATTCATATGTTTTCATGTATCTCATTTTGTAAAAGTTATTCTTATAAATTCATCCACCCACATAGTTAAATCATTATCAGATAATTCACTATATTCAAACTTCCTAATATAATCACTTAATTCTTTTTTTGAAGTACCAGGTGGTATGTTATCTGTTCCAAATTCCATCAAGTATTCATATCGATTGCTTGTCATAAATTCTAATAACCTTTTAATAGTTTCTGTTATTTCCTCATCTAAACCAACACCATAATCCATACCATCTTCTATACCCTCACTCAACTTAATAATAACCAAAAAACTATGTTCAGATGCCCGACCCAAACGATCCGTATGATTCCAATTAAGACCAACAAACTTAGGTATATCATTAATCTCCAATAATATATCATCTATAACACTAGACACATCTGATGTTAGATATAACTCATTTATTCTTTTGAGATGTTTCATATGTTATATATTAATAATAATCCTTATATTTGTGATATGTATAAAAAGTATAAAGAAAATATTAACAAGTTTTTAATATGGTTGATGTGTATGTCGATTATATTATACACAGTAAATTTATTAAATGAAACATTTGGATAAAACACCATTTAAAACTTTTGGAGGTTTAAGTGAAAACCTCAATGATATAATGTGTGGTGATTATGATGATAAAATCGGATTAGAATACTTAGAAAAAGCGAAACACATAGGATTCCTTTTGAGTAATTTTAGTATTGATATAGACACTGATCATTCTGTCTTTGATTATGAAGGTATTGTTATAAAGGTAGGAGGAATTAGAAACTCGCTCATGGATGGTTACACTGGTGTAGAATTTGAAAACTATTTAATAAGCTTATTTACGAAACAAGAAGATTTTCTGAGAGCTTATAAAATGTTTGAAAGAGGATATAAAATTAATACAATTATCTTTTAAATATTCGCGTCTTTCCAGTTATATTTAACCTGTCGTAAACGATCTGAATGTGGTTGACTAATACCAACAACTATAAATTCTTGTATCGTGGTTTGTGTATCCTTACTATGTGTAAATTGTTTATTGAAATCTATATTATATGATGGGTATTTTTCCTTAATTCGTTTAACACCCACTTCAATTTCCTTTAATATCTCAAGTTTTTCATTTGCGTCCTTGACTAACTTACCTAACTTATATCCAATTCTATATGATGATCTATGAACCCCTGATGTTTTTATACTACCATCGGATAGATCATCAGACATATTTGTTGGTGTTCCTTCAAGTAATAACCTAATAGACCAACTTTCATTACTGTAATAATCCTCAGCACCATATTCTAAACTACTAGTAATAGGATTTTTCGTCCAACTATTTCTTCCTAAATAACCATTATTATAATCAATATAATTATCTATTAATTCAGCAAAGCAAGATTCTATATACTTAATATCTAATTTATTATCATCAGACTCATCAGACTCATTATATCTTATAAGGTGTTTCATTATAGTTATATATTAAAAATAAACATATCATAAATTAATATTACCACTTTAAGAAAGTATATGTCGTAGATATCTAAACGTAAATCTGGTTGTCTTCCTTCAATCCAATAATTTGGTATTGTTATAAATCCAGTGCTACTCAACGACCAATTTTTTGGCTTATATATTTTTGGAGTAATATTTGAATCGGAACTCGGTTTATTTTCTATTTGAGTAATTGATACACGGGATTTTTCACATAGATAAACCATTGTCCATCTTCTGTTGAGTTGAAATATACCTCACTACCCGATATTATTTCTTTTGCATCCACATCTCCCACCTCATGAAAATACCCATTTTCGTTGGGGTTGTAAGTTATCGGAATCATATTATTTATATCATTATTTGTTTCAACAACTACACCCGAAACTCCTGCTATTAAACCTCTCTTTTTTGTAGCCTTTATAGTATCAGATCCTGCTATTGAGGTCTGAAAGAAAATAGGATCTGTTAGTCTAACTTCATTCGTATACCTACCAGCTAAACCCTTTTTTCTACCAGAAGGTGATGTACTATAAACACCAATCATCCCATTATTACCGTTATTACGATTAGTCCTATTGGTATGAAACCAAAGTCTTTGTCCAACCAATTCATTGGCATCTACATAACCCTCAATATCTTTTCTAGAATCGAATTTTTTTTCTAAAAAAAGTTTATACTTTAATAACATATTTATATATATTAATATAAATTATTTATTTATTGAGATATTGTAGATTTTTTTCTGTTCAAATCTGTTCAAAAACCGATGATCTGTTTTAGTTTATTACCACGAATACTTTTTTTATCATACGATTTTATACGACCAATTACTTCATTATAATCATACATATAATCATCACACCCACAACCACAACCATCACCGGAGCTATTGCATATAATATATTCACCCTCTATAAAAGTTCTTACAGAGGACCAATCATATCCACCCTCTTCCCGATCAACCTTCTTGTTACAGTAGGAGACATAATGTTCTGCTTTCTTTATGGTATTAAATATTATCATATAATAAAAAAACTGATTCGCTTCCTACAAAAAAGTGGAGCTCGCTCAGCTAGGCGAAACAAACAGAGAGGAGAAGTCATGTTTGAAATTTACCTACCTTCACATAGGGTGAATTAGTCGTACCAATTCATATAACAAATATACTAATTCGTTATTAATATATAGAGCAATGAAGTATATAAGTTGATATAAATTATTCGAATCTATCAATACACTTGATATAAAATATCTATTCGCTAACATTTCGAAAAGTATCTAGATATATTTATATATAGTGTATGATTAATAAGTATAGTGATTATATCACAGAAAGAGAATGTAATTTTTTATTGGAAAATAAGACACCGGGACAAGCAGCTGTTCATCATCATAATAAGGAAGAACCGGATGGTAGTGTTAAAAAACTTATGAATCAATTAGGTTATGAATATTCATTTGTGTTTGTTTTCGCTCCAGCTGTTAAGGGATTATATCCTATAATAGAGAAGCTTGTAACAGAAATGGAATTACCACAAGAGATTTCCAAATCAAGTATTGTTTATTTAACTGTTTGTTTAATGGGTATTTTATTAAGTGAACCTAAAGAGAAATATAAAGACTTAATTACCAAATTAAAGAATGAAAATATATTTCATTTAATAAAACCACTTATAACATCAATGAAAGGTATTAAGAACGTTTTTAACTTTATATCATCTAAATTGGGTAAAATAGTAACATCTTTTGGTGAAATGTTTGCTTATACAGCCTTATTTGTACCATTTGCGTTGATATTTAATGATATTGGTCAACAAAGTGATACTTCAATATCATCAATTTTAACTGCGATATCTACTGATGGTGTCGGTAAATTAATAGTAACTGGTATTGGTGTTGGTGTTTTTGCTATAAAACATTTCATGGTTGATATAATCAAAGGGTTGAAATCATTTAATGATATTGGTATATTAGCGGTTAAGAGAGTTATAGATAAGATAAAGAATATAAAGTTTCCTAAACTATTTCCTGATGAAGAAATCGAAACTGAGGTATCATATAGCAAAGAAATAAACCCAGTGGATAATTACTTCAATGAAAGTAAGATATTGAAGTTTTCCGAATACCAACTATCATAACTTGTCTAACTTTATTAAAACCGGAGGTCGATGTCAGGGAATCGAACCCTAATTAGCCATTTAAGACCAATCCTTACGTCTAAGGATCGCGTAACCCACACCACCTCATCGACTAAAATTATAGTATAATTTTTTAATTTGTTTATATTAAAATAGGTTCTGTCTTAACATGACCAATAGTTTCACCAGTATAGTTTGATTCTAAACCCATTGACATTCTTTCCCTTCCCAATCTACAAGATACACTACCCTCTGTTCTGTTAAGTGCTTTGGTTAGATAGTTCATATCCTCTGCATTGTTTTTAATTGCAGCTCTAACTAAAGCTACTTCGTCTTCTGTCCATTTTTTGTAATCTTTCATAATTTTTATTTTTATTGTATATGTAACTAATTTTAAATAGTTTCAACTATAAATACAATATACATATTTTTAGTGTGATATATATCATATGTCAAGAATAAATATTATATTAATATCATCTTTATTACTTATATCAAGTTTTATAATTTTATCAATTTATTCAAATAATCAAGGTGTTTCTATTAGTAATTATAAATTAACTGAAAATGTTGAAAATAACAATGAGGTGGGTGAGGTTGTAAAGGACACATTTATTAGGATAAATAACCTACCATCTAAATTTGATACTGTTCCTGGTGGTAACAATGTTTTTAGAACAAACCAACCATCACTATCTCAATTAAAGTCAATAATAACTAATTATGATATAGATGTTGTAGTTAGAATGAATGCGTTAGAAGGTACTGGTGTTGGTATTAACTCTGAGAGAAAATTGGTTGAAAGTTTAGGTAAAAAGTTTGTATGGGTTAATGCACATTTGGGTTATAAGAAAGATAGTGGTTATGTTGAATCCTTAGATATTATACAACCATATTTAAGAAGGGGTAAAGTTCTTATACACTGCACAGCCGGTGCTGATAGAACTGGATATCAAGTGGCTAAGTATATAAAAGATAAGTATAATTGGAGTGAAATTGATTTATGGAATTATACAATAAAGTATAATTACTGGGATAAATTTATATGCCAAGGGTTAAGGGGATATATTAAATATATGGAAGCTTTCTGCACAATAGACCAATGGTGTGAAAATTTTGGTAAGAATTGTTATCACTGTAAGTAATTTTATTTATTTTTCGTATTATTTAGAAACACAAACTATTTTTTATTAAAAAATTAATATATACTATATTACAATTATATATTTTAAGTCGATTGTAAAATAAATAACGGGATATGGCAAAAATATACGGAAATGCGGAAATACTAGATGGTGATATAAAACTAGATGGTGATTTAAAGTTTATATCAACTGCGGCATTGGAATCTGACGCTATTAAAATTGTTCAATCAGCAACAGCAGGAGTTGCTGCTTCTAACATTACTTTTGATGGAACTACGGGAGGTCTATTCACAATCACTGACGATAAAGATGGTCAACTATTTGGAGTAGCCGATGTAAGTGGTAATGATATTATGTATGCGGATGCCGATTGGTTAATTCAAATGGGAAATCCATTTCAAACGAGTGGTGTTCCTTTAGAGTTAAACTATAATGATGTGACGGGAGATACTACTTTAAGCACAAACACAATAGACGTAAATCTAAATAGTTATACCATAACATCAACAGGAACTACAGCAAGTATAGATGTTACAAAAAGTATTACTAAAATAACAACCACAACCACATCAGATTTTTTAGACTTACCAAATGGTATTGAAGGTCAGAGAATAACAATATTATATACTACTGAAGGTGATCCTACTGATAAAGTAACACTAACACCCACAAGCCTTTTAGGATATACAACTATAACATTTAACGATATAGGAGATTCAGTAGAACTAATATATGAGGCAACAGTAGCTGCGTGGATAGTAACAAGTGTATTTAACACAACAATAGTATAAAAAATATCATAATTATGGGAGTACACTATCATAAAATACCAATAGTAACAAATTCTGGGTTACTTATAGATGCTGACAATAAAGTATCTTATCCGAATTCAGGCAGTACCATTCGTGACTTAGTGGCTCGTAATGATGGAACTTTTCAAAACGGAATTACAGTAGTTGATGATGGAATGGAACTTGATGGTGTTGACCAATGGATTGATTTTGCTGATGAAGACTTTGCCAAGTTCGAGAGGACTGATTCATTTACTATTGAATTTTGGATAGATAAATCTACGGGTTCGGTATTTGATTGGGTATGTGGCAGACAAGGAACTGATAATTCATACAGAGGTTGGGGAGTGTTATATCGAAATACCCCTTTAGGTGCTTTAGGTTTCAGTTTAGTTAATACACCGACTACTAATGGGGTTGCAGTAAGAACAACAAACACGTATAACGATGGAATACACCACCACGTAGTTACTTATGATGGTAGTAGTTTAGTTTCGGGCATACACATTTATACTGATGGCGTTGAAGATACTTTAGTCACATTCTATGATACTTTAAGTGCTTCTCCAATAGCGATTGGTGCAAATGCTAGATTTGTAATCGGTAGAAGATTTAACGAGTCTGCAAATTATTTAGAAGGAAGTCTTAAAAAGTTAGTTATCTACAACAAAGAATTAACCCAAGCAGAAGCACTAGATAATTACGAAGCACAAAAATCAAGATATATAAATTAAAGAAAGTTATGGCACACAATAATAAGACATACGCAATAGCACCGATAGCTGAATTAAATAACGTAGATTATTCACAAGTCCAACAGACATCTGCTGATACAGTTCGTAAGAATATTGATGAAACAGAATTTGTATTAAAATGGGAGGGAGATATACCAAGTAGTGTATCAGTAATTACACCAACCATACCTACATACACTCACGAAGAGATATTAGCAGTAATGGCAACGGTAGAATGGACATTACCAATAGGGCTTATAGAAGGATAAGATGGGACACTTCGCACGTAAATCAATAGTAAAGGACAATCTAAGGTACTCTTTTGATGGTGCTAATTTAATTATGCGTAAAGACGCTACTACTATAAGAGATGTTGTTGAGCATAGAGAACTCCTTTTAGAAAATGGTACAACATTCTCTGACAAAGGTATAGTTTTTGATGGTGTCGATGACCAAGTGAATGTAGCGAGTAGTCCATTAGCACAAATAACTTTAGGAGCAGCAGATAGACCTTATACACTTTCCACTTGGGTTCAAGAAGAAAGAAATATCTTTAGTTCATATATCATAAGTCGCTCAAGCGGTGCTGTGGTAATAAGTATGGGTCGAAATAGTGGACAAGCAGCATCAAATGAAGTGTCGGTTAATTGCCTTAATCAGTTAATAAAAGGTGGTTCGGGTAATGGGTCTATTCCCGCAACAGTTCCTTATAATCAAGGAGATTGGATGAACATAGTTTATACTGCACCCTCAGATGTATTGGATGCTGAAATGTTTATTAATGGGGTTAAGGTTGCTGATGTTAGCGATTCAATTAATCCCATAACGCAGTACGGTACGGATTTAGTAAATAATATATGGGTATTAGGTAGGTTGCAACTAAATGCCTTTAATCAATATACACTTCAAGGAACTCTCGGTCTAACAACTATACATAGTGCAGTATTAACTCCCGAACAGATACTATATAATTACGAAGTACAAAAACATAGATACTTATGAGCACAGGAGGATTTAAATCAGCAATAACAAGTTCAGGAACGTTTCAATCTGATACGGGTAATAAACTATCTGTGGTAACCAATTATCCAGATGTAGTTGATTCAAATATTAAACTCCATTGGGATTTTTCTAAGATAACGGGATTAAATAATCTCGATAATATATTGGTAGTTCCCGACCAAAGTGGAAATGGCTATACGGGAACCTCGGCAGTAGGCGAAGAGTTTATATTTTACGAGAACTATAGCAATCGAAATTTAAGTGTCGGGTACGATGTTACCTCATCTAATGGTGTGCAAACATCTTCATATAGTGCAGATGGTATTTTGGAGTTACTTATAATGTATTCCACATTCGATTATAGCAATGGAAATATATTTTCAATGCCAACTTCAATCAATCCATTAGTTAACGGAATAACAATTAATCACACGACATCAACAACTTTTAGGAGTGTTAATAAATGGCAAGGAACGGCTACGCAAGAAGTTTCGACTTGGACAATACCCGACCAAAGTATAGATAGTTTACACATTTACGCATTGAAAATATCAATATCAAATAAGTTAATGGAATTATTTGTTGATGGTGTGTCTTATGGAACTAAACCAATAAACGCATCTGCAACTGCTATTTTAGCGACTTTAGGCGCTACTTATTTAGGTCACGGTCAATCGACATTAACGGGATCAGGCAATATATTTTACGGGGAAATGTTCGTAGCAGAAGGTGTGTACACGTCAAGTCAAATAATTACGAAGTCGAATCAACTTACTAATAAGTGGGGAAGTAATCTGATAAAGAATATAGTAGATCCAACAATGATAGGAGAGCTTCGAAATGGTTTAACCATAACCGATGGGGTTTTGGATATGGATGGCACGGACGAATATGTAAGTTTTCCGATTCTACCTGTTGCTGATATAGGATCTACCTTTAGTTTTGAGCAATGGATCTATATAAACGCATTTTTAGGCGAGTATCGGTCTGAATATAATGATAATGCTAACAATAGAAACTTTTTAATCAGGATTAATGCGGGTAATCCAAACTTACTAAGAGCGACTGTAATAAACGCTTCGGTGAATGATAATTTGACGGCTACAACTACGCCTGTAATAAATACGTGGTATCACATAGGATGTTCAGCGGTTGAAAATGGAAACGCTAAATTATACATTAATGGTGTATTAGAAGATACTATAACTATAACTACATTGACTAGTAGCGTTACAAATGGATTCAATATTGGGTGTGATAGGTCTGCTGTCGGAAACTTTCTAAATGGAAAGACTTTAGGAATGACAATTCATGGGGGTGTGGAATTATCACAAGAACAATTCGAGAAAAATTATAATTCTCAAAAGTATAGATTTATATGATTATTCTTCGAATCCCAATTCTTTTGCTCTATCAAAAAATATCTGAGCTACCTCGTGGAAGTTCTCATCTTCTGCTGCTAATCCTCTTTGAAAGGCTTTCTTACCAGAGATATATTCGTTCTCACTTCCTTTTTCAACATTTCTACCAATAGCGTTCGCCATATTAACAGCTAGTCTAATTAAGTGATCCTCATCAGTAGCTCTATCATTTAATGTTAGTATTCTAGCCTTATCCTTTCTATTGAAAGAAACAGATTCTACTATTCCATAATTTTCAAATGTCTTTAAGTATTTCATACTTTCTATATATTATTTCTAATAAGGAGAATTACGTGACCAATAATTCATCTTAACTAATTTTTTATATATTGTGTATGGTTGTAATGCCATACCAACAGTAAATCCATATATTGCAATAAAAGCTAAAATCATTACAATAATTGGGTTTTCGTTCATAGGATCTAGTATTATCGGTGTAGTTAAAATACATGATACAATACCAACAAAGGTAAGTAATATCTCTGTTTTTTTATTCCTCCACAACCAAGTGAAATATTGTGGTTGACTTTCTTTTGATAATTCTTCTTCCGTCTTCATGATATTATTTATTTTTTTATTTAATAATTTTTCAAGTAAATATCAGCTTCTCTACCTCGTCTTGTTTCTAACCCAGGGAACTTCTCAAATAGATTACTCTTATGTATTCTCATACTATTAGCACAAGCTTTATAATCTCCTTTCTTTAAGTCTTGTATAAAGTCCGAATTTCTCATACCACCAACACCAATGTTAAATGTTATTGAAACTAAAGCATCAAACATATCTTGTGTTATTTCAACATCTATATCCTTCTCTTTCCACTCCACGAAAACTTGCCTAACAGCATCAGCAGCTAATGTCAAATCATCTTTTAATAATTTCTGAGCTTCCTCTTTACTTATCTTATTACCTATCTTATATTTAGATGTAGTGATATCTTCGGCATGTCCCCATCCAACTGTTATTTTACCATCACCTATATCATACGGATATAATCTTAATTTCTCTTCATCTCGTATAGAATCCCACCCGTTTTGTGTTAAAACAAAATCATAACCTTTTTTGAAATTATCTTCTACAATTTCTTCTACTGGTTCTTGCACTTCTAAAGTTTCTACTTCACTAACAACCTCTATAACAACTGGATCACTTGATTGTTCTAAGTCAGCAGAACTAAGATTTAACGCAAATATTGGTATAACTCCTATTAAAATAGCCTTTTTTGTTGTTTTTGGTAGTTTTGATACCTTTTCAATGAATTTTTTATAGTATTCTTTTATTTGATTCTTATTCAAATTACTTAGATAATTTTTTATTTTAGATGTAAAAGAACCTACATCAATAGACTCATTCAAACTTTCTAACAAGAAATCACCTTTATAGATATTATATTTATTTAAATATCTCATTATTCGTAATGATGTTGTTGTGTATCTACATTCAAGATATATTGATTTCTATGTCCTGTGAAATCCTCTTTACGCATAGCAGTTATGATCATCAATGTGAAAAAATTCTCACCAGGATTTAACTGACAAACTAAATTTAACATATCACCATCAAAACCCTCACCTTTCAACACGAATCTATCACCAATATCCAAATTATCATTCATCAAATCAATGGTTAATTTTTCCATACCCTTTTCGACAATTTCAATTATTTCATCATCATTAATAACCCTATCAATACCATGTCTATATTTTGTATTTCTATTATAATCAAATTTAGCAGTCTTTATATCGAACTTTATATCGATTGGTTTACTAACATAACCCAACTCGGATTCAAATATTTTATATGATTTTATATGATTCATAAAGTATATATTAAAAACTTATTTATAATTTTATAATTGTGTATCGTAAAAAAATGATAAATTATTAAACTAATTATAATAACAACGTATAATGTAAATAACAAGCTCATTTTGAGTAAAGAATAAAATAAATAAATAAATAATGCAAGGAACAGTAAAATTTTTCAATGATTCGAAAGGATTCGGATTCATTAATAATGATGAAACAGGCGAAGATATCTTCGTACACATAACAGGACTATTAGAAGGTGTGGAGATAAGAGAATCTGATAAGGTAACATACACAGAAGGTGAGGGTCGTAAAGGCAAGACTGCTGTTGATGTTGGGTTAGTTGATTAATTAAAAATCAATTAGAAAAATCAATTAAAAAGGTTCTGAGTTTTACTCAGGGCCTTTTTGTATTTCTGATGATTTCGCCAAATTGTGTATATCAAATCTAGTATTTATTTTTAATATATATGTCAATGAAACACCTAAAAAGATTTAACGAAAAAAAGGAATTAGGAACAAGTATAAAAGTTCTTGATAAGATAATTGGTAATGATGGTAGATTAGTTAAGAAGAAAGGACATATAGTAAATATCAGAAGAGGTGGTAACTTAATTGAGATAATTATTGATAAGGACTGGAATTATAACACTGATAAATTAAGAAGAAATAGAGAACATGAATATATTGGTGGTATCGACAAGAATGGATTTTTAGTTGGATTTGATTTTAATGGAAATCACCAATTGAGAAACTTTGATGGAGAAGTGGTTACTGATGAATTGGGTAATCCATGGGTAAGAAACAAAGACTGGGAGGATGAAACTGATCCGACACCATCTATACCAGAATATTCTAATATAATCGATACTGAGGCGAGTGGTTGGGTCAATGTTAAGATTGATATGGAGGTTATCAAAAAGATTAAAAGGTTCTCTAAACCACTTAGTAATAGAACAGGGCTGACTGGGTTAAGAGAAAAGTTAAATAAACTAAATAACCCATTAGGCATCCGCGGATATAATAATTCAAATGCTACACAAGTAATACAACAAAAGATATCAGCTATCATGCTATTGAAATACTTACAAGAGATGAAAGATCATTTTAATGCTACAAGTGCTGGGTTCTTATTTGAGTCTTTTATAGGAGGTCTTCTTAATGGTACGGTACCTGATGATAATAAGAAAGCTGATGTCATTGGTGAAAATGGACTAGATACATATCAAATCAAATTTGTTGATTATGGTGCTGATAAAGGAAATATTAAATTAGTTAGTCAAAATGGAATTGATCATAGAACGTTGGAAGAAGATCAATTATGTGATTATTATATAATAGCTCTTAAACAAGCTTATAAAGTTTATATTTATGTATTGAATTCTAGTTTACCTAACACGAGCGCTAAATCACTTGGTAGGTATATGATAACATCGGGTATAAGTATGTCGAAACTTAAACAATCAAATGAAGTATCTATATTAGACCTCAGTGATGTTGAAAATAAAATATCGAGTATTGGTGAAAATTTAGGAGAGTCACTAAACAAGATATGGACTAACTTATCTGAAATAGAATATAACATCGAAACTATCACTACTGGAGTTGATAAGAACCAAACCTTAGTATCAGAAGAACACTTTGATGGTATATTCGAAGATTCAAATCTAAGACTTACTGAGGTCAGTAACCAATTAGAAACACTTAAAGGAGAAATGTAATTTAACATCTTTCAGAACTAAGTAATATATAATAATATGAAACAACTAACAGATGAAGAAGTAGATGAAGCATTATCATCAATGATGATAGATTCTTCTATCGATATAGTAGAAGAAATGATAGAATCTGAGACAGATGAGTATAAGATTATAGAACTTCGAATGAGAATGGAAAATCTATTAATTCTCCGAAATAAAAATAATATATGATGATAGTAAAAATACCAAACGTAGAAGAACTTAAAAAGAATAGCATGGTGGGTTATATTCACTTTAAAAATAAAACTAATGGTAACCAATCAGTTGCTCAATTTGCAAACAAAGAAAGCTTCTTGAAGTTTAAAGAAGAAAAAATTGATAATGATACTAATCTGGATATTGTGGGTTGGCTTTTCATATAGTAAAAGAAATATAATGATGAATATAGAAGTATTGAGACCGAGGATAGGTATTAGATTTATTCACAAAGATAAAGAAGGAGTGATATTACAAAGTGGGAAAAACCTACCATTATATAAAAGAACGGATAAGGAAGGTACTGGTCCCTTTTTCGGTGTTAGTTATCCCAATAGTGAATATATTTGGTATAATCAAAAAGATATAAGTGAAATTTTAAAACAATCAAATATAATCAAAACTTTATAAAGTTATTATATACCGTCCTATTCTTTTATAAACTTTCCAGTACCTTTAACTCGATCGCCTTTAGTGTTTATGATATAATATCCAGTTTTAAGTTTCTTAATATCAATGTTAAAATCCTCTAACTCACCCATATAAAACTTCTTATAAACTTCTACTCCATCAGAATTGTATATTCGTACATCATGATTATAGTCTCGATGTAATGGATCTGGATATACTAACTCTAATTGGATGTTATCTATTGCAGGATTAGGTATAATATGTAATCCTATTGTTTGATTGTTTGCGATAGTAACGGACTGTGGTGCAAATATTTCAAATACTCCATCATAATCTGTTTGCATCAATCTATAATATGAAACGCCAGTATATGGATTCCTGTCTAAATATGTGTAATCTATCTGACTATTACAGTTACCACAACCAGTGATTTTAGTTACTTCCTCCCACTCATATCCATCAACACTTCGTTGAACTGTAAAGTAGTCATTGTTGCTCTGTGATGCTGTAGTCCATTCAACCACCACATCATTTGCATCGTTAGACTCAACACCAAAGGATAATAATTCAATTGGTAGTGAACCACCACCGCCACCAAACCCAAGCCTCATATTAGGTCTGAGGTTATTTCTCCAACCTAATGGGCCAGGCATTCCACCGTCAGCATAATTATATACTACTGTGTTAGCTTTTGCAGTGTACCTAAATTCAGGATAATCAAAAGTCCATGACCCATGTTCATTAATTGTTTTAATAAGTAAGTTTCCGAGTCCATTATACATAAATGTAGCGTCTAACGGTATTGAATTCCATCCATGGGTCCAAGTTATATCTCCAGTATAAACTAATGTCCAATCAGATATTTCAATATCTCCATCTACCGGTTCGCTTCCATTAGGAAACGTATTCATGGTTGTATGGGCCATGAAAATCTTTTGATTATTCATAGTTGTATTGATATTGTTATCAACATCAAATTGTATTTCATCTATGATAATCGGTACACCTACCTCAGCTGCTCCATATATTAATGCTGACCATGAATAGTCATAATACCCATATGCTGGGACTCTTCCATCAGTGGTAGTTGAGTTTGGATCACCTAACTGCACTGTTGTTGCTGGTGACACTACACTTACATCAATTTCAAATCCGGCATCAACTACCGAAATATCAGATGACCAAACCAATGTTACAGCTCCAGTTGAATGAGTTGATTGTACAGAGTTTGGTGATGTTGTACCACAATACTTTCCAATTAGATTAGATAAATCATCTCCATCATAAATTTCTAAATAGTCATAACTACACGTTGCTTGATTTTCTATTCTAAACTCAACGAATTGTAAATATATTTTGTCATTAGCTTGGTCGGTAGGGTATATTGTTAAAGTCCCTAATCCATCATTTGTATAATCACCACCGAAGTCTCCGTCATCATATAATATTCCATCATCAGTAGTCCAGGTATACCATAACCCATCTACTGGCATTAATGTTGTTGGTTGTGCGTAAACGTGACCACTAAATACGAAGGTCATCATTATCAGTAATAAAGTTTTAAAACTAAATCTTTTTTTATTTTCCATGGTATTATTTGTTATTTTCCACAATAATAGTTATTGTGTAGATATATAAGATCCAATATTACATTAAATATTTGGATCAAATACGGGGCGCTTCATATATTATATATTATAAATTGATTCTTTGTTTTCATTATTTCCCTTTATACATAGTCTTATTAAGTACTATATGATAAAAAATAAAATTATTTTTATTATTATCTAAGTAATAATAATGCCTCTTCAATTCTTTTTAAAGCTTTTCTTAATTCATTCTCACTTGCCGCATATGATATACGCAAACATTTTGGATCACCAAATGCTGATCCAGTAACCAACGCAACATTTACTTTATTTAAAATGTATAAACTTAAATCATCCGCATTATTAACCATAAATTCACCATCTGATTTACCAAAGAAAAAGCTAATATCCGGGAAAACATAAAAAGCACCTTCGGGTATATTGGATTTTATACCGGGTATTTTATTTAACTCTGTTAAAACTAACTCTCTTCTTGATCTAAATGATTCACGCATATTATGAGTTACGCTTGGATCTGCATTCACAGCTGCAATAGCAGCACGCTGTGATATACTAGATGGACCAGAGGTAAACTGACCTTGTATTTTAGTACAAGCATTAGCTATCCATTCAGGTGCTCCTATATAACCCAATCTCCACCCCGTCATCGCAAAAGCTTTTGATACACCATTAACAGTTACAACTTGATCATAAACATTTTGAAATTCACCTAAAGAAGTGTGGTGTCCAACAAAATTAATATGTTCGTAAATTTCATCACTTATCACTATCACTTGTGGATGATTTGCAATAACTTCGGAAATAGATTCTAACTCTTGTCTATTATATACTGTTCCTGTTGGATTACAAGGCGAGCTATAAATCATCATCCTTGTTTTATCGGTAATAGCATCGGATAATTCCTGAGGAGTTATCTTAAAATCATTATCAATAGAAGTTTCAATGATAACAGGTATTCCTTCTGCCATTTTCACAATTTCTACATAAGTAACCCAATATGGCGCTGGGATTATTACCTCATCTCCCGGATTAACAATACTCATCACAACATTTGATATGGATTGCTTAGCCCCGTTAGAAACTACAATCTGACTTGGTTGGTAATTTAAATTGTTATCTCTTTTAAATTTATTACTTATCGCCTCTCGTAAATCTAAATAACCATTCACAGGAGTATATTTAGAATAATTTTGTTCTATACCTTCGAAAGCAGCTTTTTTGATAAAATCAGGAGTGAAAAAATCAGGTTCTCCTAAACTCAAACTAATCACATCTACTCCTTGTGACTTTAGCTCTGTAGCCTTTCTAGCCATCGCAATAGTTGCTGACTCAGATAGCCTATTTAGTCTATCTGATACGTTATTTAATACCTCTATATTCATGATTACTTAATCTTTTTTTTTCATACCACTTATGATACACTACACCTTTATCTAAAGATAGTATGTATAATTTAGATTCTCTTAAAGTACTAAAAACTACATACCGGTTCCGAATGAGTGATCTTTTATTTGTACTAACATTCATATGAACCCATTCTTTAGTCTTGGGTGTACTCAGGGATCGTTTCCCAATGTTTTTCAGAAACAAATAAGTTCTGGTGAAAAAACTTCTATTTTTAATAATCTTTACCTGTGGGTAAAATTTGTTAAATTCTTCTTTTATTCTATATTCCATCTATTTTAATATTTATTTTTATCTAATACGTTATTGATTGTCATTTCTCTGTTACAGTCTTTACATATTCTACAATTAAGCTTTCGGTTATGTATAACCGATTCTCCCAATTCTACTAAACTATGTCTCATTATTTTTTCACGACAGTATCCACATACTAAGGTAAATTCTTTGGTTTTTCTTGTTTTAATTTTATCTATTATCATACTTTTAATTTAATATTTTTTGTCATTAATTGTCACATCACCACATATCAATATACCACTATCACTTATCTCAATTGTGTTGTTACTATTATCATTATCTAATATCATAACATCATCACTTACAGTTATTGAGTTATATCCGTTTTCTAACACTATCGAATCGTCTGACATCGTTACGATATTATCATAACTCTTAATTTCTATGAAATCATCATTCATAGCTATACTAGAACCTTCTGATTTAATCAGAATACCTTCTGCATTTAATTCAAAAGTATTTTGAACTTGACTATCATCACCATGGTTTGTTGTAATTAATAACCCACCTATTCCAGGTAATGTGTTAATAGTTACCTTAACAGCATTGTAATCTATATTTACGATTCCTTCCATCTTATCCAACTATCACATTTAATTTATTATCTTCCGATACTTGTATCGATTTATAGTGTGTTCCTGTTTCGTATTTCCATTCACCTTCTTCTAGATATTCCAATACTTCATCATCAGTTCCTTCTACACCCCAATCTTTTCTATAACGATTTATCATATCCTCTTTGCTATCATAAACACCATCAATTCTACACTCCATTGATCCTGACATTGCGATATAAACTTTATTAGATTTTGTTTTGGTTACCTTTTCTTTCGGTAATGATTGTTCTAAGTGTTCTAGAACATCGTCATAAGCATCATAGTTATTATCTGAATTATTAACTATCTGAATTAATTTTTTTGCTATTTCCGATTTTTTCATAGTTTTTATATAAGAATAATAAAATAAGTTCAAGAATTTTGTACTGATATTTATTATATCACAAGGTGATATTACCGAAACTAAAAAGATACAAGTTATAAATTAATTAAAATATTTTCGGATTGGTGTGTATAATATATACATAATGAATGTAATTATAATGAAAGTCACCATAATATCATTTTTTATATGTTCTTTATTTGGATGCGTATCTAAATATGTGGTTGTACAAAAACTTAAAATTAATATTTACCATCTTGAAAATGCAAAAACAAAAGAATTCCGATTAATTAAATCTGATAAAGATTTAAAAGAAGGTGATACCTTAAAGTTGTGGAATTTACCGGAAATTGAACTGAATAATTATTCAAAATAGTTTAATCACTAATGAGGTTTTAATAAAACACCTCAACTATACCTTATAACATTACCAGTTCAAGTAAAAGTAACCATTGAAACCGAAAATATTCTAATAAAGTTTACCTGATAATAAATCAGTAACCGCAGATTTTCCTGAATCCACCGCATCGATTATTGCTCCTGTTGTCTTAGGTGCAACGCTTTTAATTATTGACTTGTCTGATTTTGTAACAAATATATTTGTTGGAGCATGTACTACGTCATGAATAACTGCACCTGGTATAGACATTGTTGAATTTACTACTTCTGCTAATCCTTTTAAAAATCCCATATTAATTGTTTTTTTATATTCTATATATTAAAATAATAAAATGTCTTATCCCCATTTAGAAATGTATTTCATTCTTTGATCTTTACTAACGTAATCCACAACATCATTTTTACCACAGTGAGGACAACTCAATTTTTCAATATCCGATGCTTCGTTTATTTTCCATTCCCCAGAACAAGAAGAACACTTATAAATATATGTATGTCTTATAAATACTTTATGACTCATATGAGTTGTTTTAATTTTTTCATATTTATATATTAAGTTTGTGAATAAAAAAAGGGGAGACCTTAGTCTCCCCCTTTTTATTAATCGACTGATTAATATTTTAGTTATCTTTTTTCATTACTGAAAGGACAACAATCATTGCTAATAACCCAACAAATCCCTTATCACCAAGAGTTTCCATCAAAACGAGAACGTTAGCAATAACACTAACATCACCTAGGAATTGGCCAAAAAGTAATTCTGCGAAGATCGCAAGTCCGAATAGTGATCCTAGTACCGCAGTGATACCAGTAACCCATCCTTTAATTGTGTTTAAAATTTCCATATTATAAATTTTTTTTTATATAACCTTATGTAATAAGGCTTTCAGAGATATATATTAAGTAAAATAACACAATTATACTGTTGGTTTTATACGATTTTATTCATAAATATCATTTATTTTAAGAAATAATTGATAATTATCCAAATAAACTTGTATAATCAGTATATTATCCGTATATTGTAGTATATATAAATCATTAAACCACTACGACATGACACTCTTACTTCCACTTATTCTGATAGCAATCACATTCTACTTAATCCCTAAACTAATCAAGTTTTTAATTACCGTTGGTATTGTTTTGATTATAGTTAACTTATTCAAAGGAGTATTCAAAATAGCTTTAGTTCTTGTAGCTATATTTATTTTGTTTAAGATGATATAATCTTATTTATTATATTAAATATAATGTGTAATAACCTTGTATGTGTTTAATAAATTCCTTATATTTGTATCACACTACAAAAACGAAAGAACTATGTCAAAAGCACAAGAAAAAAGAAATTCACAATTCAGATCATCATTAACTAATAGATTAAACGTTTTATTTAATCCATTCAGAAACCATAACTACACATCGTATGTTAACTCTCAGATAGCACCTCACCAAAAGAACTTAGATTCTATGTGGGGTAAGTTTGATAACGTTGTTGATGCTTACGAAGCGGTTAAAGATAAATCTTATAATGACTTAGGGTTGGTTAATAGAATTAATAAGTATAAGTATAAGACATCACAAGATTTAATAGTGGCTCAGATGGCTGCTAATACTAAATTAGTAACTAAACCAAGTATCTCTGGTGTTATGAGAGATATTGCACGTTCAAGAAGTGTTATGAGCTTATTAGACATTCATAGACTAAACTGGTTAGGTGAGGTTAAAGAGGGTTTCGACAACCGTTTTAACAAGATGATTGATAAGATGTGTAAGAGTATTACACCTAAAGGGAACCACTTTAGAATTGATATTGAAGAGCTATCTAACTCTTGGAATGAATTCGAAGTTCTAATCAAAGTAGAAGATACTACATTCCACGCAAGAGCGATATGGGTTAATGGAGTTCAGATGGTATCTCATTACAGATTCGTAACAACTACAAGAAAATAATAAACATAAAAACCCAACTTGGGTTTTTTGGTAATAATGCTTGTTTATCCGTATATTATCCGTATATTGTATTATAATTAAACAAATCACTCATGAAAACTAATATAATCTGTATCGACCTTACTAAATTCAATAACGAGAAACTCATCGAGGTTGCTAAACAACTTAACCTTGATATGGATATCCTTTTAGGAAATAAGGGGAAAGGATTCGCTAAACTTTTCCTAGATGGTAGTAGATTAATAGCATTCACAGCTAAGAAAGATAAAGACAATATTATTTTTCTTAATTCTTTTTCTGATAAGTTAAAAGAAATGGATTCTTTTTCACCAACTAAGAAATCAAAGAACCTTGATATAGATTCGATACTAGAGAAAATTTCTAAGTATGGTGTTGAATCTTTGAGTAAGGTTGAGAAAGGATTTCTTGACAATCTTAACTAAGACTAATTCTACATACAACCTCTTACCATTTCTATCCCATTTGGTACCACACCAAACATGTATTAATATATTATGATAAATATTGTAATGTTTACAAGGATTTTTTTGTTTTTATCCGGAAAAATACCTATATTTATTGAAAATAATAAGAATGAAAATAATAAAAAAAATAATACACACAATAGCCTTGTTAATAACAGCTTTAATGACAATGTACGCTCCTATGGAAGTTAATCATGGTACAGAGAATTGTTGTGCTACTTGTCAATTAAAAAAGGAAGATGAAATAGAATTAACCGATTCAGAACAATATAACGATGAGGAATAATGATAATATCTTGTTTTGGAAAAAACAATTGTGTCTAACAGAGTGGTTTATATCATCTGAAAGCATAGATAAGGAACAAGTTTTATATGATAAATCTATACCTAAAGAAGATAGATATTTCGTGGGTGTATATATAGATATTGAAAATAAAATTGCCACAATATACCATGATAGAAAATTAACAGATGAATATATTTTACACGAACTTTTACATGTTAAATTTCCAAAATTCACCGAAAAACAGGTTAATGATAGATGTGCCGATATATTATCTGGTTTTGAAACACGACTTTGATATATAGTTCAGTATTTATTTGTATAATAATTATATTATGTGTATTTTGTGACAAATTAAAAATAAATTATGAAAAGGTCTTTGATTCTGATATCCGTAGGTGTGTTGAATTTTCTACATGGAATGTTCCACATAATTCAATTTATACAATCGATGATACTTGTCGCGTATTCTGTTGAGAATACACACAATCATGATAGTTGGTTTGATAAGGTTATGCACAGTCCTGTTTTTGCAATAATCTGGGCTTTCGTTGGAATACTCACCTTAATAATAGGAATTAAGGATTATAGACATCACAAGAAATGTAACAAAGGTGAAAAATAAAATAATGAAAAGTTTAAAATTTATTATATTTTAGGAGATGAAAACCAAGATACATATCGTTGAGTGTGAAGACACACTTAAAATAATCAGAGATTATCAGATCAAAGATGGGTGTATTAACATACGACACTATGATGATTATGATGGTGAAGAAGGTTATTATAGTGAAAAAGTACCTGTGACTATATTAAACACCTTCTCAGTTATTACTAAAGGTGAATTCATACGTAATGAAAATGATAAATCAAAGTTAAATGCTTTTAATATGTCTGGTGGGTTTGGTAGAATTAATCGGCTGGGTTATTCTTATTCAGTTGTTATAATTTACAACACAGGAGCATCTAATCTATGGAAATCTGATTTAATTTATTCAGATGCTGGTATTAAATCAACTAGATTTGATATGTATTCATATCATGTTAATGAGCCTGAACAAAGTTATACAGAGCATAGATTAGATTATGAAGTATTTGAAAGCTTAAATCTAACTAAGATATTATCTAAATACTTAACCAAATCACATATAAGAGATTCTATAATAGATGATATCTTGAATTAAAAATAATAAAATGATACCAAAAAAAGATAATGAATTGTATTTTAAAAACGGAAGAGAGAAAGAACAAGATAAAAAATACAAAGAAGAAGATAAAATACTCATAGATGGAATGTTAAGAGATATTAAAATCCAACATGGTGTGTTAATTTTAATATTTTCTATCATACTATTGGTAATGATATTATTTATAATAAATTAAAAGATATTAAATTGTTTCGAATTATACTTATACTTATATTAATAATAATTTCATTACAAGTACATGGACAAATGTACAAATGGGAAATGAAAACCTTCAAGAATGCAGAAAGGTCGAGGAAATGGCGAAGTAAAAAGAAAGTTTCATTTCTATGGACTCACCCAACCCGTAAGAAAAGGAATAAAAGTAAACGATTCACATATGGACAATCAACAACAAGTCCGAGGAATTCAAGAGGAAGAAGATAAAATTAAACTAAAGAAAGATGATTGGAAAAAGACCAATGGATAACTGTGACGCTAAAACAAAAGAAGATAAATTGAGTAGAATTATAGATATTGAAAATTACTTAACATCCAAAATTATATCAAACAGAGGCGGGAAATATCAACCCAATAACCAAGATGGTGACCAATGTTTGCGTGATGAGGTTGATAAGTTAAGAATTGAGCTTGGTATATTAAGAGGTGTTAAATTGAATAAATCTAATCCAGATAATTTATAATAGAAAATAAGACTTAATAGAATTTAATATATAATATAAGAAATGGTAGAAATAGTAATATTTAGTTGGATATTTGCGTTCATAATATGTGTATGGATGGTGATTAAAAAGGCTATAATTACTGATCCAAAGGATCAAATCAAGGACGAATAAATCGATAAACATGTAGAGATGAAACACATTATTAACATATTACTAATATTATGGGTAAACATTGTGTTTGCTCAATACCCCTTAATTGAAGAGTTTGATTCCTTTAATGGGGTTGGTGAATGGACCGCTGATAATGGATCCGGAACACAGAATTATGGTGGAACTGAAAATTACGCAAGTTTTAATTTGGGAAGTACACCTTACCTAAATAACGATACGATTACCATAATGAGTCCAATACTAGACTTTTCCAATGTTATAGGTAATGTAGATGTATCATATCCTTTATCAGGATATATTGAAAATGGTTGGGATTTCATGACATTTGATTATTTTGACCAAGGAGCTTGGGTTAATGACGCTACATATACAGCAGGATTCTCTGGTGTAGTTGACACAAGGGTACCCAATACAACAACTCAAGTTAGATTTCAATTAATAACGGACCCTACATTTGTTATTTGGTATCGTTCTAATCTTAGTTCTTGGAGTTATAATCAAGGAGGGCCATTTCAGACTCCTGTTGACATTTCTAACTCTTATGTTGGAGGAAACCCTAGACAAGTTCTAGTTTATTATTATGATATTACTTCTTTTTCATTTGACGCTCCGAATGGTACATTACCAATAGCATTAACTAATTGGTATGGTGCTTATAATGAAGATAACAATATAGTTGTATTAACTTGGATAACCGCTAGTGAAATTAATAACGATAAGTTTGAAATTCTACATTCAGAAGATGGTAGAATATGGGAAATAATAGAAAGAAAGAATGGTGCTGGAAACAGTAACACTACCATTAAATATCAATCAAGTCATCGACCCGAATCACAAACTAATTACTATATGCTCCGACAAATTGATTATGATGGAAATGAAGAAGAGTTTGATATTATCGAAGTTACGGTTCCTACCAAAGGACTACATGAACCAAACTATGTATATTTTAATCCACTTGGTCAAATAGGTGGTCGTCAATTTAAAAAACAACTCAAATGAAAAAAATATTATGTATATTAATGTTCTTACCATTACTCACAATGGCTCAAATGTCTAAAGAGGAACTTCCGGACAATCTTTATAACGTAAATTTACACCTTCAACAAAAAACAACTCACAGACAAATGGATGTCCATTCTGGATATGCTTTAATGGTTGCTGGTGGGATGTTTACATTACTAGGGTTGGCAACACCCAATGAAGGTGAATTTGTAAATGGAAAATATCAACAAAGACCAATATACAAACAACCAGCGCATTTATTAGCTGTGATAACAGGATCAAGTCTATTAATAGTAGGAATTACAATAACAATAGGACAATAATATCACTAATTTTTATCCACTTCTATTAATAGTTGATGTGTTAATCCATAATTATCAGATTCTTCTAACCATTTTAGTGTGTGTTTATCAATATCAAAGTCTTCTAATTTAGGAATATCATAATTTTTTCCTTTCACGTAGAATTCTACGGATTCCCATCTTAGAGCTTTAATGTTTATTATATCCCCCCCCTCCATGAAGTAAAAATCATCCTTATTGAGGCCTTCTGATTCTGATAACTCCCAAAACCTATCTAAGTCTTTTTCCCACACACACCAGGCGTGTATTCCATTGTAAGGTAAGTTTCTAGATGTATGTTGATTATTATAGTTATTATTTATCACAAACAATACATCCCCAAATGACCCATACGTTTCTGGTTTATCGAGTGGGGTAAACACTTTTCTGGGAAGATATTTACTCCATTTAGTTCTTAGATACCTCATTAAGTATATATTATGTGAATTATATGAATTATTTAAAATTTTATTAAACATTCATCCATTTATCTATATAATTTTTAATAATATGGACAAAGCAAGTTTTAGATTTAAAAAGTTATTTAAGTGTTAATATATATTAGTATAGAAGAGTTTGAGGAAGAGTTCCGTGATAATTGGAAATCAGGATTAATAAAATCACCATCAATTGATTATGCTACTAACGCTATTCATGGTTGGTTTGAGGGTAATGATATTATAATATTTAGGTTCAAAGATTATGGTTTTATAAACGAGAATAAATCTAATACATATAGTTTATCTTGTGGGGCCGCCGGAATAACTATTTTGATAAAAAAGAGATAAAAATATGATAAATTTAGAATTAGTTGAAATTACCTATGATGATGTTATGGATGAAGTTTTTGAAAAAGTTAAAGCTGTTTCTACTTCTCATAGTTCATTAGTTAAATATTGCAAAAATCAATTTAGTGAGCGTCCGTTATTACCTGGAGAAGAACCAGAAAATTTCTATGATCAATCTGATACTTATACTAGATATAAAATACGACAATCACATATAGTGATTATTCCCGAATCAATGTTCAAATAATTAGTATGATTATTTTAAATAAATTTTTTTATTTTACTATTGATGAAACAAATCTATTTGTTGAAAAATCTAAAAAAGGTGACCAAAAATCTATCACTAGGTTATTCAATAAGTTTAAACCTATATTATACAACAAAATTAAAAACACAACTCTAGTTAATCTATCTAAGGAAGAGATGGAAGATGAAGTGTTGATATTTTTGACTAGGATTTTAACTAAGGACTTATCGAAATTTGATAAATTGAAATCTTCTTTTGGTTCTTGGTTAACATATTGTTTTAATAACCACATTTTATCAATAAATAGACGTAAGAAAAGGGTTATCACCACAAGCATAGATGATATTTCAACACAACGTAAATGGGACATTGAGGATAAAACATATGATCAAACCGATAAGGTTCCTTTCATAACATTAGTTAGGTTATTATATAAAGAGTTAGATCCACTAGAAGTTAGGATGGTTATAGACAAATATGTTTATGGGTATACCGAAAAAGAAATAGAGGAAAAACACGACATAACACCTAGGACTTGTAACCAAAGAATTAAACGGGCTATGAGAAGATTAAATAAAAAAATAGATAAAAATCTTTTTTGTTAAATATTTATATTTTTTCAAAATTATTGTTTATAGAGTTCAATAACTCAGAAACCTTAAATGGTTTCGAAATATAACCATCAGCGCCGAGGCACATACCCTTATCAATATTTTCTTGACCAATACTAGCGGTTAGAAATAAAAATATTGGCATATCATTTTCAGATAATTCTTTTTTTAATTTTGATAATACCCCAAACCCACTCATAATTGGCATGTTAACATCACAAATTATAAGGTTTGGTTTTTTACTCATCACCATTTCAACACCAGATTTACCATTAGCAGCAGTATAAACATCGAAAGAACTAACTGTAAGAATGGAGGCAATAGTATCTCTTATATCTACATCATCTTCTATTATCAATATTTTCTTCACCGATATATTTTTTATTTTTATATATAAAATAACAAACTGTCAAAAAATTTCATACTTTTAAATATTTAACTATATAAATAAAGTTTATATTTAATATATACATTGTATAGATTTGGTAAAATATAAGAATAAATTTTAGAAAATGAGATATGTTAAAACACATAAGTCCTTTGATATAATAGAAAAGGTGAAAGAATTGGCAACAAGGCTTCACGGTGACCAAAAAAGAAAATATTCTGGTGATCCTTATGTTTCACACACATTTAGAGTTTCAGATACCGTAAAAGAAAATGGAGGTGATGAATCTATGGTTTATGCGGCAATTCTACATGATGTTTTGGAAGATACACCAACAACTGAATCTGAATTACTGAACGAAATGTTAGTGATTGTTGAACCAGGTGTTGCTATGGCTGTTGTTAGATTAGTTAAGGAACTTACCGATATTTTTACACATGAAAGTTATCCTGATATGAATAGATCTGGGAGAAAAGAAATGGAAGCCATTAGAATGGGTAGAATCTCACCTAAAGCTCAAACAATTAAATACGCTGACCTTTTGGATAACGGAAAAGACGTTCTTGTAAATGACCCAAAGTTCGCAAAGGTTTATCTAAAAGAAAAAGAAAATATTTTAAGATATATGAATAGAGGAAACAAGACCTTATATCAAAAATGTTTGGATTTCTTGGAAAATTAAAATAAGTTAATGGGAAAATTATGATACTAGGAATAAACATAGGTTTATTATTAGGGTTGATATTACCACCTCTACTTTACGCGCTAATTGTATACCTAACATCACCATTTGGAACCATAAAAATCAAACGTGGACTAAACCATATAATGGCTGGTGTTACTTCTGTTATATTATTGGGGTTTATATCTATTCTGATACCTAATTGGGACTCAAACCCGATAGAGTTCTTTAATACATTCTTCTTCATAGCACCTAGGGAGGAACTGGTTAAGTTGATTATGTTTATTATATTGGGTACTGTGTCTAATAGGTCCAAAGAACACCCTGTAGCCACTATGTTCTATATGAGTATGGTCGGTTTGGGTTTCGCTTTAATTGAGAACGCACAGTATGTTAGTATTTACGGTGAACAAGTATTACCAATACGTGTAGTAACTGCCACCATCGCACATATGTTATTTGGTGTGTTCATGGGGTATTGGATTGCTAAAGGCAATATACAGAATGGGCGAGGTAATCGTTCGGTCTTCGGTGTACTGATGTCTAAGAACTTACCAATCAAAAGATGGATACATGTTTTGATTGGGTGGTTAGCCGCAATTGGATATCACGGCTTATGGAATTATAACCTTTTAGTTGCCAATAACGCATATGTATGTTTTTGTGGATCCGCGGGAGAAATTTCTGATGTATCATCAACACCAATAATGATTATGATGATTTTCTTCGGATTAGTAGGTGCTAAGTTTGCTAGTAAGGACTTAAATGATAGTTATAGAAGAAGTTTAGAAAATAAAGCACCAAAGGATAATAAAGAATGATTTTTATTATAAAATACTTAAACAATTTACACTTCCCAATCCATAACACAGGAATTTATAGTTGTGGTAATCCGATAAAAATAGAACTCATAAGTGTTATTAAAATAAAACTTTTATTATATATAACAATATATAAATAAAACACACACATGACAAATAAAAAACAAAGTTGGTTCGTTTATATAATACAATGTTCAGATAACAGTTACTATACTGGCATAACAACTGATATTGATAGAAGACTTAACGAACATAATACTGGTAAAGGTGCAAAATACACAAAGGGGAGATTACCAGTTGTATTAGAAGAATCTTTAGAATTTCCTGATATGACAAGCGCTTCAAAAGAAGAATATCGTATTAAACAATTATCACGAAATAACAAAGAGCTTTTAATTGGTAAATGGAGAATTGATAGATTACGAAAAGAATTTGTTATATGATGATTAAAACTAGAAATATAAAAGTAGTAAATATATTCGATGATAACAATCATTGGACAGTTTTACAAACATGTAAAGATGATGTTGAAATCGGAACTCAGTATATTTTAATCAATGAGAACCCTAAGCGACAAACTGATGGACCATATAGAATTACTAAAAAAGGACTAGAACAAATGTTTAACCAAGATGTAACAATATTATTTTCGGAGTGAGGTTCGAGAATAGACTGTTTATTACTCAGTTTTTAATGTAGTTTCTAAATCCTCGGATAATTCATTAACCCGCCATATACTGTAAATATGCTATATTTTTTATTTGTTTTTATTATACTTTAATAATGCTCACCATACCTTCTTTATGGAAATCTTGATTATAATACCCTGTTGAATCAATAGTGTACACATAACTTCCAACCGGAGCTTTTTGTCCGTGATACGTACCGTCCCATTGATTATCTTGTCTGTCGGATTCAAATATTAATTGTCCCCATCTGTTATATATTATTAAGTGATATTCTTTCACACCATAACCAAGTGCTCCAAATGAATCATTTAATCCGTCTTCGTTCGGTGTAAATGCGTTTGGAACGTACATATATAATCCTGGATTTACTTTGACGGTATTTGATACACTACAAATATCATTATCAATTTTATTAACGGCAGTAACTCTGTAACTTGCACTAAAATCAAGTCCAGGTATTGGGTCTCCATCGTTTAATAAATTGGCATTGTTTTCGTTTATATCCATTAATAAGTCAAATGCATTTGATTGATAAGACACATAATTTAAGTTTATAAACCCTATGATAATTAAAAGTGCAGTAATTGTGTATTTGTTGATAAATGTTTTCATAATATTTTTGTTGTTTTTAGTTATGTTATATATTAACATAACCACAAAAAGTGCTGTTTTTTAACACGTAAAAAAATAAATACGTGTTTTCACCAATCATGTAGAAAACACTTAGATTCTTTTACCTAGTGGGTTTTCCCAACACAGACATTCTCTTTCACAACGTGATAAAACCAATATTATAGTTTTATATAAAAAATTATTTAGGAATTCAATGTATTTTTTATTATATTTATATAATGTTAGATTATAAAGATAACAAGAAAATAAAGTTAAATTAAAACTAATAAAATTAGGTTAATTGGTATATTATCCGTATATTATAGTATATATAAATCATTAAAACACAACCACTATGAAAAAAGATAAATTAACACTTAGAACAGAAATTCAAAAAGACTTCGATAACGAAACTATTAAAAATATAAATATTGCTATTAATCTTTCAAAAGTTATGAGATTTTTATATAGCGAATCAACTATATTTTTTGCTTCTTTTATACCTTTCTTCATTATGTTAATGTATGTATTTTCGCAATTCTCAAGTGTTGATTCTGGTGTTATCGTATCAACTAGTTTAATATTAATTGTAACTCACTTCTTATTGTATAAGTTTTTCTATACTAAAGTTCTTTTCAAAGATTCGAAAGATGTTTATGATGAATTTGATTATACTATTGATGTTCTTAATGAAATTAAATCCGAAAAAGTGTAAATTAAAAAACCTCATATCTGAGGTTTTTTAATATTATATTTATCTAAATGCTTATAAGCATAGTACTGCAAACGATTTTGGCTACTGCTCTACCAACTGAGCTAGAACCGGACTTTGTTCCATGATTGGTAGTCTTCACAATCAACACATTCAATTTCTCCATTAGAACTACACTCTTCACATCTAACTTCTCCGTAAGACTCACATTCACTACATTCTATTATACCTTCTCCATCACAATCATCACATCTAACTTCACCATCTGAGCATTTTTCACAAGATACTACTTTCTCACCACCACAATGATCACAATCATCATTATCACCATCACATTCTGGACAAGTGATATAAGATTCTCCATCACATTCACCACAAGTTAAAGAACCATCATTACATTCACCACAATCATTTTTACCATATCCATCACAATCTCTACATTCTATTTCTCCTCGACCATCACAATCATAACAGTCTCTTTCTCCTCGACCATCACAATCACATTCATATCTCCCATCAACAGATACTAACTCTATTAAATTAGATGAAGAATCTTCATTATTCGATATGTATCCATCTCTATAATAATAGAATTTTAATGTATCCATATAAGGATATTTGTTGGAGTAGTGCTTAGATAGCTTCTTAACATAAAATTTTAAATCGTAATATTCATCACTTTCATAGTCATCAACAGGACCATATAAATCAGTACCTTCAGATGAATCTTGGGTTGATTTATACCACCACTTATTATCTTTAGCATATTTCTTAAATAAACTAGTATCACTATCATTAGTGGTGTATATTCTATCCATGAATGTACCATTCCCAATACCAGAAATTTCAATATCCTCCCAGATAATGGCTCTACCAATTATCATTTTTTCATTATCATCAGCAAACAATATTAATAATTTAACATTATTCTTTGTATAAAATTCAATATACTCTTGACAAGAATTATATCTCATACAAGAACTTCCCAATATACCACCCTCACTGAGGTAATTCATTTCTAAGTAATACTTCTTAACATCATCTCCTTCGACTAATTCGAATCTATCCATTTTACCTTTTTGTATATCATGTGTTGATTTATATAAGTTAACAAAATCTTCTATATCTTTATCAGTTAATAACTTAATAACATCTTTGGATGATTTAGAAATATCAGATTTTTCTAATGAAGATAATAACTTTCTTATTATCTTACCAACTTTCACCTCATTTCTGCTAGTTGATTTATAAACATCTCCATCATCGTTATAAATATCCATACCTTTATCATCATTAATAAACGATAGTCTATCATTAGTATCACTAACATCAATAAAATTTACCTTAGTATCAGTATCAATATGAGCTGATGCACTTGTTATTATTCTAGAGATAACATTATTAAACATATATTTTGATCCTAACATATTTGATAAATCATCCGATATGTGTATTCTAGATTCGAATAACAATTCTAATTTTCTTTCTAAAATAAATTCGTTATATTTATTGATTAATGACATAAACTTATATATTAAAAACTAATCCCGAAACTTTGACTCACTTATCTTACTTGAAAGAAATACAACCCAATGAAAAAAAAGTAACCTCTATATTAAAACATTATATTATATATCCATATAATTGGAAATGAAGAGTAAATCATTCACGACTCTTCAGCAAATCAAACTTAATGACTCCATTATGTTAAAAAATGTGTAATAAAATTATACATCATCTATAAAGTAAACAAATAAAAAAAAGAAGAAATATGAAGAAAATTGGATTAATTCTAATCGCTGTAATAATAACAATTACAGGGTTCACACAAGGACTATTTAAAGACAGTAAATTCTTTATTGACTTTGGGCCTAAATTATCAGTTGGACCGAGTTGGTTTAATAATGAGGTATCAACCCCTTTTAACGATACAGAAAGCACACCCTATTTACATAAACTTAATTCAATGAGATTAAATGCCGGTGGTAAGTTTGCGTTCAATTTCAACGATAACTTTGCAGTCGTAGTTGAGTATTTATATTCAAAAAACAATCAGATATACAGAGTTGATAGTAATAGTTTGGAAATACAATCAATAGGAAGTGAAATACCATTGATGTTACGATTCAATAAAGAAAATGACACGTACATCGAAACCGGAATTGTCTTTGGTAATACGAAATCAGTTACAGAAACACTGAATGGTGTTAGTACTGATTATACCAGTCTATACAATACAAAGAGGCGGGGATTTTTGCTTGGAGTAGGAGGTTATGCTTTTGGTGTAGGTAATTGGGGTATATCAACTGGATTTCGATTAAGATACAACTTTGCTGATTTAACTAATTCACCGAAAGTAAGTGGAAGTAATATTTACGCAATGGATGATAGACCAATCGAAACTACTGATGTAACAATTATGTTCGTATTGGAATTCAATTATGACTTAGGATTTACAATGGCTAACTCAGCATGTGGAAGAAGTAGAAAATTTATGTTATCAAGAAGATAAAAAAGTTATATTTATGGATATAAAATTAAAAAAAAACAAAGATGATGAATAAATACATACCAATAATACCGATGAGGGATTTAACAGAAGTTACATTTAGTGAATCCGGGAATAATGACATGATTGCTATCGTTGATAAATTAAAACGAGCAAGTAAAAACGGAAATAATGAAAGAAGTAAATACAAAATAACATTTGCTACTAATAATGGCCAAATGAAAATTGATACAACTATATGGATGGTTGGTGATGAATATGTTTTATTAAAAGAAAACCTTTACATGCCAATTACCTCAATAATTGATGTGAATTAAAAACAATAAGATGAGTAAAACAGTAGAAATTAGAGTAGTAGGTTATGGTATGGAGTTAGTCCAGGGAAAATTCACCGATGAGGAAGTGGAAATATTAGAAAATAAGATGACGAAAGATGACGAAACTCTGGGTAATGTCATTTGGGATATAGAAGAATTACTACCAGATAGTTATGATTGGTATGATCGTGATGATTGCCTACATGTTTACGGTGCTAATGTAGATGGTACCACTTTATATATTATCGATGGTGATAAAGAGATTAAAATAGATAATATTTGGGAACTAGAGGATGAACCATATAACGCTAAAATAGATAGTGAAGAGATATGTCATTATGATGGTACTGAAAACATAATCACTACAATATCTAATGAAAAAGGGTGGATTATGTCTGGTACGATAAATTTAAAAGATGGGGAAGAGTTTGATATGTCTAATTTGAGAGTGGGGATTAAAGATATATTATTTAATGATTATGAGAATTCTTTAATTACAACCATACATTATAATGACGAAGAGATATATGCTGATGGGGATACGTCTGGTAAATCATTTTATAGTTATTTAGAGAAAAAAATGATCTCTGTTTGATTCTAAAAATCATCAAAACTCCAAGTGATATTTTATAATATATTAATATTTTAATCATACAAGGTTTTTAATATATATGATTATGAGATATGTAAAATTATTTGAAAATTTCAATAAAGATTCATGGAAAGATGAAGCCTATAAGCAATTGGCTAGTGAGTATATCTTTAATAACTTTGATGAGATGTTTTCATTTATAGATTATTATATTTCTATATCAGATGTTGCAGAAGAATGGAACACAAAGGAAACTACTATAAGAAAACGATTAGAATCATATTATGATTCCCCACCAACCGCCGAGGAAGAATGGTTTCCTATGTATTTACAGGATGGTGAGTATAGAGAACATATTATGGGTGAATTAGGAAGAATATACAATGATATATCATTTAAACCAAGTATGAAATACTGTAATAATGGTGGATGTAATAATACATTTATGAAAAAATCAAGATATGATATATTTTGTTCTGATAGATGTAGAAGGGAATATGATAAGGGAATGGCAAAAGGAGACTGGTAATATGAAATATTTAAAGACATATGAATCATTGAGACAAGACTTCGATAAAGAGATGAAAGAGGTTAAGCAAAAAAGTATAGACCTTATTAATAAGACAAAGGAAACTGTTGATGAGTATATGTTTAGTTTAACTGATTCATATAATAATCCTAACGCGATTGATAAAATCGTAAACCCTATGAACAGAGCAGAGGCAATAAATTGGACCAATGGTATACAAATTAATGATGAACCTGTTTTTTACTTAATAAAACATTCTGATTGGGATGGTCAAAGTGATATAACTCAATGGTATCATAATAGAAGAACATCAGGCCTTAGTAAAAGAATTGATGTTCAAAGTTTATTTTTAATAAAATATGATTTAAGATGTAAGTTCAGTGCTGATGATAGTGGTTATCGTTTATATGAAGAGAGAGATGAACTTGATGATTTTATTGATGAGTTAGAATCAACACTAGAAAGGATAAAAGAAGTTTTAGGTTTAGAATATAGACTAAAGGCTAAGTACTTAGTGGATAGCTCAACATCTATACCTGGTAATCCATATTCTTATCATGAACACAATCATGATAACTACTCTGATTTAATTTTATTAAAGGGGGAACTTGGATACCAAAAAGAAGTTGATTCTTATCAAAAAGAAAAAAATGGGAAACCAAATGGATCAGGATATTCTTATGTTGAAATTGCAGTAGAATTGGTATGAGATATATAAAATCTAAAGATGTACACATTATAATTCAATAGTGAAGTTTTTACTTTCCCTTTTCTTTTTCCGTTTTCTGTAAATCCATATAGTAATTGGTATTATTATAGTTGTCATCAACCATTGCCAATAACTTGAGAACCATGTATTGACAGAGAACTTTATATTAGACCTCACCTCTATTGATTTATCAAACACAACTATATCTTTAGAATAACCATCATCGTTGATAACAACCGTTATAATCATCTTCAAATGATTGTTTCCACCCTTTAATGGATTAACAACCCAACTCCATTCAGTATATGATGAATCTTCTAACACCTGTGTCTTAGTGCTCATCTCATTGATATAAAACTTCTCTTCATCACCTATTAAAGATGCTGACATTAAAGATTCAACTCTTATGTTCTCTATAATGACTTTTGTATCAACATCACCTTCATATATCGTATTATTACTTCTTTCACCAAGTATAAGGTCTATTTTAGATGAATTGTCCTTTATTTTAGTTATTCTTAGCTTAATAGTATATGGGTTACCCACTTGCATCTCATTTGGTACAGAATATGCTACCATACCCTCAGTATTCTTTGGTGTATCAGATGTTTGGTCTTCTATATCTAATATAACAGACTTGATATATTCGACATAAACATACTCCTCAATTTCTTTAGAATCTATATATTCTTCAATATTTGATACATTAATAGTATCAAGTGTAATTATTGGCGAAGGAGGAAATTCTACGTGAGTAGTATCAACAACTTCAATAACTATGTCAGTATCTTGATTATGTTCAACAACATCGGTTAATTTACAAGAATTAAGTAGAGATAGTAATATTATAACCCAGTGTATTTTCATATATTATATATTAACTATTTTTAATATATAATATATGAAGTATTTAAGAAAATTTAACGAAGAAAATGAATATAGCAATATGTCTCTGTCTGAGGCTGGAGTGCCTTATAAAATACCAAACACCGTTATCAATAATATTAAAGATATCTTTGTAGAATTACAGGATGATAATTATGATGTTCGTGTACAGAATTCTGTATTTGGTGATTCCCGAGTACCTGGTAAAGTCACTATCAATATAAACAAAGGTAACGATCAAAACTTTATTATGTCTGATGTTTATGATTGCATCGATAGAACAGATAACTATTTAGATTCAGAGAAATTTTTAAAAGAAAATGGTTATAAAGAAATGTATGTACACGTTATTTATAACTCACCCTTTATAGCAATTTCACTTAATAAGTTATTAACTAAAGAAGTTGATTGGGAATGGTCTAAAATAAAAAACGTGCTTTTGTATGGTTATGAAATAGGTGAGGATCAGAATTTAACCGAAGGACTTGAAGAGTATGATCTCAAAAATGCTGAAATAAAAAATATAATAATTACTATTAAAAATAATTTTAATTATTCAAAATATGGATACAATATCAAACCATATTATGGAAGTTCTATAAAGAAAGGTCCATACTAAAATAAATATCACTTTCTTATTTTACGTACTTTTACAGTCTGTTTAGGCGGCGGAAAATTATTCTTACCACCATTATTATCCCACCACTCTTTAAGACCACTAAACACTCTCTTACGACAATCTCCACAAGCTCTTGCATATTCTTTAACCTCGAATATTTCATTATATGTATTAAACAATTCTTCTATTATATGAGGGTGATGATTACCTCCTTCATTACATATTATTGATTGCATTACCGTATCTACACGTTTGAATAGATAGTCTTTGTATTGATTATCCTCTATTACTTTCTTCTCTATATTCATAATACACTACCACTATTTAATTTTCTGGATATAAACTCCGCTAATACAGAAGCTATAGCCGCTCCCAATATATCAAACTCATGAGTGACTATAAGTTGTGTCCATAGATAGATATGAAATGTTGAACACATAGCACACCCCAATAAACGACTAATCATATTATTTTTACCTTTAAATATCCAGTTTCTTAATCTGATTGTTGGTTCACTTACAATCCACAAGACACCGACACAAGCAAGTCCTATTATATTTATAATAATATCCATAATGGTTATATAATGTTATAATGTTTTGTTGGGTTTATATATACTATATAAATGAACATAAACACATATAAGTTATTTGAAGATGGGTGGTATTCCAGAATTTATACTCAAAACTAAAATTTGATTCCTATTTTGTTTACAACGTTTTCTATGCTTCTTTGACGCCATATTCCTTTCTTGATATCTTTTCTATGAATATCTCAGTGATAGTTGCACACTTTCTACTATTACCACTAGGCTTAGCAAACTTATGTACTTTATTTACATAATCTTTATTATAAGGAAATACAGTTAAAATACCAAGGTATTTCCCAAATTCATATTCTTCTCCTATTTTATAATCCATAATTTAGTTTATTATTTAGTTTATTATTTATACAAATATACATAATATATTTAAATTTTAGATTATATATATTAATATATAATTAATAATTAATAATGAAACACATAAACACATATAAGTTATTTGAATCATCTGATGATGAAGATTATGATGAATTAGTTAGTAAAGGATTTAAGTATTCTAATAACTTTATAAAGGATAGACTTTATTATCTTACAGATGAGGGGTTTATTTATAACGATGATAAGAAACAATACTTTGAAGATGAGAATGGTTACCAAAACAGTCCACATCAATATGTGAAATTAACTGATGCAAAAAAAGCTATTGTAGAATTTTCATTATCAATGAGTATTAATAAAGAAGATACTGAATACAGACATGTTAAAAAAGAATCATATGGTAGAGATACTAAAGTTTTATACTTTATAAAGTATGATAATACTGTTGAAACCATTATGGAATCTATAGCTTCTTTTAGCGAACACTTCGAAGATTGTAAATATAACCTTACACTCACTAGTGGTGTTTGGGTTGTTAGATTTATTATATCATCAGTTGTTGGTGATGATACTCGTTTAGAAGCTTATAATAAAAAAAGGAGAGAAGATTCTATTGATAGTATAGATAATTCTCTAAGAAGATATAGGGACCGAATACATGGCGGTACACCAGCTTTCGACAAAACAGCATTTAAGAATAAATTAGGTGAAGGTGTTTGGGGATATCTAGGTAGAGAAGAACAAGGGTTTCTTATTATACCAATCAATACAGAGGGTATTAGAAAGCAAGTTCTTAATAAGAATATTTCACGTATAGAATATATGGTGAATTCAACACACCATTATCTAAGTGAATTACATTCATGTGAGTTAAGAGAGATAACTAAAGATGATTTAGAAAGATTAATGAAAATTAATAAAGGTTATGATAAAAAAGGATTAGAATATTTCACTGATAGATACTTAGGATTACAAGGAGTTATCATAGACTTTGATTATCATGCTTGGTTAGCAAATAAATTAAAACCTATCGAGGATGAAGATTAATATTTTCGGATGTTTTTAAATATTTCATATCTATCTGAGTAGATACTTCGGTCTTTAAAGAAGTTATGTTTTCTGGTAATTGAATTTCTCCTTTAGACATCGACACCCCACCTTCTCTACTCTTTAGTATGTTGTCATAAAGTGCTTTAGGAATAGCAATTTTATATATTTTTCTATTTCCCATCCCAGCATATCTTTCAGCTTCTGATTTGAAAGGTGTAAACCAAGATCCAGCATTTCCTCTTGAAGAAAGAGGTAGTTTTTCTCTGGATACAGTATCTCCTTCTGCTCTATACACATTTATAAATTCTGTACCTTCAGGAGTTTGATTTACATTTTTATTATATAAAGTTGAATCTACATAATCAATATCATTATAATTAGATTCAAATGTCTTTAAGTATTCCATATATGTATATATAACATATATTAAACAGAATTACACGCGTATTTACACTTTAAATGAATAAATGTGTCTATTTATTCCGATAAGATTGAAGGGTACCTTCAACGCCACTCCTATCGATACCGTTGACATAGTAATGCTATCAATAAAATTAAAAATGGTTATTATATGCCTATAAAGTTCGCACTCACTAAAGAGTTAGATAAAGAACATTTCAATTAAATATATATGTTATGATTGTTTAAGTATTAAACAAAAAAGAACTATGAAATATTTAAAAGAACATATTGAATTTATAAAAGAGAGCGATGATGCTAAGTTTGAATTCTTAGCAATGATACCTCAGTATGAAAAATATATATTGAGAATGGTTGAGATACATGAACAACATTATTATAAAGATGTTAAGATATCTACTAATCCAGAATTTATTAAGGGTATTAAAGAATTTTCTAAGAAAATGTTAAATAAAGAAAATGTAATGGCAGAAGATTATTTAAGTATTATTAGAAAATATGAAAAGGAATTATATCAAAAGAATGAATTTGGTATACCTGATGATGAATCCGGTGAATATATGGATGAATCTATGTTTGGTATATTGGATGACATTGTTAGTTCATTCCGCGCTATTGTTAGAAGAGATTTTGATGGTTCTCGGAGTGCTATAAGAACATTGGAATATTTTAAAAAGGATATTAATGATTATAGAATGGATGATTCGTGGGTATATAAACAAACAGTAGCCGATTCTATGGCTAGTTGGGTAGATGATGATATGGATTATGATCCTTCAACTGATCCGGATCAAGATAATTATGACCCATTAGATGATTTGTGGCAAAGTAATGAAGAATTCATTGCTGATATAGAAGGTCATGTTGGTAAGAAATTTGATGATTTTAGTTATGTTGATAAGATGAGTGCATTTGATTATATCAAAAGTAAACGTTTATTCATTGATATGGCTGATGTTCCAGAAATCCAAGAAATGTTGGGTAAATTAAAAGAAATGTTAGGTGTGTGATAAACTTGTTTATAGTTAAATAGAATATTCTTCAATGGATTAAGATCAAGATGATTCCGATTGGTAATAAATAAAAATAATTTTAATATTATGATATCAAAATTTTTGAATAAGTATGGTAGTTTTACAATGAGTATATCTCTGGAGAACCTTATTTAGTTTGGAGTGTTTATATCTTACCTTGTATTATAATTATAGGAGTTAATCTTTTTTATTTTTTAATTCTGATTGTGTAATAAAATTTAATAAAAGATCATTATCTACCTTTTCAAGTGATTTATCTACTGATTCACAAGTAAAACAAATACCACATCTTTTATTATTTAATGGTGTTCTACAATACCAACATAAGTTTAATAGTTCTTTAGGAATTGCCTTTATTACATCTGTTTTATCCATATGGTCGGGATATATACCAAATGTGTAAATAGATTCATAATCATCTCGCATAGAAATAGTTTTCATTAATTCTAATCTATTATATTCTCTTCCTCCTTTTTGCAGCTTCTCCGCATCTGATCGAATGTTATAAATTGGTAAAAGAACTTTATTTATACTATACCACCTTGGAAGTCTTAAAAGAATACCCGCATGAAATCCACATATCTCCGAATCTGGTATACACGATGAAAAATTACCATAATCAAATGTATTTTGTACATAAAAATAATTTTTAAGACCTTTATTATCTAACCATCTTAATATTTTATCAACAGCTTCTAATTCAAAATTATAATTTTGTTCAAAATCTATTAACTTGATGTGATGAACTAAACAATATTCATCTGGATTATCAACTAACCATTTCCATAAGACATATACTGAATCAATACCACCACTCAATTGTATTAAAGTAGTTGCTTGTATTTCATTATCCTTACCAGTTTCTATTAAATTGGATGATCCATATAAAATCTTGTTCACATTATTTGTCTAAATAGTTAATCTTTTTTATTTTTTAATTCTGATTGTGTAATAAAATTTAATAAAAGATCATTATCTACCTTTTCAAGTGATTTTTCAACTTCGCTACAAGCATGACATGTACCACATATTTTATTATTTAATGGTGTTCTACAATACCAACATAAGTTTAATAGTTCTCTAGGAATTGCCCTTATTACATCTGTTTTACACAGACCTACTAATGGATGAATAACTTCATATCTGTTTTGGACTGAGTAGCATCCTTTTTCAGGACTAAACAATGGTACGGATCTTTTGGATGCAATTTCCATTATTTTCAATCTATTATTGTGCCACAGAAGTGATAAAGGTGCATTATCATAAATTGGTAAAATAACTTTATTTATACTTTTCCATCTTGGAAGTCTTAAAAGAATACCTGCATGAAATCCACATATCTCTGAATCTGGTATAACCGATGAAAAATTACCATAATCAAATGTATTTTGTACATAAAAATAATTTTTAAGACCTTTATTATCTAACCATCTTAATATTTTATCAACAGCTTCTAATTCAAAATCATGTCTTTGTTGATAATTTATTAATTTTATATGATGAACTAAACAATATTCATCTGGATTATCAACTAACCATTTCCATAAAACATATGTTGAGTCAACACCACCACTAAATTGTATTAAAGTAGTTGCTTGTATTTCATTATTACCAGGTGTTGACATGGTAGTTCCGTTCTGTAACGTGCGATAATGATTACCAGTTTCTATTAAGTTAGATGATCCATATGGGTAAACTATTCCATTCATATTAATTATAATTGAAAGTTTATCAAAAGTTTATTTTTCTATCATTTAATTATTAAGTATAATAGACTTTATTTTTAAAAATATATACAATTAAAATCAAAAGACTTTAATATTATGAGCACATTCAAGAAAGGTAATAAGTATCACAACTATTTTGTAGAAAAAGATAAAATGATGTTAAGTAAAGATCCACCTTGGAAGATAGATGGTGGTGATGGTAAAGGTGATGCTCTTTGGAGAACATCTTTAGCTTATATGACTTGGAAATTACCTGATATGAAAGAGGGTATCTTAGGATGTTTTAGAAAATTCGATATGATTGGTCTGGATAAATATTGGTATCAAGCATCAAGATATACCGGTAGATATAAAGAAGATGATGTTTCAAGGGATCAAACACTTTTAGCTTTCTCAGCCTTGAAAGTGAATGGTGACCAAGAAGAATTAAACGAAATATTAAATCATTTTCCATATAGAATATCTAGAAGGTTTATAATGACACCGACAATGTGGGTATGGACATATTCATTGAGAGGAAATAGATGGGCTGATTATTTTTGTTCAATACTTGCTTTGTTAGAAGTTCTTGTATCAGTATCATTAAATAAGATATTTGAACCTATGCTTGGATTCAACAAATCAATTGATCAAAGAGATTACCAACCTTATTTATACCAAGATAAGAAGAAGGGATGGAATAAAGTTCAAAAATTTATGTATTCTTTAATGTGGCCGGGATATGCCCAACATTTAATGTGTTGGCACATATATACGACTGGAGATAATATTATTAAGAGATGGTTGGAAACGTTTTTATTAAAATTTTATACAGAAGATAGTAATCTATTATTTAGACTTCTTTGTAGAGATAAGACAGTTACTTTACTAGAGATTGAAAATTATAAACCAATGACCAATTGGAGATGGCAAGTTCGATTAGATGGGTCTGCATCATCACCAACCGAAATTAAAACTGATGGTTCATTAGATTATAACCAAATGGATAAAGACTTAATTAAAAGATTATATGGTGTTAATAATATTTAGGTGTTGGTAACCTTTACTCATCACCATTCAAAATATTGATTAGAGAGTAAACAAATACACCAAAAATGTGTATAAATTCTTAAATGGAAAAATCACACAGAGAAACTAGAACATGGAGAGTATTGTCAAGTTTATAAACTACTAAACCAAAACGAAGATAATGAGTGAATTTAAATTAAGATATGAAGATAGATTTAATATCACCGGAAGAGGTGATACGATTACTGTTCGGTGGAAAGATAATAATTGTAGAGAGATTAAAAAAGGTGATTCAATCACACAACTAATAAGGGAACGAGATAATCAAGTAGATAATCAATTATACGAAGTTAGAGGTGTAGAGTTATTTAAAAAGTCATTTGATATTATAGGTGATAATATGGGGATATTAATTAAACCAAAAAGTGATGATACCTACTGCCATTACAGTGATTTACCTTCACCTATGGCATATGAAACTAAAAACAAATAAAATAATAATTTAAAATAATGATTGATTTAGCAGACGTTATTGTTGATCTCCAAGCAGGAGATACTGGTAAAGGAAAGGTTGCACATGCATTAGCTAAGAGTGGTGAATACACTCATGTGGTTAGATATAATGGGGGTGGTAATGCAGGACATACCATTTACCACAACGGAAATAAGTTTGTAACTCACTTTATACCAGTTGGTGTGATGTATGGTATTAAGTCCATAATCGGCCCGGGTTGTGTAGTTGATATACTAAAGCTGGAAAGTGAAATCAAAGAATTGGAAAGTGGTGGGGTAGATGTAAGAAGTTACTTATTCATTGATAAGAGAGTTCATATGATACTACCGATACATATCGAGGAGGATTCTCTTGATACCACAATTGGAACTACTAAAACAGGTAATGGTCCTGTATATCGTAACAAATATAATCGTAGTGGTGTTCGTGCTGAAGATTACTTACCAGAAAACTTATTGATTGATGTATATGAAGAGTTTTATTCAGATAATAAGGTATCTATATTATTTGAAGGAGCACAGGGTTTTGAATTGGATATTGATTGGGGTGATTACCCATATGTTACATCTTCACATTGTACGGTTGGTTCCGCAATCTTAAATGGTGTTCCACCACAAAAGATTAGAAACGTTTTAGGTATCGCTAAGGCTTATAGAACCTATGTTGGTTCCAAAAAGTTTGAAGGTAGTTCAGAACACTTTAGTAAGATTAGAGAAGTAGGTGGTGAGTTCGGAGCAACAACTGGTAGATCCCGACAAATTGATTGGGTTAACATTAATGATTTAATTAAGGCTATCAATATTAATGGTGTGAATAAACTAATCATTAATAAGATTGATGTCTTGGAAGAGGTGGGAGTTTTTAAATCTATTATAGATGGAAAAGAGAAAACATATTTGAATAGTAGTGATATGGAAGAACATATTCGAAATGTCATTAATTCGAAATGTCAATGTGTTGAAGAAATTACCTTCTCCTCAACACCATACGGTATTTAATCTTATTATAAACAAGTAAATTAAAGATGATGAAAAAAATAATATATTTAATACCATTGTTGGTATTGTGTCTCACTTCATGTAAGACAACAGAAACAATCAAAGAAGAAGTTAAAATAGATTTAAAATCTAATACTAACAACCCCAAATATTTAAGTTCATCTGATGCTGAGTTAAAATATTATACATGTGATTCAATCATATACAGATATGTATTCGTTGGTTGTATGGAGAGTTCAAAGGATGGCTGGGGACAAGACGAATCAGCTTGTAAATCATATGCAAAATCACAAGCTTGTAAACAAATAGAAAGGTAAAGTTAAATACATCCAATATACTCAACTTTCTATCAGATAAACATTATAAAAAAAGTAAAAGATTAAATTATAAAAACTAAACATGAAAAATAACGGATCAGCCATAATTAATATAGTGATAGTATCAATTCTATTTCTTTTTATAGGAAGTAAATACAACAATCTAAGGATAGCTTACCAAAAATCTGAAAAAGAAAAGGTAGAATATTGTGAGAAATATTACGAACAATCGAATGTTATCGAGGATTTGGAATATGAAATCCAAATGCAAGATACCGTAATAGAATTCTTGAACGATGATAATCAAATACTTTCTTCGTTCTTAGGAGAAATGGAATTAAAGCAAAATAAATAAGATGTGTATAGGGAAGATGACGATAACAGAGGCTTATAAGCACTTAAATCCAATTGCTCAAAGATTTGGACTTAAATTAAATCAAGTTAAAGACTTTAGATTAGCAAGATTAATACTAGCTAATCAGTTATAATAAAAATCAAAACTTAACTTAAACAACAATGAGTAAAGAAAAAATATTAGAAGAGAAACATAATATGGCAGCTTGTATGTTGTCTATATTAGATTACCTCAAATTACAAGATAACTGTAAAGAAGGAGAGGAAGATATGCTTGATTTGAACGAAGAAACACTTTCAGAAATGATGTTTAGGAAAATGAAAGGATATAATATTGACCTTAACAAAGAATTAGGTTTTACACATTTAAAACCAGTTATAAAACAACAAGATAATGAATAGTAAACATATAGCATTAGCTGAAAAGCACGGAGTTAAACAAGTATTATACACTAGTAGTAATACTATGAGAATAGATGGGAAGATTTATTCTGCTCAAATGGTATCAGACGTAGAAACTTTATTTGAGCAATCCAAGTGTAAAACATTAACTATATACGAAGGGCGTATGAATTATACAGGAAAGAATCAAAACGGTAAGATGGCAATCGGTGGATTTATCACAGAAGAATAATGCAAAAAGCCTTAAAGTTATTAGATGAAATATCAGAACACATAGGAACTTGCTGTGCAATAACAATGGAACCTGATGAAGTTCAAGACTTAATTGATCAGTTAAAAGAAGAGATAATAAAATTAGAAAAATCAATAAAAAAATAAAGCTAAGATGATTAAAGAAGAATACTTAATAGTAGCCATTATATGTTATATAATATACTTTGCTTGGATTAAAAAAGAGTGGCTTATATTTAATTTTATAATGTGTATAGGATATCTAACTGGTTGGTTCAAATCAGATGATGATATGAACTCATAAATTTTCTCACAACATATCATACAGTATTTTATATAAGTGTAATAAATAATAATAAAAATGTCCAGAAAATATCGAGTGGTGGAAGAGAAATATGAGGATGTTAGTCATTTCTACCCACAGTATATAGAAGATGATGGCACACCAGGATCATATGATTATCAGTATTTTGGAAGTTTTGAGTTACCGGATCCGATATTGGCGACAATGGAATTTCCTTATAATTGCCAGCAGACTTGGGTGAAAGAAAAGTATCTAGACATCAATGGAGCACATAGAAGAATAAGACAAGATATCAAAAATGAGATAGGACCTATAAAAGAAACTATCATACATGAATATGTGGAGGTTACATCGAAAAAAGGTAAAAAAGGTAAATAACATAAAATAAACTACAAATAAATGAATAAATTATACCAAGTGTTCAAACAATATAAGTATAAACTGTTGCTCATTTACTTGTTTATGTTATTGGCTGAATTGTCTATACTATCTCAACCATTTTTGTTAGGTAAAAGTATTGACGGTTTAATCGATAATAGTTATTTTTGGTTGTTATTGTTAGGTGTATCGTATTTAGTATCAAGCTTTTTCAATTATAAAAGAATGGTATACGACACTAAAGTATATACAAAAATCTATAACGATATTGTACTAAAATTTCTCAAAAATTCAGATGCTGATATATCTTCAAAGATTGCTAGAACGGATATGGCAGATCAAGTTGTTGAAGTTCTTGCAGGATATGTTCATTATTATATAGCAACTATCGTAACTGTGATAGGATCCATTTCATTCATTTATTTAGAAAACTACCGAGTTGGAATTGTAGTAAGTGTAGCTTTCATTTTCATATTAAGTGCGGTAATGATTTTATATAAAAAAATTAAACAATCTATAAATGTTAAACATAATCATTTAGAAAATAAGCTTACCGATTTACAAAAAGGATATACCGAATCAGTTTCGTTTTTTGAAAGAAATCGCAAATTATCTATATATGAATCGACTTTACAAGGCAAAAATTGGCTTCTTATAGGCACAATAAAACATATATTCTTGATAATGTCTATACTGTTATTAGCAGCAAGTTCTGAAACATTAACCTTTGGAGGCATGATTACAACATACTCATATGTTAATCAATTCTTAATTTCTTTACTATCAATACCGGTTGGTGTTGAAATGTATTCTAGAATAAGTGATATCTTAAAAAGAATTTAAAAATGATGAAAATATGAGTGATATATGTAAATGTAGATACCCTAAAGATAAATACAATGGTACTGGTAGATGTTTACTTTGTAATAATAAAATAACTACAAGTCTAAAACTTGATATTAAAGTACCTAACATCAATAAACTAGTGGGTGTTTTAAAGGAATTTCATCACCTTGGTGAAATATCGAAAACATATTTATCTTTTGATGATTACTATAAACTTATTACAGAAACTAATAATGTTGAGATATGTAAATTTTGCTTAGATTCTGATGGAGTTTGGAAAAGATTAGAATTACAATGGATGTTAGAACACTTCCAGAAAAACGAAGATTATGAAAAATGTGTGGTTTTGAAAGAGTTAATGGATAAACATTTTATTGGTGATGAGTCTAAACAAAATGAATTAAATGTTAATAAAATAAAAAACGATAAAGGTGAAGAATCATAATATAGTGTTATTGAGTGGAGGTATTGATTCTCGTAAATTAATGGAATGGAATATAAATGATGGCAACACTATCTTACCGGTACATATTCAAATGAATCAACCAAATGCTGAAGATGAATTGGTTATGGCTAATAACATTGTTATAGACTTTATGGAAAAATACCCGAACCAATGTACTCAATTAGAAATTCATTATTTGAAACCTAATGAGTCTAGTGAATCACCATTACATTACCAACAAATACCATTGTTAATAATGGGTGCGTTATACTCCATGAAAAGAAACACCAAAAGTATTCATATTGGTTATATTAAAGGTGATGATGCAATAAGTGTTTTAAATGAAATACAAATTACTCACCACACATTTAAACCATTTTGTAAATGGCATTGTCAAATAGAATTTCCATTAAAGAATAATAATAAATATTAAAAAATAAATGAATAAAGAATATTTAATAAAGTTAATAGTGTTTTTGATTCTGTGTGTAATTGGATCATTGATATTAGCTTGGTCCCAACAGGGACTTGTTAAAGATATACCTTGGTATTATGCCACAATAATGGGTTTATTGTTTATAATAATTGCTAATTATAAAATTAGAAAATAAAACAAAAATAAAAATTAGAATATAAATATCACTAATATATAAGGTAAGTATAATGTCTGAAAGTATCGCTTTTAGGAGATATATCAAACATAATATATCAAACATAATATATCAACTTGATTAAGTTATTTTATATTAAAGGCGGTTAATTAGTTAAAAAATAACTATATTTGTATTATAAATTAAATTTAAATGATGGTAGAAAAGATAGAATTAAACATACCGAGTGTTATTAATGTTTCTGATTTTGAAGTTGGTGTATTGGTGGCTAGAATGCAATTACCAAAGCTACACGATGTTCATAAACATTTAATTGATACGGTTTGTGCAAATCATAAAAAAGTTATTATATTTTTAGGAGTTCCAGTTGTGGAGCAAACTAAAAGAAACCCATTGGATTTCGCAACAAGGAAATCAATGATACAACAAGAATATCCTGACGTAACAATACTTCCAATCAGAGACCAACGTAACAACGAGACTTGGTCAACCATCTTAGATGGTAAAATACAAGAACCTTTCGGAAACAGAACTACACTATTATATGGTGCTAGAGATTCATTTATCCCATTTTATAAGGGTAAATATAAAACAGTAGAACTTATTGGCAATAATGACCAAGATAAAATTTCTGGTAGTTCGATAAGAGAAGAAGTAGCTAGAGAAGTAGGACACACAGAAGATTTTAGAAAAGGTGTTGTTTACGCTAACTTCGGAAGATACCCTGTAATAATGCCTTGTGTAGATGTTGTCGTTTGGGATAAAACAAATAATACAATATTATTAGGGAGGAAACCTTTAGAAGATAAATTCAGATTTATTGGTGGACACGTTGATGTTACTGATAAAGATTATGAATCTGCTGGTCTTAGGGAACTAAGGGAGGAAACCGGAGGAAACTTACAAGTAGGTATATCTACTGATGGTGTTTATATTTGTAGCGGTAAAATTAAAGATTGGAGACATAAAAACGAAGATAGTGAAATATTTAGTACACTATTCTTATATAAGAAACAATGGGGTCACGCTAAAGCATCGGATGATGTAGAAGAAATTAAATGGGTTCCTATTAATGACCTATTAACAAAAAAACAATACTCCAAAATTATTATAGAAGAACATATAGAATTTTTCTCTAATTTGGTAAATTATTTTGAAAGGGAAATGGTTGAAACAGTCTTTTCCTATAGAAACTAACTAAAACATATACTATGTACTTACAAGAAGAAGTAAAAGAAAGAAAAGTTGTTTTACCTGGTCGTAAAATACACAAAACACCAAGATTACTCTTGGGTGATGCCTACACAATAGGGTCTAATAAATTTGAAAGTCCTGAAGCAAAGGAAAAATCAGTTTATTACGTAACTTTCAGAAGAGAGTTGAATAAAATTAACCCAGTTATCTTCTCAGAAGGAGACAATAGAATTGTCTTTATTGGGTTACAAAGAATACTAGAAGAGTTGTTCTACGAACCAATCACACATGATGAGATTGATGAAACTAAACGTTTTTTAACACACGCTAAAGTAACAACCACTGGATTTAGAGAATATGAATTTCCAGAAGAAATTTGGAGAAGAGTCGTTGATGAATTTAACGGTAGACCACCAATTCAGATTAGAGCAGTCAAAGAAGGTTCTGTTCTATATCCAAATGAACCAGCAATCGAAATCACATCAACCGTTGATGGTATGGGTGTATTGGGAGCTTGGTTTGAATCTAAAATTTTACAAGTTTGGTCAAAGAGTGAAAGAGTTACACAAGATGAACACTTTCTAAATAGAATCAAAGAAAGAATTTTAAGAGTTGATCCAGATATGTCTGAGGCTGATCTTAACTTCTACGCATCTATTATGATTACTGACTTTGGAGACAGAGCTGGTATGACATCTAATGAATCAGAAGAATTAGGAATGGTTCATTTATATACATTCCCTGGTACTGACACGTTCTCAGGAGCATATCAAGCTTGGAAAAACTCTGGAGAAATAGAGGGAATATTTTCATCAGTAAACGCATTAGCACACCGAAATGTTCAATCATTCGAAAAAGAATTTGATTGTTATAAAGCAATTTATGATAGTTGTGGTGATGGTGAGATTATCTCAATGGTTGATGATTGTTATGACGCGAAATTCGCAGTTAGAAACTACCTATTACCATTAGCACTTAAAAGTAAATCAGAAGGTACTAATAAAGTAATTGTCGCCAGACCCGATTCTTCTAAAGAGGGATATACAACAAAAGACCAAATTTTAGAAATTTGTGAAATCGGTGTTGAATCTGGATTATATACAGAAATGAAAACCAAAACAGGAAATTGGAAATGTGGTACTTTACTACACTTCTTAGATGGTGATGGTAAAAATTTCGAAGACATTTTAGATGAAATGGATTTCTTAATTGATAATGGATACGCTTTCTACACTTGGGGATTGTTCGGACAAGGTGGGGGATTACGTAACGATTTGAAACGTGATAACTTATCTGCTAAATACGCATTGTCTTCTGTTGGTCACGAAGACAAACCAGTTGTTAAGTTTAGTGAGAGTTTAGGTAAAGGTACATTACCAGGACCATTCAAATTACTAAGAACAAAAGAAGCTTTGCACAACAAACAAACAATTGTATTTAATACCGAAGATGGTGTTGATATGATGATTAACTATTTCAATGGTGAGAATATTTATAAACCATTTGGAGAAGGACAGGACGATGATTTCATCGTTATTAAGAACAGAATAAAGGATCAAATGAAAAAGATGCCTCTAACCCTTAAAACATCATCTAATCATAACTACCCAGCTAGTGATTTTATTCTGGAAAAGAAACAAGAACTTTTAATTAAATACGCTCCAACAAAAGTGTAAACAAGTGTAAATGAATTTTAACGAAGGTAAATATAAACCCAAAGTAGTACAAGAAACTATTGTAGGTAAAGATGTTGTTTGTAATATCTGTGGAGTAGATAAGATTTTTATTGATTTAGAAGTTGGTAATAGAGATGTTATCAATATCATTTCAGCCCATTGGGAAATTGATACTGAGGGTTACTGGTGGGAATTAGAAGTTGTTGTTAGTGATGGTAACTCACCTATTATTACGTTAGATAACGTTAAAGAATGTATCGTCACCAATTTAAATTTAATGGATAACTTTCACGAACAAATACTAGGTACTGAATCACCTATTTAACTCGTATTATATTAATTGTGATTTTATTTATTAAGGCGTTCAATCTATCTTCTTTAAGAATCTTATCTTTTATTTTAGACCATTCATCATGAAAACTATCATTGAAACCAGAAGTAGAGAATAAAGGTCCCGTTTCTGGACATGGAAAAGCTCTAACATACAAAATATAATCTTTACTTAAATATTCGGATGTTCTTTCTATATATTCATATATATCATTGATTGGGAAACTTGACGCAACCGCAAGTGGAATATCATATTCGTCTGTCTCCGGATTTCGGATATTAATTAATATCTTAGATATCGAATTGGGTGGGTTTATAGGAACTCCTGCAGCATTAGATATAGGTTGATCCTGGAAATATATATTGTAGTAACCTTCATCCTTCAATTCTACAAAGATATCCTTTATATCTTCTATCATATCAGATAAATCATTATCCCAATCTTGTATATTCTTTAAATGATTCATAACTAACTTCCGTATCCGTTTACCCATTTACCGTTAACTTTTGCACCATCTTCCATATCCATCTGGTGTTCATCTTGTACACCCTCATCACCATTATCAATGTTATATCCACCATCTGGTATTGATGTTGGGTGAGATTTAAGTCCTAATTTTTCACCTGATTCATTTGGAACAAACCCTACTCCATATTGGTGTGTACCAACAATGACTTGATTTTTATCTGTAACATTGTGTATAGGAGCTTGAAAATTTTCAAATAATTTAATATGATTCATATGATATAATTTTTTTATAGTTTATATATAAATATAATTATATATGATATTTTTGTCTTTGTATTATATTAATTGTGACTGAACTAAAATCACCTTGTAGATGTTTACCTAGCGCAGGTGTAAATGTTGACGCTGAAGTATCACCACCTTTAAGATATATTTCTTTTAACTTAGGCCATTCCCAGTTATGATTGAAATTCCATCTATCACCAATTCTAAAATCTTTAATAGTGCTTGACATATGAACATACATAATATAATCTTTACCTAAATATTCATATGTTCTTTCTATATAATCATATATATCATCGATTCGTAAACTTGATCCTTTAGCGGCAGCATTATGATCTTTAAATATATTAACTATTATCTTGTATTGATAAACATCATAGGGTGGTAAACCATTCGTATTTCGGTCACTAAAATAACGATGTCTTATATCATATCCGTCATCCTTTAATTCCACAAAGATATCTTTTATATCTTCTACCACATCATTACCTATTGCTCCTATATTCCCTGAGTCCTCATTAAATTTCTTTAGATGTTTCATTATAAAGATATTCTTATTTTAACACAATGGATTGAATTCCAATTATCTGCTTGTATTACTAGGTCACTATACATATCCTTTAGTCTTTTAACACCAACTGATATCTCTTCCAAAACTTCTATGTTTCTTCTTTTCCAATCAATATGATCATCTAATCCCGAGACGGAAGAGCTGTCATCTTCTTCATATCCTATACTGACTTCTATAAAACCTCTAGCAATATAATAATTAGATATAGATATACTATCAGTATCATTAAAGTCAGCGAAGATAGATCTAACATCTTCTAATAAAGTTGTTTCTATTTTTTGTAACTCATTATCGCCATAGTTATGACTCCGTTCAAATAACCTAAGATGTTTCATTAGACTATATATAAAATATATCATATGAATGTAAATAAATGGTGTATTTGGTCGAAAATATATCGATATATCACCAAATTCATCAAAATTGGTATAAATTAACCACGATTATTTGTATAATCAATATAAATTCCATATATTTATAACATAAATCAAAATCATGAAATCATGAAAAGAACAATTATATTATTAATATTATCCTTATTAGCCATTTTATTACTGACCAGTTGTGAACCAACCGTTTATGAGAAACCATTTATCATAGTGGATAAATCAAGATATAATAGTGAGTGGGTAGAGTACACTTATGCTGATAAGAATGGACACGAAAAATTGTTTTCAGATATTGATAAGTATGATATTGGAGACACACTAAACTAAAATTAACATGATACACTTAATAGATTTCTTTATAATTTTTGTTGTGATAATAACAATCACACTAATAATAACCTCTATATCAAACACAGTGAGTTATTTCAAAGGAAAAAAAACAATCAAATTCTTTACTAAAGACAAATTGATAGGTATGTTCGGTTCATTCCTCAAACTAACACTTATTATATTCCTTTTAAGACAAGCAATCTTATATGATGGTTTATGGTGGTTAGCTTTAATCATTATGACTATCATCAATGAATTTGTTAAGGATAAGAAAAAAGTGTAAATTATCCTAACCAAGGTGGTTTTCCCATACCATCTTGCCAACCCCCTTGATTGTTATCTTCATCATCATAACGTTTATCATCTTTTGGATACATTCCATCAGGATCTTCTTCAAGATCTTTCTTTTCCCTTTCCTCTTTATTCTTAGAATCTTCTTTAGCAATGTGTGGGAAGTTAGAAATTTGATTTCTTTTAGATCTTTCTTCATCTTGTTTATCGAGATCAGAATAATCTTCAAATGTTTTTAAGTTTTTCATAATGTATATATTAAATATTATTTTAATAAAGGAGAATAGATAATCAGTCTGTTACCGATTGTCGTGTTGGTGAGTAGATATTCGTTTTCACCTTTAATAACCCAGGAGCATCTATTCTATTATACCAATTATTAATCTCATCAATATTTTTCTCACTTAAATTATGGACAGTCGCCGTATCCATACCATCATGTATAATTATACTAAGTTGAGTATAAGTAAAGTTATTACTATCAAGATAATCTTTTAACCTTAATAAAAAATCTTTTATCTCACCTAACCTAAATCCTTCATGTTCATCATCTTCAAACGAGACTTCACCTAATGATACACCACAAATTAAATAATCCTTTCCATATGGTGATACAAGTGTTAAATCAAATCTATCTTCATCTACCTCAGATAAGAAGATATCTTTAATATCATATTCTAAATCAGTATTTACGTAAGAGATAGATTCGAATGTCTTTAAGTATTTCATATTATTTAACTTTATTGAATAAAAAGCGATGTTGATACCATCCTATATCAAGTGTACCATCTTCTACATAATCATTAAGTTCCTTTAATGTTATATTATCCCAACCTGTACCATTTATACTACTAACAGTTATATCATCCATTTCATAGCCTTCTGCCTTTAAGAAAGATTCGATTCTATTTATAGTAGGAAGTATTTCAGAATACTTTACTTTATCATAACCCTCATCACCCATTGGTCTACCAACTAATAGTAATTGTATATAGTTTTGATTAGATACCCATTGGTCTTGACCAGGATCAGTTGATTCACCATCACCACTCCATTTAGTATCCACAGAACATTTATATCCTAAATCAGATATCTCATACATTAAATCAATAACATCTTCTCTTGCCATAGATTCATTAAACGTTCTTAAATACTTCATTGACTCTAATGGTAAATCTTCATCCTCCCCAAGGACTATCGCATCCTTATCAGATGAATATCCCAAGTATCCAGTTCCTTCATCCTCCCCATCACAATTATGTTTCTTTGGGTATATACTTCTAGCACCACACTCTTTACAATCACTTAGGTTATTAACACCATAAATCATCTTTCTTTTTTTAATCTCTTTCTGTTCTTCTCTACTTGGCTTAGTACTATATCCACGACCACCTATCCCTAAATCATCCCAGAAATGTTTTGGTAAGTCATGCCCCTCAAAGGTTCTTAAATACTTCATAGTTTATATATTATATTATTAATATATAAAACCAATGAAGTATCTAAAGAAATATAAGTTATTCGAGGGTTTAGACCAATTAGTAGATGATGGTCAATTCTTTTATTCATTAGAAGATGAAGGATTCTTCATTGAAGTATTTGATAGTAATAAAGGAAGAACATCAGGTATACAATCTAACATAAAAATCTATAAGCCTAAAGATGGACCTAAGAAAACCACATACGAGCGCTATACAAGGGTGAGATTTAGTATTGATGAGATAAGAGATGATGTATTAAGATTCATTGAGATGTGTCGTGACATTAAATACATTTATGCTGATGTGTCAGATGGAAGCAGATATACGATAGATGAGGTTGAGATGTTATATGACCCAAAACAATTAACAAGATATAAGACGGATGGATCTAATAAGTTACTAGATGATAACTTTAATATAGATATATTACAGATAACAATAGTGTATGGTTTATAATATGAAGTACATAAAGAAATATATGGTATTTGAACACTTAAAAGGATATAAGAGATTCGAATCTACATCTGATATATTTGATGATGTTAGTGATATACTATCCGGTATAGAAGATGAGGATTTCTTAGTCGGTAAGAAAGAGTCAATATTTTTCGTTGATAATGATACAAAACGTATGAAGGAAATGGAAGGTATTACGATACATATAGAAAAGATGGTTGGTGATGAGAATGATTATAAGCGTTCAAAACCTTATCTAGTAAACGATACAATATTAGATACTGTACAACATCTTAGTTCTTATCTATCAAAGAGTGGTTATAAGTTAGTAGTGGAAGCTATAAGTAAGACTGATGTTATTGCTCATCAAGAGTATTATCATCGTGACCTTGGTGATAACATATCGAGTATCAATGATTTATTTGAATTTATCGGTAGAGCACCCATCGATTATTTAATATTGTTAATATATAAACATAACAAATGAAGTATATAAAGAAATATAATATATTCGAGAGTTTGGATCAAGAAGTAGATAATGGTCAATTCTTTTATTCATTAGAAGATGAAGGATTCTTCATTGATATAAAGGATGGTAATAAAGGAAGAACATCAGGTATACAATCTAACATAAAAATATATAAACCTAAAGGTGGATCTAAGAAAACTCAATACTTAAAAGATTTACAAGTGTTTAGTCTTGATGAGGTAAGAGATGATGTGTTAAGATTCATTGAGATGGGTAGAGATGTTAAATACATTTATGCTGATGTATTAATAGATGAGGTGGATTCTATGAATAGAACTGAGATGTTATATGACCCAAAACAATTAACAAGATTTAAGAGTGATGGATCTAATAAGTTATTATCAGATGATTTTAATTTAGATATATTACAAATAACAATAGTATATGGTTTATGAAACACATAAAGAAATATAAAGTATTTGAACATACTAACCATGCTGCTATCAAAGATACTATACAAGATATACTATCTCCTTTATCTGATAATGGTATAGTAGTAGAGGTACTTTCATCTGATAAAACCTTAACAGAAAAATATTATGGCATTGAGATATACATGAATAAACCAGTAAATTCAAAGGGGTTTACATTAACACCTTATAAAGATGAACTAAAGCACCTCAACGACTTCATGGAAGGAGAGGGATGGGTTATTAGTGAGGATATGAGGGTTTTTGGTTGGGCGGAAATAAGGAGCATAATGACACCATTCAATCAATGGATATCAGCATTAAGTCCGGATCCTAAATATGTACGTGTACCTTTGTTTTATACACCTAAAGATAATAAGAGACGGAGATTTTTCGGAATATGAAGTATATAAAGAAATATAAACTATTCGAATCAATACATCCTAACGATGCTATCAGAGATTATATAGATGATATACTATCTCCGTTATCTGATGATGGTATAGTAGTAGATACTCAACCTAAAGAGAAACGTGGTGTAATGACAGGTATTGAGATATACATTCTAAAAAATGGAAATTCAGATGGGTTTAAATTAACACCATTCCTAGATGAACTAAACCATCTTAATGACTTCTTAGAAGACCAGGGATGGGTTCTAAACTCAGATCCAACAGTAAGTGATAGAAACTATGACTTTAATAAATGGATAGATAACGTAAAGAAATCAGAAAATACATATAATTCTGTACCTTTGTTTTATGTACCTAAACAAAATGATAGAGAGAACGTAATATCAGATTTAGTAAATGATACTGTAATAGATTATGATAAAGAAGAAATTACTTTTCCTTTTATGGGTAGTTATGATCTTCCATTGACATATCCCTTTACGCATTTAACACCTTACCATTATATTTGCCTCTCCGATTCACCAAGAAGAAAGAATGAGTATCCGGTTCCACCTTTCATTAGATATTGTAGATCTAAATATGGTGTAAAAGAGGAAGAGATGGTATATCTATGGGATCAATATAAACGAGAAATTTTAAAATTTGGTGGTGCAAATTTATTAACTGGTAACTAATATGACACACCACCTATATAATATTCCATTCTACATTTGTAGCTAAGGGTTTTTTTTGTTTATCATAATATTATGTTATGTATTTTCAAATATGATATGTTATTATCCTTAACCATTTTCGAATATTTTTCAATTAACACTAATTGATCAACTTTATATTCAGGTGTTAAGTTATGGTAGATATCTAAAAATATGGTGTCCCACTTTCTTCCACTATCATATTCAAAAGCATCTGTATGTATAAATTCTATCCAAGGCATAATAGGTTTCACAAAGTTAATCACATCTATATTCTTTTCAAGGACGCTTATACTATTAACTTCGGATAACTTCTTAAAGTTATGTGGTAATAGACCGATACCCAAACCAACAATAAGAATGTCACCTTTAATGTTTAGGTTAGATATTGAATTTTCATATAACGCTATCACCCTATTATTCTCATATGTTATTTTTTCACTTGTTCTCTTATCTATGATAACACCATTTCCATTACGTTGGCGTAATAAGTAATTTTCGGTTTCCTGTGGTTCATATAAATGACCTACCTTTTCTAATTTCATTAGATTAAAGAGTATGAGTTGTATAATATACTTTCAAATTAACAGTACCGTCTCCTAAAGTTGTGGGAGACACAATAGAACAAGATAACCCAGTTGCTGGTCTTACCCTAGACCCATATGTGTAATTACTAGCGAAACTGTAAGTAACAGCATTTAAATTTTCCATGGTTGTTAATCCTCTACCGAGATTATCTACTATTAAGAAGCTTCCTCCTCCTCCATTATTATATGGAGTTGTACCATAAGTGTATTCGAAAATTACTTTATAATCGTAATAATCAGATCCGGTTAGTACTGGAAGTACATCCTTTGGTGTAGTAGAAAGAGATAATATTTCAGCCGAAGATATTGAAACTTCTATAAAATTATCATACCCTTGGTTCTGTGTTAAAGCAACAGTTCCACTTGCATCGGGCATATCCCAAATTCTATTTCCTGTTAATGTGATATTTGAATTGATATAAATACCACCATAGAAACTTGCATTATTCCATTCAAGAGATCCTTGACCACTACTAGCAATCGTTAACCATCTTGAAGTACCTGCAAAATTTTCAACTTTAAAAATTGGTGCATCTTCTCCAATCGACCCATCTCCAGGTTTCCAACTTAAAATATGGTAGTCTGGAGGAAAGCCAGCTCCTGGTTCTATTGACAGAGGAGAATCTATTAGTCCAGTCGGTAAGACTGATGTGTTATATTGTAGGAAATGCTTATCAGTTCCAGATATATTTGGTAGTTGATTAGTTAAAGCAATCGTTCCAGTAGCATTTGGTAAATACCAATTTCTTTCCGCAGTTACTTCAGGAAAGTTGAGATAACCAAAAAAGTTAGTTGCTGCTTTTGCTTCTATTTTTAATTTCTCATTAGCTGATCCACCTGTATTTGTTAATATGTTAAATTGAAGATTTGCAGCAGCAAGACCAGCAGTGAATCTAACAGCAGAATCACTCATTACTATACCTGAATCATTTGGTAATGTTATTATAGTACCTCTACCTCCTGCAGATCCTTCTAACGTAAGGTAACCTCCGGCGTTAGATATTTGAGTTTCAGCCGATCCGAAGACGATATTCCCAGACATCGTTCCGCCACTAAGAGGTAAGTAATCACCTCCACCAATTGCACTTATAGTTGCTCCTGTTTTCTCTGATAAAACTAACCCATCATAACCAAGATATTTATAACCACCTGGGGTATTATTGGATCCAGTTAATCCATTTTCTCTGTATATTATCTTTCTTGCCATAATATTATTTACTTTATAGTGTATATATTAAATATTAAATAAAACAAACAACTTTATATAAATTTTTGAATAAAAAAGTATATTATTTAATCTATATATAAAATATGAAATATTTTTTATTTTTGAACAAACACTTGTTTTGGATAACAACATTATTAATATTATTATCAACACCAGTTTTAAAATCACAAAATACAGTAACATCCATTAATAATGGTGTCTGGTCGGACCCAACTACTTGGGATATAGGTGTACCATCGACAGGAGATAATGTAATCATACTACATTTTGTAACACTCGATATTATTGATACTATAAATGATATCACCATAAAAGGGATAACAACTTGTAATGATTCATTATACGTAACCGGAGTTCTTGAGATAGGAAATCATTTAATCTTAAATACCCCACTTACGTTAGTAAATGATTCCATTAATAATGGAAGGATTGGTAAGTGTAAAAAAAATAAAACAATAACCGGTGATATAATTTGGCAGAAATGGATAAGTCGATGTGATGGATGGGGTATGTATGGGAGTCCATTTAACAACCCATTAGTTGATTTAGGATTCATACACACTGGTTTTCCTGGTACTTCTTGGCCAACATTTTGGGTAAATACCTATTTCTATGACGAAACAATACCTGATGTTGATTTAAACATTGGGTGGGTTGTTCCTAATAATGTGAATGATATACTCAACAGGGGACAAGGATTCTTTTTATTTGATTCTTCTTCATCAGTAACTAATGACGCAAGAGTTATTGAACTTATTGGTATAACAGATTTAACCGAAAACTTTAATTACAATATAACATATTCTGGTTTAGATAGTAGTGTTAATAATGGTTGGAACATGGTTTCAAATCCTTGGTTAGGTACAATTAATTGGGACGCAAAGGGCTGGAAGAAAAGAAATATAGAAGATGCTATTTGGGTACTTGACGTTTGTACAAAAAACTACACCAGTTATATTAACGGGGTAGGTGTTAATGGTGGTAGTGAGTTTATATCATCTGGTCAAGCATTTTGGGTTAAATCAATTATCAGTAACCCATCTCTGAAATCAAAATCAAAAGTTATAGTAAATGATAATAGCCAATTAAAAAGGTTAGGTACATCAAAAGTTACTAAAATAACATTAAATTCAGATGAAATAGCATTTGTTGTAGATACAGGTTCTACTAATTTTTATGATTATACTTATGACGCACATAAATTTATCACACAATCATCAAAACTTTACACAAAAATAGATACTAATATATATTCCATAAACACTATAAAGGATAAAGACACAACATCTTTGTATGTTAAAGGTTCTGGTCAACTTAATTTCAATGGACAATCTGTATTTTACCAAGATATATTAACTGGTATTGTTTATGATTCAGGAATAAACCCAACATATACATTCATTAATAATATCATAGGGTATAACCATAGGTTTAATATTATACTAAAAAACACAATTACAGATATCCAATACAATGCTACTAACATTGATAATGAATTGATTAGATCTATTAATCTATTAGGACAAGAAGTTAATGATGATTATATAGGTATTATTATTGAGCAATATTCAGATGGAAGTATTAAAAAATTAATAAGATTTTACTAATCTTTTACCAACTATTTGTACTTTAGCATCATAGAATTCTTTAGGTATAATTTCTTATCACATTTAGATATCCACAACTATTAATGGAATATTATATAGAACTAATATAATAAAGTATTATGAAAATAAAAGTAACAAGAAGTACTCAAATTATGTACACAGACAATAGAACGATTGAACTGGAGATTCCTGATGGAACAGAAGATGTCGAAGCATTTGTTAAAGAATATATTGATGAGAATATTGATGAGGTAGAAGATGAGTTTATGGATGCAGATTTGTTAGATGAATACGGAGATCCAGATCATATGTTTTACACTGTTAAAGCCGACAAAGGTGAAATACAATGGAAAGATTATTAATCTATAATATTATAAACCAAAACAAAGATGAACAGTGAAATAATTAAAGATAAGTTTGGAAACCAATCTATGTGGTCAGATCCAAAATGGTCAGGAGCATGGGATAAGTTCAAAGAAGAACAAACATCAGAGATTGATGATACTAACAAACCTTGGCGATATGACATACCAATGAATGAATTGGATTTGAATGATAAGATTGTTCATAGTCCAAACTTTAAGTATAAAGGTAGTTCACATGAAGTTTATATGAGAAAGGCACCATTACAGAGAATAGGTGAATTAAGAAAAAACTTCTCAAGCGTATCTGATAACAACGAGATAAAGAAACAATTAGAACAACATATCAATGACAATTTCACACACGTTTATCAGGTTATAGAACAGAGACATGATGCAATCATAGCAGGTAGAGTAATGAATGAAATTACATATATTGTTCGTGGAAGTAGAATAGGATATTAAACCAAATGAAAGATGAGTAAAGAAGAAATAGAAGAAAGAGGTTGGGAATTCAAATACGATATACATAATGAACAAAAATTTCAGAAGGGTGATATATGGAAAGATAATGGACAAGGAGCATTTCTTAGTGTTACAAATGGTAGGATTATTATAACATCAACAGATGAAGGATTTAATCAAGATGGGCCAAATTACTCAGTTAAATACAATGGTAAGTGCAATAGTATAAAACAGTTTGATATGATATGTGAAATGATTGAATTAAAAGATTAAAACAAGTAAATAAGATGAAATCATTTTTTTACCAAATTGGTAGTATAACAACAGACAACGTATGGTTTCAACCATCATATGAAGTTGTAAGAGCGTTTTTTCAGGATAACGAAATCTCACCATTAGCAATTAAATATAAAATATTAATTGTTGGAGGATTCTTATATAAAAAAACGACATGGGATTTAGATTTATATCTTTTACATGATTATGATGAAAATACAGATTGGAGTCAAGTAGAAGAGGATATGAATACACTTAATAATATTGCTTTAAATCGATATAGTTTATTATTAGATATTTCAGTAACAAGTAAACCACTTAGTTTATTTTCAAAACGTGAATTAATAGAATACAATAAAGATAAACCCTTTGAAGATTGGTTATTTCCTAGAATCACAGAAGACAACCAGATTTTTATTAAAATACCTTCATATAAAAAAATAATTGATGGAAAAGTTCAATTCGATACAATGGAATATGATTTTTCACAACCCTCGGAAAAATATAACGAAAGCAATTTCGGTAAATTTACAAAATTAACAACAAATGGTTATTTATACAAGATAGACAGAAGAGCTACTCCACATAGACATAAATTACTAGAGACCATAATGAGAACCAATATATCGGATGATATTAATCATAATTTATCTTATGAAAAGTTCTTATCTATGTCAAGTGAGGATTTCCATGATTCATTAATACATTTAAATGATTGGCCAATTGTTGTTGGAGGTTTCTCTTATTTTCTTTCAGATGAAGTAAAAAAAGAGATATAAGAATTAAAACAAATAAATAAGAATAAATATGATTAAAAAAATTATCAAATCAATTAAATCCTGGTGGAAGCGACATATGGTAGATGATATACCAAAACATTTAGATTTATAATAAAGTATAACAATTAAAAAGGGCCCGTAGCTCAGCTGGATAGAGCACCTCCCTTCTAAGGAGGCGGTCAAAGGTTCGAATCCTTTCGGGCTCACTAAATAAAATAGATGAATAAATTATTATTAGGGTTTTTACTATTCTTTACTGGACAAGCAGCAATATGGTTTCAAACCAATGGACAATTTGTATGGCCTTGGTTTAAAAGAAACCCACTAGCAGTTTCAATAATCTTTGGCACTGCTATTAGTTACATATTAATTTATGGTACTAAATTTATAGTAGAGTATTATGATGGTCTATTGTGGCCTGGTAGGTTTATTGCATTTGGTTCAGGTATAATATCATTCACATTTTTAACTTGGTTCTTTCTAGGCGAAGGTATTACTTTAAAAACTATTGTATCATTATCTTTAGCATGTAGTTTAATTTGCATACAAATATTTTGGAAATAGAAAGTTGATTTTGGTACAATAGTTGTATATTTTGGTTAGAACTAATATATAAAAAATGAAATATAAAATATTATTATTATCGATAGCACTCTTTTTCACTACATTTATTAATGCACAAACAAAAACATCTGTGATTCAAACATCAGCAGAATGTGGTTCTTGTAAAATTAGAATTGAAGATAAATTGAATTATACAAAAGGAATCAAATTTTCAGAATTAAATTTGAAAGATAAAAAAGTAACGGTTAAGTATTCCACGAAGAAAATTTCTTTGGATCAAATTAAAAAAGTTATTTCTGAAACAGGATATGACGCTGATAACGTGAAAGCGATATCTTCATCAGTAGATAAACTACCAGTATGTTGTAAGCCTGGTGGGATGAAATAACAATCTATACTATCTCTGATTCAATATATTCATCTGGTTTGTATAGTATTCTAAAACTTGTTATGTCTCCTTGTTGATAGTTACGTACACTAAGTCTAGGGAAAGAACACCATCCATCACCACTTGGTTGACCTATATCACTTGGTTTATTAATAGTATCTAAATCAAATGACCTTTCATCACCCCTATCAATTATAGTGAATAATAAATAGTTATCACCTAAGTATTCTTTTAATCGTTTAGCTACGTTAATACATTCTTGATTCCACATCTTAATCTTTCTAGCCTTACCTCTTAATGAACCATCTGTATTAACCCATCTCTTAGTAACAAAGCGTTTCTTATCATCTTGCCATAAGTCAGGTCTTTCAACAGGATCTTTAACGAATACAGTAATAGCTGGTAAGTCACTATCCCATAGTCTTTTATCTTCTCCTTCCAAACGTGAATGGTTACCTTTACGACCTTCTAACCCATTGAACGTTAAATCTAATTCTATTGTATAAGGTGAGTCTTCTTCTAAGTCTTGTACTATATCTCTAACATCACGCACAAAATTCTCACTAAAAGTATTGGTATAATCTCTTAACTTTAATTCTTCAAATTTCTTTAGATATTTCATAAGCTTAATTTCTGACCACTTCTTGAATTAAATACCGGACTATTATCTTTATCTCCTTGAATCCCACCTTTTATAAAGTAGAAACCATCATTTTTCATTTCATCTGTAATTTTAGAAATGTTTATAAAGTCTTCTATTTTAATATTTAACCCTTTCATAGATTCTTCAATCTCTTGAATAGTATATTTTATATCATCTGGAAATGAATTATCAACTGTTTCCGATAATTGAAACCACTCAAAAAACTTTTTAATTTTATCTTCTACACTCATATTAGGATCCTTTTTAAGTCTATTAATCAAATTATCACTAAGGTATGTTATAAGTGGAGTATAAATTATATATTCTTTTATACCATCATAAAAATTATTTATTGTTGGTCTAACATCATCAAAAACAATTCTACCAGTACCCCATAAATAACCAACAAAAGCTAGTTTCCAAACTCTAGTATCTTGTTGATTTGTATTAGGACATTTACTATTTGATTCTGTACAAATATCCCATAACGGATTTAATATCTCTTTTTCCTCATCACTAGACTCATCTTCCCACTTTTTATAAATATCTTGATAATATACTTTTATAGTAAATATTCCATCTTCTTTAAATGTTTTTGATATCTCAGCTAACTTAGGACAACCTTTAGCTTCTAATAACTGTGTAATTTTTTCTTGTTCAATTCCCACGACATCGGTTGTAATTAAACAATCTCCTTCGAAATCTGATGATTCAGTCCAATGGCGGATTCCTATTTTACCAGATAAGTAAGTTTTACCTGTACCACTTGGACCACACAGTAAAAATAGTTGTTTTCCTTTGGTATCTAATTTCTCTAATAAAAGACTAAATTGTTCGTATAACTTTAAGTATTTCATAAAATTTTATTTTATTAGTTTATATATTAAATTTTGCATAAAAAAAGATAAACAAATGAAAAGGAAAATGTGTCTTATAAAATTATCTTTCCCATTCTATCTGGGTGAGATATTTATTTTACTTGGTTGTGTTAGTTTAGTGAATGATTCACTATTGAGATATATGTACTTTTTTTGTTGTGACCATTTGAATGGTTGTGATTCATCAATGAATTTAAGCTCGTAATTGTAGAAGGTCATGTTGTTCACTTCGTTTCTCACAAAGAGCAATGGCTTTATCCCATTATTTAATATTATTTATTATTCTTATACATTGACTAATCAATCTTATATTAATAATTTATAGATATAAAAAAACCTCTCAAATTTTGAGAGGTTTCTGTTTATTTAGCACTAAAGATGACATATCTTTTATCTGTCTCAAAAGGACTGAATTTGAATTCAGTTCCAAAAACTTCATTCAGAGCCGGTATTAATTTACTTTCCGCTTCGATAACAAATTGACTATTCAAAGGATAATCACATCTTAATTCATTATTAATTCCATCACCTTTAGAATCTCTTGCAAAAATAATAAAACTACTATCTTTGAATTGTTTAATCATTCCGTAATTTCCTTGTAGATGCTCATTTTCTTCGTTGTTTTCTCCCAATTGAATATCACTAACTTCTAATTTAGGTTTTAACGTAATAGTATCAGAAGCACCAGTATCAAATTGACCAGCGTCAACAATCTTAACTTTGAATTTAGATCCGCTTAATTTAGTATCATCACTACCTTTTAATACATTCATAGAATGAACATAAAACTCTACACCATTAAGTAATTTTGATTTATTTTCACCGTTTAGTTCTTTTACTGTTTGGTGAGTATCACCTTCTAATATTAGAAATGATTCATACTTCTTTAAATGTTTCATATTATCTTTTTTTTTCTTATTTATATATATTAAACTTTTTAACTCAAATTTTAAATACTTCATAATTAAATAATTCTTGTGTATTCATAAATTGAATTACGTTTATTATATATAGTATATGAAGTTTTTAAACAGTTATAAACTATTCGAATCCAATGATGATGATATCAGATTATTATTTAGTAGTATAAATGATGATGAATTTAAACTTGATGTCAAAAATAATGTGGTTAGTATTACAAAGAAGAGAACTTCTGGTATGACAGTACTTAAATCTATCTTTGATGAAGATGATAGACATGAAATCAACTCTATCATAGATCAAGTATTATCTATTGGTGATTATGTATTAGATGGTGAAATTGAATACCAACAAAAGATGTCAAGTGTTCTAACTAACCCAACATCAGGTAAAACAGTATTAACAGGAAAGGTTACTGATATAGATATGAAATCATTTATGTCAGAACATGCACTTGACCAAACTGAATTCTTAATCAAGACAAAGGGTTTACCATCATTTAGATGGAGTATCACACAGAAGGAGATGATTCGTAACGAAAAAACCAATACACCTATTTTAGTAAACACTAAACAATCATTCAGAGAATTGGGTGGTGGTACAAGAAAAATGACTTTACTAGAAAGAGATAATACAACAGATTATTATTCTTTCTTTTATAAGAGAAAGGGTGATTATAGTAGATTGGGTACTTTTATAAGTGAATATGATAGATATTCTATTGAATATGTTTTAATACTAAAGAGTGAGGTTAATAATGATTTAATAAAACCATCAATATATAAGGTTAAATTAAAACTTACCACCCAATAGATTGTAAGTGATATAAACCTCAATTTTATATTACCACTTTTCAAAAGGACTAGAACAACACCATATTCCTACACTAGAACAGTTTGTTTTATCCTTTGTTTTTAATTTTTTTGTATATATTATATAATATAACATCAGAAAGTCTTTATTTCAATATAATATCCGTATATTGTGAAAGTAAATTATACTAAATGATAACAGATAAGATTATACATACTATTAGAAGAGAGGGTAACTCTTATGTTATTACCTTTAAGATAGATTCTGCCGTTGTATTAGATAAATTTGATACTATCACATACACACATACAGAATATGGAACCAGGTTCGAAGATTTTATTAATGAAATGTACAAATCTGGTGTTGAAGTATTTAGTACTAGATCTTATGATAAATGTGAAGGTGATTATGTACTTAGACACTTTATGATTTATTCTAAATCAATCACAGATAACACACCACATAACTGTTTAAATAGAATGTTAAAGTTTATTGATGAGGTTGAAAATGATGTGTAAGATAAAACATAACTGGGAATATTATAAAGATTCCGTGGTATACAAAAGTATGGTCACTATCGTTGGTAATTCGAACAGATTGGATCAAAATATAAGCACCAAAACTTACGATATACGTAAATGTAAAAGGTGTAATAAGAAACAAATTAATAGAACCAGTCTAAGCAAACGGTTTTTGGACGTGATATTTTTAAATAAATCATCGTGGAAGCCTTGTGATTTAACAAATCAAGAAATTAGAGATTTCAAATTAAAAAATCTAGGTATCTAATACAATAGTAAGGTTTATTGTAAGGAATCTAACCAATGTATCTAAACCATATTCATTTATTAACTTATCTTTAAATGAACCCCAGTTATTATCTTTGATTGTACGTGAAGGATGATTTGGTCCATAAGAAAAAACGGAATGGCTAATTGGGGTGATGACATCAACAATATTGTTTAATAAAGCACCTACTTGATTAGTAACTACATCACCATAAGAAGAAGCATAATCATATACCCTATCAAAATTATCAATACACTCACTAAATATAAATGGAACATTACTAAAAGTTCTACCAAGGATATTTTCATAATTAGATTCTACCTTTTCTAAAGATATTATTAATGTTATCTTATCTCCGTAGTTAGGATGTAATTTATTTACACGACTAGACTCTACCTGTGTCGGAGATTTTGGAGTTTGAATACTTATCTTATACCCATCATCAGTAAGGTCTAAGAATATATCTTGTATTGTTTGTTTTAAGTTAAGTGAGGTTTGTTCTAGATTAGAACTCTCATTGAATTTCTTTAAATATTTCATTAGACTATATATTAATTTTATTAATATGATATTAATTGTAATTCGATATTCATAATTGGTGGTATCTTATCCAAGTCTATCTTATCATATTGATAATAAATACCATCTTCACTTATCGAATATCCTGCTGTTGGTACAGTGTAAACTGTTTCTTTATAATTCTTATTATTTCCTTTAATTGTTAGTGTTATATCACAATCCCACTTATCTTCCTTGAATATAGAATATAGTCTAACTAAATCATCAAGTAAATCATTGTTTAATTCTATTGGATTGGTATGGCCAAGATCTTCTCCGTATCTGATAACAGATGATATATTAATATCGAATCTAAATTCATAACCACTTCTAACATAATCACCCCATTTATTATTGTGAAGTTCATCTATTTTAATATCACAGTTATCCCAATCAGAGAAATTAACTAAGATATCTTTAATCTCTTGTTTGGTAAGACTTGATAGTTTAGGTTTATGTTTATACCCAGAAGGAGCATCAACCATAGATTCGTATGTCTTTAAATATTTCATTAGATATTTCATTAGATTATATATTATAATCTACCATTCAAAATAAGAATCATTTTACAATCAAATATAAAGAAAGAACAAAAACAATATAATTAGATATATAAAAATAAAAAAAAATATGACAGGAGATAAAAGAACACCACAAGAACGTTTGGTTGATGCTACACAAGCTTTAGCAGTAGCAAAGTCAAAATTAGTTAGTGCATCAAAGGCTGATAGTATTGCCAATGATACACTCATCGCAGCTTCTGCGGCTGCTACACTAGCAGCAAGCGCAAATGCAGTTGCGAGCAGTGCACAAGTAGCAGCTGTTACCGCACAAGCATTAGCAGTAACAGCTGAGACGGCAGCTACAGCAACACTTACAGCAGCAACTGCAGATGTTGCGGCAGCTGGAGTAGCTGTAACCGCGGCAGCCGCATCAAATTGGATTCCATTTTGGGATTTTGGACCATCTGAAGCGGCAACGGCAGCCGCAGCATTATGGCTTGCAGGAGCGACCGATACAGAAGCAATTGCGGTAGCGGCCGAAGCTATTACATCTGCTGCACTTGTGACCGCGTCAGCTACACTAGCAACTTGTACTACAGCCTTAACAGCAGCATCAGCGGCAAATGCTTTAGCAGCATCCGCTGCAACTGGAGCTGGAGCAGCAAAAGCTATAACAAGTGGGAATGCTAGTGATGCAAAATCAGACGAAGTCGCTGCACAAATAGAATATGATGAAGCTTTAGCCGCTTGTCCACCAACAAAACCTTTAACGGGAGAATCTGTTATTCATGTTCAATTTTTGAAATAACTTATTGAATTAATGAAAGGTGTTATTATAATGATAACACCTTTTTTATGCTGTTTATTTAATGTATTACTGGAGCGTCTTCAACTCTTCCTAAAGTATAAAGCATCTTTGTATGGTTTGATAGAGCCTCATAAAATGTTTTATAGGAATGATAAGGTAGTTCGTATTCAAATGCAGTATCTCTTACAATTTTTGAAATCTTACGGTAATGAACATGACAAATATTTGGAAATAAGTGGTGTTCTATTTGATAGTTTAACCCACCTACATACCAAGAAAATAAACGTGCTTTTGGTGCGAAGTTCGTTGTGTTCATTAATTGGTTTTCTGCCCAAGATACTTCTACATTTCCGTTTTCATCAGGCTTTGAATAATCTGATGAAGGAACAACGTGTGCTGGTTGGAAAATTGATGCTAATGTTACACCAGCAATAAAGTGCATTAATAAGAAACATAATACTGTTTGGTGCCAAGGCATTGACCCTATAAGTAATGGTAGACCAAGAGTAAGTATTAAATAAATAGTTTTTGTTGAAATTAAAGTCCAAAGAAAACTCTTACTTGATAACCCCTGTGTTTTAATTAAATCTTTATTCTTATATCTTTTCCATTGAGAATAATCTTTAGTTGTTGCCCACATCATAGTCATCATGCCATAAAGGAACCATGCATAAATAAACTGAAACTTATGACCCTTTCTCAATTTTTGATTTGGTGAAAAACGCATTAATGGATCAATTTCAATGTCTTCATCCATTCCATGTACATTTGTATAAGTGTGGTGTAAAACATTATGTTGAATCCTCCAGTTTACATCACTACCACCAACTAACCAAATCAGTTTTCCCATAAATAAATTAACGTGTTTATTCTTCGAGTATGCGCTGTGATTAGCATCGTGCATTATTGAAAGGCCAATTCCTGCCATTCCAAACCCCATCAACATCCACATCAATATAATTAATAAAGAAGAAGAAAGTGTTGTGAGTATTAGTATGAAAGGTGTTAAGTATAAAGCCAACATAAATATAGTTTTCAATACCATGTTTACGTTTGCAAATTTTGAAATACCTTTTTCTTTAAAGTAAGCGTTAACACGCTTTCTGAGTACTTTATAAAATTCCTTGTCACCTGTTTTGGTGAATCTTACTTTTTCTAAAATCATCTTTTCATATATATAAAATATGAAATGAGGAGAAACTATACAGAATTAATCACATATTTTTGTATAACCAATATAATATCCGTATATTTATGGATATTGATGAATTTTAATAAGAAATACTACTGAAATTAAAACAAAGATGATTAAAGAAGATAAAATAACAGTATTTATAGGAAGACTACAAAAGATAGGTGTAGAAGTAAAGCTTAGTGGTAACTACCCTTGGATTTACATAGAACGCATAAATGGTAAAAGTGTTACTGAGACATTTCAAGCTAATCATGGATTCACAGTAGCATTTACACCGATTAAACAAGGACAAGAAATACAGTTTACTGATATAACAGAAATTTTCAAACTGATAAGAAAGTATAAAAGATGAAGAAGATTTATAATAACATAACATGGTTCTTTAGACGCTTAAAACGTGTATGGGATTTCCTACCTATTATTTGGAAAGGATATGATTTTGATTATGTTCATGCAATAGAACTATTCAGATATCAATTAGAACGTACTGCTGATTTATTAGAGTCAGATAAATCATATACTGTTGATTCTAATATACATGCTCAAAAGATTCGTACTGCAATTAGATTGATGGATAAAGTATATGATGAAGAGTATATGGAAGATTTTTATAAAGGAAAACTTACCATAAAGGAAGCAATTGAAAAACAAGAAAGAGCTCACCAATTACTATGGAAGTATATTGAACATAATATCCAAGGATGGTGGGATTAATTAAACTAAAACAAAGATGATGAGTGAAATAGATTTATATACATTCCCCCAACTAATATCAATTGGGATATTTTGTGTGATGATAGGATTCTGTTTAGGTAATATATTTCAAATACAAATGAGAAAAAACCAAAACAAAGATGAGTAAAAGAAAATTATCACCAATGGAAAACCAAGTCTCAATAATGTTACAAAGGGAAGGTTTTAAAAAAGCATTACAAATTGTAAATGATACCATTTTAGAGAAACAATATAGTTCAACACAAACATATTGGAAAGAATTCAAAGAAGAATTAATAAACCAAAACAACAATGAGTAAAGTAAATAAAATACACACAAGATTCATATTAGAAGTAGTACACGAAGGAGTAGAATACCACGTAACTATCAGTGATGACTTGAAGACCATATTGGATATTGATGTACTTCCTACATTTGATACAAAACCTGGTACAAAACCATTACAAGAAACAGCATTACGTGAACTGATATGGGAAGCATTTATGAAAAATGAATTAGATTTAGATTAAACCAAAACAAAGATGATTAAAGAAGGTGAATATTCAGGTAAAACGATAAAGGATATTAAGACTAGCCCAAAAAACAATAAAATTACCATTACATTTGATGGTGGTGGAAAGTTAATATTGATGTCAAAAATGGGTACAGATAAAACGGGTCATAATAAAGCAGAAATTTATATTTGGTGATAGTAGATTTAATAAACAACAGGCAGACGAAAAGGGTGTTACTTTTGATGAAATGGTGAAGATAATAGAAGAAGAGCTCAAATTTAAACCAAAACAAAGATGATTAAAGAAATTAATATAGAATGGTGGGCAAAAGATGATTGGTATTTGATACCAACATTTAATTTACACGTAGAATATAAATGTTTTAGCTTTCACTTTCTAAAGTTTACTTTAGAATTAGCTTATTAAAACTAAAACAAAGATGAATATTTTATTAGAAAAACTTAAAGTATCAATAGAGAACGAAGACTTTAAATTGGCAGCAAAGTTACAAAAAGAGATTAATGAGATAAGAAAGCTATATGATGATTTCTTCGGACCGAATCACCAAGAAGAAGTTAACAGATATCTAGATTCATTTAACAAATAAAACAAAGATGAGTAAAACAGAAAGTGACATAATAAGGATAAAAGCCAAATGGAGTCATCATCAACAGTATATTAGACCAAAGATTATATGGTGGAATGAAATAAATAAGATATGAATAAAGAAGAAATAAAATCCTTACTGATAATGTGGGAAAGTTTTAACAACGGAGTTGACAATACTATTAAAGACAGAGAAAAGATAGAAAAAAAGTTGAATGAATTTTTGGATAAAGAATTATGTATTTATTCTATTAAAATAAACCAAAATAAAGATGAGAAGTAGAGAAGAAATATATAACAAGTTAATAGAAATGAATAAACATAAGGATGAATTAGCTCATTTTTTAAATAATCCACCATATAAAGGTTTGTGGGGTATATCTGAAAAAAGAGAACAATTCAACCAACAATGCAGTATGATTGATTTAATGGAATGGGTATTGGATATTAAAGATGAGGAAGACATTAAATATGTTAAACCAAAACAAAGATGAGTAAATATACTAGTAAACATATGGACGTAGCTTTATCAATAGGGATTAGTATTGGTTTTGTAATAGGTTTTGCATTAGGAGTTTCACTGTAATTATAAACCAAAACAAAGATGATGATTTTTAATAAAGAATTAAAAGAAAGAGTAAGGTTACTTGAGTATGAAAATCAAGAACTAAAGAAAAGATTAAAATGGGTTGAAGATAAAATAGGTTCTTCTCATCCTCCGATATTACACAGTAAGGTTATCAGAGAAGATGGCTGGGATATGTCTTATGATGTACTAAGAAAAAAATATAGAAATTATACACCCGTATTTAAGGATTAAACCAAAACAAAGATGATAGATAAGATAGAAGAACTATTAGACATGGGTGACACCATAACTGATCTTTGTTCTGCTGAACGGAAATTTTCCATTTGGAATAAGGGTGATTGTTCAGAAGTAGGCTTATGTGAAATACTATTAGACCAATTGATAAGAAAACATAAGGAAGAGAATGGAGAGTGGTATGATAGGGATTATGATGAAATTAAATTAAGATACTAAACCAAAACAAAGATGAAGAAAACTGATTATTTACCACTAATTCCTATATGTTCAGATAAAGAACTAAAAGAAATAGCAGAACAATGGTGTGATTTGGTTGGTGCAGAACCTACTATACCAACATTGAATGCATTTATGATGGGAGCAAAAATAGCTATATCTAATAATGGATGGATTAAACCAAAACAAAGATGAGTAAAGAAGATAAAATAAATATAGAAGAAGTATTCGTGTTTCCTCATGTTAGATATGTAACATCAGACGATAACCCTAATCCAACATATATCTATAAAAAGTATATAGGAAACCATGAATCATTAACTAATGGAAAGGTATATCAATTCCATAAAGTATTATTTTCGCCAAATAAAGAAACACCTAGAAAAAAGGTTTGGATAACTAACACAGATATAGGAACGTATGTTAGGTACGAAGAAACAAGAGACCAATGGGTAGTTAAACCAAAACAAAGATGAGTAAAGAAGGAATAATCTATATAAAGTGGGAACCAAGACCTAAACTCCCAAGAAAGAAGAAAAATTAGAAAGAGATGAAACGGAAGAATTTTAGAATTAAAGTGCTTAAACTCAGAAATATAAATGTAAAAGGTGTGGAATGGAAATATATCATAGAACATGATATAGATAAAAAAGCAGAGGTGAGAATATATAACCCCAGCACTAAACAAATTATAAAGAGAGTAGAATTTAGTGAACTTGGATTCGGTGAATATGAAATTGAACATGGTGGTTGTAATATAACACCTAAAATGATAAGAGAATATATTCAAGATAATTTAGACAAAGATGAATACATTAATTAAGGAAGAAATAGTGAGTATGATAAAAGTTTCAACCGTAGAAGATGTTGAAAGTAAAATACAAGAACTAAAAGATAAATATCAATACTATGAAGATAATAGGAATATGAGATTTAGTTCTTCGTCACACCAATATTATAGTATGATTCCAACTTGGATAGAAGGGTTAAAAGATTATTTAATTAAAGAACGATGATAGATAAGATAGAAGAACTATTAGACATGGGTGATACCATAACCAAACAGAATTATATGGGTTGGGATAAAGGTGATTGTTCAGAAGTGGGACTTTGTGAAATCTTACTTGACCAACTAATAAGAAAACACAAAGAAGATAATGGTGAGTATTACGATACTGACTATGACCAAATAAAATTAAGATATTAAACCAAAACAAAGATGAGTAAAGTAATAAAGACAAACAAAGAATTTAATGTTATAAGAGTAGAAGGATATATTTTAGAAATGTATGGAAGAAACGAATTACGCAAATTCAGAAATAACGAATTCATTCCAAACAAAAAAGATAAGAAATTAATAGATCTCTTAAACCAAAACAAAGAAGATGAATGAGAAAGAAGTAATAGATTATTTACAATTCTGTGTATTAATATACATAGCCATATTTGTAACGGTTATTGGATTTAGACAAAAATAACATATTTAAACCAAAACAAAGATGAGTAAAAGAAAATATAGAAATAATGAGAATATGTAAAACACAATACAGGATAGTAACAGATAAATTTGGTGGTTTTGAAGTGCAAAAACGACTATGGTATTATCCATTTTGGTTTCAAATACAAAATGAAAAAAGATACCCTATAAATACATACAGAACTATTGAGGAAGCAGAAAAGTTAATTGAAATTGATAAAACAAATAGTAGACCACCAAAAAAAACAGTTGTAAAAACTTTTAATTGTAGGTAACAAAAATAAAAACCGTTTCAATGGTTTTTAAATAATGTTAATCCACGTTTTAATGTGGCTATTAAACCAAAACAAAGAAGATGAGTAAAAAAGACATTATAAAAAAGTTTAAGGGTAAATGGTGGTCTGATAAATGGTTAAATAGATATTTGGCAAAAAGAACTACTAAAGTTAAACATAAAAACCAAAACAAAGATGAGTAAGTTAGATAATTTAAGTCATTACGAGGAAAAAACGTTATCAAGTGATAAATGTCCGATATGCAACTCTGATTTGTATATTATATCAAATTGGATGGATATGACTTTTGATGGACCTCAATGGGAGTATTGTGAATCTAATGAAGAACACGTATTTTCAAAACCACCGAGAAGTTATGAATACTATCAAATGGGTATAGGAGATAAGAGAGGTGAAATAATAAAAACATTTAAACCAAAACAAGATGAGTAGAGAAATAAAAGATGTGCCTGTGATATTAAAGAATGGGTTGAAGATAATGGAATGAAATTCAAACCAAGAGATAATGATAAAGATATTGAAGACAGAGTTAATTTCTTTATTAGACACATACTAAACCAAAACAAAGATGAAAAATAAAAGAGAAACATATCCACAATTTAATAGAATCTACCAACACTATAAAGGTGGAACTTATGAAGTTTTACACTTAGCTAAAAACACAGTAAATGACGAAATAACAGTAGTCTATCAATCGCAAGAATTCGGTAGTTATTACACTCGACCATTATCCCAATGGTTTGATATGGTCGATGTGGAAGGTGGGAAATGTAAACGTTTCTGTTTATTTGAAGAACCGAATCCTATAATTAAACCAAAACAAAGATGATGAGCAAAGAAGGTTACAAATATGTACCACACATACCAATAAAAGAGTTTTGTTTCACAATACCAGATGTGAAGTTTATTGGTTATGATAAAGATGGTAAGGCAAAGTTTAAGAAAATTAAACCAAACGAAAGATGAATAAAAGAGAACCAAAACATATAGGAGAAGTAATGTCTGATATTGCCGAAAGATACAATAAATTAACCAAAACAAAGATGATTGACATAGGAATAGACAAAGCAACAAACAACCTTAGATTAAAGTTAGAGATTGATATTAAGAGTTGGTTAGATAGAGAAACACCACCAACAAGTGAAGAGTGGGATGAATATAAAAGACAATTTAATAAGTACATTGAATTTAAACCAAAACGAAGATGAGTAAATTAACGTTAAATATACCAGAAGAATATTCAGGTTGGATATCTTCTCTACTAGAAAGAGGTCTTATGGAGCATCAGACAAGTTATGGTGACATGATACCTGTACCCAATGAAGTAGTAGTTTTTATTAAAGAATTTTATGAATACGAACAAAACAAAGATGAAGGCAAATAAAAAGTTATTTGAGAAACCTAAAAAAGGACCATTCAATAAACCAATGTTTTTTAAGACTATAAAAGAGGGATTCGAATACTTTGCTAAATTCAATAAACCAAAACAAAGATGATAATAAATAACATAGACGTATATAGAGATGGTGGAACTGTAAAAGTGGAAACCAACGAAGGAATTTTCTATATAGATAGAAGGATTAGAACAGAGACAAAAGGTGGTG